TTTTTTTTTTTGCATAGGAAAGAGGAGACGGGGCTAAAACCCCGTCTCTCTTGTTTTTATAAACCTGGGTCTATTTGGAGTTTGAGAATATCCTCATAGACTAAGCGATCGTTCATGTTGCCGATTGCCATCCATTCTTCTTTCAGGTAATCCTGATACATCTGTTCCGCGTCACTTAACCCATCGATGTACGATTTCACAGAACCCAACTCCTGACCTCCTTCAATATAACCTCGGTCAAGTTTGATCAAGAGCTCATTGTAGATGAAGCTCTTGACCGCTAACTCACACAACTTGGCAAAAGCATGCGCATTTCGGATATTGATGTTAGTGAGACGCTCTTCGTGCGTAACGACACAGCGGGCTTGAACGACGCTCGCTGTGATGAGGTGGTTTCGGATCATGATGGTGTAAGGACCCACCACGATGCCTTCCGCGTTTGATACGATCGGGATGTTGCTTCTCGAGTCCATCGCGCGATGCGCTGCGCTCGTGACGTCGTTGATGGCAGCTGGCGTCGACGGGCTGGTGCCGGGCATATAGCTATTGCAAACGCTGTTATACGCCATGTAGTTGACAGACAAAACCGAGAGGATCGTTCTGAAGTTGATTCGCTGAGGCGGAATCTCAAAGATGTAGTTATACTTATCAAGCATCTTTGGAGTTAGATCCTTCAGATCGACAATGATCGTCTCACCCCCGCAGATGTTCGTATCGACGATCACCCTGGCGTTAATGGTTTTGCGCCGGATCTGTTCATCGAGACTGATCGGTGCTGCATGAGGATTATAGGTGCCGTGGTAGGCAAGCCTCAGGACCTCATAGGGGATCCTGAACTTAATTTCATCGATCGCTTTTGAAATGATATCCATGGTTTGAAATACCTCTAAAGGTCGGGTTGTACATGACGCGTGAAGAAATTCACTTCGTCAAAGAGTTCGATGGGGAGCCGCTGCTTAAAAACGTTGTCCGATCTAAAGCGTTTGAGTTCGATCTTAAGTTGACCGATCGCTGCTTGGTTAAAATGGCGACCTCGCTCACCCGCCACATCCCATAAAAACATCATGGTTTTGATTCGAGCGATATAAAGCGCCCACCAGACTTGAACCGTTTCAGCGATATCAGGCATCCTAAAAGGCTTGTCGCTAAAAATACGTGGAATCTGATTTAGGATCACCCCGTACTCTGTCTGTGCGTTAGAGATGCGTTTAAGCACCTCTGTGAGGACTTTATCCAAGTTGAGCGTATAATCGCTCACTTGGAAAGGATGGCGTTTAACACTATCACCCATAGGCGCGCCATAATACAAATTCATCAAACGATTCACCAGCACGATGTCGGTCTGACTCTTCAACATATTTGGGATGACATAACGTGCCACAAACTGACCAACGCTTGCGATGGGATGACTGGGGTTTAACAATGCTCGATTCTTTTGATCAAAATAAAAAGCACGATACTGCACCATCAGTTTCGGAATATCGATCTCAATGAAAGCATAACCGTGCTCTGTGTTGTGAGGATGTCCGCTTGGAAGCATGTATTTCATGTTGGATACCGGATGGTCAAGCACCCGCACCGCTTCCACATTCCGCCAGTCTTTCACGATCTCACGCGGATCACTGTCGTCCGTGATCCCAAAGATGATCTCTTTGGATCCATGGTAGAACACCCCATCAAACCATTTGCCGCGACTCACCGAGGATGTGAGTTCAAAAAGTGTCGCTACCTGTAGGGCTCTGAGTGAAGCGACATCGTAATATTGTTCAAGTGGATACCCGAGTGGTACACTAACAGTGTTGATGAGTCTGACAAGGAGATGGTCATTCTTCACAGAGAATGCACCATCTCGGTAGTAATCAATAACACGGGTGACATCCTCGACAGTTCGCGCTTCAACGTTATTAAAGCCCGCTGGTACGATGTAACTTCCGTATGCCTTAGTTTGGTTAAATAGACCGTACATAGATCGAAGCCCTTTAAAAGTCACTAGATCTGGTCAAGATAAAAGTAAGGTAAAAAAAGTTTCTCAAATATACATATAAGTTGGAACCTAATTACCTTGCGTTTATAGACGCATGGGACGTAACGTTCTATGTGCGTAAATATGGCAATCATCCTGTTTCTAAAAAAAGATTGGCCATGTACATATTACTTGACACCTGATGTTATAAGTGTCGCTAGCGATCCTTGAGCCATAGTTCCGTGGTTTAAGATAAACGATAATGAGGTTGTGCACAAACCTCAAACTTTTTAAATGGAGTAACATATGGCCACCAACTTCATCAACCCGAATGCCAACCAAACCGCCGAAGGTGCTGAAAAGCAACCCGCTCAGCGCACCTGGTCTTTCCACAGCTCCAACCTCCTAGGTTCGCCCGTGGCAGCCGGCGTGGGTGGTGAGTATCTCCAGAAGTTCCGCCAGACGCTGGCTGAGATCTATAAAGAGATCGTCCCTGGCGTTGAAGTTCAGATGCTGACCCTGAACCGGCAGAACACCCCGGCACTGCGTTTCTCCGCGATCATCATCGCGTGCCGTATCCCCGAAGTCAGTGTGAACCACGTCGCGTTTCATACGCTGATTCTGGAGGCTACCGGTGAGCGCCTCCAGCCGGTGATGCGTAACATCGATAACCAGCAAGTCCGGGTAAACCTGGTGACGCCCGACGCGTTCGACGAGGTCCTGCGTAAGATCGCCTACGACGCAGTCTCTGAAACGTACCCTGGCGCACCGGTGGTTGTGGCTGAAGGTATGGTGGTTCCGGCTTCCATCGTCCCGAGCAACAAAGATACGATCGAGAACATCGCCCGTAACGCCGCGATGGCGTGCTTCTCGGAGCTCTCGGTACAGACCAACAACTTTGGTCAACTGAACCTGGCTTACATGGAAAAAGATGTTCGATTCACCATCGACGTCTCTTTCGGTAACCATCAGGTGACCGATTTCACCGGTATGCCCCAGCGTGCTTCGGTGCTGATTGGCTTTAACAGCCAAAAGAAGATCGCGGGTCAACAAGGCTGGGGTGTCGAAACGATCAACATCCCGGATTCGGTGTCGCGTATTTGCGAACTGGGCGGTTTCCTTAACCCGATCTGGGCACCGGTGGCTCAACAGAACGCCTATGGCCTGGGTTACGGTAACTACATGCAGCCGCAGCAAATCCAACCCACGCAAAAGTTCGCGGCGGAGTTCGTGATTACCAGCGTGCGCAGCGACCATGCAACGAGCCCGGCTGCCGTTCTGCTGGCGCTCTCGTCATTCCTCTCCATCGTTGACAACGACACTTGGATCCAAGGTTTCTTGCCGCGTGGTGGCCAGCGTGATCGCAACCAGATCGATATCACGGATATCGGTGCCCTCAACATCACGGCCAATTTGGCTAACGAAAAGGACCAAGGTGATTTCGGTACGCCGATCGACACGGCTCCGATGCGCAGTGACCTGCGTGAAGCCAACAAGTATCTGGTCTCGCTGTTCCAGCCGGGTGTAGTGGTGTCGATGGACTGCCCGGAAGTGGGTCCGTCTTCGTGGTACATGACGCCCTTCGCGCTGGCTTCGATGGGGATCGGTGACAATGCTGACCGTATCTACAACGCCGCGATGGAGCTGACCAACGGTAACTTCGGTAAATACTTCGATCGTAAGACCCGGATGTTCAGCAACAGCCAACGTGTTCCGCTGGGTTATTACACCGTCGGTGATAAGCAGTTCGATATCCGCAGTATCGATTACGTGGCCATCTGCAATCAGTTCCGCAATAACCCGCAGATGATCCATGAGTACAGCAACACCTTCGTGCCGCGTCAAGGTGTCTCCCCGGCGCGTAACCTCGCGATCCGTGAAGGCATCATTATGCAGGCTCTCAACGAGCAGGCAGTCATCACCGGCTATGCTTCTCGTGTGACCTTCAGTCGTGAATTTGTTGAAGCGCTCTCGATGGCCATGTCAGATTGCAAGCTTCCCGTGACCGTCAACACCCCGCTCAATGCAGACCAACTGCGCTCGGGCGTGGCTGCGCCTGACTTCATCAGTGGTTCTCTGGCCCGTGGCACCCATACCTTCAACAGCGGTTATGGTGGTCAGCGTGTTCAGACCAACTACACGGGCAATGCGTTCCGTCGTTAATCGCAAGCGGTAAGCCTTAAACTAGGTGGAGGGGTCAAACCCTCCACCTATTCTTTTTTCTTTTGAAGGTATTTAAAGTGGATATAAAGGAACTTGAAAAGCTCGTCAAAAGGATCACAAAGCCCGCCTGGATCCAAGAGACATTTAAAACCACCGACCAAGACGGTAAACTCACCGTTTATTTAAAAAGCCCAGAACATATCCCTAAAAGCACCACAGTTAAGAATCTGTTTTCCTCATTCAGGAAAACAGAAGATCCTTTTCCGAGGATCGCGTGCTTTTGTATCACCGCCATGGTTGAGGAAAAAAAGCAAACGGTCTTTATTAGCTACTTTAGAGTCGCGCTAGGGACAGGTACCGCGACCTATCAGTTGCGTTCAATCTGGGTAGCGGAACCCAATCACCGCTTTATTAATTTGACGCACTTTAAAGACGGTGATGTGATCATCACTGTGGCAACATTGTCGAGTCAGTCGCCGCTCGGTTACATTCAGGCTAAGCTTGATCAGGAGGGCGCCTACACGGATTCCTTATACACCCCTGAGTCCATGGTCAGCTCTGAAAAAGAATCGCTCCTAGAGGCTGCTAAACCACTTAGTTTCGGTGAATCTTTACTCGCCCTAGAAGAGTACACCCTGGAAGAGCTTGAAATCCTAGAAGCCCGCATCCAATGTCTTCGGAAAAAGAAAGAAGTGCAGAATTTGGCCAACGAGCTCCTGAATGCACTTAACAAAATCGACAACGAACCACTTAAGTACATCGCCAAGATGATCCCTGAGGGGTTGAAGATGGTCGACATCGGTGAAGCACCTTCTGTAATCGATACACAACTTAACGCTATTCGGCGGCTTATTGCCACTTTCAAAGAGCTATTTTAAACGTTGATGCGTTAAGAGAGGGGTTTGGCCCCTCTCTTAACGGTTAGTATCTACACTTAGAACAGACTGTCAGAGCCGCCTTGATAACCACTGCCTCCACGCGGAATTTTACGAAGCGGGCGATAGTTCTCTATATGGAGGTTACTCGGGATCGGCATCTTAGAGGGCGGGAAGGGCAAGAAGAAAGAGCGCGCTGATCCTTCAACCGGTGTCGGGAAGCGGTGCTTATCGAGTACGACATGAAGGTAATCACCATTCTCTGTCTCGACCTTGTGGATGAGTAGGCCGATGTCGTAGATCCGATCAAGACCTTTGGTCTTCTCGAAGTAGCCACCCCCTTTAATGGTATTGAGGAATTGCTCATGCGGCACCCCTTGCAAGAGCCGTTTAGCATCGGTCGAGAGTTGATGCGGAGTGATGAAAAGAATGTTATTGGCTGCTGAGAACGCCCGGATGCGTGAAAGCATATCCATGACATCGTCACCCATGCTACCCTGGTTGCAGCCCGTAGTCGGAAGCTTCGAGAGATAATCCACCTCCAAGACTTCGATTGAATAACCCATCGATTCAAGCTCAACCACGCGGTTGATCAATGATTGATAGGTCCAACTGGTGGGATTCACCTCATCCATCAGGATGTGGTAGCCATTGACCTGTAGGCACTGCTTAACATAGGAGATCATTTCGTCGACCGTTACTTTCTTAACGTCGACGAAAATACCCGTTTCCTGGTATTTAAAGAGCTGATACAAAAACTGTGCGTTATTACGGAGCGGATCTTCGAAGGTCACCCGGTAGAGCAGCGGCTTTTTCTTCGGATCTTTGGTTTTGGGTTTGTTGAAAAGTGCGATGTGGGCAAACAGGGACAAAGCGAAGCCGGTCTTGTAGTTGTGTTGAAGTGCGCCAATGACCACGGTGTCACCTGGACGAGGACCCCCCTGAAGCGCTTGGTTGAGTTCTTTCCAACCCGTCGTAAACGCCAAGCCTTCTGAGTTCGACGCTGCCACCGTGTTGAAGATTTCTCGCATGGAGGTGTCGTCACCGATATCGAGACTGCTGGTGATAGCGGGGTCTTTGGCTACGGCTTTACTTGAAGTCACTTCGAGCTCCAGGATAATGTTACGAATGTACTCACCCATGTCAGAAATGGTGTGGCGTTTAAAGTTGATGTCGGCGTGTGCCCGCGCAACGATCTCGGCTAAGCGCAGCTCTCTAAAGTAGTTGAGAAGCGTTTTTCGAAGCGTGGTGATGGTGCGTTTAAGGGTGGGTGGATTCAGTTCACCTTCGAGACCTTGAGAGATCGCTGTGTAGAGATTGAGATCTCCGTTAGTGATAATCCGAATCTGTTGAAGCAGCTCGAGTAGATCGTACTCGTGACCGATTCGGTTATTACCCATCTCGAGCGCAAGCTTACGAAGCTCAAGCGATGTGTCACGACGGGTCGGGATACCGATCACTTTGTCGTTGATCTTGACTTTCTCAAGAATAGTTTTCACGAGACCGGAGCTATTCTCGGTCGCGTTTTCAAGTTGCGACTCACGGAACAAAAGCGTGATGCATTTAGAGAGTAGGAGATTGACTTCCATGGTTTAATGAGTCCGTTTGGCTGTTATTCAAGTTATACGTGGGTCAGGATCGTGGTCTAAAAGATTTAGAGTCATACGAATTTTAAATTCCTTCTCGTTAGGCATCGGTCATAAATCTCTTCTCTTTAGTAAAGGATATCGAGACATGTACTTCGAAACCACTGCGGATACTTCCGTACTCAATTACACACATCCGAGTTATTTTGTGATACCCGGTTGGATCTTTGACGCTTTTACGCGTCGCTTCAGTCTTTCTGAGATCCACGAATATGGGAAGCTGCGTCAAGTAGCCTCCATTCAAGATGTCGCACAACTCGAGATCTATGTGACCGCCCTCTTTAATAAAGGCGGTCTGGGAGATATAGATTGCTATGAATTGTCTTCTTTGATCTTTGGGTCTCATTCACGCATCGATAACGTGGATCTGCCTAAGGTGACTGAGGAAGAACGCATCGAAATCCAGTCAACACTTAAACTGCTTCTTAAATCTGAGGCAGCGCGTCACGAAGCCCTTAACAGGCTTCGTAATGTGGAGCGAGGTGAAGAAGGTTGTCTTATCGCCAGCTTAGGTTTTCCTCAATCCAGTGAGAGTGCTGATCAAGTCCCTTACCGTATCATTACGCGTGAGGATTGCTTGTATATCATTGTGGAGGAAGGCTTTCTCTCGCATTTTGAGGGTAAAGCCGCGCGGCTTGCCTTCCTTACCCAGGTCTTGAAAGCGGCTTATGCGATTTACCCGCTGGAAGTAGTGAATCGCAGTGTGTGGTACTCCCACTATGTTCAAGCGCTTCGGCCTTGAAACTCGTTTTAAACTTTGCAAAGTTCAACACAAGAGGTAATTCCCTATGAGTATCAAATCCAACTCCCTTCGGGGCGGCCAAGTTCATTCGAGCTCCCAAGATGCTCGTTTCCTGGGTGAACTGAACGCCGCACTGCTTGACAGCGCTCCGGTTCCGGGCAACATCAGCCGTCGCCTCTTCGCTACCGAAGCGATCAGCGAAACCGACATGATCCAGATCGACAGCGCCGCTTCGAACCTGGAAGCCACCCTGCGCTCTGTTTCTGGCAAGCTCAACCTGAATATCGCCGGCAATTCCATCTGGGTGGCCGAACAAGCTGCTGTTCAAGGTGGTCTTCTGGCCAGCGATCCGGCCGCTTTTGCTGGCCGTTCTTCCGACTTCCCGCAGCACAGCACCGCTGACAAGTTCGTGATCGGTGCTTCCGGTGATCCCGGCTATGTGGGCAAGCGCTCCACCGTCTTCGCAACCGAAGCGTTTGACAACCGTGAAACGCGTAACGCCGTACTGTACACGATGGCGTACAACTACTCGGTGGCGCGTCAAGATGAATTCGGCGAAACCGTGTGGCCGACCCTGACTCTGCCGGCTGACCAAGTGGGTTTTGGCATCGTCGTGAACCGTCTGACCATCCATCGTGGTGTGACCCATACCGTGGACGGTAAGATCGTTGACTTCAACAAGAAGGATCTGATGCGCGCTGAAGCGGATCACACCATCCTGCTGAAAGACAAAACCCGCATCTACCCGGTGGTGCGTCCGGCAGCGATCAATAAGTTCGTTGATGCGGCCCTGATCGCCCCTTACGCCTACGACAACGAAGGCGTTGTGATCAACACCGCTCCGTACCGTGTAGGTGAAGAAATCGGCATCGTCGGTATCTCCCAGACCGACGCTCAGCTTGATGCTGGCTCGGCCAACCAGACCGACACCGTGGATCCGGCCATCTCGCTGGAAAACCTCTACGTCAAGATCGGTAATGATATCATCACCTTCCCGGTCTACAGCCAGCCGACGGCAAACTTCACCTACGCACCCCAGGGTCTGGACAAGCTGCGTGTGCTGAACTTCCGCAGCAAGGCCGTCTCGATCTCCAACAAGACCAAGCAGTTCAACGGCGCCGCACTGGTGGCTCTGGCTGACGTTGTGACCAACAACTACACCGTTGTGGTTGAACTGGTTGCTACCGGCGAAGCCAACACCGAGTTCGGTTCGGTCGTGGTCTATGGTAACAAGGTTGCCATCGTCAAGGTGCAGGATGCTGACGGCAAGCTCATCGCTGACAGCAACCCCGTGGTCCAAGATGTGCGTGCCGCTTTCTCTGGCGCTCAGATCATCGGCTATGACCTGCGTGCTTACAAGACCAACATCAACATGCGTGAGCGTGGTGATTTCATCGATCGCACCCACTTCACCCAGCTGTATGAAGTGCCCCTGCTCTCCCCGATCACGGCTCAGCGTCCGCAGAACACCGACGGCCAACTGGACGCTGGAGACTTCGAAGCCCTGGTTACCGCCACCCGTTTCCGTCTGAAGAACGATGCCGTTACCGCAATCTTCGAATGCTCCAAGCGTCTGCAAGAGCATATCGAAGGGGGTTCGGCAGGTGAAGAAATTCCGGCAGCCATCGGTGCCGCACGTTACCATGTTCGCCCGACCTTCTACGCACCGGCGCCGTACGACGTCACCGCCATCGTTCAGAGCCTGAACAGCTCCGATCTGGCCTCCGATCTTCAGTCCGCTATCGTGAACATCGTGCGTGACCTGGCTTTCCGCATGTACGTACATTCGGAATATCAGGCTGCTGCTTCCGCACTGGGTCAAGTCGGTAACCCGACGGTGACGATCGCAACCGATCCGATCCTGCATCGTTACCTGATGATCAATGGCGATCTGCGCACCCTGACCGAAAAGTTCAGTGTTCGCATCGTCTCGACCCTGGACCGCCGTTTCACCGGCAAGATGTTCATCACCTTCGGTGTGTTCGACGAGAACCGTAACCAAGCGCCGAACCTGCTCAACTGGGGCAACCTGGTGTATGCGCCGGAAGTCGTGATGACCGCCTCGGTGCCACGTGGTGAATCGCTGTCGCGCGAAACCATCGTGCAGCCGCGCTACAAGTTCGTCAACCATCTGCCGATCGCCGCCATGCTCTCGTTCGTGAACGTGCCGGATCTGTTCGCTGACGGTCAAGCGTTCATCACCACCGTTAAGCCGTAACCAAGTAACACCGCCACACGACGTGTCAAACCACACCACCCAGTCCGTAAAGGCTGGGTGGTGTTTTAATCACTTCTTAAGATCGAATGACACGGCCCCTTAGGTAGGAGAAAGAAAATGCCCAGTGTTAGTACCACGCTTCCCGATATTGAACAATCGGTTGCTCGACCCATTATCTTCACTGTCGTCAACCAAATCTTTGATATCACGGGTCTTTCTAAAGACACCGAAGTGATTTATGCGGGTGTCAGAAACGTGGTGCGTGCACCTGGCACCACGATCGATGACGAAGGTGATAAGGATGCTAAATTTCAGGCAAGCAGGATGACCTTTGTCGAGGTGGATGAAACGTATAATCCCGCAGCGATGCAGGAGATCCATACGCATTCTTTCGAACACATCCCTGTTTTTGAAGATAACGCACTTTGTTTTTCACTACGTCCCATTTACACCCCGTCTGATGTTGAGATTAAAATTCGGTATCGCTCAAACAGCGAGACCGAAGTGAAGCGTTGGCAAGCCGAGATGTTTCTTAAGAGCAGTCGTGGCCAAGACGTTAATCTTCACACGGTCGAATATAGCTACCCAATCCCATATGGCTTTTTAATGCTGGTTGAGGATGTGTGGAAACTACGCGAAGCGGTATCGCCTTATGGGCAAAGCTTTAAAGAGTACATGCTCACGCACAGTACGGATCGCCTGACGGTGCTTTCTAATCAAGCGGGTGAGTATGGACACCTTGTGGTCAAAGAGAAACAAACCCGGATTCAGGGGTTCTTTGATTTTGTTGCTGTACCTGAAAAACCTTCGCGGGACGAAGAGACCGGAACATGGGAAATCAACTTCGTCTATAGGTTTAACTACCAGCGCCCCGATGCGGTATTTATACATTACCCGATCAGTGTGCATAACCAACTTATCCCCGAGCGGTATGTGGAACACATCGGAAGTGAGCCAGATCCGTTCTTTCAAAATCCGACCTATTCAAAGAGCTATGCGGCTTTAAATTATTTTGAAGCTGACACGATCGCGATGCAGGTGCGTGCTCCACATCCAATCATCAAGATCCCAAGCTATGATGATTTTAAGTTTGGTAACACCGCCCCTGGTACGGCCAGTGTGATTTCGGCACTGTGTTTTATCGAGGAGGATAAAAAGACACTCCTCGATTTAAACTATCTGGATGAGTTTATCATTGATTCGGATATCATGACCTTTCTTAAAGGTGAATATCCCTACATGACAAAGCTCTATCATTCAGTTTTTCACATCGCGCTTTACTGCGGTGAATACCCAATGGTCGATACCAGTATTGAAGTCACGCCCGACCTGGTTGTGAAAGCAACGCGTGAACTTGACCCACGCAAGGTCTATCACTTGCGGATTTCGATGATGGTCGAAATCCAGATGTTGGTGAAAAGTGCACTGGATCGTTTGGCACTCTACCCTAGGGCGTTTACGAAGGTCATTTCAGCCATCAATGACCTTTTAAGAATCAATCCTGATTTTAATCACCTGGCCAATAAAAACCATATTGAGCCGTGGGAATTGACGAGCGTTTATAGAATCCTCACAGGAGGGCTTAGAACGAACGCTATGGGACTTTCGACCTCTTTGGTAAGCTATGAGGTAGATAGCTTAAATAAATGGCCACACGGGCTTAAAAACGATTTTCTCTCCGATATCGATCAACGCACGGTCAGAGAGTATCTGAGGCAAAAACGACGAGGTCAATTGACGGTGATGTTTGCAGGGATCATTGTGCATAAACTTCCATTGAGTAAAGTGGCATAAGTTGACGAGGAGGGCACTAAGCCCTCCTCGTCAGTCACGACCCTTTTAAAGAGTCTTTTAACACCTGCTCAGCATTTTCTACCGCCTTCACTTTTCTCTCATGGACCGTGTCAGTTATTTCACGAAGCATCTTTGTCATATAACACGGCAGATTCAAGAATTCCGTCAGGTTCAACCCCCAGATCTCCTTGTAATTCTTCTCAGCGTAGTTAATCAAAGAATCATACAGCATTCCACCCTCAGTAAAGTTCTCCGAAGGATGCATCGCTACGCTCGCTAGCGGTCTAGCATCAGAAGGCTCACGTGGACTCAGGTGGTCGTATATCCCATAGCGTGTTTCATATTGATCGTACATGACGATCTTACTATCCACGCGGTTAAGGGCAGGTAGATTTTCAAGGGCATGCTCAATCAGATCTCTCGGATCTCGATCTAACCCAAAGGTCAGATCGAGAATAGAGCGCTTTACCGATTGTCGGCTCGTCCAAGACGCTGAGCGACTAGGGCGAAAAAAACCTGAAGGATATCGATAGGAATAATCGAAGCGTGCCTCGGGTACTCATCCGAGGGCGCTTGAGGTTTTCCACACACCGGGCAATCAAAGGACGGCACACCGATAACAGCGAGTGTCGATTCATTAATGTACTTGATCGTCTCATCCGTAAAGGCTTCACGAATAGAGTCGGTCGCTGAGAGAACGCTTAGGACGTTCTCAATGGTTTCTCGGTCAGTGATGAGTTTGATTGAAGCCTCATCACCGCCTTCTTCGTTAAACTGACCGTATTCAATTGAATCCACCCAGTGAATGTATTGCCGAAGACTGGTGGCTTTACTGACACGGTTGATTTCGTTGTTACGATCTTCAACCGAGGCGTTCATTTCAAGCGCAGCGCTGATACTCTCAACGATGCCTCCGATCCAGCGGTGGCCTTGTTCGATGTACTCGGTTATCGTTGGCGTTTTGAGTGTAAACGCCAACTCATGTTTAGTGCCCTTATTGACCGTGATGCGTCTTTTCTGTGAAAGCTTGAGCTCGTCTTTGTAACGCTTGATCGAATCAAGACTTTTTGAATTGGCAGACATACCCGTCATGTGGGTCTTTTGCCAATCGGTCAGTGCGGATTCATCGACCCATTGAAGCTTGGTGATGTTGAGGGTTTCTTCAACCACATGGGTGCACTTAGTCGGGTCAACTACGCAGCCGGTCGAGTAATGAAAACCGCTTGGGTAGTTGGCAGAGAGAAAACCCCAGATAAAGCTGTAGATGTCCTGCGGCGCTACCCAGTTTTTAAGTTCAGAGAGCGGAAGCTCCTCAGAGCGCACGCTGGTGTTATACACATGGCGCAAGGCGAACTCGAAAACCCGATCGAGCGTGTAAACGATGTTGTTAGATAACGCCAAGCCGTAGCTGTAGCGACCCATCTTGATCTTGTCTGATGCGATTGCGCGGTTGAGCTCCAGAAGCTCAACCTCCGTAGCGGGCTTAAAGGTTACCCAGATACCACTGTTCCAAAGCGGGGTTCTAAAGAGACCCCCCACACCAAGGTGAGAGACGATCTGCAAAAGTGCAGCTTCGCCTTCGATCTCTCTGGTACCCGCTTCTTTTTTAAAGCTGGGTGCGATACCCCGAAGCTTAGTGCCGTTGTGTTCAACCTGCTGTTTAAAGCTGGCGCCAACCTGCGTAAGACGTGAATTATAGAAGTTGCCTTCGGGCAAAAAACGCAGGCTCTCATGCATCACGTAAAGCCACTTGCGCTGATTCTTACTGACGACATTATCGACGTTAGGCTGGTTGTTAAGCCTCGCTTCGATTTCATCCGCCGCTGCCGGAGGAATCATCACCATGTCGGGCGTGCCTTTTTCACGCGCCGAGCTCGTCGGGTAGTCCTGTAGCGCATTTTCAACGCGATTAAAGCTCTGTAAAGGAACTTCGGGTTTTGTTTCCTGAGACGAGGTTTCTTCAGTGGAAACCTCGTTAGCAGAAACCGGCTCCTTAACCTCAGGCTCCGCGCCCTTGGCTTCCAGATCACTTACGATCGGCTCACCCGCCTCAACTTCAGGCTCAGTGGACGCACCGTTATTTTCATTACTCATCTTGCTTTTCCTTCACATCGATAACTTCAGCGTTTTCTTTATCAAGTTTTGCTTGAGCGCGATCCTTAGCTTCAAGCGCAAACTCAGTAAAGGTGATCAGGGTGTGCTGCATGGTTCCGTTTAGGTGTGCGCTAAACTGTTGATAGTTTTCAAAAAGATTAATGCACAGTGATAGCTCATCATTACTCCTGACGATCCCGTGTTTGGTGTTGTGTTGATTACGGATCTTGATAAAATCATCCGTAAACTTATTAAGATCACGATTAACGGCTTCAACCGCGATGTTAAACTCACGCACATGCGTGCAGCCATAGTGACGCACAAGCTGCGCGGTTTCATGTACTTCAGAAGCAATCGTGCTAATCTGATTAGCGATCGCTTCTGAGATTTCGTTGAGCTCTTCCCACGTTTGCTGGGCGACTTTACTCACATCGCCTTGCGTGATTAAGGATTTTGCATGAACACTTGGATACGCCGCCGCTACCAACGTAGCGCCCACGCTGGGCATAATCATCTTAAGCGTGTTTTTTTTCATGATCTTTAGTTTCCAATTGGTTTAAGTGCGTTGATGAGGGTATCTTGTGACTTTTTGGATCAAGTTAATCCAAACCTAATACTTGGGTGCGGCGCGAGTTCTTTCGCTCATAAACATTGGTTTAACGTGTTATATTTTTACTCAATCTTTCTTTGAAGGGCGTGTTCTCACTATGGACCAAAACACCCAAGAACTCATCGATACCTACATCGATGAGAATTTCAGCAGTGAGCTACAAAAAGACTTAAACGATCTACTGGCCCTCTGTGATGCGTTTGAATACAGTGCGCTTTATCGTGAATTCCCCGATGTGATCTATGACGTTGAGGCGGAGGACAAAGATCAGACACGTCTTAAAGTGCTCTCGCTTTTTATCGAAGCGAGTGATGCGCTTTTTTCTGCACACCAAATCAAAGTCGTTGATTTCGCTACGCTCAGCGAACGAAATCAGATCCTCTCTGTGCTCCATGTTTTGCAGTCAATCGAAGATCCAACACCTGTCTTACGTATCCTCGAATCTTCTTTTTCTGAGGAAGAGCAGTTTGGTAAGATCATTGAGAGTTACTCCACACTCGACTTAGCAAGGGTGCTCACAGTGGTTGAATCGATCGACCCATCGACACTCAAACTCTTACAGAAGCTTCTCTATCAAAAAGAAGAGCTGATAGAGGAGGTTGGGACACTCACAGAAGAAGTTAAAGCCCGGCTTGTGAGTAATTTGAAAGATTTCTTTCATGTTCATGGGGACGACAATATTGCTTTTGAGATGATCCAGAACGGCATCACGATTGGTTTTCCACTCAGGCTTTATTACCCGTATGTGGGTGAACATCTGGTGCTTGAAAGCGATGAGGCCACCGCCAAGAATCTACTCTCATTCTTTTTCATGTCGTACGATACCTTTAATGACCCTCTGAAAGTGTATTACGCACACAGCGAGAGTCTCTTAGGTGGGAAGGGACATAACCGAATCCAGAAGGTTGAGCAGCTTTTGATGAAGCTGCTCAGTGATTTACGGAGTTATCAGAAAGCTAAAGATGACGCAGCGCGTCTAGGCTAAGAGGTCACTGAAAAATGAAACTGATCGACTATCTTCTCTTTGCGATTCAAGAGAAGTGTTATAAAAAGAAAGCCTGGGTGATAAGCGTCTTTTCAATTACCCAAGAGAGCGATGAACAAAAGAAAAACACCTATCCCGGCAAGCTAATACGTGAGCCGTTTGGTTTCTTTACCGTCACCAAAGAGAATGAGAAAGTTCAGATCGAGACGAAGAATCCTTTGACCGAACCGCTTTTGACGATCAAAGAGCGTCTGACAATCACCAAGGCCTGGATCGGTTCGTTACGGGAAGACAGTTTAGAGACGAGTATTGGCACCCTCTTGGTCAACCTCATCTGCCTTTACGAAGCATTTGGGGATAAGTTCCCGTATAAGGCGGGAACTTTTAGCCCTAAGGATCTTGAAAAAGAGATCGTTAAAAAACTCCAAGACACGCCTAAGCCTGGCGCGGCTCGTGAAGAAGGGGTGTATTATGTCGACGAATATCTAAAGTTCTGTGAAGGTATTCTTTTTCTAGAGAGCTTTACACAGATCTTTACGCACTCCATCACTCGCCAAGGTCTTCTTCCGGCGCCTGGGCGTAAAGCTTTTCGTGAGGAGTTGGTTAAGAAGTATGGCGACACCCTGCGCGACCCGGTCACGATGGCTAAGTTTGAAGCTGAACTATCGGCTTTTGATAAAGCGTACTTAAAGAGCGATCCTGCCTATGGTAAATTCATGTCTGGCAAGGTGGCTAAGAGCCGCATGAAGGCCTACATGACCCAGGGCGGTGAATCGAATAGCTTTATCCAGGCCATGGAGGTTACGCCCATCGTCCAGCCACTGGAGGAGGGTTTCCCGATCGATAAAGAAGGCTTCACGGCCGTATCTAACACGATCCGTTATGGTTCTTTTTCACGAGGCTCAGAGACCGTGAACGGCGGCGTCACCGCTAAAGCACTGATGCGTGCCGCAGACAACTGGAAGATCACCGAAGGCGACTGTGGAACAACCCTGGGTATCCGGCGTCTTTATCGAGAAAATGAAATCGAACACCTCGTCGGGCGCTATGTTATTCAAAACGGAAAGAGCGTTGTCATCGAGACGATGGATCAGGCACGCGCCTTTATCAACCAGAAAATTGTTCTGAGAAGCCCACAATACTGTAGGAGAAGTGGCACACAAACCTGTGAGGTCTGTGCCGGGCTTGCACTTGCTAAGTACCCCACTGGCCTGCCGATCCCTCTTATGGAGGTCTCCGGCGGCATCCTAACCGACAGTCTTAAGTTGATGCACAACACAACGCTCGTAACCGAAGTCGTGCATCTGCCCAGTGTAATCACCTAAGAAAGAGATAGACAGCTATGAACAACGGGACGACTTTCCCAAACTTCTCTGGTCAAGACGAACGTCCCAGTGCTGGGGGCGGTGAGCAGCGGTCTTGGAGTGGCAATGGCGCTAACACGCCTCGCAACAATGAACAAAGACAGTGGGGTGGTGAGAAAAAGGCTTGGGGTGGTGGAGGCGGTGGTAACCGCACTTTCCAACGCGCACCTGAGACCGACATGACGCTCTACAAACCCTACGCCGTTGTTTCTAACAACGATACGCCCCAACCGATCCTGGATCGTTTTATCGAGATCGCTAAGCGTCTTGACGCACTCGGTTACACTGCGCGTGTCGGGGGAAATAACAGTGGCGTGGATCAGCTGGTCGAGGACACCGTGTCTAAGAAGGAGGTGATTCTTCCTTGGCGTGGTTTTAACGACAAAGAGTCAAAACTGACCTTTACGCTTGAGCGCGCCAAAGCGGTAGCCAAGCAGTTTCATCCGGTTTACGAGTCGATGAGCGATGGCGTTAAGATGTTTCTTGCGCGTAACGCACGTCTCGTGATGGGTGACAAAATGGTCAACCCCGCCCTCTTTGTTTTGTGCTGGACTGAAGATGGTGTGGAGACATATCGTGAACGCAACAGCAGGTCTGGCAATGCTGGCCATCCGATCGCTATCGCTTCTGCGGCAGGTATCCAAGTCTTCAACTTGGGTAAACCTGGCGCCTATGAGCGACTGAACATGTATCTGGAAGAGCGCCGCAACGAGCAGCCTGTACTTTAATAGGTCTTTTAAAATGGCTAAACGTAACCGAGGACGAGTAATGAACACCCAAGAAGCAGCCCAATCCGAACAAACTGAATTTCCTTCTACCGAAGGTGAAGTGAACACTGACACCGCTGTGCAAGACGGCGCGCTCGAGGCTACGGAAGCCGCGCAGGAAAGTGGTGCGAAAGAGCCCGCTATCCCGGCACCGGAACCGGAAGTAAAGCAGCCTGAAGTCAGTGTGGTCGAAACGGTAAAAGAAACCGTTGTGCTCACGCCTGAACCTGTGGTGGATACCGAAGCGCTTGCACCCGAAAAGAGCGTTCAGCTGACCGATGAAGAAGCCTACATCGAGAAGATTCGTACCGAAGGAACGGTTGAGCAAAAGCGCATTCTTGCGGCCGTGGAGAGCTTTTCAGAAAAGCTGAATCCGCGTCGCCCTGCAACCGACGCAATCATCAACGAAGCCCAGCAAGAGTTCCTTGGCCATCTTCAGTGGGCACTCAACAAAGACTACGAAGTCTTTCGTCAGGTCTGGAACGTGATCTTGGTGTATTTTGCTATCCATCACGGCAAACCCACCCAGGCCAACTACAGCGCGATCTCTGAGTACAGCACCAATCGCTCCCTCCATTCGTGGAGTAAGGGTGAAGAGAAGTGTGACGCTTACAGAAACCTGCTGACGTTGATTCGCATGACGCGCCATTCAGCGACCCGCAAACATGACGTGAAGGCCGTCTCCTTGGAAAAGATCGCTCCGAACGTCGTAGCCCAAAAGCAGCTGGAAAACCTGCAAAAGTTCTACCAGTCGTAATCACCACTAACGAGATGAGAGAGGGTTTAGCCCTCTCTCATCTCAAGTCAGTAAATTCTTTTTAACCTCTGAGATAGTCTGGTGGAATGAATCTACTCGGCTAACACTCACTAGCTGAAACACTGTGTTAGTTTTCTTACTAGAACGCTAGCACAGGAGCATGAGTATTTTTTCATACGTAAGAAAACAATGCTGCACGTGTCAGCGGCACGTGCAGCAACCTCCCTAGGGTCTACATCATTAGGGAGTGTAAACTTTTTTACCCTTTACGAAAAGAAGTTTGGTATGGCTAAACCATCTAATCGTATTATCAGAGGTTTTAAGTATTGTATCCATCCCTCGGAGGAACAAAAGGTAGAGTTAAATTCTATTTTAGAAGACTGCCGACGCATTAGAAACAAAGTCAGCAAAGTCATGCATACGTTAATTCCCAGAAATCAAAACTGGGAAGACGTCTTTAAGCTAGAAGATGCACTTAAAGTTGCCCAAGGAATTAAAACCCAGTTCTTTAAAACAACAAGAGCACCCGCACGTTCACTCACAACAGCCATCGAAATACTTTACCAGCTTCATAAGAAAGCGATTAAGTTGCGTGTTAAGCCGCCAGGCTACAAACACGAAGAAAGTCACTTGGCGGTTCACTACCCACACGAACTCTATAAGCTCTGTGGCGATCATCTTACACTCTCAGGTATAACGGGCGATATTCGTATAAACCTAAGCAGACCTATGCCAGATGGTAAAGTTCATAGAGTCGTGGTGAGTCGCGATATCTCTGGAAGGTACTTCATTTCGTTTACGATCTGTTTTGTTAAACAGATCGAACATGGTGATAAGACCATCGGTCTAGATCTCGGTGTCGATGACCTTGTCACGACGTCTGAAGGGGTTCGCTTCGAAGCTAAACTCAAGGCAACGGATGTTCAGCTTAAGTTGAACTGGTATTTCGATCTTCTTAGACGCAAGACAGTGATGTCTAGGTCTTGGAAAGCGCTAAAAGAAAAGATCCGCAAATACAAAACATGGGTGATGAATACTCGGATCGAACAGTTCTATGAGATCGCCACTGCTGTTGTAAAATCAGCATCAGCGATTTCGATGGAAAGGCTTAACATCACCAAACTTTTGACTCAGCCGCGTCGGGCTTTTCAGATTTCACACTCTGGCTGGAATGATTTGAAACGAATATTGGTTGCTAAAGCCGAAGAAGCACAGATCGTGATTGGATTTGTAGGGCAGTATTACCCAAGCACTAAGACGTGTTCACGTTGTGGCTATGTTTTGCCAAAATCACTTCCTCTCACAATTCGTTCATGGCAGTGTCTTGAGTGCTCTTCAATCCATGATCGCGATGTTAACGCCGCGATAAATATTCGAGACTGTCTTTCGAGCTGGATAAAACGAGGCGTGTATAAAACCCAACATAAAGTTGTTCTCTTAAACTAACGATCCATAGGCTTTGAGGCCTATGGATCGTCGTGTCTGTACAAATGCTATTCAACGTCAGCTTGAAGAATTAACCGCAATTGTCAAACAAAAGTTTGACAGCATGAGCGCTTTGCAACAGCTGTATTTCAAGGGAATTCACAGTCGTGTCGACTTGATTCGGGCATGCCCGATCGAGAAGATGAGCCACCTTCTCGAGGAATTAAACCTCGTCGACCAATTTATTAAGGTCGTCGAGCAGGCTTTTAAAGATATTGAAAGACCCGCCCGTGAACACAGATCTGCTGGCCGCCCTGATGTGACTTGGCATCAGGAGCAAAATCAGTTTCACCGCCAGCAATGGCAAATGCTGCATCAAGAAACTGTGAACCAGTTTCAACATCAGCAACACATGCAGCAGCAGCAGCATTTTTACTAAACCCTACGAGGGGTGTGTATTTGGCACACCCCTCGTCTATGGAGTATACCAGATGTCATTGATTGAACAACAATTGAAGGCCAACAGCGCTAAGCTCGCCACGGCCTTTAGTGAGTATAAAAGCTTCTGCGCCACTGAGCAGCAGAAGCTGGCTGCCCTTAAGCTTATGCTCACCAAGTAAGGAGCACGTCATGAAAGTCCAAACGACAGGACCAGGCGGGTGTTTATACACCCCCTGGTTTTCTTTTTTGTTTAAAAAGAAAAAAGGACTGACTCCCAACAAAGGGAGTCAGTCTTAAAGAACGGAGAGCTCAATACAACCAGGCGTTAGCACGTCCCACACCCTCGAGGGAAGGGTGCTCACAGATTGTCCAGACCCGCGAAATGCTTTCACCACAAGATAAATGTTTCAAAGATCGTCAAAGTAACCCAGTGCGGCCTGTGGCGGCGGCAATCCATGCATCACCGACACATACTCAAGTGCATTCACATGCCCCTGCATGAGGTTAATATTCTGACACCGAAACTGAACTTCATCCACACCAACGATATCGACGATCTCTTTGACGGTCGTTTCACGAGACACATTACCGACCGCTGTACAGCTTGGATAGGCTGACACAGCATCAGAGTCATAGACAAAACACCGGATCAGGCTGTGAAGTCTAGGGTTTTCAAGAATACACTGTCGACCCAGCACAGACATATGTGCAGGAAGTGTTACAATCCATCCCCGTAAAGACATGATTTCTGTCTTTTCAACATAGCGCTCTTCGTCCCCTGTGTTTTCTTCATCCTCGTCTTCAACGATTTCATCATCTGCCTCTTCGACAATCTTAGCGCGTGGAGGAATCGTGCCGATCACTTTTCCTCTTTCTAGGAGGAAAAAGTGATAGCTATCAGCAAACCGCTTAGTCTGCTTATCGAAGAACATAAAGTCAGACACATCTGAGTTCACCGGAACGGAGGATTGAAGATCGTTGTTTTTCTCTTCTAACTCCACCATCCCGATACAGTCAAACATGTTGTAGACAATGTATTCAAAAGGATACTTTGACTGCATGAGCTCATGCCACTCTAGCTCAACATACCCTTCAGCTTCTTGAAAGTTAAGTTTTCTTAACCCGAGTTCATCATTGAGGATACTGTCAAGTTTGTATTCAGGGCGTTCCTGTTCACCTTGTCGAACAAATCGAAACGCACACATCGCATCGATTACGTAAAAACCCGATGGACAGATAAGGGTGTGCCACTGCTCCGATGGGTTCTTGGGTTTGACCTGTCCGGATGCGGTGATCTTCTTGGTTGAGCCTTTCTTATACCGTGAAAAGCGAAACTCAGTGGGTAGTTTTGGATCACTGAAGACCTCTTTGGGGTCAACGCCATATTTTTCAAGCGTCTCAATGATACGCGGTATGTCGAAGTCGATGTTCCAGATGGCTAAGAAATCCGGAACCAACTCATGTGCTTTAGCAAAGACCCCTTTAATCAGATCGACCGGTGTCGCGCACTCCGTAAAGACGATCTCATAGTGATGCTTGTCGATGTAGGTCTGAAGGTATTTTTTAACGGCTTGATCAAGCTGGTGTGTTGGGTTACTGTACCCAGCGATAAAGCTCGTAAGGCAAAAGGTGTAAATCGTCTTACCAAAGATCAGCGTGGCGAGAATAGGGTCATTGGTGCCGTGGAGCACGTCCGTCTCGATGTCAAAGAAACTCACCGTGAAGGGCGAAACAAGATCAGGAAACTTCTTTCTATATTCGTATTTGATAATTGAACTACTGGAGACATCAGAGCCGTAAAGATAGGGTGACTCAGCGAGCTGCTGAAGCTCAGCAGTGGACCACGCCTCATCGAGCGCCTTAGCCACACTACGACGCAGGTTCGATTGAGTGCATTCAAAACGAAGGAGTTTATCGACGACTTCGTATTCTTTTTTTTGCTGGTGATTACGGTAGGGTTTTTTAGTGACCCAGAAGGGACGCTTAAAGTCAAAAATATACCGGATGTTAGGTTTAACCGTTCCGTCATCGTAATGGATGACTTCTTTGATGAGGTGAAGGTCTTGTCTATCGGCTTGGCGTGTCGGGATATGGACAACAAACCGACACTCCCGACCAACTTCTTTTTTAACTTCTTCTAGAGCCATTTTTGGTATCCTAAGATTGTGTGGTTAATCCGGGAGGAGTCACCTCATCTTGGATCGGTAAAGGTTTTTGATTGGATCAATCGGAATAAGGATATTTCTACTATGGAACTTACGCTTAAGCGGCCAACGCGACTGATGGCGCTGGAAACGATCACGGTGCAAGACGATGGCTTTGGTGAACGCCTTGAGTCACTGATGCGCCTTCTTTGTGAAGATATTAACCACAACGTCATCACACGCCCTTCGGATACGATCGATCACCCGGTACTGAAGAAACTCGAGTCAGAGATCTTCTCACGCCTGGGTATCAAGGCCAAGATCATCACAACGAGCCATGCGGCAGCGGTCATCCCGTTTTACGCTAATAAAAACCACGTCTTCCTGAATGAATATATTCGAGGTGACTTTAACATCCGTGAGCAGCAAAAGCTCTTGAAGAATATGCAGGGTAAGCGCGGTACGGTGGATTTGGATAAAGCCAAAGTCACCGGGATCTTCAGTGAATACGTCCATCCGGTTTATTTGAATTTCTTCTTTCTCGTTAAGACGATGGGGATGAGTGCGGCGCAGATCGCCGCCGTCACGCTTCACGAACTGGGACACGCTTTTTACGCATGCTATTACGCTAACCGTACCGATGAGACCAATCAAGTTTTAGCCAGTATCGCTAAAAACATCATGGGGACCGAAACCGGCGAAGTAGAGTATATCTACCGCGAGCTTGAAAAGATCAACCCGAGCGTCACTAAGGGTGAGATCGATAAGATGCTCAATGGACCTCGGGTGGTGGCCGGCGCAACATGGTTTAAGATCGTGGTAGGAATTGTGCGTAGTCAGTTTGTGGATGACACGTATAACCAGACTGCCTTTGAGCAAAGAGCCGATAATTTTGCCGCACGCTTTGGCTACGGCAAAGAAATCGTTTTAGCGCTCGATAAGCTTTATCAGTTTGCACCAGAGAAAAACAGCTCAATGCGTTTGTTTGTGCAGATGGTCTCCGCCACTACGTTTATTGTGGGCTGCCTTTTGATTTTCTCACTGATTGCGACGGCATCGGTTGGGGTGGCGCTTTTCTTTGCGGTGATGAAGTTTATTATGCTGCAAACCCACCGTGAAGACATGAAAGATCACACGTACGACAATTTGAAGATGCGCTACCTTCGCATCCGCCAAGACGTCATCGACCAACTCAAGGATAAGGAGCTCGACAAGACCCAGGTCAAGGAGATGATCGATGTGATCACTGAGCTCGATTATTCGATCAAGACCACCTCCACGGTTAAGGTTTTGCCTGAGTACGTCGCCAACTTTCTTTTCTCGGGTGCACGCCAAGCCGAGAAATCCATCACTGATCAGCAGCTGATGGAAGAGCTCGCTTCAAACGAGCTCTTTGTTCAAGCAGCACAATTCCGAGTCGAACACTAAACACCCCACACTTTTTAAGGAGACTCTCTAATGAGCGCCAATCTGTACTACCTGGCTAAACATAGCCGTCAAACGATCGATTTTCTGAATAGCATCGCGAATTCTGGATGTAATCGGTCCAAGTCTTTTGAAGTGGCGGTTGCTTATTCGCTCGCCTCAAAGCTCGCTCTTCCGACCGATAAAGTCGATGATATCACGATGTATTTCCGCATTCAACACGAAGCGGCTATCCTTGGCCGACTGAATCACTTGAACGAAATTCTTCCCTTTAACACCAAAGCCGCTAAAGAAGCCGCGAAGGCTTTTTATAACCTTCGTGTTTATCAGGCCAATCCGGCCGAGATTCCGCTTGCGTTCATTAAAGGCCAAGAGCTTAAGGATTTCTTCGGGATCAATCATTGCCTGCCGGCCGAGGTCATCGAGACGATTGAAAACGAAGGCGGTAAGATCACCAATCTTCTAAATGGTGTCGCTCAGTTCTATAAGGAAATCCAGGAGAAACGCGTGAAGGATGTCCAGTCCTACATTAGCCAGCGATCCGAAGATGTCTACACCGCAAACTAAGAGGAGCTCACCATGAGCCTCAATGACGAAGCGGTTGAAGATCTTGACGTCGATGTGGTTAAGGAGCCCGGTGAAGAGCCGGGTGAAAACCCAGCGCAGAGTACGATCGAAGTGATCGTGTCGCCTAACAGCACGGGTGAGACATCGGAAGAGCGTGCCGCCATCAGTGATCTGGATGAAAACCACGTGCTTCTTCAGACCGTCGAGAAGGGCGTTACACGCGTCCACGACATGGAAGATGTCGTGACCACGGTTCTTTCTGAAGAATCGATCTCACGTACGACTGCGCGTACGCTGGCGGCCTGCTTTGAAGACTTTGCCGAAGCGGTCGCTAAGCCGATCGAGTTTACCGAAAGACCTACCGCCACGAATCTGAAAGTGACGCAGGCTTTCATTAAAACGCGCTATACCGAAGAAAAAGAAAAGCTGGTCGATAGTTTTTCTAAATACCTTCACTCGACACTGGGTTCGATCAAGTGTGTTGTCGGTGAAATCGAAAACAAGCTACTGCCCGAAGCGCACGTTACGCTAGAGGCGCTGCGTGTTCAGGCACTGGCGGATCTAGCCAGTGTTCCGCTATCCAAAGCGTTTTATCTTTACAACAAAGAAAAAACACTGACGGACTTGCGTGCTCGTCCGATCGATTACACGGTTGAGAAGGAGGATTTTCCTGATGTGGATTTATCGATCTTTCCTTCAAATGCGTTGACACGCGCCCTTCACACGGAGGTTTCGAACCCCATCATTCGAAACCTCTTGCGCCTAAGTGAACTTCAACTCAATGACCCTCGGCGTCTTGTCAGGATGTTTAGAACCGAAGGCGAATACCAGGTGCTGACCTACCAGAAGCTCCTTGGCGTATATGCAAGCGGCGGCTTTTTGACGGTGTTCACTAAAGTAGGTGAGTTTTACAAAGGCGAAGCTCAGCGTGTGCTCGGCCTCCTTGAGAAAGATTTTTCTGAGGGACAGACCTACACGTTTGAAGAGGTTCAGGAAGCCATTGAGCCTTTGTCGGATTTCGTTAATGAGATCGCGCTTTTTCATAACGTTCTTCTGAGCACCAGGACGTTCTTTATGCTCTCCGGTGAACTCTTGTCACACTACCGTAAACTTCTGTAAAACTTTAGAGAGGAGGGTTTAGACCCTCCTCTCTAAGTATGACTTTAATCCATCTTATTCCACTCGAAAACAACCGCGTCACTAACGAGCGTCGTCTTATCGGGCTGCACCACCAGTTCTTTTTTGATACACAGTTTCGTATTGGGATTCACCAGACGCACCACCTGGTAATTCGAACCCCCTCCCAGACCACTGAGACGCACCGAACTGACAGAGTCAGCATAATAGACACGGAGATAATCTTCAATCTCCGATACGTTTACTCGATTCTGACCGATGTAGGTGTTAAGGATCTCGATGGTCGATCGTTCAAGCTTTTCTCGTACCGCAAGATTTTCGTAGATAGCTTTAGGTACGTAGAGCGAAACAGTAAGGACTTGCTCGGCGTCTAAATAATCCTCGGCATCGTTCGGCGTATAAACACGTACCAGACCCAGCGTCGTCTTAGGGTAAAAGTAAATCCGTGTCTGCTCTAAAAGTTCTTCAGAGATTGCGCCAAGACCATCCACGATCCAGTCTGTCAGGATCGATTCAATTTCTTTTCGATAACTCACGGTTGCTGTATCGGTTGCAAAGAAGTAGCGCGCATCCACAACAAGCAGGTCACACTCACGCCCCGTCTTAAGATCAACGTCATAGACAGGTTCGCCCGACTCATCTAAGAGTACGTCTCCGGCCCGGTACTTATAGACCGGGTTTCCATTCGTATCAAGAACCGGTTCTCCTACCCGGTGTAGGTACTGGTAGACGATCTCACCGTTTTCGATCGTAAAGGCACTTCCTGTAACGGGATCGGCATTAAAAACAACCTCTTCGTAAAGGAGTGGAACATCAACCTGATGGGTTCGGTAGATGCGGTCTGTTTTAAAAGACCGCGAGCGCGACCACAAGTTTTTAAGCGCATCACCAAAATGAAGGGTGAGCTTTTCAAGACTGTTGCCAACATGTCCCGGTGTAAGAAGAAACTTACCCAGAAGCAGGTCAGTTGCATCGTACGTAAAGTTTTCAGTCAGTGAGTTCGTGTGATGGATCAGGTTAAACTCAGTGGTTAGATCCACCCACGCTGTATAGTCCGTGATGCCTTGAACTTGACTGTTGGTGATAGCAAGAAGATGTTCACTATTTAGATCGTGGTTCGTTTCGATCTTAAAGCTAAAGGTGCGCTCACCGTCCGAGCCTTTGGTTTCGAGTACGCCATTGATGTATGCGTAGGTTGATTCACCCATGGGGTTAAACGCAAGCTGAACACCGATCTGTCCATTATCCAAGTTCTGATAATAGTTACCGCTCTTCGTTGTGATCTTGAGAATAAAGCCGTCACTGACCTTTGTGATGCTGTACGCACCCGTGTTTACAAAGAGCTGAAGTGTTTGGTTTTGCCTAACGAAATTAAGGTCTTTCGCATAGGGCTGATCGAGCGCATAGGAGCGAATCTCAAACTCATCCCCACTTGCATCGAACACCGTGTAAAAGGGCGTGTAAAGATAGCTACCGCTATTAACAGCGTCCACCATGGCGGTTTGATTAAGCGCGTAGAGCTGATTAATCTCAGCGCTGTCCATGAGGCTTAATTTTCCATTCACGCTCTTAAAGAGAGATTTAGAGAGAATGGTGGCCCTTGCACCATTACCAACAACGCTGCTCTTAGCCACGAGCTCTTCTAAGGAGCTCGTGAAGGTCACGATACCGATGTTTGCCGGCGTGATCAGTTTGCTGTTTTTTGGTGTGGGGAGTTCACGTGTTGCTTGAAAGACACGATTTGTCACCACGTCAATATTTTTAACGATCTGAAAGCCGTTGTTTTCGACACTGGCTTCTTGTTGGAAGTTCGTGATCGGAAGCACCTGAGGTCCAACGGAGTTATAAATAACACGTTCACGCAATGTTTCAAAGTCGATCGCGCTTTTACCACCAGTGACTACATCGAGACTATAGCAGTAGTATGAAACCCCGGCCATGGCGTTGGTGTAGTTAGAAAGATCGCGCTCCTCATCGATCGCTTTGAGTTCAACTACAAAAGCATCTTGACGATAGTTCTGGAGGTTAAGTGATAGTTCACCCTTTGTGGTATAGAGGTCTACACGAAGCTGACCACTGATCAACCCACTGGTGATATACACAGCAGGGATTTCCACCAACACCGTGTCTTCCAGCACTTTTAGAAGCGCCGTGGGCTTGGTGATATCGAAAACCTGCTCGCTGTGTGTGGTGAGGATCTCAACCCATTCTTTAGCCGTGTTTTCATTTTGATAGAAAACACGTGCGTGAAAGAAGTCGTCAGTGTAGACGATAGACTTCTTAAAGTTGTACGTTTTCTCAATAACGAAGTAGCTTGTTGAGATCGCGGTTTGAAGCGCAGGGATGGTAAAGAAGATCCATTCATCGCCATTGGCAGCGCGCCGTGAGGTCGGTTCGATGATGGTATTTTTAAGGCTGCTCACCGGGTTACTGATACTCGGATCATAGCTAATTTGCACAACACCGTTGCTATAGCGACGGATCACGATGGGGTAGAGTGTGGTAAAGGTCACTCCATCGACCGTGATGGTGGAGTCCCGTGGAAACTCCACCTTGTAGGTTTTTTCAACCGTGTCGTAAACCATCTGACTGATGAGATCACTGACTTGAATTGAAAAGGTAAAGTTACCCGTCGCCGGAGAAGCAAAGCGGTTTAGGTAATCTTCGTCGCTCATGTGGTAGTAGAGCTCTTCGATCGTCACGGCCAATGACGGATACTGTTTACGTAAAAGCGCAGCGTTTTCTTGAATGCAGTTCGAAGCCAGTACCGCGGCCATCTCAAGAATGAGCACCGCAGGGTTAGTGGCATCAACCAAAAGCGCTTTGTTGTTGGTGATTTCTTCAATGGTTTCAATTTCCGTTTTGATCAACATCGTCGGATCAAAACGAGCTTCATTAAAGCGTTCACGCACGCTTGAGATCGCGGTGGGAGTATAGTTTGTGAGGTCCATGGTCTTTAATCACCGGTCATGTCGTTATAGGTGGGATCGTCAGAGATCGAATTCAGGTAATTGCCCGCAACCTTATTATAGGTGTTTAGAAACACCCACCATTCGAGCTCGGTCGTGTCGGGGTTAATTCGAGGGTAACCGTAGTTATTAAAAGCCTGAATCAGACTGTGTGGGACCTTGATCATGCTGCCACCCCGAAGCTGATCGTGCATGCTCGGGTTAAAGATCACCACAGTTTCGTTAAACTCTTTAACTAGGATGTCGTCAAAATAGTCGACCCCCATGCATTTAAAACGCATGGAGATCTCTTGGTTCGCGTCAACGTAGGGTTTGTCACCCGGAACGTTAAAGGCTTCACCCACCGGCACGCCTGTCGGAAACGCCGCATTACACGCAGTAATCTTTGTAACATACCGGCGCTGGTAATCGAGCACCAAGCGATAGATGCGAGTGTTGTAATCGATCTCGTTCTCGGTGATCATATCGAGATACGGAACAAGCTTACCTTCAAAAACCATCGATGCATAAAAAACCCAGACATAGAACAGATAAAGAACCGGGTCGCCGCGTGTGTTTCTAAAATTAGCCGTGAGATCGAAGACTTCTTTATTAACGACCCGGCCATCGACCATGGCGTAGCCCTCATTATAGAGCCCTGGCGTCGAGGTGAAGGTGGGGACAGAGATATCGGGCCAACCACTGATGCTTGTGAGGTTGTTCGTGAGGATGGGGATAAAGGCGTTCATGTTGTCCACGATGGGACAGCTGATCGAAGGGATCGATCCGTTCTGATAATGCACCCCAGCGATCAAGCGTGGATCCAGCATAGTGCGGATATAGCTTTGGATGCTCACGGGGTTATCTGAGAGTAGCGCGGACATCTGGCGCACATTTCTTAGGTTATCTTTTTGCATGTTGAGCTGAGGCCTTACAAAAAAGGTCAAGCCCGGCATATCGCGGTTCATGGGCACCATGCCCTGAACCTGACGATGATTGATTCCTCTTAGGTTATTTAAAATCGCTCGATCTAGGGAGCCTGAGGGCATCGCAGAGAACAGCTCATCGATTGTTCGTGTGGTGATACTGTCAGCCATCTTGCTTAAATCCTTCGCTAAAAACAAAAAGCATTTTATTCAAAAGGACGGCATGCCAAATATAGTGACCTAGAAAGCGGCTGTAGTGGAGGGTCTTGTCCCTACCCACGCTTTATCCGGCTAATACCGTTTTTATTTCCTTATCAAAATCCTCGGAGGCACTCCACCATGGCCGTAGACATTCTTCAGACCGCGAACGCCACTCTGACCGCAGTGAGTAAAGCGATCGATTACGTTAAGAACAACATCGTTGGACACGTTCATGACAGTTCCCTCACCGAGGTGACTAAGCTCACGCGTGCGGAGCCTCTTACGATCATCTCACAAGATTGTTCGAACCTAGAGTATCTTCCTGACGTTTTGAATGTGGTGGCAAGCATCTACTCGGGTTACTTTTTGCAAGCGGTAGCGATGCTGACGACGGTGAATAACATCGAAGTCGTGCGCATCTTGGATCGCCTTAACCCAGACCGTGATTCAACAGGTTTTTTGCTTCAAGGCCGAATGACGACGGAGTCGATCGGTCTACAGATGAAGGATAACTATAAATACAGCTTGCCAACCAAGAGCGTGCTTGCTATGGAAGCTGCCCTTCAAGATGACCGGGGCTTTGATACTTCGAACTCGAAGAATATTTACGAGACCTCTAACCTGGCTGTTGGTAAGCTGATCAACGTAGGCATCACGGTTAAAGATAACGAGGGATCAAGCCAGATCGTGAACGTGCCGGTCTCTGTTCGTCTCTCGCCCGCGATTCTCAATGAAGAGACGCTGACACACATCTTTACGCACCGTAAGCTTGACACGGGCTTTGTAGAGCGTTATCACTCATGGCGATCGGGCAGGATCTCCCTGATTAAGGATATGATCTTCTGTCAAGATCTTATCTCGGCTTATCGGCGTGCCGCCATTAAGGATAAGTCCGGTACGCTTAATGAGATCGTGCGTCGTGTTAACAACGCACGTGCCTATGGCCTTCTGACCCAGAACCCGTCGCTCGCCGTAGCAAGCAATATCTATATCCTGTCGAAAGATTCGGCACAGGCCATCGAAGCTAAGGTGGGGCAGCGTTTTAACAACCAGAAGGGTCGTGAAAAGCTTCTCGAGGACACCTACGCCATGATCGTCTGCATCATCGATCCAGAATGGGAGCAGGCCACGGTGTATTTTAACGGCATCGCTTACCCTTCGACGATTTCACTGCGTGCCATTAAGAGCGGTAGCAAGAACAAGGGACCTGACGTGGGCGATATCATGCGCTCGCTGCTTGAAGGTCGCGCCCCCACGTTTTAATCTCCCTGGAGTCCACAAATGAATATCCTTAATTTCACCAAGAAGCTCCTCCCACGCATTGAGCGCCACACGGTCTTGGAAGATCTACGCACGACAGAAAAAGAGTGCGTCAATATCGCCATACCAACCTGGAGCGCAGCGGCCGATCACTTCAAGATGCTCGGCTTAAAGTCCGATCGCCTTGAAGACATGTCGTTTAACTTCTATCGCAACTTCAACCTGAATAAGGCTTCGAAGGGCGTTAACTTCGTTCAAGATATCGCGCGGCGTCTCGAAAACTTTCACAACAACGTGGTGTTTTTGCAATCAGTGATCGATAAGTATCTGGAAAAAGATATCATCGCTGAAGGCTTGACGATCCGTTCGGCTTTTGTGCTGCGCTCGGGCTCGAACATGTCGTTTGTGTCCCGCTACGTGCTTAACCTGCTTAACTACATTTACACGGTTGAGGCGGAAGCGGTGGATGTGAAACTGGATGCCTCGCTTCAGATCTCTCCGGCCGAGATGCGTTACGTCGAACAAAACTTTGTTCGTTTTGTCAAGCTCTTTAGTGACTACTCGATCGATCCGAAGGTCTATAAAGCCCGTGTGGGTGAAAAGCCTGACGTCTTTTTGGCTTCAAACAACGGGCAAGCTGTGTCGGGGTTTTTTGCAGGCTCGACCGTGGACTCACTGGACCAAGTCGGCCTGGCAGGTTTCGTGGGTAATCCGATTTATCGTATTCGCTTGGTGGTGGCTAAATGGCAGAATGATCGCTATGAGTCCGCTAAGGCTAAGAAGCAGCAGCTTGAGCTGCGTCTGACTTACCTGAAGAGCCACGAAGAACACACAGAAGACCCCAGTATCGGTCGCGAGATTGAACGGCTTCAGTCGCGCATCGAGGGCTTCGATAAGTATCTGCGTGAAGTTGAAGAATCCATCGCCGAGGAATAAGTCATGACACGTGTTTTTGTGCTGCAATCTGGTTTTGTGACCACCGTGGCCGATAAGCTCGTGCGTAGTGCCGACAAGGACATCAGCTTCAGGGATAGTCTTTTTGTGCTAGATTACCGTGTCACCGACACGAGTAATTATTACGACGAAGAAGTCGAGCAGCTCTTTCAGCAATTCAGGCGTGATAACTCGGTTCTGGAAAAGTTCGAGTTCCGAGAAGGCGTCTTACGCACGGTGTATCGTCTTTTTAAAAGCGAAACCATCGTGCCGTGGCTTCGACTCCAGATGGAGCAGCGCACGGTTGGATATCTGCATAAGCGTTTTTTGCGTGATGTGCTGGAAAATATCCTTAGCGGTAAAGCTCGGGAAATGGAGAACTACCAATACTACCGCTTGCTTTTGGCAAGCGAGATTTCTCGAAACGCTCCACATAAGCCGGACGATACTGACGCGCTTTTAAAAGTCTTCATTGACAGCGAACACTCGAATTTGATCTCCGACATTCTTTGTAGCTGGACACGCAACATGCGTGGAGTCGCAGATGTGATCGGCGTTCTACACGTGCTTTTTGGTCCACGGCACGGCCCGGTGAGTGTTGCCTCTGGAGCATAGCGCCATGACGATCTACGCGATTGAAGAGCTTCAAGGCTTTGATGGGCTTGAGATCGAGGAGTTGGTCAATAAGGAGCAAGAAACCGCTAAAACCGGTGAGTATGCAGAACTTAAAGACTACGTTGACGGTGTCGTCGAGGCGCAGCAAGAAAGTGACGACACGTCAGACTCAGGTGAAAGTGATCAAGGTGAAACGGGCGAGCAAACCGATACTGATAGTGGCGCTGATCCATCTAGTGGCAACGACGCTGATGGCGATGAGTCGACCGGTGAGTCTTCTGACGATGGTTCCTCCGATTCCGACGACGGCGCTTCTACCAAGGAGGATCAGTCAAAAGGAGCAGGTGAGGATCAAAAAAACGATCCTGAGAGCAAAAAAGACAGTAAAGAGAACACGGATGCCGAGGACGAAGAAGACGGTGCGCTAACTGAGAAAGACGGTAAGCGCACTACTGTGGCGGCTGAAAGCTTACGCGAAGAGTATTACGATCGACTGATCCTTGAAAGTATTGACGGCCAGGACGTCAAAGACGTACTTCATAGCGGGGTTAGGTTGTTGGGCTCGGCTGCCGTCGTAGTGGGGCAGTTCGGCCTTGAGACACTTGGACGTCTTGCAGCGATCCTGCGTGATCTAGGGATCCAATACTCACCAGTGGTCATCAAAGCGATCAAGATGGGTGCGATCTACCTTTTTACCAAATCGGTCACATCGCTCTTCAAGCTCATCGTGGGGGTCTCTGACTGGGGTAGACGCTATTATCGAAACATCGATAAACGTCAAAAAGAGATCCGTGATCTTCGTGCTGCGCTTGAGAAGCTTAAGACCTTGGAGGAAAAACCCAGCCTCGAGGGTAAACGTTTCGTACAAAGCGATGTTCTTTCATGGCTCACCACCAAGTCTGGCGTGAGTCCTATGAAGTCGGCTGACGTGCTATCCCGTTTTTTTAAAACGGCAGTCACTGAAATCGACCGCGCCATGCAGTACGATGTGGGTTTGGTTAAAAAGCTGATCGAACTCTCAGAAACCGGAGTTCGTGGTGAACTCATCGGCTACCTGAAGGTCCAGCCTTTTTCCGGAGCGTTTCTTAAGCGCAACGTCAAGGGCTATGTGAAGGATCCTGAGCTCGTGGAGAGCTTCGTTTATCGCGAAGCTCTCCCAGATTCGGTTCTCTTTGTGGCGACGCTGCCACGTAGTGATCTGAAGGATATGGAGGTGATCGGACACGCCTACACGGCGGCAGGGATCTTTTTAGCCGTCGACGATCAGTCTAGACCTTCGGCTGACGGTATAGATTATATGGACATTGAGGCATTGATAAAATACCTAGATGTTCTGGAGGGACTTTGCGAGACCGCCAAAACCCATAAGGCGTTCTTTGCACGCGTCGTTAAAGACGCCGAAGCGCTCAAGTTCGGTTATAAGCACTACTATCAAAAAATGGTTGAAAGTAAAGAGCAAGCGACAGTTAGATCGTCCTTGGTCGAATACGTCTACCATAAGCAAAGCTTCACCACCAAGGTGTATGCGCCCGCTGCGATGGATGTGCACGATTACATAACCGCCTATCTGTTGAGAGCGCTTCGTTTTGCTAAAGATAACGTAAAAGCGTTGTCGCCGTAAAGATATACCGGTTACACGTGGCTCGGTGTAACCGGTTTAGCCATCTTACGTCTGTTAAGGTGGTGGCCCACCTGTTAAAGGTGGGCCAAAACCCCTAGAGCCTCCAAACGTTTGGAACAAACCTTTTTTCGAAAAACAGGAGTATCACTATGCGTTACAATTCTGGCCTGATCGCTTCCATGGAAGAAATCGACAACGACCCGATCACCAATGATGTCGAAGCCGCTGAAGTCGCTGCGACCGTTGCTGACGAGTCCGCTGAAATCCAAACCGAAGGTGACGAAATCGGTACTTCCGTCACCGAGATCGAAGATGCTGTCCAAGGTGGCGAAGAACTCGAAGCCATCGGTGAAGTAGCCGTCGACGCCGTCGAATCCGGCGAAGGTCTCTCCGAAGATGCCGCCGAAGTGGCCTCGATCGCTATCGAATCGATCCGTAACCGCCTGGGCTTCCGTGCCGATACCCGTCTGGTGCCGGCAACCGAATCCTTCGGTAACAGCAACACCCGCCTGATGTCGACCCGCCTGGTTGTTGAAGGCGTGATGGACTCCATCAAGAAGATCTGGGCAGCCATCAAAGCCGCCGTGCTGCGCGTGTGGGATAAGATCAAGTCCTTCACGGCCAAGCTCTTTAACAGCGCCACCATGCTGGGCAAGCATGTCGAAAGTCTGCGTGCCCGTGCGCGCGATCTGCCTTCGAACGCCAAGCTGAAGGAGAAGAAGATCTCCACCGGTATCGCCGGTCAGATCAATGACGGCAAGACCGCCAACATGGCTTCGTTGAAAAAGATCTCTGAAAACACCCTGGCTCTGGTTGGTGTTGCCGGCGATATGTCCGAAGCTCAAAAGACCGTCTCGGCCGAAGCTCAAACGCTGGCTTCCGGGGAAATCAACCAGGCTTCCGTTAAGAAGTTCCTGGCTGCCCAATCTGCTGCAAGCTCCAAGATCCTGGCCGCTCTGTCCAAGATCAATGTCTCCAATGAGCTGGCTGCTCAGGCTTCTACTCGTGGTCCGAAAGCAGCCAAGGGTTCCAAGACCATCACCAAGGCCTTTGGTCCGTTCGTGGGTAACACCCTCCTGGTCGTGGATGAAAACGAAAGTGAATTCCTGGGCACCAAGGTTTCACGTATCACTCTGTCCTTCCAAGCCCCGAAGGGTAAAGCTGCCGACAAGGTCGATGCACTGAATCCCGGTGAAATCCAAGAAATCCTGGGCATCGCCAACAAGATGGCTCTGGTGCTGCAAGACTTCAAGAAAGTCCAAGGCAACTACGACACCATCACCAAAGCCACCACTAAGCTGGCTGACACCGTGATGTCGAACAGCCAGAAGATCCTGGATAAGACCGGTTCTGATTCCGAGACCCGTCAAGGTCTGCAAGAACTGAAGACCGAAGTCAATGCCGGTATCGCCGCCATGAACGCTTTTGGTAGCCGCGCCCCGGCACTGGTGTTCCAGCTGGTGAAAGCCATGGCTGACTACGCTTCGATCAGTATGCGTAACCTGGAAGCCGCCTAATCGGCCGGTGGTATTTAATCTTCTCTCTATGAGTAGATAACTCTAGCTGGAGGGCGTGAGCCCTCCAGCTAGTTTGATCACAATCCTGTTCCTAAGAAAACTCAAACATATATATCCTACTTGACCGATACTTACACAAGTATCACTTTTCTGTAGTAAAACCTGATCAAGGAGAAACAGATCATGTCCGCATCCATCCTGAGTACCGCCCTTTCCGGTGTCAAGCTCTTTAACCTTTTCGATGAGGTTAAAGTAAAGAAAGCCGCCAAGGGACCCACGGTGCCTGTTGTTGAAAGTCTGACGAACTCGGCGGTTGACTTCGCGACGCAATTCAACATCGGCATTAACCCCTACACGGGAGTAAACCGCAACCTGCCTTTCTGGAAGGCAGGAGGCTACTCCAGTATGGCAGAGAAAGTTCTGGATCATGACCGGTTTTGTCTTGAAAAAGACATTCGTGACATGGTAAGTGAGCTCTCCGAGCTGGAGAGTGATTTCGTCGCCGCCAAGCGAAAAGAAGCAATTTCGCTTGAAAAGAAAATAGGTGAGCTGAAACTGAAGCTGGCCAAAAAGGTCTTGAAGTTGGAAAGCGTTGTAAAGAAGTTGGTGAAAGAATACGGTTTCCAGAGCTGGTATGGCGATTTGTTTTCTTATCCCACCGATGCTCAGGGCACTGACGTCGCCGCCGTGCCCCAAGCCACAACCAGCCCGAAGGCAGAGAACGTCGCTCCTGAAACGGTGGCCACTCCGGCTCCGGTACTCCTGTCCGGCGAGGAACTTGCCAAGCGTTTTATGGAAGAACTCCTCAATACGGCGTTTTTGGCTGAACTCGCCAAGAAGCAGCCAGGCGAAGCAGAGCTGGCTGACCACATCCGGCACCGCGGTGAAGCTGTCATCCTTGGCTTGAAGGACCAAACTGACCCCGACGACTTTAAAGTTTTCTACGAAGCATTTAAAGAAAACTACTCTTCTTCCGAGGAGCCGGAGCTGAAGGTGATCGAACCTGCCATCGTTGAGGTGGTCATGGAGGATGGCGAGCCTCGGAGCTTGGAGGAGCTGGTGAAAGCCGCCGGACCCAGCAGCGCCACGCTCATGGCTGAGAAGTTGGCCAAAGCCGCGAAGGCGGTCCAAAAGGCTAAGCGGAGGAAATAAGCCTTAATGGAAAGCGCTGGGGAGAGTAAAAACTCCCCAGCATTCTCTATTTTTTTGGTAGTTTAAAACTACCCTTTAAAAAGGAGACAAATCATGGCTGCCGTGATTGGACCCAATCATTACGTGACTGGGCAGGTACTACGTTGTCCGTATGGTCAGGCGTGTGATAAACATGAAGAACGCCTCGCTGAAGTGCGTGTGGTAGGTGAAACAGATAGCTCTGGAAGCGAACTGGTCGATATGTGCCAGGAATGTTTTCAAGATTACCTGCGCGATAAAAGGGACGCGCAAGACGAGTTGGTGCGTTGTCAGCTGTGCGGTTCATTGACAGACACGTGCAAAGCGTGGAAAGACCCCGAAGAAGGCTGGGGTGGTCCGCAGTATCAAGCCTGTCAAACATGTCGACACCAGCGAGAAGAGGCGTTTGCTGAGTCGCTCATCGATGAGGCTGAGGATAACAGCGACGAAGTCGACTATGATGAACTCGTTTTTGGTGTTGAACTTGAAGACGACGATTGATAGCCAGGTGGGGTGGGTTTTGGCCCACCCCACCTTTTTCTTTTTTATCTCTTTCTATGGTGTGACCAGTCTTTTATGGATAGAGTGTAAAATGGAAAGTCCGTATGTGTGTAAAATAAGAGAGCTTTTAAAGAACGTCACCTTGGTTCTGATGGGGGACCTGGATAAGATTTGTGACCACGAGATTCTGCGATCGATTAAGACGATCATCGATGAAATACCTTCCGATTCAATTGACTGGGGAGAGGTCGTGCCAATTCGAATTAACCTCACCAAAGTCAACTTTACTTTGGCGCATTATGCCGCACTGTCTGGGAGCCTTCCTAAGGGCTTTATAGCGTGGTCGATCAGTGCGCTGATAGGTAACCGCAGTGTGAGTGTAGCGGAGATTGCAGCGCGTTTTAATAGCCTTCCTGAGGATTTTAAAGACTGGCATCTCGCTGATGAAAAAGGATGGTCGGTTGCGCACGTCTACGCATCACTTCGACCCATGCCAGAAAGTTTTACCCAGTGGGACTTATCCACTGTAAACGATGTGACGGTGCGTGATATCGCGCAGTATGTAAACTCGACAGGCTACCCTCAATAAAAGAAAGGTTTTTTAAAAATGCAAGAAACCGTACTCGACATCGAAGACGCTGTGATTGTGAATGAGACTTCGCGTGAAGCGGTCGCTAAGAAACCGACGCTGGTCGTGAAGATTGATCGACATTCACCCTTTACCCCTTTGCCGTTTGTCTTTCTGGGTATGGGGGATGTGAATAAGCGCTACCATGCGTGGCTTAACCAAAAGGTTAAAGACACGCTAAACGATCTGGGTCACGAGACCAATAAAGAAGGCAAGCTGCGTAAGCGCTATATGGAGGCGGTTAACTTCATGCGCACGCTGGTCTTTTTGGCTGACAGTCTTACGAGCCATGAAGGGTTTGAGATCGTCTACACGGGTGTTCCGCTGCCCAAGAAGATCGAGTTCACGCCGGCGGTGCGTCAGGTGGTAGAGGACAGCAAAGAGCTGTTCTTGGCGTTGAAGGGGTATTATGCACCTGAAGTTAAACAGGCTGGATAAATAAAGTCTTAACAGAGATCGGGATACAGGGGCTTTACGGCCCCTGTATCCCTGTTTGTAAATCGTTTTAGACCATGTACATCTTACGTGAATCTTTACCCCTACTCTTTTTTACGAGGTGTTTTTATCATGGAAACGACTCAGCAAAACAAACCCAAGAAATCACGCCGTCCTGTCCCGGTCCCTCCTCGGTTCGTGGAGATGGACTCCACGCCTTCGAAGCAAAGCACGTTCGGGCAGTTTGAAAGAACGATGGTGATACACAACTTCACCAACCATCTTCTCTACATCCGTGACTCACGCGACTTTGTGTCGGTCGTTGAGCCCGAGAGCACAGTCAGACCGCGCCATACGAATATCGGTGGACACATTTCAGTTACTGAGACCTACACGATCCGTGGGGTAGATGCGGCTCGCCTTAACGCGATGCTTGTCGATCAGCATGTCTTAACGTCAACCATCAATCCTAACGTCGCAACAGCGTTTAAAAACTGTTACGACGAAAAGATCAAGGATGCGCAGGATCGCTACGGCAGTCAACTTGATCCGAGAAGGATCAAGAACATGGTGGTCTCTTTCTCGCTGATTTGCACCTACACGCTTGAAAACCTCCGCATCAACCAAGTCATTCACTGTAAAGACGCGGGTGTGGTGATAGGTCTTAATGAGGAAGCTCTTGGTCACGTCTATCCGAACTCTGAGTTTTTGATTCAGACCAAGGATTTTACCGATGGGAAGTTTTACCGCGACGAAGTGTATAGCTCACTTCGTCTGGTCGACAATCACAATGAGATCGGCGATCAATACATCTGGCTTTTGAATGGTGTGCGCCACATTCCTGCGGTAAAGGACAGCTCGGTGGAGTCAGGGCTTTACGTGGTGGCGCCGCGTGCATGCACTGGTGAGATCGTGCATAGCGCAACGCGTTATTCGTTCGCTGACGCGCAGCGCTTGTTCCATATTCGCAGTACACAAAAAGAAGCCGTCGAGGCAGGTAACCCTCAGGTGTCTGAAGAAGTCGCTGTTAAGACCATTGAGAAAGAGACTAAGCTTCTTTCTGCCCAGGGTAAAAAGGAAGAGGCAGAGCACTCCACGCTCAAGAACCTCATTCAGAGTCTTCTGGCCTCCAAGGGCCTTGAAGACAGTCTTAATAAGTCTAAGGAAGAAAAGCGCCTTTCAGAAGAAAAGGCGCGCTTAGAAAGCGAAGAACGCGAGCGTAAAGCAAGCTACGAAAAACGTCGTATGGAGATGGAAGAAGCCGAGCGTCAACGTAAGGCTGAGTTTGAAGACAGTGAGCGTCGGCGCCGGCTTGAACTTGAAGAGTTCGAGCGTCAGCGTAAAACCCAAGCTGAAGATCTTGAACGCCGTATCAAACTGGAGTTTGAACAGCGTAAAGTGGAGCTTGACCGAATCTCGCAACTTAACAAGATGAATACGGAGAAACGACTTAACCGGAACAAGGAGCGTTCCGAGAAGACCAAGATTCTTGGTGACATTATGAAAGCGGCGCCGGCGATATTCTTGGGTGCCTTGGGGTTATTCGCGATCTTTAAAACGCGAAGCGCCTAACACTAAACCTTAAGGAGAACTTTTTTCTGGTAAAGACCAGATCCCCTGGTCTCTAATAATCGGAGATTGAAAAACACTTAACCGCTTTGAATAATAAGAAGGGAAACATCTTGAATCACCTTTTTTCAAGAATGACCAAACGCTATACCCCGCCGATGAATCGAGAGATCATGGAAGGGATGGCGATCAGCTCGATGCGCTTCTTAGAAGAGTATTTAGATGCGCAGATTCGTTCGGTCTGCGATGGTCTCCCGGATTGTGTTAAGTATTTAAGTTACGAGCGCTGTACACCCGAAGAGGAATTTCAAGAAATCACCAAAGTCCGGAATAACCGTAGAAGCTTTGATCTGGCTAAGTCCAGTGTTTATTTGGTCAAGTATCACTTTGAGTTCACTGACCAAATGGACCATGTGCATCAGATCACGCGCTACATCTTTTTGCCCTTCGTTAATAACACGGGCATTATGCACATCGGCGGGACCCAATATCACATTGTCCCTGTGCTGTCAGACAAAGTCTTTACCCCCGGACGTGACAGTATCTTTGTGCGCCTTATGCAGGACCGTAACAACATGTTTCGGATCTATCACACGCTACATATTGATGGAAAGCGTGAATCCAGATACGTGGTGTGGGCGCTTATCTATCGTGGAGAAAATAAGGATGCGAGAATCACTCGCACCACCAATGCAAAAACGACCCTGTCTCACTACCTCTTCGGTAAGTATGGTTTTTCAGAAACCTTTAGACGCTATGCAGGCAGTGTGCCTGTCGTAGGTGGTGATGAAATCAACCACGAAACCTATCCGGCGAGTGACTGGATCATTTGTGAGTCAACCGGTGTTAAACCCCTTACATGCACAGATAAGCTTTACCAAAAGAGCCCGATTCGCTTAGCTGTGAAAAGAACGCAGTGGAACGCGTCGATGGAAACGCTGGTTGTAGGTTTTTACTACATCATCGATCACTTCCCGACACGCTTTCAACCGATCGTAAAACACCTCGACATGAGCAGTGAATGGAAGATCATGATTGGCTTCATTCGCTTTAGTGCCCAGTATGGTGAGGATAAACTCCATCGAGAAATCGTAGAACACTATGAGACCGTCGATGGCTACCTTGACACGGTGGCTAAAAATAAACTCGGAGAAGAAGGGATCGCACTAGAGAACTACTACGACTTATTACACTACATTCAAGTCAACTTCGGGAACATGGTCAAAGAGAACGAAACCAACGGTCTCTCGGTCTATGGAAAAACACTTGAAGTCCTGTACTATCTTCTTTATGACATTCTGTATGGTTTTACGATGGTGAAGTTTCGCCTTTGTAAGATTGTGAGTCGTAAAAAGATGCTTACGCTTAAAGATGTGACGGAGAACTTCCATCGCCGGGTGCGCATGGGCACCGTCTTTAGGCTCTCTTCGAACAAGATCATTACTGAGGCGGTCAGTTACGGCGGCGATAACATTTACCCAAAAATCACAGCGATCATCGCGGAGCAAGAAAATCGCGCTGGCGCTAATCGAGGAACTTCTGATCGTGTCGTAGTGGGTCCGCAACATCGGATCGATTTGTCGATGGTCACGGTCGGCAGTGTACTTAACCTTCCTAAGAGCAATCCTACCCCGCTTGCTCGCATTAACCCTTGGGTAACACTTGACCCTAAGACAGGCACGGTCATACCTAACCCCAAGTTCGAGAAACTTCTCGAAGAGAATTACCCGCTCTTTAAACTCTCGTAGTGTCAGTAGCAGCTAACGCAGCGCGGCTGCACCCATTAAAAACCATCGGAGTCATGAACCATGTCGATCTTCCCCATAGCCTCTCAGTACACACAAGCGGCGCCACCGTTTGTCCCGAACATACAAGTTTTCCCTCAGTATAGCCAGTTGGTCATCCCGGCGTGCTCGTTGGTGGCCAATCTTGCTGAGCAAGCAGCGCAGATGACCCAAGTGCGCGCGTGGATGCTGCAGATTCTCTCGAGCAACGCATGGCAAAATCAAGACTACGCCACAGCGGTTAAGTTTGCCATCGATTACCACATGCACCGAGTGCTCTCAGGCAAAAGTAGCTTTGGTGATTCTCTCACCAACGACGCCGGTATCGCCCTGACCCTCTACACGAGCTTTGTGGTCTGTACGACCACGGGGTTACTCGACAGCGTTGATCCTAATCAACGCCAGCATCTGCAGTCGAACTCAGCACTTTATGTAAGCTTGGTGCAGGAGATCCAAGGGCTTTATCAGAACCAAAACACACCTATTGGCCAACAGTCTTTTCAGCGCCCTGGGTTCTGGCAGGGCGCGGTACAACAAAGAGGGGGTGCGTTTGGTCAAGCGCATGTCAACCCGTCGGCATCTCAAACCTATATGGGGCGAAACACCACGGTACCAACATCTGTTCCGCGTCAAGGGGTTGTGCGTAATGTAACGGGTGAAGCGGCTGTCACAAAGGCCACTCCTAAGAGAACGCGTGGAAACAACTATGGTGCCGTGATCATCAACCCCATCAAAGAGATGGAAATGATCGACACGTCTCCTCTTGCGCCGGTGTTCGCTGAGGATGATAAAGTCTTTGATATCTCAGACGACGGTCCGGATTATAGCCGGACCGAAGAGCATGACCCCGTTTCTAGTGGGAAGAAAAACATCAATCTCATCGACGCATATCTCGGAGAAAGCGGCATCATGGATCGTGAACTACATAGTCTGCCGTATTTTGGTGAGCACTACGAGACCCTCAAGCCCGTTGGGCGTGATGTTTTTGAAGCGATCGTCAACGCTGAAGAAGCTGAGGCAGAAAAAGAAGAGATCACTGTAAACGACGTCTGGTTTGTCGAGGCAACGCTCTCTGAGCTTTTGAATGTGGCATGGGTAAAAGCGCTGGGTAGCCCTCCTGGTCAAACACCGGTCCAACACTTTCACGGCTTCGTGGTCACGCCGGTGATTGGTCGAGCCAACCTGAAAGCCTATTTCGAGAAGATCCGGCCGGTGGTGACATTTGCCGACTTTTCGATTCAGTCCAAAGCATACATCAAGGCTGTTTCTGAAAGGACAGATGGCGCGCGTGAACTGAAAGACACACTGGCCGCCATCGCACAGGTTGATCGCGTCTTGACAAAGATGCTGAATCACTTTTTGCTCGAAGTGATCCCGGTGCCGGTGTTTTCGATCGACAGCGCGATCCAAGACGGCTCTGAGGTTGTTAAAAACCTGAACGCAAGCGAAGCCAGTGGTTACCTCAACACCTTTATGCGTTATCAACGTGCGGTGTTTGAGACGTTCTTCAAACACACCCGTCTTGAAAACGACAGTTTCTCTGGCGTAGTGGAGTACGAGCACGATGAAAGCGTCTTCATTGATCAGATCGCGGAGTCGTACTCGATCCTTTATATGGATGGTTCTCCTGGGGAGTTTAAGCTGTTGGAACACGACAGCCAGCTCGATATCACATTGCATCAACTGATGCGCCGACTTGTGGAGGCAACCAGCGTGCTGGATAATAAAAAAATCATGGCAACGCGTCACATCTTGCTGTTTAGCGACGGCAGCCATTACGACATGGTGAAGAAAGCGGATGGCAATCACCAACTGAAGCGGATGTGAATGATGAGTTCAGAACTGGAATGCCATCGTTTCCGTTCTGAACTGAGTTCCGTACAAGAAGAGAGCGTCAAGTGTTACCTGAGTCGAACGACGCTCCTTTGGAACTACATTGTTCAGGCGATGACGCAAGACGCGCGTGAGTTTGTTAAAGAGCCGGCATCGGAGGCTTCGGATGTTGTGTTTTTCACTAAGCTCATGGCGCATTTTGACTTGATCACCACGGGAGATATCGGTAAGGTCGAAAACAAATGGAAGAAGTTTGTTTCTCAGTTACGTGAACTTCCTCAGTCGGTGCTTATCCACCGACTGAAGGATCTGGTTTGGGCGTATGAGACCGCTAAGAAACACTACAGCTCAGACATCAAGAACCCGACACGTCTTCCTAAGAATAAAACGGTCAATAGCAGTCAGTCCGTTCGTTTCAGTCCGACGCACTTTACGATCAATGGTGACATGGTAACGATCGAGGCGCCCTTTAAATTTGAGATCATGCTTTCGGGTTTGAATGAAAAGCGGGATCCCGACAAGCTCTATACCTTCTCGATTACCCGACGTCAGGTCAGTTTTGAAGAAGATATGGGACCTGCGCCAAAGAGCACCTCGTACGTGTTTACATTGAAAGAGATTGAATAAGTGACATCGGATAAGAGAGGGGCTAAAACCCCCTCTCTTATTTTCTTTTTTACCTTTATTTAACCAAAGGGGCTGTTATTTGACATTTCATCAGAAGGCGATTCCGTTGAACCTTCCTCTTTAGCTTCAGCGCCTTGAGGCGCAGCTTCTCCCGCACCGAGTTCTTCATCAGCGCTCTCAAAGGGATTACCACCCCCCATCTCGTCGGATCCCTCTTCGCCCCCAAACGCGCCACCGTCAGAAAACTCTTCTGAACCCCCTTCTTCACCGGAATCCGAACCACCTGAACTTCCGCCTCCGCTGGGCTCAGCACCGATGGCTGCAAGATCCTTATCCGACGCAGCTTTAGCAGCCTGCATCTTCTTTAGGAAGCCTGCGATATTGAGCATCACATTCTTGTTGTAAGAAGTGACGGTGGTGAGAAGATCCGCCATGGGCTTACCGTCCTCGGCGATGTCGGTAATATCGAACGCTTCAGGCGTGTAGTTATTCTCCGCCATCCACTTACGCATGAGCGCTGCTTTCCACGCCGTTTTGATGGTATCGGCATACTGGCTTGACTGACCCGCCAGATCGCTCGGCAACACATCGGCACTAAAGATGTACTGGAGCGATTTATCCAGCGCCTCTTCATACTGCTCAAGCGCGGCTTTTTGCGAAGCGTTACGGGTACTCTCAGGCTTAGGTAGATCCACCTCTAACGAGTCGATAAAGACCTCCAGCACGTAGCCAATAAAACCATTTGGATTAGCTGCCAAGAATTCACGCTCTTCGTCTCCTAGGACACTTTCAATCTCGCCCTTATTTTCAAGGATGATCTTCATAAGCCCCTTCAGGATTTCTTGGTCATGCTTGATGAGCTTTTGAACAAAGTCGGTCAAATCCTTCGAGAAGGTGTTTGAGAGCGACGTGATCCGTCGCGCAAAGAGGATACTGTTTTGCTCGATGGTCGTAGCGAACTCGGCTTTGGCTGCTGAGTCAACCGTTTCAGGTGAAAGACCCAGATGCATATATTGCTGATAGCGCAGCATCTCATCGAGGTCATCATCTGGCATGGTATGCTGGATGTTCTTTGACTCAAAATTAAACGAGGTCGTAGGCAAGCCTGGGTGGTTCTCAAAGGCAAATTCAATACCCGCTCTCTGAATCCAGTCGGTCAGATCGACCACGCGGTTAAGCCCGTGTGGGAAATACTGCTGCCGAGCTTTGGCAACCAAGTGCTTTGCCATCTCGATGGTCTTAACGGGATCACGGTCTCGTTCATCGAGTTTGATCGTTGCTAAGGTTGTCGTTATAGACGACTTAACCTTAGCCATGACTTTAGAGAAAAGCACCATCGCGCGAAGGCTGGTGATGTTCGACAAATCGTCGAGGTAGGATTTACCGACACCGTTACGATGAAAGTTAAACGCGAAGTAGGTGACGTAATCCGCCGGAATATAGATCAAGCGAGTGTATTGACCTGAGAGCGTTCTAGCGAGCATGACGCGATAGATCTCGTTATTACGTCCAATGGTGAGCTTGCGGCTGTAGACGCCCTTAGAGAGCCTCTCAAGTAGGTCAGCTTCGATGATATTGGCGTAGAGTTCAGAGATATGGTCGATCACGGGCACGAAGCTGTCGCTGCCTAGATTTCTTTTTGCTTTCTCGGTCAAGAGGCTGGCTGTCGTGGTGTTGGAGCGATCCGATTGAAGGATCGATGACAGACCCCCTCCGGAGTCATACCCGACCGAGTCCACCGTGACAGGGTTGCCATCCACATCCGACGGAATAAAGTAACCGATGTGTTCTGACGGATTACCGGGAACATGTACAGGGATGGCCGCCTCAGAAGGAATGGTCATCACTAGAGGACGCCCCACGCTCTTACGCTTAAGGTTAAGGGGTGTCGGAATGCGTACAAAGGGTTTATAGTCAGCTTTGCCTGACTTATAGACCATACTGCCAATCTCACCGGGTGTGGCTTTACCTTCTTTTTTCTTTTCTCGGAATTCGTAATACGACTCCATGGCCAAAGCGCCAATCTCACTGAGCGCCGAGGGCGTGAGCCTTTCAATTTGCTGACGAGTGGCCTTTTCAATTAGGCGAGGTAGCTTAAGCGCATGGTAATTATCAGAGACCTCAATACTCGTTGATAAAAGCTCTTTAAACTTATCGAACTCAACAACCTCGCTCTTGTGTGTAAAGCCGATATGAAGCGCGCCATTATAGGTCTCTTTAGCGGCACTGCTAAACATCGATTCAAGCGCAAACTTAGCTTTGGATTGGGTGTCGTTGGTGTCACCCAGGAAGCCCAGGTTACGTAACACAAAACGATCTTGTCGTTGACTAAAGATATCGGACGAATAGATCGATTCGGTTGAAATGACCTTTGCGGAATTAATGAGTTCGTCGACAGCGGATTCAGGGAGCGTAAGCCGTACGTGAGAGCCTGTTTTAAAAAGCGCGTCTCTTAAAATGGTCTGTAGGTCATCCTTAAGCTTATATTGCCCATCGACTTCAGCGTGAACATATTCAACTAACTTCGCTGTAACCTGAGAAGGAAGAACCGACGTAGCGGTTCGGTAGATAAGCTCGTGGCCGACCATATCCTTTGGTGACAGGACCGAGCTGACTACAATCTGAACGGCCAGTTCAATGTCGGGAAAGAGTTTGAAGATATTTTCATTATCCTCGACCCTCGACATGACGACTTTCGAGATCTGCTCGATCCCAGTGCTGATCATCCCGACTTCAGCGTTTTCATCCGTGAGACGAAATGTTCCGCGGTCTCTACCCGGTTTAACGAGCTTACTGATCAGTGCGGCTTGATCGAGATTTTTGAGGATGGCGCTGGCAGGTTGTGTGGAGCCCGCTTTATTGGCGATCCCTCGAAGTTCAGCGATTACACTCTCATCGGTCTTTGGCATAGGAGTTCTTTCAAATGGAAAGTATTCAAAACGGCTACCTAGGTGCATACATGGAGAACAACTTACTCCTTGTGCGCACGATGGTAGTCAAACTAAAAGAAGCAGCGAGTCTTTTTAATGAAGCTGTAGTCACGCGATATGGCATGGATGCCGTAAATACACTCTACCCTAAAACGTGGAAGTATTACATGAACATTGCGGGGCTCTATCACCCCACTGACACCATGATGGTCGTACCGTCAATGGATACCTTGGAATTGATAGAATTTACAAAAGAAAACCTCGAGATCCATACCGCAACAAAGAAGGCGTATCAATTTGGTTCACGGCAATACTATTCCCTTGTCACGCAGTATCCGGAGCAGGAGTTTTTGATTAACGGGGTTCTTAACCCGGTTGACATGGATCTGGCGATAAAAAGCGAGAACGGCACGATCCTAGGGTATCCTCGAGGTCTCGTCGAAGATAACGAGACCTCGTTGATCAGTGAACTCGAAGGGTTTATAAAGAGTCAGATTCATCGCTGGTTCAATACTCAGTTCATCATGTCGGACAATTTGTTTTGCAGCGTGTTCTTTACGTCGCTGCATGCGTTTGTTTTACCCAAGCTGTTAAATTTACGTTTAAAGCGCTGTAAGACCAACGAAGTGCATAGCTTTCATGTACGGATGTACTTGGCAAGCCACTTTGGTTTAGACCGATATCTGCCCTATCTCACGCAAAAACAAGCCCTTTGGCTATATCGAAATATCCGCTATATTGAACGCAACCCCGGTAAAGCCAAGACGCTCTTTAAACTGATCCAAGAAATCCTAACGCGGCGTGGAGTTCCGATCGGTGAATACTCGGTCAGGCATCTCGATGCGTTTAATGACGATTACACGCCTAAACAGATCGCACGGATCAAACTCATCAATAACGATCAAAATACCCTCTCAAGCGACACCCATTCGGTTGAGGCACTTTTTGATAAAGAGCTTAACAAAGCTTCTGGTAACACCGATTATCTTGATGCGTTTCGTGAACGCGATCTTGAGAGACTAAGAACTTCGAGCTCAGCGATCACACAGACCAAGGTGCTTCACTCATCGATGGTGGATTACGGCGGATCGATTCCTGAGCCTTTTGAAATGATCGCGCTGCGTGAATGGTGTCATCTTTCAATGTCGGGGCACTACGAGGTCTCGGTCTCTTTTAAGGATCCCAAGACCTCAGAGACCCATACGCTCTTTGCCAAAGATGCATTTGCCTACATGCAGTATCTTGCGTTAAATGCGGCGGGATTGACGTTGGAGGTATTTCCCGATTACCTTAACATGCAGCAGCGGCGCCATCCAAAACCCACTGTTAGCGAACTGCTTTCTTTGGTTGATTTTAAGAAGCGTGATCTTTTTAAAGTCGCACAGCGCTTAATCAGTGGCCAGCCTAGTATAGAGGCGTTTTACTCGGTGACAGCCTTTAGAAACTATGTCGAGACCCTCACCGATGAGGCGTACTACCACTGGCTACTGATCTCTTCAATCGAAGATCATTTTGAGCGTGCGTTAGTTGAAAATATGGTGCGTCGTCTTTATGAGGATGAGCGCATTACGTTTACGTTAAAAACCCTTAACGTGGATGAGTGGTTAGCGTCGCTCAATCTACCCCAATACGACAGAACATCGGCCGACGCTGAGAGTCTAGTCCAGTTAATCTTTGAGGCATCAACGGGGTACTCGGTCGATTCAGCACGAATGCTTAAGAATATTCAGCGCTCACTGATTGATCTAATGACGGAGCTCTCAAGTTATACGGTTCAATTTACGCGCGAGATTAATGAAGACCGCATTATTAATGTGGCGTGGCCCGCTGTGCGCTTTGGCAACCAGAGCGCACAACAATCCGATTTTCGCTATGTTGACAACGGTGTCATTTCTACTTCATCGAGTGGATCTCTGTCATCAAGTTGTCAGATCGGCATCGATACCAGCACCTTACTTGAAACCAAGCCTTCAAATACACGACTCAGTACCGTCGTGCAAATTGACCCAGCGAGCTCACACGTCTCAAGCATGCGTTTGATTGAGGGTGTCGATCTGGTTGGACCCCCCATCGAAATGCGTATCACCTATCCTGGGCAAGACATGGCGTTGGAGATAAAGACACAACTTCCAGGCTATACGACATTTGATCGTCTGCCTGAGTCCGCCCGTTCTCAGTTAAAATCCATCTACTAAGGAGTGCTATCTTGAGTAATACCAACGTTGTTCGTACCGCCATCGCTTCATTGATGCAAACCGGTCAGTATATTGGCACCAGTGTTCCGAAGCTCCCTAACTCCACACTCAACCAGAAGCTCGACATCCATCAAGATATCGAGCTGGCTGCGGGTGATGTACCGAGTGTGCGTTATCTGGCCATCGGGAACGGCGGCCATGGTTTTATTGTAGGTGCCAACGGTCATGTGAAATGGAAGGCCGTTCATCATAAGGCCCGTCATACCGCGTTGTACAACCAACTGCCTTTTGTACTGCGGCGCCTAGATGAGGATCTCTCACCGACCGAGCGTTTGCGGTATCGTCTACGTCGTATTGAAACCCACAATGGTGTTCAGTACGCCGCTTATTATCTGCGTGTACTCGATATCAGTACGACCGATGTGCTCGCTGAGCTTCGTCACGTGGAAGACGGTGTTACCACGTCGACCCCCTGGACGCCGACACTCGAGGATCTGAACCCCATGCCGCCGACTCTGGTAGCGGGTGAAGCGGTTACGACCACCGGGGATTATATCGCCTCAACCGCTAAGATCCCTTTCTTGATGTCGGCTGACGATGTTGCGGAGTTTGTCAATGCCGTCAAGATTATTGAAGGCGACGATGGCTATGCGGTTATTAGTGAGGTGGCCACGGTCTCGGGTGTCGATCGCTCCGTAGTTGGTAATATTGGTGGTGCAAACCAAGCTTACACCGATGTAATCTACGCCCAAGTTACTTCGTTTATCTCTACGGCCTGGGTGATGGAATACCAGACCGACGGCGTCGCCTTGACCATCGACGTGGGTAACGTCGAGGCACTTCTCGATGTGTCCGTAGCAGGTATCTAAAAAGACTAGACTATCCATCCGTCTAAAAACGGTGGATAGTCTTCTTTACACGACTATGTTTACGCTACCCAGTCATCAAAAAGCAATGACCCTTTTGGCGATCGATCCGGGTTTAAATAACACGGGTGTCGCTGTTTTTAAGCTCAACCTAGATCCCTTTGAGATTGTGTCGATCAATGCGCTCACGCTTCAAGCACAGCGTTTGATTGATACGAGCGGGCTGGATGATGAAGACTACGCGGAGCGGGCACATAAACGTTACAGCATGGCGCATGCTTTAAAGTCAATTATCGTTCGAGAAAACCCATCAGCCATTGCGTGTGAGAGTCCTTTTTTCGATCGAAGAAAACCATCGAGCTTCGCGGTGTTGACAGAAGTGCTCATCACCTATTACGACACGGCGGTTAAGGTAAACCCAGCGGTCCGTTTCTCCTACGTGGAACCCCTCCTAGTTAAAAAGATTTTAGGCGTGGCAGGTCAAAAAGGCAAGGAGCCCGTTCGAGAATCTATGGAAAAACAAGATTTTCTAAGTAAGTTAACGCAGCGTCTAGACGATCTGGATGAACACGCGGTTGACGCCATCGGGGTAGGGATCACGTACATTAAAGTTAAGAGCGGTCTGGTATGAAAGAGTTGGCTTTTCTTTTGGGCGTTATCGCCGCCGCGGGCACTTTTCTCTATTGGTTTGTAGAAAGTGGAACGATCAAGTATCTTAATTAAAGAAAGGGATTAACGTGTTATTTAAAGCAAGTGGTCCGGTGTCGACATCGGGATATATCATCGTTTTTTTACTGATAGCGTTAGCTGGGATGTATGGCTACCAGCATTACACCGTAGAGTTAGCGAACTCAAAAGTCACTGAGACCAAAGCGGTTTCACAAGTTGATCTGATCCTGAGGCGTGCACGCGAGGCTGAAAGTAAACTCGAGACGGCTGAGGATGCGAACACCAACCTTAAGGGTGTCATTGAACTTCGTGATAAACTTGACGAAGTTAAGAGAGAGACGACACAGCTTCAAAAGATCGAAGTCAAAAAGACTACTGCTCACACCGAAGCCCTTAAAAAGACGCTGCCGATCGTTTCAAAAACAACCTTATCCATAGCAGAAGCGGATAAGGCATCACTGATGCGCATTAACGCCATCTGGGATGCATACTGCTATCCAACTCAACCCGGTGTAAACTGTACGGAACAAGAACAATGAAAACACTTCTTTTGATCAGTTTGGTTTTTCTTCTGTCCGCTTGCGCAACGGTCGAACCCCCTAAAGTGTTTATTCAAAAAGAGATCCAGCTTTTTGAACCCAACCCGAGTTTCTTGGAGCCGTGTATTAAGCCCAAACCGCCCGCGGTTGACACCTTCATGATGGCTTCTGTAAAAGAACGTGAAGACCTTTTAGCGCGTTTAATCCTTGATCAGTATAAGTCAATCACTCTGTGTAATATACAGCTCTCGAGTCAGCGTGACCAGCTCCAAAAAGAAAGAGATCTCGTGAAGAAACATAACGAAGACGAAGCGCTTCGCATGCGAGCCTATAAAGAAAGGTAAACCATTGTGGCTACGAACGAAACTGAACTGTGTTTTTACGCAAAGGTAACGCGCCCAGAAGGTTATAAAGAAGCCGCCGATATCGAAGAGCACGAGCAATGGGAATTTAAACCCCTTGTCAAGGTAGATGGTTCGTCGCGCGGTAAGATGCGTGTGCGTAAGACCACGCGTAATGGCGCCAGTAAGTTTGAACAGACCATCAAGCTGCCTTCGGGTGAGGGTGGGGCTGCTACTGGGATGACGGAGTTTAACACCGTCATCGATGAAGAAGTCTTTGAGGCTTGGAAAAAAGCTTTTGGTGAAAAAGGCTACATCAAGACGCGTTATACATTCATCTCAAAGAACGTGGAGCTCGACTACGATGGACGAACAATCAAGCTGCCGGAGATTAAATACGAGATCGATGCCTTTTATAATCAAAAGGGACAGCGTGGTAAATGGGTCAAGATCGATATTGAGATCGATCACTTACTCGATTATCTCGACGACCAACACCCCGATCTAGGAAAGTTTGGCCTCTCGGTTAAACTCTCGAGTCTGCCACTGGGTCTTGAGGACGCGATCTCAGCCGTTACGAAGAATGCTGAAGAGTGTTCAGCGATCTCTACGTTCTGGGACACCTTTGCTCACAAGGAGATTTCGTGAGTGAGAAACTGGATCGTAGGAGAACTCACCGTTTAACGATCACGCAGGTCTTAGATGAGATGCAGCAGATCGCCGACACGGACTTTCAGGGTGATCTACCCGACAATGCACTGAGTGTATTTAATACACTGAGTGAAGATGATCGAAAAACCTTTTTACGAAGGTCGCTTGAACTACATTGGAAGAACCAGATCGAACTTGCAAAGAACGGCATGCAGGATGTGGTCGTTGAACACGAAGTGGTGATCGATCCAGTCTCTGTCGAGAAAGAGCGTAAGTCGATCGAAGAGGTTGAAGTCGAAGAGCAGCTTCGACTCAAGACTTGGATGAGTAAGGTGACCTTCACACTGGGGCTAGTGGTCTTTGGTGCGATCATTCTGATCACATACTTCTATGGAGGGTCTTCGGCTAACATCACCGATATCCTTAAGCGTTTGAATGGTGTTGCGGATCTTTTACTTAAATGACACGAGGAGAGGGCTCTAAGGCCCTCTCCTCGTCTTTAAATGTGAATTACTAAACTTCCTGCCTCATCACCGCCATTCTGTGTAAGATAAGCGATAAAGCCCATTGTGCCATCATAACTCAAATAGAGACGGTAGCCAAAGTAGCTGTTTGGGTAGGTCGCGGGTGGCGTGAACTTGTTCGAGAAATTGAACGCCGTTCCATCGAAAGTATAGACATAAACTTCACCTGAGTTGACATACGGGGTTTGTTTAAGATTAGCGACGAGCATCTTATTACCCTTAAACTCAACCCGCCCACCAAACTTATCGTTTGACGCCAGATCGTTCGGAACGATCTTCTGTACCTGAGTCCACGTAGTGCCACTGCGTTTAAAAACATAGATCGCGCCATTAGGCGTATTAGCCGTGGGGTAACACCCTGTGACAACGATGTTTCCGTCACTAGAAAGACCTCCGCTGCGGGCGCTAAGCATTTTTGAAGTCTCGGAATCAGAGGCTACGAGCTTAGCTTGCTCACTCCATGTTGAACCCGTTCGGGTGTAAATGTAAATGCATCCCGCGTCTATAAAACCGGAGATATCTGCACCGTGCGCTCCAGCGGCTAGAGTATTTCCATCGCTTGAAAGCGAGAGAAGCTGCCACGCCATATCCTGCCATTGGTCTGTCTGGGACGGGGAGACTTTAGATTGGAGCGTCCATGTGTTGGAAACGAGGGCGTAGATATACACCGCCCCCTTACCAGCGTCAGCATATGCAGCACCTATAGCTATTGTGGTGCTGTCTCGAGAAATTACGGCGGTTGAGCCGTAATGTGCATCGGGCAATAGGTCAGACGGAGTGAGTTTCTGGACAAATAACCACACATCCCCTGTACGAGAATAAATGTAAGCGGAACCTTTGTTGATAGCAGTGCCTGTCCAAGCCGGCGCGCAGATAACAGCCAGCGTTCCTTCCGGGTTCATTGCCACCCAAAGACCAAACATTTCAGAGGTCAGTGGAACAGGTGCTTTAATGTACTGCTTGTTAGTGTAAACGCCGTTGACGCGTTTATAAAAATAGACCGCACCACTATCTAAAGCAGTGTTATCGTCGTTATACGCACCGATAAGGATGTAGTCTTTGTCGTCACTTACAGCAAAGCTGTTGCCAAAACGACTATCTGGGTAATAGTTCTGCGCAACAAGGCGTTGAATCTCAGTGTTAATCAAACCGTCGTTCCCGGTGGTAAAAGCCACCGGGGTACTCCACGCACTCACCAGACCACTTTGGCTCCGGTAGCGGCAACGTACAAAATGTTGGGTTAATTCTTTTATATAGGTAGGCGCCCATTGCGTTAAATCGTTCGAGTTGTAGACACTTTCAAGGAGTTGATTAAACTCCGTGTTTAAACTAAGCTGCCAGTCACTTCCACTATGTACCGCGTTAGTTTGATCGAGGTTAAAAGTTGACGCAACGATTAATACCTTTGAGAAAGAAATCGTGTCACCATTTAAAGGTGACTCAATAACAGGGGTTTCAATCTCAGGCAGAATGATCTGAATGGGATAAGTGCGGCCGTTGATGATGATCGCACCGGGTCCTGGTGTCGAGTTTGCCGTGAAGGTGATGACATCCACCTCTCGACTGAGCACTCCGCCTAGACCGATCGCTGTGTAGATCGCTGAGGTGTCGTAATTGGTGATCGTGTACTGGACGGTTTTGGTCGTGATGACTTGATCTGGTCCAAAGAGGCTCGGAATACTTGGGTCAGAGATCTCAGGTGGGAAGATATCGCGGGGTAAGAAACCCTGTGCATCGCGCGCAACCGCGCCATTCGGTTTATTAAGGTCTTCCGAACCCAAAAGACGAAGTTTAGCACGCGCACCCTTAGCGCTAACGCTCCCGGTGCCGCCCTGTTCGATAGGAAGCGCCTCGAGATCACTAAGTTCAGGTCCAAACAAAAAACGGGTCTTAATATCCATGGTTGAATTACTCCTTAAGAATACGCACCCAGCTCAAGGAGAACACCTTGGCTATAGTGATAAGGCTGTTGACAATACATCTGGTCGGTGATGTTTTCAAGGGTATCGCGGGCTTGAAGGGTATGGACGTAGTTCCGATAGTAGCTATCGACCACTGTCACCGACCACACCCCGTCTTCTTTGACTTTCCAATACTCTGCAAGTCGACCATGACCAACGATAAGTGGATAGGTCGGATCCTGATAGGTACTAAAGATACCTGGAGACTGTATTTGACGAATGCTGATTTTATTAGAAAAGAGGTTGGGTGTGTCGATAACGACCAAGAAACTCTGTGAAAGCGTCAAGTACCGCTTAAGGACTGCGTCACTATAGACTTCATCGAGATTAATGAGTCTGTCACTAAGCTCACTCTGGGTGAGCTTAAGTGGACTCAAGTCGATATATTGACGTGCCTCAAAGAGTCGTTCGAGGTAGGGGAGTTGGTTGATATCGAGCTCAAAGCTTTTATCGCCCGTCTGATAAAAGATGTTCTCTTGCGGCAAAACCATCACGCCGGCTAAGACCAAGATGACGGATTTATGCGTAAGATCCTCTTCAACAGAGAAGAGGATCTTATCTTTCAGATGCATGTTAGGGCGTGAGGTGATCTTTTCAGGATCAAGCTTAACTTTTGTAACGGCACCGATGTCTAAGAAGCTCGTTAAACCAAAGTGATTGTGGTTGCAGATTCGGCTACTGACACCCCCGTCGACGATGTAAGCAACTTGGCCATCCGTGTCGGTCATGTGGTAAAAACCATTGACCGACACCAGCGCATGACTATGGATCAGTGAGAGGTCCGTGTCAAACTGAGGGCGCGTCAAAACGATGTCGGGTAGTTCTTCACGCGGATAGTTTTCAGGTGTCACAAAGCCGCGCTTAGCTAAATGTGTCTGATAGCAGGCCCGGTGCATATCGCCATACTTAACGTAGCTTACCTTTTGATCAGGTAAGCTTGCAAGCGTATCGAGTGTTCGGTTCCCTAAGACTTGAAGTAAGACATTCAGGGTGTTGCCATACGTGGCGTATTCGTCTCGAAGCTGCTCCATATTGACAAAAACATCTTCGCCAGAAAGATTCAACGTAAGGATGATTCTTCTATAATTCAAAAACAAATTGATCACCAACTCATTTCCGAGACTGGGCGAAACCCATTGACTCGCACTTTGGTTGGGTAGTGCGTGCGCTCTAACGAGGCTGTACATACCGATTCCTTTTTAACAAGCTTGTTTATGAGGGTGAGAAGCCGCTATCTTGTGACAATGAAAGCTTATTAATATGCTTTCTCTTTGATTAAAACGCCTTCTAAAGGAGAATCTCGGTGAGTAGTGTTACCTATCCGTTTGATTCATCGGGGGTAGCCCCTGAGAATCTCGTGGCAAACGAGCTCCATACGGTAACTGCGATCAACGCCGTCCCGTACCGCATCCTCATCCCTATCTTTGCACCATTTTATCTCCACAATCTCAAGCTGGAGCACGTCGACTTGACAGGTGTTGTAAAACCCCTGGATGAAGGCGTGGATTTTTATCCTTCGCTTCCTTATATGGCGGCGACGCGATCGATCGGTCAGTATCTGTATGGCGGTCTTGTCTTTAACAACGATTTGATGAATGGCACGATCCGCGTTACCTATCAGACGCTGGGGGGTGAGTGGTGCGCCGATGTAGACTACGTTCACGGCCAGCTCCTTGAAAGTATCTACAACTCGCGTGTCGTCTGGTGGGATCAAATCACCGATAAACAGGGCGTCTTTCCGCCGATTGAACACAGTCATGATGTAGGGAGTTTTTATGGTCACACGGAGCTTCTGCTGCGCTTAGAAGCGATCCGTGAAGCGATCATGACCGCACCTGCTTCGGCGCCGGCATCGTATCTTGCACATCTTCTGGATAGCCAAAACCCACACCAGACCAATAAAGCCCAGGTCGGTTTGGGTAACGTACCCAACCTGGCGCTTGCAACCGACGCTGACGTAGCAAATGCGCTTTTTGAAGACAAGTTTATCACCTTGCGTCAAGTGCTTTTGCTCATGGGTAGAACGCCTCAGTAATACAAAATCCATTCTCATCTTTTTAAAACTTCTTCAAAGATACCGGAGTATACAAACATGAGCGGTCTTAAGAACAAACTGATTTCCGATGGCACTGTCCAGCTTCTGGGTACGGTAAGCGACAGCGTCCTGTTTTCCCTGACGACGATCCGGGCCGTGAACCCAACCGCCACGGTTAAAGAGATCACGATCTGGGTCTCTACGTCACCGACGCCAAGCGACGTTGATTTGGTTGAAGCACCGACGAGCCTTACGCCCAAGGGCCGGTACGAGCAGAACAACCTGCAACTCTCTCCGGGTGAAAAAGTCTTTGTGTTTGCCCCGGCAGGCGTGGTCTTTCGCATGGAAACCGTCGACGAAGCTTAACTCTTCTCGTTTACGCTTTGGAGGATTAAGCTATGCCGAGACAGTTGCAGCAAGCGGATCCCTTTATCACTAACTTCACCGATGTCGCCTCCGTTGACAAAGGCGGTACGGGAAGTACCAGTGTGGAGGGTGCCGTACAAAACCTCGGTGGGGTCTCACGCGATCTTTTGGGAGTGCCAAACGGTATCCTTCAGACCGACGAACGTGGATTTATCCCTACCGCGGTTCTAAGAGAAGCGGGCTTTACGATCGGCTACGCGCTTGAAGGACCCGAGTCTCTTACTCACGGTAATGTCAGTGTTTTTCGCATCACTAACTTTAACAGCTTAGCGAAACCCGTGGTCTCTGTTGACCATGGTTCGGTGAGTGTGGTGGGTGAAGAGATCTTTATCACCGCGCCTCTTTTTGGCGACGCGGTAGTTTTAACCGTTAATGACCGGCGGATCACCCTTCCGATTTATCAGGATGGGCCCATCCCGCCTAAGATCGTTTATCCGGAAGCGGGTCTAAAGATCCGTAAACGCTCTACGATCGTGTGTCGTGCGTTTCACAGTGAACCTGAAGCATACAGTGCATGGACGCCTATCGATGCAGTAGGCGGGCTCTATGCCCCTGTGCCGAGCTTGGCAAGCGGTATCGAAGTGCTGGGTAAACGAGGTCAAGCGGGTGCGGCCTATGTCCGCACTCAGGTAGGCACACACCAGCTCGGTGAGTCGATCACTCGGCGCCGTATCTTTAAGACACAGGACTCGGAGTTCTATTTCTTTAAGTCAGGTAGTGGTGAGATGCGTTACCGCTGGATCTACCCGATCGCTGAACATGTTTCGACCGATTGGGAAGTGGCGACCGACAGCGCATTTAGTCAAATCGTTTTTAGTCGCTACTACGATACAGAAAACCTGACCACCTGTGAAGTGAATCTACCGGAAGGGGCTTACTTTGTGAGAACGCGCTTTAATGGGCGGCTTGCAGGGGGTACTCCGATTCAAAGTTAGTGGAGTGTTAACAGATGCGAGTGACGGGCTTAACGGCCCGTCACTCTTCTTTAATGTTTAAAATAGGCTTGGGCAAATGGTGTGGTTGGGCGTATAAAACGCTTATTAAGAGATAAGGACAGTGGTGATGAAGACAATCGGTGTTGTGAAGACGGTGGGTTTTCCGAGTAACTTGGGTGCTGGTAAACTTGCTTTGGTTAAAGAAGACGGCCACCTGAACCTGGAATATAAAGGCACTCAGGACACTAAGAGCATGCGGGCGAGAAGATCGATTCGTCTTAAAGGAGACGTCTCGATCCCACGAAGCTATCCTGGCCACCCCTACACCTATCAGTATTTGGTCGAGAACTACGACAGCTTTACCGAGTACAGCGGCTCTACAACGGCCGGCTCAATCGATGTGTCAGGTGAAGGCGTTAACCTTACTACACCGACGACGGGTGATAGGCTCTATATCACGATCAATGGTGAAGTCTCACGCGTGATGCTTAGGCAAGCGGTGATTGGAAAACCCATCATCACCTACCCGTTAAACAACGGTGTCAATGCCCCTTTGGCGTTGGATGTGCTTTTGTCTGGCTATTTTCCGGAAGTTCCTTCTGAGCCCTTCGAGCTTGTTGAGTGGGTGATTGCGTCCGATATAAATTTCACACAAAACGTAAAGACTTATTCGAAGTCAAGCGCTACCCCACTTTTAAATCTTTCTATCTTTGGTCTATTCAGTAATACACTCCATTATCTTAGAGTAAGATTTAAAGGAATGCTCTCGGGTTATTCTGAATGGTCGGATACAGTGAGTTTCACTACGGTCTTTTCAGAGATTGTTGGTGTTGAGCAAACAAAATTAATCGCAAACGATGGTATAGCCACCGATAACCTAGGTCGTTTTGTGGCGTTAAGTGGTGATGGTAACACCGCCGCATGTGCTGCACCCTACCGAGATGATGTTGTAGCAAACTCTGGAGCAATCTACATTTATGTCCGGAATGGTGCTTCTTGGACTTTTCAAACAAAACTTTTAGTAAGTGATCCTACCGTAACTCTCACTGTGGGGTATAATCTAAAACTCTCTTACGACGGAAACACGCTTGCGATAGGTTCTCCCTTCTCTACTAATAACGGAGCAGGAAGTGGTGCATTCTATATCTTTACAAGGAACGGCACGACTTGGAGTCAAGAAGCCAAAGTGTTTCCGGTCGACGGAGTCGCAAACGCTAATTTTGGCTATGCGTTGTCTTTAAGTCCGGATGGCAATACACTAGCAGTTGGGGCACGAACAGACGACGATTTAGGCACCAACTCAGGGAGTGTTTATCTTTATCTACGGTCAGGTAACACCTGGAGTAAACAGGCTAAACTGATCGCTGATGATGGCTCGAGTGGCCACGTATATGGTTGTTCTGTTGCTTTAAGTGGGGATGGCAGTACATTGGCAGTAGGGAGTCCTATTTCTAATGGTATCGTAAATGGATCAGGCTCTGTCTATATTTACATTTTAAGTGGATCGACGTGGATAAAACAGAGTAAACTCATTGCCAATGATGGTGTAAACGGCGACAACTTTGGTTATGTAGTCTCACTTAGCGCAGATGGTTCAACCGTACTGATTGGTGCTCCGATTAAAACAACAAGTGGTTCTAATGGAGGGGGCGCATATATTTTCAAACGCGCAGGGATAAGTTGGTCCCAGCAATCCCATATATTACCCTTGGATAATGCAGCTGGTGATAAATTCGGCTATACGGTTTCTCTTTCATATAACGGGCAACTGGCAGCGATTGGGGCGCCCTATAATAACAGCAAAGGAATAAACAGTGGATCCGTCTACATCTACACAGTGGTCAATACTGTATGGGATCAAAAGCTTAAACTTTCAGCCAGTGATGGCATTGCTGATGATAACTTCGGTATCTCAGTAAGCCTTAATCGAGATGGAAATCAACTACTAATCGGATCATGGTATAGTGACCCTAAAGGCTCTAGTAGCGGAGCTGCATATATCTTCATCTAAAAGACCTAGGTCTGTTAGATGATGTGGTAAAAGGAATGATTGAGTTTTTAAAGAGGTGAGTTTAAAGACTCACCTCTATCACTTAACAAGGAGTGAGCAGTATGTCGACATTGGTTGCAAGTGAATGGAGCGATGCCGTTGAGTTTACGGTGCGTCCTTTGGGTGAAGGCTATTCAGAAGTGGCAAAGCTGATTCCGATCGAAGGCCAGTCTGACAGTAAATTTGGTCGAGGTTTGGCTGTCGATGGTGAGGGTGAGTTTATGCTCGCTCCGCTAATGCATTACAACACGCCGTATGTTAAGGCGGGTCGGGTAGATGTCTATCAGCGTTTAAACAACGTCTGGAAGCGTGTTACGACGATCCAGTCGCCTACGCCTGCGCTTAATGAAGGCTTTGGAGTCCACGCAGCGCTGTCCCGCGACGGCCTGACGGCCTATATCGGCGCAGAAGGCAATGCGGTAAAGGGATCTAACACGGGCTGCCTTTACATTTTTACCCGACCGACGAAGACGTCTAATAACTGGGTGTATCAGACGGTGCTTTATCCGGATGACCCCCAGATCAACGGCTACTTTGGAACCTCTGTTGCGGTTTCAAGCGATCAGAAGACCCTTGCGGTCGGTAAAGTCGAAGACCCGCGATACATAAACGCTGGTATTACTTCTGGTGCGATCTACATCTTTAAAAAAGGCACTGATGGTCTTTGGTATCAAAACCAAAAACTGGTGAGCAGTGATCTTGGCGGTACGGCACGTCTGGGTCGCGCCATAGCGCTCTCGGGCAATGGTAAAGAGTTGGTTTCCGTAGCGCCCCGCGTATATACCGAAATAAACAACCCCTATAATAACACCATCTATCACTTTAGCTTGGTGGGGCCTGTTTACATCCAGACAGCTGTTACGCACTTTCCTGATTCCAAGGACGGTGTGGTTAATGGCGGTGGCGTGTGTCTTAATGAAGACGGCACGATTATGGCGGCGAGTAACAACTACGACGCCGCGCGTGGTGTGGCTTATACGGGCGACGTCTATATCTTCGAGAAGACCGCTTTTTCAGTTTGGACACCCAAACAAAAAATCATCCCGAGAACGGATGCGGCACTCTTCGGAACTGACGTTGCTCTAACCAGCGATGGCTCCATCTTGATGGTGGGTGCACGTCTTGACGATACGGCGTCGACCGACTCGGGTGCGATCTATTTTTATGACCGCATCAACGACGGTTTTCAATATCAGCAATCTTTGCTACCAAAGACCCCCACTGCTGAAGACCGCTTTGGTCGCGCTATTGCGCTAAACAGCACCGGTGACATGATGATCGTTGGTGCTTTCTGTGACGACGATGACACGGACCCTACGACGTATCCTGGACTGGGTTCGGCTTACGTCTTTATTCGAAATGGCTCAACCTGGACACAAGTACAAAAGATCATCCCTAGTGCCAAGACCGCTTGGGCGTGGTTTGGTATCGATGTGGCTGTAAGTCAGGACGGCGCGATCGCTGTGATCGGTTGTCCGGGTGAGTTGAGCGGTGGCGTCTCTAAAGGTGGTTTTTACTACTACAAGAATGTGAATGGCTCCTGGGTAGAGACCGCTAAGGTATTTTCGCCCGACGGTGTTTCTGGAGATCAGTTTGCTACATCTGTTACGCTTGACGCATCTGGAAGCTACCTTATTGTCGGTTGCGCGAAAGATGACACCGCTGCTTTAAACGGTGGTTCAATCTACATTTACACACGCTCAGGTGACACCTGGACATTCCAACAAAAGATTACCAGCCCCGAATCCGAAGCTGAAGGTTACTTCGGCTATCGCACAGCGGTTAATGGCGATGCTACCGCCATGGCGGTAGGCTGCTATTCTAAGGATGTTAGTGGGCTCACTGACTCAGGCGCCGTTTATTACTACACGCGTTCTGGATCAGCCTGGACATATCGTACGCGCATTACTTCACCACGCTCAGCTGCTGGCGCTGGGTTTGGGCTTGGTTTGGCAATGACGCAAGACGGCAACACGCTCTACGTGGGTGCCTTTAACGACCTGAATAAGGGTGCAGTATTTATCTTTAACCGTAATGGCTATGTCTGGAACTACGATCGTGAGCTGACTGATCCGCTCCCCATGAGCCTGGCCCGATTTGGTATTGGACTCGCACTCTCTGGCGATGGTTCGATTCTTGCTGTGGGTGCTGATAATGCTTCGGAAACCCTGCTTCGCGCAGGACGCGTTAACGTCTATATCAAACCCTCTACCTTCGAGCAGAAGCTTCTCACCGAGCCGTTCATTGAACGCTCTAAGTTCTATGCAGATGACACCAGTGCAGGAGACTATTTTGGTGTCTCCTGCACCTTAAACGCAGAAGGCGACTACGCGATCGTGGGTGCCTGCTATGACGCAGATAAGGGCACTAACGCAGGTGCCTGCTACGCGTTCAAGCGCGTAGGGCACAACTGGGTTCAGAAAGCCAAGTTTTATGGCCTAAATACTAAAGAAGGCGATCTTTTTGGCGTCGCGGTTTCGATGAACTCGGATGCGAACTTCTTGGTTGTTGGTGCACCGGTAGGTAGTACGGAGGGTCGAGTTAATAGCGGCGCGATCTATCTGTTTGATCGTGAAGGTGAGACGTGGCGTCAACGTGGCTTGCCTTGGGCACATAGTGAAGCCATCGCTAACAACGGCCGGATCTTTGCTCGGTCGGTGGCCGTTAGTGATGATGGTGTTCACCTTCTTATTGCCGCCTCTGCGGCTGATCAGGCTCCTGGTGGTCCGGCGTCAGGACTGGTTTACTATGTAACCTATGACGGTTCTGATTTTACTGAGCGTCAGAAGTTCTGGAGTAGCACCGCAACGCAGAGTGACTACTTTGGCCATGGTCTTTCCATGAGCAAAGATGGTTTGATCGCAATCGTCGGTGCGCCTTATGATGATAATGGTGTCTTGACCGACGACGGCTCAGCCTTTGTCTTTACTCGGAGTGGTTACACTTGGACCCAGGAACAAAAACTGATTGCGCCTGAGGCAGCTTCAGGTATGACGAGTCTTTGGACTTCCGCGATATCGGGAGACGGCAGCATCATTCTTCTCTCCAGTAATAACAGCGCTGGAATGGGTGCGTTTTATCTTTACAAGCGTGTTCTGAGTACCTACACGCTGGTTAAGAAACTTTACAGCAAGGATGGCCAGGCGGGAGACGCGCTTAGTTTTAGCTTGGCGCTAAACTACGACGGTGCGGTAGCGCTCTCTGGCGCGGTGGGTGACGACGATCGGGGTTCTTCCGCTGGCGCAGTCTACACATTTGGGACTGGTGATATCGTCGGAGAAGGGTATCGCCTTTGCAACACGATCTATTGCCCTGAAGATCAGCGTAGCGTGGGCGATAATTTTGCCGCTGGCGTTGCGCTCTCTGGCGACGGCAACTATGCATTAATCGGTCGAACCTTTGGCAATGCTAAAAACGGCGATTTCTTCGCATTTGAAAGAAGTGGGGTCGACTGGATCAGCAAAGGTAGTTTCACCGCAAACGATCTTTCTAACACCGATTTGTTCGGACTGCAGATTTCAATGAGTTTAGACGCTCAGCATGCGGTCATATCGGCGCAAATGCAGAGTGCTTCATCTCAGCCTGAAGTAGGTTCAATTTACTACTTCACCCGCAGTGGCGACACCTGGATCCAACAACAAAAGATCGTTTGCCCGGATGTAGAAGCCTACGCTAACTTTGGTGCTGGCTTGGCAATCTCTGGAGACTCTCTTCACCTTTTAGTTGGTGCTGAAAATAAAGACGTTGGAGGAAACACCGTGGCGGGTAAAGTTTACTACTTTACCCGAAGTGGAAACACCTGGACACTTGCAAGCAGTTTTACTCAACCCACTGGGCCTGTCGAACCGTGGCGTTTTGGCGGCGGTATTGCGCTTAACTACACGGGTGATTACGCCATGGTGGGTGGGGTCTTCACATCGCTAACGGGATACGCTTCCGGCGCAGTGAATGTCCTTAACCGCAGTGGAAACACCTGGACCGGAACAGGACTGATTGAAAGCCCTGAAAAGAACAGTGAGTCAACTGCGTTTGGTATTGGTATTGCGATAAGCCGCGATCTTAAGATCGCACTCATCGGCGCTTCGATTGCAGATGGACTTTATCGTGACGAAGGTGCGGTTTACCTCTATGAGCGTAACGCCATCACCTATAAGTGGGACTTCGTACGCAAAATCGCACGGCCATTCAGGAATTTTATCAGCTTTGGTCGAGCAGTGGCGATGAGTGAAAACGTTAACCACGTCCTTGTGTCGGAGCCACGCAGCGGGTATGCTGGCTCTGAAACAGGCGCTTTCCATTATTTCTCAATGGGACGTGAGAGCGATATCGTGCCGGTCGATGATAACCAACATCGGTTTAGAAGCGCTGTTGTTCCGATTGACGCAGGCCCGCTTGACCAATTTGGTTACAAAACTGCGATTCATCCCTCAGGTAACTGGATGATCGTAGGTGCGCGTAATAAAGACTTGGGTGGTATCGAAGCCGTTGGGAAATATTACAGCTACAGGCGGATCGGTAACAAATGGGTCTATCACAGAAGCCACAATGGTAATTATGATCCCGGTATGGGTATAAATCCAGCGTTTGGTGCGTCGCTGGCATGGGCTCAGAAAACAGGCGGCTACTATGCCATTGGGGCTCCGAACGATGCGACCTACGGCGCCTCATTGGGCGCAGTCTATCTTTACACGGTGAGTAATCTCAGTCCGACGACTTTTGATCTTCCGAGCTTCGTCAGGATTGCATCGAATGCTCCGCAAAGCGGAGAGAATTTTGGTGAGGGCGTTGCCTTGTCGGGCGATGCGGAATACATCGCGGTTGGTGCGCCTTTTTACAGCGGCACTGTGACAAACCAGGGCCGCGTTCAGATCTTTACGCGGGTAGGAAGCGTTGTTACGCACCAAGCGACGATCGTGGCACCCACGCCTCAGAGCAATCATCGTTTTGGTAACCCCGTCGCAATCAATGGCGCAGGTGATGTACTGGCGGTCTCCGCTTACCATGACAGCAATGCGATGAATGACGGCGCCTCTCTAGCTGGAGCAGTCTTTATCTATAAGCGCGTGGGTTCTGTGTGGTCCTTCGCTGAGAAGATCTTGCCGCCTGAAGTCACCACGGGTTTTGGCATCGGCTTAGCCTATGCCGAAAACAGAAAGCTTCTTCTGGTGAGTGCCTTTAAGCCAGGTCAGGTGGATGCGTCGGTTTATCAGTATGACCTGAGTGGCAGTAACGCCGTTTATCAACGAAAAGCACTCACGGTCAAAGCGGGCATCAGTGACGTAGATGGCCAATACCCACCCAGCCTCTCAACGGATGCATGGGGGCGCTGGATCGCCGCAGGCTGCTTTTATAAGGATCTCAGTGGCGTGGACAGTGGTGAAGTCCGGATGTTTAGCACCATGGATTTTAACTTCCAGACTGAGCCATATCTACTCATGGGTAATGAGAAGAAAGCGCTTCAGTTGAAAAAGATCCTGCCGCCTGTTTTGAACGCAAGCTTTAACTTCGGCGACCCGGTCAAAATCAGTGGTGATGATAATTACCTCGCGGTCTCTGAGCACTATGCGGCCGTTGCTGGCGTTACCAACGCTGGACGTGTTCGTATTTTCACCAAAAACACCGAAGGTAACTGGGTACTTCAAACCACACTTGAAAACCCACTCCCGGTGGCAAACGATTACTTCGGAACCGGGCTTTCGTTTAATGAAGATGCCACTTACCTCATCGTGGGTGCGTATCGTGCAGACACGACAGCGGCCGATGCAGGCATCCTTTACACCTACACGCGTAGTGGAACCGTTTGGACCCGTGGTGCTTCGATCAATATCCCGGAAGCCGTCAGTGGTAATGAGTTCGGTATTTCGACTGCTCTTTCCACCAATCAACTCTATTTGGCTGTAGGTGCTCAAGTAGCTGGCGGGATTGTGGCGGGCTCTGGTGCGGTCTATTTGTTCTCAAGATCCAATACCGCGAGTGCGTGGACTTATCTCTACAAGCTCTGGCCGTCCGATGGTGCATTGAACGACGGCTTTGGTCGGTCAGTTTCCTTTAGTGAGGACGGTTCACGGATGGTGGTGACCGCCTATGTCGATTCGGGCGCAGTTAACTACGTCGGCTCGGTCTATATCTACAAACGACCCGATTTGTCGCTCGACAACTGGATCTTGCAAGCGAAGATCTACGCACCTGAAGGCATCACGGATGATCGCTTTGGTATTTCGGCAAGTATCTCTGCCGATGGCGCGATCCTTGCGGTAGGTGCTTCTGCGCGAGACGATCGTGGTATGAACTCCGGGTGTGTCTACATCTATACGTGCCGTGGTAACGATTGGAAATATCGGTTCAAGATCTACCCCGATGATCCGATCGCAGGTCAAAGCTTTGGCATTTCGGTATGCTTTAGTAAATACGCCAACCACCTTTACGTGGGTGCCCAGTCGGACCCTCAGGCAGGTGCAAACGGCGGCGCGGTCTACGACTTCCTGATCAACACGTCTGCCCAGGAAGTTAAGTACGGTTCACGCCTGGTGCCTGCCTACCGGTTCTCTGATCCGGTGCTTGCAAGCGGAGATGAGTTCTGCGGTGGGTCAGCGATCAGTGAAGACGGTACGATGATGCTGGTGGGTTATCGTAAGGACGTCAGCACAGGCAATAAGGGTTACGTGTGGTTTTATAAACGTGACCAAGGTAAGAACAACTTCCCGACCGCACCGACGGCGATCTTCGGCGCGCCTGACGGCGCCGCAAGCGATGGTTTTGGTGAACATATTGCTACCGATTCCACTTTGACACACATTCTGGTCTGCGCCACAGGTGCGCCACTTGGAGGTGTTGAGCGAGGGAAAGTCTATTACTTCACACGCTCGGGTGATACGTTCACATTTGTGCAATCAATCACCTCTCCTGTTCCGACCGACAGTGAACGATTTGCAGCGATAGTCGCTATGAACGATGCGGGTGACATAGCGTTGATTGGTAACTACAACTCTACGCCAGCGATCACCGGAGGTACGGCACGCGGTTCTGTTCATGTCATGACACGTAGTGGTTCAACCTGGACCCAGCAGCAAGTCATTCTTGCCCCCGATAAGGCGGACGGAGATAACTTTGGAACTCACATCGCAGTTAATAGCGATGCCACCCAGATCCTGATCACGGCCCGCTTTGATGATGACAGTGGAGCAGACACCGGCTCCGTTTATTACTACACACGGAGTGGTTCGGTCTACACGTTTGTAAACAAGGTCTACGATCCGATTCCTCAAACGGATACGCGCTGGGGTGGTGCTTTGTCACTCAACAGCGATGGGACGATTGCTACCATTGGTAACAGCAAGCGCGTTATAAACGGTTCCGTCTCGGGCGTGATCAACCGCTATAAACGCACCGGTTCGGTCTGGAAGCGCTATGAAGAAGTAGAAGGCGTTATCCCGACCAACGTCTGGGCTATTTTTGATCTCAACGTTTACGTGAGTAGAAATCAGAACTTCATGATCGTTCCTGATAATGCTGGTGTATCGGGGCGCAACGGCGGACACACCCTTTACGCTAACCCAACCGTTAACCCTGAGTTCTTCTATAAGTAATTTGAAGATCTTCTGGTAAACCTTTTAAGACTGGGGAGACCTCAAAGCCTCCCCAGTCTTTTTTAACTTAAAATAGCTTTGGAGAATCTTTAAGATGACTAATCTCGGAAATCCCCAAGACGTCTTTGCTCGTGTCGAAAACGGCCAGATCGTTGAATACCCGGTCTACCGTCTTCACATCGAAAACCGCTCACATCCGGTTGAGTGGTACACTCCGGTCGTCGAAGTGAATAAACCCGAAGTACCGGAGTTTCATTACCTGACCCCGACACTGACGCTTAAAGACGGTGTCGTTAATGTCACCTACAGCGTTAAAGCTTTCGATCTTTCGCAACTACTGGCGCGTGTCAATAGCAGCGTGATGGATCTGCCGGGTAAATCAGAAGTCTTCATCAGCCAGATCGATCCCAAGCTGGCTGACCGGATCGTCAATCTGACCACCAACTACGCGGAAGGTAAACTCGAAGCGTTTATCGCCACACGCGGTTACGACAGCCTGAACAACCTTCTGTCGCGTTACAAAGACTCGAGCGTTGCCAAGTTTAAACTCGAGGCCAATCATGTCCAGGGTCTTCTTGATGCGCTGTGGAGCCGTCTCTTGGCTTACTACGGTGAAATCAACACTGGCGTTAAACCCATCCCAATGAGTCTTAGCGAAATCGATGCAGTGATCGGTGAGTTCACCTGGGGTGATTTGGCGTAATGTTTTAAAGAGATCCAATGACCGAGGGACTTAACGGTCCCTCGGCTTTTATCACTTTTCTTTTAAGAGGTATGACATGCGCTTTCGCCACGTTTACATGATCGGTTTCACCTTTTTGACGTTCTTGATGCTCTTTGTAACGAGCCCTGATGTGGGTATCATCGACAGCTTGCCGATGGGAGCGGGTTTTATTGCAACGGTGGTCTTGATGCTCCGTGCGGTGATCTATGTTGCGATCCTGCACTTCTCTCGTAAGGCGCTCTTCGACTATCTTGACATGGAAGCGCTTCATGAGAAAGCCAAGACCGAACCGATGGCTGCCGCCGTTGCGATGGTTGCGATGGCGATCGCGATGATCGCCATCGCGATGCTTATCGTCGCTGCTGTAGGTTAAATCAAAAAGGAGAAAAGACTATGACACGGACCCTTCAGTGTGTGCTGGGGGTCCTGTTCTATGCTTTTTGTATGCTAAGCATGGCGCAGGACGTTAAAACTTATATCCCCGAGAAGGCCTACCCACTGCTTCCGATCTTTTATAAAGAAGCGGGTAGGCTCATGCCCTATATTCCAACGCCGGCGTATTTTGGTGCTTTGGGTGAACAGGAGAGCTGTCTTTCACTTAAACACAGTCGGTGTTTCTCGCCAACTTCACAACTTTTAACACCACGGGAACAAGGTCTTGGGATTTTCCAGTTGACTAGGGCTTTCAAAACCGATGGAAGCACGCGCTTTGATGCACTTAGTGACATGCGTAAAAACTATGCCACTGAGCTCTCGGAGCTCTCATGGACTAACTTAAAGAGTCGACCGGATCTACAAATCCGAACAGCTGTCTTGATGGTACGAGAAAGCTATCAGCGCTTAGCAGGCGTTAAAGACCCTATGGCGCGCCTTCAGATGGCCGACGCAGCCTATAACGGCGGGATCGGGGGCACACTCAAGGAAAGAACTGCGTGCGGCTTAGCGGCTAACTGTGACCCCTCTAAATGGTTTCATAATGTCGAGCTGTATTGCCTAAAAAGTAAAAAGCCGCTTTATGGGAATCGCTCCGCATGCATGATCAATCGTGAACACCCAGAGCTCATTTTTAATCACCGTCTTCCCAAGTACCAGCGGCACTATGAAGACTTTATAAAACGAGGTGTTAGAACATGAATTCGTCCTTAGAGGCGTACCAGCTTCTTGAAAAGCTGGCCGCCAAACCGATCGACAGCACTTCGTTTCCAACTCACTTTAATGTCGTGATGCGTTTAAAGAACGCCATGAGTGATCCTGACGTGCCTTTTAAGAAAGTCATCGATATTCTTAGGGGTGAGGTGGTCGTGAGCGCCAAGATCATAAAGACTGCCAACGCGGCAGTCTATCACGGCTATGGCGAAATTAAAGATATCGAAAAGGCCGTCATGCGTCTAGGCTTGCAGGCGGTTAGACGCATCTCTTTGGGCATAGCGATGGCGCAGCTCTCCCACTCTAAAGAGATGCTCCACTACACAGCGCTAAGTCGTTTAATCTGGCTGCATTCGATCTATACGGCCTCCGCGGGTTATGTCTTAGCCCGCGAGTTTACCAAAGTGCATCCTGACGAAGCGTTCTTCACCGGCTTTGTGGTTAATCTAGGTGCGTTTTACCTGCTTTATAAAGCATCGAGTCATCCTGAACTCAGAGGAGTGGAAGACGATTTAAAGAGCGCAGTGATCACGCATCACTTGGCGCTGAGTAGAAAACTTCTTATTCATCTTGAAATGCCGGGCTCGATGGTTGAGGCACTCTACATCGGAGAAGAGGACCATCTTCTTCCCAGTAAGCCGGTGACTTTACGTGATATCACCCATACGGCCAATAGACTGGCGACGGCGAAGTATAGCTGGTATGAAGAGCGTGAAGAATGTGCTTTTTCAGAAGAAGTCAAAGCGCTCGAACCGTTGATCAGTGAACATTTTAAAAACACGTTAGCAGAGTTTCGATAAAGTAAAAAAGGACAGACTGGCCGCAAAGCCAGTCTGTCCTGTTCTTAAAAAAGTTGAGCCATCTACATATTACTTGACATTGCCTAACAAAGAAAGGTTTTCAGTATGTCCAATAGTCTGTTTAAAAGGTTCTTTGGCACGGTGGAAGAATCGCAAGCTCATCAACACACCGATCCGCCGTGTAAGACGTACTACATCTCAACCCATAAGGGGTTTGTGCAGGATGCTGTACGTGCCCATGAAAAGTGGACGCACTGGCATTTTACTCACGATCCACGCATGGCCACGGCCTTTGGCTCCTTTGAAGAAGCTGACACCTATATGAAGGAGTACGGCTATACGCTTCATTATGCGATTTTTGTTCCGGCGTTTAAATAAGGGGCGTTATGAAAAGAGTCTCCTTAAGGCATTCTAAAGCTGGGGCTTTCCCAGCGATTAACAAACCACTATTCTAAAGGAATTGAGCCATGGCTCTACCGACCGTATTTAATGACACCAGCTCCACCCAGCGCAACTTTGTTCGCTCGCTCGTTAGGGGCGCATACGCACTCCAGCAACTGCGCATCCAAGCAGGAAACCGCATCGTCACCAACTATAAAGTCAAGCTCGGGATAGAGCCTGGCAAGGCAGAGAAAGACACCAAGATCGCCGCAGAGATCCTCGATGAGTTGCGGAAAAACTACGCCCTTATCACAGACGGGATCGCGGACGAGATCGCTGCTGGAGAAGTGCTCGAGGATGAGGACGAGGACGAGGACGAAGAAGAGGACGACACAGAAAGCCCGCAAACAAAAACCCGTATTGGGAGGCTTCCGACACCTAAAAAGTTTAAGGAACAAGGCCTCATCACAAACTACACCGAACTGATATTGGTCAACCAATACTTCGTCATGTGTAGTGCCGAGGAGCGTGAGTTCTCAAGATTGAAAAAACTGCTTGAGATGATCCCTATTTACAAGAACTTCCTCAAGAAGATCAGAGGTATGGGTCCCGCGATGGGTGGGGTGATTGTGAGTGAGATCGATATCCACTTGTCGGAGTATCCGTCGTCGATCCATGCTTACGCTGGACTCGACACGACGATCATCGGCTACTACGTCGATAAAAAGGGTGAAGAACAGACCGTTCGTGGGGACGAAGTTGCCAAGTTCTACGAAGATGGCGATCTGGATAAGGTTATGACCGTCAATGGTTTTGAAGTGAAGTACCGTTCGGTTGGTCGTTCCCGCAAAGGACCGTGTCTCGTAAAGCGCGAATACGTCTCAAAAGACGGGAAGCTCAATGTTCGCGACTCCATCACGTTTAACCCGTTTCTTAAAACCAAGCTCGTAGGTGTGTTGGCGGGAAGCTTTTTGAAACAATCCAGCACTTTTGTTGACGGAAAGAAAATGGGTGTGGGAAAGCGCACCGCATTGGCTAAGCAACTTGGTTGGAAAATGGATTCGAAAAGTGAACTCACTTCCACTAAGCAGGTTGACGCGTTTCTTTCGCGTCAAGGTTATGAGCTTGAGTTTGTGATGGGTGAATGGGCGGAGTATTACTACAACTACAAGCACCGTATTAGCAACATGCCTGAGCATGCCGAGAAGACTGAACTGCATCGGCACAACATGGCGGTGCGCTTTATGATCAAGCGCTTCCTTGTTGAGCTTTATAAGGTTTGGCGTGCAATGGAGGGTTTGCCTGTCGCTGAAGAATACAGCGTTGCTAAGCTTGGCATGGCGCATGGTAAGGCCAAGGGTCGCCCTGATGCACAAGGTCTTCAAAAGCTCGTTAAACGCGCCTAAGTAACATCAGTGTTTTTAAGGGAGGGGTGTTAAGCCCCCTCCCTTATCAAGTACAGACTATTCATCCGTTGTTGAAGAGCTCGCCATAGGCTTTTACACACCCAATCAAAAGTAGCGCAGCAAGACAGAAAATACACCCAAGCAGAAAAATTGAATCGGTGCTCCGAAGAAACCCAAGAATACCTACTGTATCAATCAAGAAAAGACACCCATTATACTTCTATGTATCAGTAACGAGTAGACACCCAAGTTTACTAAGTGAGTCAGTTAATAGAAAACACCCAAATAAAATTAGCGCACCATGATAGAAAATACACCCAAGTAAGTTTAGTGAATCAATAAGCAACATACACCCAGTAAGAACGTAATAGAATCAGTGATAACAAACTCACCCATTGGAGTTTAGTGTGTCATCAGTTATTATAAAACCATAGCAACAATACGCACCTCTTTACACTAAACACCCAAGCCGCGACAGTGCGTCACTCTAGAATAGACACCCGGACCGAAAAATACATCAAAAGAAACAAACTCACCCATTGAAACGAAATGCGCCAAAAGACTCAGCTTCACTCAAGTGTAGATAGCGCATCAGTAACGAGAAAACTCACTCAATGAAAATTAGTGAGCCACTATGAAGTAAACACCCAATTGTAAATTAGCGCATCAGAGAAATTTACACACCCACGCTACCAAAGTGTGTCATTGAATCATAGACACCCATATTGCAACAACGCATCACCTGTTTCAAATACACCCAGCAATAAAAAGTGTGTCAGATATGCCGACATGCCCAAAGCAGCGAAGCGCATCAAGATCAACTATTACACCCAATGGTACGAAAATGCAGCATTCCAGTTCAGTCATCCAAGCTACGAGACTGAGCCATAGTGTTAAAATCACCCAGATGATCGCAGCGAACCAAGGCCGATTAGACACCCAATCATTTGTAGTGGATCGATGGATGTGAGTCACCCACTCGTTTTGAATGTTGTTTAAAGATGACCCAGAGCTTAACGGCTCTGGTGTCATTTTCTTTTTGAAAGAAAAGCATGCTGCTAGATTACATCATCATCAAAAGTTTCAGAATCGATGATGACCATTTTCACCAAACACTTCATGTCGGTGAAGATGATCGCTGTGAAATCATCGACCGTGAAAATAAAACGTTGCTTATTTTCACGGCTGACTGCATCGTTAAAACGCCCAGTGGAGATGTACTGGGGCGATTTCATTACACGGATAACCATATTGTCTTTAAGGCAGATGAAGATTCAGATCTAGCTGCGCTTTGCAAGAAAGTTGATCTTTCGGTTCCGCAAGGGCTTGAAACGATCTTTAAGCTTGAACGCGAAGTCTTTAAGGTGTGGTATAAAAGCCGATATGTCTAGAGAGGGTATCAGCCCTCTCTAGGTTTTTCTTTTGTCCATTCATAAAAGATTTGGATCATGTACATTTTAACTGACGACACTACTTAGTGTTGCCACTTTTTATTTCGATCTAAGGAGAAACTGATCATGAAAACCAAACAATTCTTTCTGGCTCTTCTCACTCTCGTTCTCATCACGGTCTTGGCAGGCTGTAATAAAGAGATCAGCTCCACACCAGTGGCGGAGAAACCCCATGAAACTCAGGCTGTTTCAAGTGAGTCCGGCTACACAACACTCACCGAAGCCGCACTCAGTGAGAAGTGGATCCAGACCCGGATCAAAGAGATCACGGCTGCGTGTCGTGAAAAAGGACGTACTCAGGAGTACGTGTGCGTGAAGGCAGAGTTTGCCGTCATTGAAAAAGAAACATCAGACCTACGCAGCATGGCGGTCTATGGTCCTAAAGCCAAGACCTATCCGGCGCTCTGGGTGCAGCAGCTGAAGGACCGTGTCGTCGCCACCGATACCAACAAGCCCCTCTACCGTACGTGCATGATTAACGCAGGCGTTGAAGAAGCAGCGATGCTTTACTGCGCGCTGGTTGAGCGCGCATGGATCGAAAAGCATTACAACGATCTGGAATCAGGCTACTGGAAAAACACGCAGACACTGACTGCTATTCCGGAAGCCACCACAAAAGAATATGAAGAAAACACTGGTGATTAACTGATAATCTAGAAGGGTTAGGATTACCTAACCCTTTAAACTTCTTTTTTAGGAGACGAACATGGGTGCGCTACTTAACAATATCCAGACGAGCAAGGAGAGATTGCGTAAAAGTAATCCTTGGCTCCCAGCTGGATCAGCTGGGTATTACTGCAAGAATATCTGGGATTACATCGATCTCAAAGAAGCGGTGGAAGAATTTTATTATCCGGCTATTGAAATGATTGTTGATCAGTTTTGGGGGTATGACGATGATTACGTTGATGGTGAGTCGTAATCTCGGTGTCACGTATGAGATTGACTACAGCTGCGATGACAAAGACGATCCGAGGCTCCAAGAACTGATCGCAAAGCGTGCCGAAGAAGGACTTCGCTACTACGTCGATGGGGATGACAGCGTGGTCTGCCGGCAGCATTTAGTGCCGATCGTTATCTTTAATGACGGCATCGTTCGCACCGGTGGATTTAAAAGCAATATTGAAGATAAGGTTGCGCGTCTTCGCAACCGGTTTTGTAAGTGAAATTTAACCCCTGAAAAAGATCAAGGAGAAAGAGATCATGGAAGAAAAAATCACCCTTCTTCACGCTAAGTGCGTGACCACTATTATCGAGATGCTTGAAAAGCATCCCTATTTCATCCTGGAGAAACTGAGTCTGCCGATGGAAGGCGTCTCAGTCCCGGTACTGAGCTGCTACGACGACCCCCTTGTGTTTCGGAACGTCTGCTTTATTGCGACGTTCCGTCCAAAGAACGGTGAGAACAAGGGTATGCGCTTTGGCGTCATCATGACAAGGCCCCAAGATAAAGAGTTTGTGATCGCAGTGGGTCAGATGGATGTGGGTTATGAGTTCTCTCACCTAACCCGTTCGGTGAAACTAAGGGACTGCGACCATTCCGTACACGCCATATCAATTCTTTTCACCACGCTTTGTAAAGATATTGCGTGCGTTTTTAGGCATGGCTGGAGAAACCATCACATCCCCAGGGAGTGGGTGAAGAGCTACCACAAAGCGATCTTTCGTTTTATCCCGGACATCAAGGACAGGGTTTGGAGAGACGCTGCCTTTTATCCCGGCGGAACCATGGTGATGCTTCGAGAACTTCATAGCTCTGGGCTAGCAGGGGAAGTCAACGTCACTGCGTGCGTAGGCAATGGTCCAGGTCGCTATTTACTACAAACAGACCGGTACGCGGAGAAAGAGTATGACTACATCGATCGCCGGCCAGACGTCAGCACCGGATTTGTAAGCCGGATCGTTAAACGTGGCAGTGGAAAAACAGCCACACCGGACGCCGCGTCCTATCTTTATCATCGAGCGTTTGCTGATGTCCCTGACGCAGTTGTGTCGTTTCACGAATGTCAAAAAGAAGCACGACGGGGTGTTTTTAAGAACATTGTCGCAACAAAACGGACTTGGACCGGACCCGTTTATGATTTTGTGCTCAGCTACCTGTTGGCGTTTAGGCCTGGTGTTCTGACGTTCTCAAACACATACCAGTTTAAAGAACACGCCTTTATGGACGCGGTGTGTGAGCGAGGCTGGGATTACTCGGAAATCAAGATCAACAAAAAGCGTTTCAGGAAACAACTAAAACGCATTCACTGCTATTTTGAGAAACTGAGCACCGTTATTAAAGAGGATAAAATCGAAGAAGAACAAGATCTTAAGGACCTCGATATCTATTAAAGCTCCGTTATCCGAGGGAGGGTTTTGACCCTCCCTCTGTGTATACATCACTTAGAGGTTAAAAACCCATGACCACAGTCGTAAGGAGAAAAGAGTGCTTAAAAGATCCAACGACAAGCTAAGCTTTCCAGGAAACCCCGATGCGCTTTTTGAGAAAGATGAAAACGGGGAGCTGGTGGGGTTTCTGAGCTTACCGGTATCCCTTCTTCGGAGAGGGTCCGTTGAAGATTATATTAACGAGTCTAGCATCATCTTCCTGCGGGCTCAGAAACCCATTGTCAAATTCTTTCGCAATAAGTCACTGCGTTTTACGGGTCGGCTTTTTCGTGTCACCTTTAAGGCTCCGGTAAGTTGTGAAATCAACGACATCCAGCTTTTCTCGAGCTTCTTTCATAGATGGGAGGAGGATATTGAGCCAACCTATTCAATCAATGGCTTTGGCGAATATGGTGATTGTGTCTCCGGGATTGATCTCTTCTTATTTAACCCAAAGCACGATGTCTTTAAAACGCATGCGGGTGCGGTCTTAACTGACGCGGTACGTTTTGTGACATCGATCAGTGAGATTAAGTTCTAGAGAAAGATGAAGATATCTATGCGGTGTGGATATCTTTTAGTGTAGTGTTCTTTTATGGAGTCTAACCTCATGCCACACCGTTCGGTCAGTAGCGCTAATATTACCTTTAACCGTATTGCTAAGGAGAAAGGCTATACGGACGAAGACCTTCTCTGGGAAGGAGGTGTGTACGTCAAAGAAGAGATCAGACTTCTCTTTAAAGGCTTTCTGATGGGCATGCGCTCAACGATTAATCACTCTGATTGCTATGCCATCGGAAGTGTCGAAGGTGGTAAATTCCGTTTCCCACCGACTTCGATCGTGATCAGCGATCATAAAGAAGCCAAAACGCGCATGAAAGAACTGGCGGCTAGGTACGTAGGCACTACCTTCGTGCTTTTCACGAAGATCAAATCGTACCATGTCAAAAGAACTTAAGATCAAGGAGAAATGATCATGACGGAATCAAGAGTTAATGCGCTCGATGTTTTTGATCGAGCTTATAAAGAAATCACTAAGACGATCTCTTATGATCGTTCTTGGTCCGATGGCCATGGATACCATGTGCCGTTTCTGAAAGCAACCGACTTCTATTTCGTTAAGGTCGGGGATGTGCTGCGCTCGGTCACGCCGGGTGGACGTCGCCTCATCATGATCCGAACCCGCTACGGTATGGTGATGGTCAGTGAACGTTATATGCCGGATGACAAACGGGGTCAACACATCGTCGTTGAGGCGTGCGATGCTGTTCACGCGGTCTTTAACGACTACTTTGAAGAAGGGGGTTTGATTGAGCCGGTTAACGGCGTTAATCTAACCGTCGTACTTGGGACAGACGATGTCATTAAAGAAAACATCGGGTTCGTGATTGAAAATATCGTTGAGTATAACTTGGTCTAAATTAAAAGAAAAATAGATCATGGCAAACAAAAAAGAAATACGGGAAAATGGTTTTGAGGGCTTCACGTCGTTTAAGAAACTCCTAGAAAACCGAGAAAGTTGGGAGCTTCGGGACGACGCGGACGTACATGTTTCAAAGATGAATAACGAAGAGTTGCGTCGAGCTATCATCGAGAACATCTTGGTTGTCACGATGTGGGAAAAGACCTTTAAAGAAAGGGCTGTTTATACGCTGGCTGAGCTTTTTCACCACGTGCACCCTGTCAATTATGTACGCGTCCAGGGTCAGTTTTACTCAAGTCACGTCCAGGATCTCCTTGAGAAGGGCTCTAAAGAGCTGCGTATCAAACAATCGATGCTTGAAGCCGCTATGACCTACTGCGGTGTTTTTTATCACGGCTACGGCCCTTTAAAAGGAGCGTAAACGATGCTGATGTTTAGTCAAAGTGAAGTCGCTCAGTTCCGTCACACCAACAAAGCTAAGCGGTGGGGGCAGGCGTTCTTTGATCACTTCAAACTCAGTAAAGTGACGGGTCAAGACAAAGTCTTTTGCGATAAGCTTTATAACGCGAGTGACGACACCGCTAAAGCCATGGTGGCTTCACGCACAGATAAGACGCAATAAACATAACCTGGATGGCGCGTCGTGCTATACCGAAAGATAGATCCCGATTGGCTATATAGAGTGGCCAAAGCGGTTTTGCCCGGAGTGATCCTACTCCGTTAGTCTGTACTTGGATATCCAGTTAGTCGTTGCGGCGCTCATTAAATGCTGCCTGGATAGCTTGGATTAGACATAGGTAGAAAAGAGTTTGTACTTTTCCTGGAGCGCACATAGCCTAACCGCTATGTGCGCTCTGGGAAGCGTATAGGTCTTTACACTTTTTCTAAAAGAGTTCAGCCGTATATATCCTAACTGAAGAACGCCAACGATAGTGTCAACTGAAATTTTTTATTTCATGTATAAAGGGTAGAGCTATGAAAAACATTTTTAATCAACAACATCCCATGGACAAAACGCCGGCTCAAATGCTCTGGGAAGTCGCTACACGATTTAAACAACCCGCAACCAATCTTAAAGGCTAACAGTCATGAGTAAATTCGAAGATTTTCTTAAATCACTGAGAAGCGATGAGCTGATTGGCCTTCCTTCTAACCTCATCAATGAGCTTAAGGTGATTAATTTTACCGACGATGGCCTTGGCGAGGGGAAAAACCACTTGTCGGGATACAGCTGCGATCTACCTTTTACGAACCCTATCGACGAAGAAAAAAGCGGCATCAACATTGAAACTCTTTGCCAGGTCTATACGCGGTTTATTGAAGAGTTTTTTCAGGTGTGTGAAAACCAAGCCGTTCAATACTCTTTGCGTAAAGCGTCAAGTATCAGGGTTCCTCATCCGGCCGGTGTTCAGCTCTTAGTCGAATTCTTCACAGGAGTTATCAAAAAGATCTTTCAAGGTCATCCTGAATATAAAGACTATGTGAACAAAGAAGAGCCGGAATCGGACCTAGGAGAAAAAGTGGTCATGGCGCGTCTTTGCTTTGGCATATTTAACAATAAAGAAGATGGGTGCATGGATTTAATTCCGCTCATTGTCTTTTCCTATTGGGAAGTGGATAAAAAAGACCCTTCGATGATCACTAAGGTTAAAGACCTCGTCATGGCTAGTTAAAAAACTGCCCTGAAAAGATCTTGGTCGCGTACATCTTATGCGACCAACACCGATCTCTGAAATCAATACTAGAGATAGTGTCACCTTTCACAGCACAACATGTTCAAGGAGTGAGATCGTGAAAGTCGTATTCAAGCTTAATGCCGCCCAGCTCACCATCGCCAAGCTCATCGCTGATGAGCTTGGCGAAAAACTTGAAGGGTTGGCCGAGCTCATAGAGGCCGCCAACACCGCCAGAAACATGTACCACGAGGCAGGGTGGGATACCCACGTCGCGGCCAGGGAAGCTTCCCTGGCCGCTATGGCGGCCTACGAGGCCTACGAGGCCGTAGGCCTCTATGTAAGCGGGAATCTCCACGCCCCGTACGACCATGCCTTTTGTTTTAACCCCGACCAGGCGCTAAACCTAGTCGGGGGTCAGGTGGTCTACGAGGGCCAGCGTCACCCTCTCCAGCAAGACGGCGGTCTTGACGTCCTGGTCGAAATCGCTGGCTATACCTCGTTAAAAGAGGCGTTTGCCGACAAGTTCGGCAGACTAAAAGTAGTAGAATACCAAACCAGCGACAAACGCCTAGTCTGGTATGAGACTTTATCTGATTGGGAAAAGCGGGAGGAAGATCGTATCCTCTCCAGCGGAAGCTGGGGAGAAGTACTTTCTACGATGCTTTCTACAAGAAGAGAAGTAGAAATCCCGAGCCGCTTCCCCCAAAAGCAGCGCCTTTACGGCCTGCTGGCATCCGGCGACATCAGAAAGGCTTCGGCAGAGTTCTCCTCCGCTGAAATCCGCGAAATGGGGCGTCTTATCGCCTCTGGCAGACTAGGCTGATCAATCCTAGTACTCATGCAGGAGCTCACGGGGAGCTCCTGCATCCATCAATACTCTGGAGATAGTAGAATGCTAAACCTTACGAAGCGCTCGATAACGGTAGTGCAGCAGGACGGGGGGCGAATCACCTTTAGCCCCAGTGGCACGTTGGCCACGGTAGACAAACTCGAGGAGAAGGGCGAAGACCTGATAAGCGTCGTCATTTACTTCGGGGAAGAGAAGGAGAGCGTAAAACTAAGAACCGTGAAGTTCAAGGTTGGGAAGGTGGAAGGCCTCCCAAAGGAAGGCACTCCTTGTCTGGTTGACAAGGAGGTGGCCGCGGCAGTGCCGGGTCGCAAGGGCGTCTACACGCCAGATACTGGCCCAACGGCCATAAGGGACAAAAAAGGATTACTTGAGGCGGTTACTCGTCTCATCGCAGCCTAAGTAAGAGAGGAGGGCTTAATGCCCTCCTCTCTTTTCTTTTTTGTCATAGTAAAAAAGTTACACCGATCTATATGCCTTGGTAGCGCAGTAAAGGCTACCTAGACGAACTCAGCCGTTTAATTGTCCAGTTAACTCTGTAGACAGCACTGAGGGTTTTTCGAAAAGAAAAACCCTACACGCGGCTCACACCCGCGTGTAGGACTCACTATTCGATAACAGCATGGAAAGTAGTGCTTTCTCTCCACTCTATACTGAGTGTGATAGATTTTTTTACCACGTAGTAAAAAGTTCTACGGCTGACAAATGTTCTGGTAGCGCAGTAAAGGCTACCTAGACGAACTCAGCCGTTTAATTGTCTGGTTAAGTCCATGATAGCACTGAGGGTTTTTCGAAAAGAAAAACCCTACACGCGGCAGAGACCCGCGTGTAGGAACTTCCAATCGAGAGCTAACGCAACACGTTGTACTTTCTCTCCACCTTATACTGGGTGTGATAGATTTTTTTACTCAAGGGGGACTTATTGTGAAAACGATAGTTCGAGGTTACAAATATACGCTTAAACCTAATGCAAGTCAAATCAAAATACTTGACAGCATGCTTCGGGACTGTCGAAGCTTTAGGAACCGCGTGTTACGCTTCATTAAAAAGCGTCGCTCAACGAGCCTTGACTGGCACAAAGAGTTCGATATCAAGAAAGTCGTGAAGATTGGTGAGATCATTAAGTATCTCCACTTTCAAAACACGAAAGTGCCAGGGCGTGCGCTTACGACGGTATGCGAACTTCTCCATAGCCAACACAAAGCCACGGATCTACTCAAACAAAAACCCCCTATGTATAAGGGTTTGGAGTCAGAGTATGCCATCCATCTACCGCGTGAGTGTGTCAAGATCATTGACAATAAACTCTATATCACGGCTCTAGAGGACGCGCTCGATGTAAAATGGTCACGCGCCTTTGATACTGAGCGTATCGTAAAGGTGATCATAAGTCGTAGTCGCTTTAATAAATACACCATCTCTTTTGATGTCCGCTGTGATGTAGAAGAAAACCATGGCGCAAGCGTAATCGGAATCGACGTCAATGTCTCGGACGTGGTTGTGACTTCAAGCGGCATTAAGTTTCCAGCATCACCCATTCCTAAAGAAGTGGGCCAAAGGATCGATACATGGATCAAGATGCTGCCCCGCTTTAAATATAACTCTCGCGCTTATAGGAAAGTCATTCAAAGAATCCAAACCTTCACCAAGAAGGCAGACGCTATACGAACGACCTATTTTTATAAGATCGCGCACCAGCTAGCCGATCAAGCTCATATCTTTGCGGTTGAACGACTTAACATCGCTAAAATCATCGTGAGTGCCCGCTATCAAAACTCCATCACCATGTCCGCGTGGGGTCAGCTCAACTTGATCTTAAAGAATGTGGCGGAGAAGCGCAGAGTCATCATGGTTTACGCTGGACTCTATTTTCCGAGCACGCGCCTTGCGTCGTGCTGTGGGTATTTAAACTCGGAAGCTATCCCTACGAGCGTACGAGAATGGGACTGCCCAAACTGCGGGACGGTACTTGATCGTGATGTTAACGCCGCTGTCAATATCCGTAACTTCGCCATGGACAGCTTAAAGAAGTTTAAAGGTCAGATTGAAACTGTCGATTACGTTATCTGCTGAGATGGGTTTGATGCCCATCTCAGCCGTATGTTCTTTGCCTAGGTTTTCTTTTTGAAATCCAATGGATCTTTTCAAAGAGAATAAAAATGAATCTAGAAAGAGAAGCGTATCGAGGGATTGAACTTGATCGAGCTCGTGCGATGGCGATTATTAAATATCTTGAGAAGGGGTTGGGGGAATACCGGGATCATTATGTTTTAGACATAGATCGAGTAGGTGCCCTGATGCTTTATATCCGCCTTAAAGACGGAAGTATCGTTAACTGTGATTATTGTTATAAAGACACGGATCGACGTTTATTTTTTGACGTAAAAACAATCTACATTGACGCCACAGGGAATATCGCTGGTGTTAAATTCAGAGAGGGTGAAAATGCACAGTGAGAAAATATATGCGCGTATCGAAGAGGGAAAGATCGTGCAGTATCCCGTTACGATTGCGATGATTAATGAAAGAGCCAATCCGCTCGACACGTATTACCAGTGTTATTTCCCCGGTGAAGGCGATCACCCTAACCCAACACTTTATCAGAAGATCGTTCAGACGCCTACGTTGATTGGCTCTGCGGTCTATATCGATGAAAAGCTCGTCAATAGAACCGTCGATGAGATGTTTGCTTTACTCTTCGAGATGGCGGGGTCCGTGACAGAATCGGGTGAGCTCCAGCTTAACACGGCGCTCATCACATCCGATCTCATCGATGCGTTTGAGACGATCGTTAAGATCGTCGTACAAAAGATGTTGGATGATTTTGCTTTAACGCGGGGCTACGACGATATCAAGTCAGCGTGCGATTATGTTAACTCTAAGATCCCGGAGTATAAAGCTGAGGCAATTCGCTGCATCGATCTCAGGGACGACGTCTGGCATAGCTTAACGACCTATATCAATGCGGTTAAAGCGGGCACGGAGCCTCCACCGATGGCGTGGAGTGATATCGCTGTCCATATCCCGCCCATCACGTGGGGTGATGTATGAAACTTATTAAGACCGATGCGCTGCCTGTAACGCTCGAACCCAATTCGATCTATTTTGTAAAGTCGGTTAATTCAACGGTTATCCGGATTTACGCAACGGATAACATGGGCCAAGAAGCCTTTACTTCAGACACGGCGGGTTTCACCTATGAAGCTTTTGTTCAGTATCTTAACGAGGCGCTCTCCACAAACACCAGTGTCGCGACACTCGACACACAGGGCTTTTTAAACAGCGGTATAAAGATTAATGGACAAGACACATCCCTTCTAGGGCCAACGGGTCTCGCTGTCTGGAAAGACAACGTTTCAAGTTTTGTGGTGAAGAACTTTGGTGGGGGTGGCAACCCTACCTTTGGTCCAGTTCTTGGCAACATTCAAGGCCTGATCTTTGCTAAAGACTCGATGAATCAGGTCTGGTGTGATTTTCATATCGACCACGACATCGCTTTAGGCACTAAGATCTATCCACATGTCCACTACATGCCGATAAGTAATAATGGAGGTGTGGTGCGCTGGGGGATCGAATACTACATCGCCAAGGGCCATCAGCAGCAAAAGTTTCAAGGCCCCTTTACGATCTATATTGAACAGACCATTCCGGTTAACAGCCTGGGTCTACACATGGTCGCTGAAGCCAGTGATGCCAGCGCGATTCTCTCGAGCGCCATCGAACCGGATTCGTTTGTTAAAACACGGGTGTTTAGAGACGCGCAGCACGTAAACGACACACATCCGAATAATATTCATGCCTGGTGTGCCGATCTTCATTACCAAGTCATTCGTGTCGGTACGAAAAACAAAGGACCTAATTTCTTCACATAAAACTCACGAGGATAGGGTATAGGTCCCTATCCTCGTAGATTCTTTTCAAAACATCAAATGGATTAAGAGGGTATGTTTTAATCTTTTATATGTTCATTGACTGGAGCGCCATCATGCGTGTAATCAATCGCCACACCGCAAGCGAAGATGAGCTTGCAAAAAGTGTCTATGTGGGTCGAGGCACGCCGTTGGGTAACTGGTTTCCGACCGGAACAGAATACGGCGACAATGAAAATGTCGTTAAGTTATACCGCAGAAAGCTTGCGCGTAAGCTCATTTCACGTGACGCTAAGGTCGAGAATGCGCTTAGGGCATTGAATAAAGACAGCATCCTTGCGTGCTCCTGTAAACCTAAGGCCTGCCATGGGGATGTACTAATTGAGTTCTGGGAAAGGCTCTATGGGCAAGGAGGTTCTTATGAAGAGAACCTCCTTAAGCTAAGGCGCGATCTGGGTATCGAGGACTTTAACTACAGTCCAATTGATGATGGCGTTACCCACATCAACGTCTGGAGTAAGGGCCGGACTGAACTGGGTCGACTTCTAAGTAACTTTGCGCACACGCCCTTTAAACACCCGGAGTATGGCCATTTTGCTTCAGTAGAAGCCTTTTGGTACTGGTTGAGTTTGGGTCAAACCAACGATGAGCTGCGTGGCCTTCATGGCTTTCAATCAAAACAGGCCGGCAGGCTGATTCGTGATGAGGTTTTAAAGCATAGCAAGTTGCCCCATGTTGAAAACTTTGATGCAAAAATCAAAAAAGCCATCCTTTGTAAGATCGAACAAAACGATCACGTCAAAGAACTTCTTCGTTTAAGTGAACTGCCATTAACGCACTATTACGTCTGGGGAACATCTGAGAGCTATAAGCAGACCTATCCAGAAGAGTACGCATGGATCCACGAATACATCGCTGATGTGCGTGATTATCTTAAAGCTAAGGCGCACCGCTTAGTCATCGCGGGTTCTCGCTCGATCACGGATTTTAACGCATTAGAAAGAGCGTACCATGAAGCGAAGTTTAAAGCCATCGAGATCGTCTCGGGCCGGGCACCAGGTGTCGACACGTTAGGGGAGGTTTTAGCAAAAAAGCTTAAACTGCCCGTGGCGCTTTTTCCGGCAGACTGGGATGGCTTAGGAAAGCGGGCGGGCTTTATCAGAAATGAGGCGATGGCTGACTATGCAGACGCTGGGTTGATTCTCTGGGACGGGGTAAGCCCAGGCACTCAACACATGGTTAATGCGCTCAAAACGCGTAATAAACCCTTTAAACTCATCACCATTAAGTGACACGTAGACAGCTAGGGCTAAAACCCTAGCTGTCTATTTTTAGTTAAGGTATTTTTTATTCCACCCTGTAGATATAGTAGCGAGAAGCTTCATCGCGCTACGCCGGCGTCCCACGGTAAAAAGTCGGGTTAACTCTCGAAAACAGGGATGGTTTTCCACAAAATGTAAAAACCGCTACACGCGGTGGCAACCGCGTGTAGCATCACCCTTAAATGTAAAAACCACTACGTGAGAACTAAAAAGGTTTCTCACCTACTTTATAAGGATTATGAAAGAAAAAATACTCACTCGGGGGTACAAGTATCAAATACATCCGACACCCGAACAAGCTAAGCATCTTAACAAGGTAATGCGAGACTGTCGAAGTCTGCATAATCGTGTATTAAAGATGATGAAAGCCGCGCGCTCTACCATAAAGCCGTGGACAGAAGAGTTTAAGTTTGAAGATATCTTGCGTTATGGTGAGAGTCTAAAACACGGTGTCTTTAAAGGCTCGGTAGCACCTGGGCGTGTTCTAACCAATGCTGTCGAAATTTTGTATCGACAGCATAAAGTGGTTGACCTTCTAAAACAGAGCGATCTGAAGTTTAAACGGCTTGACGGGTTTCACTCTGCCCATTACCCGCGTGAACTGATTCGTGTTAATAACGACTTTCTTCACATAGCTGGCGTTGAGGGTGAGATCGCAATCTCAATGAGTCGTCCGTTGCCTTCACATGACTTTACGAAGGTGGTGATCTCCAGATCGAGCGAAGGACGCTACTACGCGTCGTTTAACGTGCGTGTAACGCCTCATGGTCTGCATGGAGATGAGGTTGTCGGGATCGATCTTGGTGTGATCGATCTAGCCGTCACGTCTTACGGTGAGAAGTTTAAAACAACGCCGCAGCCTGATGTCGTGATTAAACGTTTGTGTCGTTTTCACAGTCTTTTAAAAGAACACACACCTCTGTCATATGTGTGGCGCACACTTCACGCTAAGTTGTCTCGCTTTAAGCGTAAGGTCGTTAACCAACGAAATACCCACTTCTGTCAGGTTGCCGCCTCGATTGTCAAGAAAGCCTCCGCGATCGCCTTAGAAAACCTTAACATCGTCAAGATGCTTTTGACGAGTAAGTATAGTCACGGCATCATGCAGTCTGCCTGGGACGGTTTTCAGAGAGTCTTAGTTGAAGCAGCACAAAGAGCCGATATCCCAGTGGGGTTTGTGGAAAGATTCTTTCCAAGCACGCGCCTTGCGTCATGCTGTGGTTATTTGCACCCACAGCCTATACCGACCTATTTTCGTGAATGGGAGTGTCCTGACTGCGGGGTCATCCTTGACCGAGACATCAATGCAGCAATCAATCTTGAACGACGCTTTAACGCATGTTTAAACACACACGGCATCAAGGGTTTTAAAATAGTAAAACTAGACTAAGAGCGGGCACTAAAGCCCGCTCTTAGTCTTTCTAAAAGATTTTGACAGTATATATATTACTTGAGCGTGTAGATGATTTCTTGGAGAAAGACTGTGGACGACGTTACTGAAAAATTGAGCATCCTTGATGACGGCGCGAAAGTCGTTATCACGAACTGGAGGATCGAGCCTGAAGTCGGGCGCAATATCATCGTCAGCGGAACACTAAACGGCAAGTATTGGTCAACCAACGCCATCAAACAATACTTGGTGGAAAACGGTAATCGTTTTATCATAACTGCCTCTGGGGCGGTCTTTAAACTGGTGGAAAGGAATCAGAGTAATTTGGAGGCTTCACTTAAGTTCTGGCGCTCAAGTGAGTTGAGCCGACTTAAAAAAATTGGTTTTTTTATAAACACCTATTGATCTAAGGAGAAACTGATCATGAACTGGTTTACAAAGTCCTATGTGTCCGCTAGGACACTCGAAGCAAAGAAGGCGTTTGTCGCTGAGCATGGCGGCTGCGAGCATGTCGAGGCGGATCCTTCACTGCTCTTCTGTATCTCCTATGAGAACGACTCATTTGGCCGAGAAGGCTACTGCATGTGTGATGCATGTGACGATCTCGCACTTGAGCAAGAAGACAACGAAGACGTTGTGTGTACTGATTGTAAAGGCACGTTCAAGAAAAAGGACACGCGGGAGTGGAGGTGGTACGACTTTTATGCCGCCCAAGGTGATGAACCCTATGTGTTGTGTGAGACGTGCAGGAGGGCTGAAAAACATCGAGAGCGTGTCAGGCGGGATGAGCGTGACCGCATCGATGAGATGGGTGAGTAATAAAAACATGTTTCTAAGAAAATCTAACCCTATATATCCTACTTGACAACACTCATTCGAGTGCTTGCACCCCTACGTCTAAGGAGACATGGACCATGAACACCAACACCAACGCCACCACCACCAAGATCACCGCCGTAACCCACGGTGGTGTGTTCCATACTGACGAGCTCGTCGGCTTGGCCATCCTGGCCATTCGCGCCGGCGGCACCCAGAACATCGAGGTCTTCCGTTCACGGAGCCTCGACGTGATCACTGACATCGTCGAGAAGGGCGGCTACGCGCTCGATGTCGGCGGGGTGTATGAGCCCGTAAAGGGTCAGTACGACCATCACCAGCGTGGCGGTGCCGGAAACCGCGACAATGGCGTTCCCTACGCAACGGCAGGTCTGGTGTGGAAACACCACGCCGAAGAGGCGGTGGGTCACATCGCCTACTGCCTCGGCGTGGACTTGACCGCCGGCCAAATGGCGGCCATCATCGCCCGTGTCGACGACGAGCTGATCGCCGTCGTCGACAGCATCGACACCGGTCACAGCCGGGAGCGGATTGACAACCCGCTGAACATGGTGGTCAACGCCATGAAGCCGAGTTGGCTGTCCTCGGCTTCAGGAGCGGCGCTGCGGGCGGCGTTTGACGCCGCCTACGTCGCGGCCTACCACTACCTCGGCGGGGTCATCGAAAATGCCATCGGGGACGCGATCGCTGAGGCTGAAGTCACCGCGGCGCTTGAGAAGGTCGAAGGCGACGTGTTGGTGCTGTCGCGCTTCATGCCGTGGCAGAAGGTCCTGAAGGACAACCCGGCTGCGCACCCGATCAACTGGGTGGTGTTCCAATCTCTGGAGGGGAATTGGAACATATCGGCGGTGCCGATGCCCGGTACGTTCCGAGACAGCAAGCGGCTGCTCCCGGAAGCTTGGCGGGGGCTGAAGCCAGACGAACTGCTGGCCGTCAGTGGCATCGACGATATCGTGTTCTGTCACCCCGCTGGTTTTATCGGTGGGGCGAAGAGCCAGGAAGGCGCCATCGCGATGGCAAAAGCTGCTAGCCTAGCGGCCTAACAGAGAAGAGAGGGGGTTTCAAAACCCCCTCTCTCTTTTTTCTTTGCAACTCTAAAGCAACGTGGTCTTTGTAAAAAAAGACTGTCACGTATATATTACATGCCAACCCTGCTAACACCGCGTTTCATTAAGGAAAAAGTATGTTTTATATCAACAGCATCGATGTGTCGGCCAAAGAATACATCTGTCGTGAATACATCATGAAGGTGATGAATTGTGGTCACCCGCTCTCACACGGTCGTGGCAAAGAAGTGGTGTATGCGATCATGAAAGTTTACCCTACGATCGTTGATCGTGATGAAACGACAAGCGATCTTCTCTACGCGGCGGCTCTCGGATGTGAAAGTGATCTTCCAGTCGAGGAGATCGTAGCGACCACGCTCAAAGGTGGGGCGCTGGATGCGTTGTTTAACCATATCTACAACACGGAGTTTGTGCAAAACATGGTGAACTCGGCCCAGAGCGTTCACGTCATGGCCGAGAGGGATGAGTCCGGTGAGATCGTTCCTGTCATAAAAACCCTCCAGTAAACTTTCAAGAGCTTTTAAAATGGCCATAGTCCTCCGTGTTGTTAAAGAGGTCGTCAGAACATTCCCGACAGCGTCTCCTGAAAAGGTCATTATGTCGATTGAATCCTATCGGAAGAACCGGAATAAAGGATCAACCGACTGGGAAGGGCGACGTGCTCAGTTTCAACGCATCCTTTCGATCGCTATTAAGAATCGTCACCGTTAAAGGATCTACCTGGGGTATGGAACCCCAGGTAGATTTATGTGTATCTGTCTGATTGGTTGGAAGCCTTCCATAACCTTTACTTAAATTCTTCAAAATGAAGACCCTCATTATTTTTATCCGCAGCTTGTTTAAATTTAACGCTCCTCTCGGCGAATACACCGACATGGGGTATGAAGCAGCGGACACACGGACCTTACATATATGAACCCTTTTAAAAGTCTGATCCGGCATTTTTTGAGTAAGCGAAAAACACCCGCTGTCATCGAAGAGATGCCGCACTATCGGCTAAAGACCCGGTGCCCTCGGTGTGGACAGATGGTGCGTGTGGGTCAGAGTCATCGAGACTCTGATGGCTTTGTCTGCCAAGATCGAATTAGGTAGCAGATAGCTCCCTTTTATTGATTTTAACCACCGATACGTTATCAATGAAAGATTTGAAAGGAGCGTCGTGAGCAGCAAATACTTTAGTCAAAAGAAACTTGATTTTTATAAGAGCAAACTGGGAGATCTGAGCTATACCGAGATTCTCAGTTTGCTTGAAGAAGCGAACCGTTTGATCGGTGAATTGGGCCCGTTTGATCCGGCGGTCGATTATTTCTACCGCCAGCGTGAAGCCTTTCAGCAATTTGCTGATTGTTTTTACTATGTCAATCCGGACGATGAGACCTATCGCGCACACTTGGTCAAGAAGACCATGTTGTATACAATCCATGGCGGTGAGATCAGGGAGGCCACTTCGTATGTACCTGTCTGGTATAAAGAAGGTTCGAGCGATTACCGTATCCGCTTAGCCTCCGGTGTCTATGAGCAGTACCCCGATATAGATCGGCGCTATATTGAAATTATATCCGTTTAAAAAGAGTGGTGTATGTCCATGGTCTTTCGTGTACTCTTAGTTGCTTTGGTGATTTACGTCGTTCTCTCCATCTTTTCGGGAAAAGATGAGATTGTGGAGCGTGTTCGTAAAAGTATTCCTACGTCCGTTCGGGGTGAAGCATGTCTGATATTGTTAACCAAGAGCTCTTAACGTCGTCGATCTTAGAGGATCGACCCACGACATTCGTTAACGCCGCATTGAGAGGTCATCTTGCACGGTATAGGTTCCGAACCTTCTACACGGTTGAACAAGGCAAAGAGATCTGGATTTGGAAGGGCTTTATAGAGGCTGAATGCGAGATCTTGGTTCCGGACCTTCATTATTCATCATCCACCTTTACGTCCGAGTACGCCGCGTTGAGCCATGCTCTTGAAATGATTAAGCATTACAAACTCTCCCCGATTGTCCAAAAGCCTGTACCGAATTCTCAAGACACCTGGTTCTACTAAAAGGGTTTTTGAACTTTCAATGAAGCAAGGTTTTCATATTAACTGCCTAACTTACCATGGCTAAATCAAAGAAACCCAAAAAGAAGTACCACCCCAGGGAGGTATTCATCCCTTCGATCCTAAACGCGCATTTCACGTTTCAGCCGTTTGAGGATGCACTCAAGCGGATGCTCGAGACCGGTGAGATGGAAGTCGATGAGGTCGGTATTCCGATCTATAAAGACACCTATGGGAAAGCGCAGTCGTTCGAATCCGGGCTTAAGATCTATATCCGTTTTATCTCGGTGTATTCTGAATGCATCGAGCTCAACATCAATACCAAGCCTTTCGAAGTGCTGATGAACGCACTTCGGGAAGGGTATGTGGTCGATGAAGAAAACATCGAGGACGTGATGGTGTGTTTTAAAGCGTGCCGTGAACTCGTTGCGATCACGGCACCACGCACCATGACGCTTCTTATGCAGCAGGTGCGTAAGGAAATGAATGATGAGAAGATAGAACAGATCGCTCAGATAAATCAAAAACTTTACAGCGAGGAAATTGTCAAAAGTGCCTAAACGCACAGGGTGGGTTTAAGACCCACCCTGTGCCGTAAAAAGCCTAACAGACCAATAAAGACCCGTCGGGAACGATACTGTTTTAAAGGAACATTGTATGTGGTCGATCGAAGATTTTAAAAAGCTAGAAAAACCAGGAAGACCACCCTACTCTGGAGAAAGTTGAAAAAGAACTCTTGGATAAGATCCAAGAGAAAACACTCATGTCTTAAAGATCTAATAGACAGGAGAGGGGTGTGAGACCCTCTCCTTTTTCTTTCCTAGGGGGAACATCGTGAGTAATAAATTAAGCGCACTTGAATTTGTTCGTAAAGAACTTAACCACCACGAATATAATAAAGTCATGCCTGAAAGCAGACTTGAAAAAGACCTCGGGGTCGACAGCCTTGAGCTTCTGGAACTTGTCATGACGGTGGAAAAATATTACAGCGTTGATTTTGAAGACGATGAACTTGAGGCGCTTGTGACGGTTCAAGATTTCTGCACTTTGATCGAAGGAAAGATCACGTGTCTTTCATAGTCGTCAAATACGCAGCAGACGGCTACTGGCGTGATCGATGGCTGCAAGATCCAAAACGCATCGGTGTGCTTGAGTCAGACACAGCTGCGTTTTCACACAGTGGTAAAGTTGCGGCACTTAAAACAAAATATCTTTGTTCAGCTGAGGCTGAAGACGCTGTGGGTCGAATCAACCAAATTAATCCATGTGGCGGCTACGCGGTCTGTCCCCAAATAAAAGCGGTGTAATATGTCCATCACTTTTAAGATCATCTACACCCTTGAGCATGTAGAGACATACTCCTTTTCTGCCAACTCACTCAACGAAGCCATCTGTGCCGTCGCAATACCGATTCTCAGGGACAGAAACATCGCTGTTGAAAGAATTCTTGTAGAGGAGAGCGTCCTCCGTATTGTTGTGGTTGATGCGCTTCTCGACATCTCAATGATACCAGATAGTGTTCTCTTCATAGTAAGTAACGACGGAACTGGCCGGAAACTATTTGACACCACACTTCATGAGTGGATGGCGCAGTTTAACCTGCTATTCGTTTCTGAAAAGACACACATCTCACGATTCATTCATAAAGGTGATTTTTTAAAAAGGAAGCGCTGGATAAAGATACCATCCGCATAATCTGTTTGGAAAACGGCTATACGCTACGTAAACAGGAAGATGGTTCCAATGACCTTAACGACTATGTCTTTAAAACAGCCCAGCTCTTTTACGAACTGGGCTTAAAAAGGAGGTAGTGTGATGATCACTGCTAGTCAAAAAGTGCTTGAGATCTTTATCAACAAACTGTTTTTTAAATACGGAGAAAAGACTGAGCTCTCTTCGTCGGAGTTCTTTGAACTCAAAAACGAGATCCGACAGGCGATGCTGGACTGGGCGGACGCACAAAAGACAGTAAGAATGCCGTGGCAGTTTAACCCACCGCTCTCTAAAGAAGGGTGTGACTACAAGCGTCCTTTAGACACGCGGGAGTTTCTCAAAAAAGAATCTCTAGGTATCCAGTACGAGATCGCCTCTCGCGTAAGACCTACGGGTTACGATGAAATTTCACGACTTCTTAAAACCTCAGGGTGCTCTAAAGAAAAACCCTATTGGATCCACAGTGTCTTGGGTGTTTTGGAGACATCGCGAGGCACGCTGGTGCTGATTCCTGAAGATTGGGTTATTAAGGTCGCAAAGGACTTCTATCTCGTTTTGGATGACGCTACATATAGGGCGCTGTACCTCGATGCTTAAACGCCTTCTGAGGTCTCTTCAAGGTATGCCTAAGAGGCGCTCAGCAAAAGAGCGCCTCTTAGAGCTCATGGAGACCGATTACCAATGGCTCTATGCTGACGAGCGGCTTAAGAGCCTTATCGAGCGTTATTATCCGTTATTGACCGAAGAGGCAGACAACTATACTCCCGAAGATATCTTTAGCTTACGCACAAGACATAAGATGAGGGCCTTGGACGCGGAAGATTTTCTTTCAATCCGAACAATCCCTATAGAACCCACACACCTCAAGAAAGAATCCCATGAGCCTACTGCCCGATTGGAAGATACGCCAACTCTGCCACACACAGTTTAACTCCAAACCGATGATCGAGCCTTTTGTTGAAACCTCGGTCAAAAAAGTCTTTATTGGAGAAAATGCCACGCCTGTCGGCATTCTTTCCTACGGACTATCGAGTGCGGGTTACGATATTCGTTTGTCGCCGAACGATCTTAAGATCTTCACCAACACGCATGCCAAGTTGGTTGACCCGCGTAAAGTTGATCCTGAATCCTACATTCAGCCTAAGTTGCTGGTTGATGAGGACGGGCTTGACTATGTCATCTTGCCGCCCAATACCGTGATGCTGGGTCACACATTGGAATGGTTTAACATTCCAAGAAACCTCATGGCGATCTGCATGGCCAAGAGCACGCTGGCGCGTGTTGGCGTGCAAATTCTCGTAACGCCGCTTGAACCGGAGTGGTCGGGTCGGTTGGTGGTAGAGATCAGCTCTAACATCCCTTCTCCTGTTAAGATCTACCCGAATCAAGGTATCGGTCAGTTGATCTTTTTTGAAACTAGCGGCGTCTGCGAAGTGAGCTACGCGGATCGTGGCGGAAAATATCAAAACCAAACCGGAACACAAGACGCAATCGTTTAATCTAAGAGAGGAGGGGACAAACCCCTCCTCTCTTTTATTTTTCACCATCTTCCATAGATTGCTTGATTGTTTACACCCTCGAGGGTGTAAACGCGCCATAGAGTTTCAAGGTAGTGTATCCAAAACCGCCAGGCACCCACGAGTCCTTAGGTTCTTTTGGGTCGTTAAATGGATGGTAATAGATCTTCTCTACCTTAGAGATGTTTTTAATTCTGATCTTAGCGACCTTTGTTATCTTGACGCTACTAAGAATAGCGTGTTCTTTAGTGACAAACGCGTCATGCACCGTTCTTTTTTTTGTGAGCTCCTCGGGTGTTAAAAGCTTGGTATTCTTGGTAAGCTCAGGTGAATAAACATAGAAGTCTAAGTGCGGGTAATGTTCTAAATCAAAGAAGTTCTTAACGTTAGGGTAAACAGCTTGAAAACACTGAACGATGCTGGGTGAGCATGAAAACCGAGGGATGTCGGGCTCCGGATACACCTCTTCTTCATAAAGAGGTTCATCCTCATAGATACCATCAGCTCTTTTTGGATCAATGATGGTAGGAAGATCACTTTTGAACGAGATATGGAACAGCATTTTTCTCCGGTAAAAAGTTTTAAGGCATATAAATAAGTTGGTAGCGCAGTCCTGGCTTCCTAGCTGTTTCAAGCCGGCGAAAAGATATAGTTAAGTCTATATTAGCACTTGGGGTTTTTCTTACGGAAAACTCCACACGCGGGTGGTCCGCGTGTGGAATCCATGAAACGTTGTGTCTGCTACCACTTTATTTAAAGTGCGTGGATTTTTTTACTAGGGGAACTACTGATGAAAACAGTTGTTCGAGGTTATAAATATCGACTCAAGCCAAACGCTGAGCAAAAGAAACAGCTCGACGTCATGCTTAAAGAGTGTCGAAGTTTTAGAAATCGAGTCGTGAGCTTTGTAAGAAAGCATCGCTCAACGAGCCTTGAGTGGCATAAAGAATTTGACATCAAGAAGATGGTCAGTATCGGATTGATTGTCAAATACAAACACTTTAAAAACACACGTGTTCCGAGTCGTTCACTTACCACTGCGTGTGAGATCCTGTATAAACAGTTTAAGTACGCCGACAAGCTGTTTGAACGTCCACCGGGGTATAAACGACCCGAGTCTATCCACACGATCCATTTTGCTCGTGAGTGCGTTAAAGCTCACGGGGACAAGATCGCTATTAAGAACATTGGCGGCCTCTTCGATATTCGGTGGTCTCGTCGTTTTTCTTTTGATGATGTTGCCAAGATCGTGGTCAGTCGCGACATCTTTGGTGAGTATTCGATTTCGTTTGACGTACACACCTCGGTTGCTGAATGTCACGGGAGTGGTATTGTCGGCATCGATATGAATGTGAGCGACGTGGTCGTGACTTCGGAAGGTGAGAAGTTTCAAGCGGCGATGATTCCTAGAAAGACTGGTGAGCGGATTGCTTACCTTATGGATCGACTACGAGAACTCAAACACGGTTCACGCGCCTGGAATAAAGTGAAGAGGCGTATCTATCTCTTTACAAAACATGCTGACGATAAACGTAAAGGATTATTTTACAAAATCGCTCACCATCTCTCAAACACATCTTCAATCATCGGAATTGAAGCGCTCGACATCGCAAAGATCATCATGAGTGCAAAATATAGCTCATCGATCACGCAGTCCGCATGGGGTCAACTGCGCCTTATCTTAAGAAATGTGTGTGAAAAACGAGGCGTCACGCTTGCTATCGCTGCATCGTATTTTCCTTCTACACGTCTTGCTTCGTGCTGCGGAACTCTAATTGGGAAAAGTATTCCAACCTATGTGCGCATGTGGATCTGTCCGAAATGTAAAACCCCTCTAGACCGAGATATCAACGCGGCGGTAAACATCGCAGAATACGTTAAGACGCATTTAAAAACACACAAGCATCTTTTATCGGGCCAACCCATCGTCATCTGCTAGAGGGCTTTTAAGGCCCTCTAGCAGTGTTTTTGTCGTTTTACAGAATCCTGTGGCTAAATCTATACTTGAGGATGACCTGAGATGAAAAGAACCGTTATCGCTGAAGAACTTGAAGAGATGGAGTTTCCTGACCCAGAGGAGCAAACCGGGGTCGAGGACGATATCCACACTACCGGACAAGAGATCATCAAGTCCTTTGAAACCATCAAGAATCAGCTCAAGATGGTAGAAGTGCTTGAAGGCATCTCTTTTGATGCAAAAAACAATAAGATCTCGGCTGAGCAAGAACGCTATGTGCGCTTTGCGGTAGAAAGCGCCACCTGGCTAGACGCGGATACTAAGCATTCGGTGCTCTCGACTGAACACATCGGCAACCGCATCATGGAGGTACTTGTCGGGATCTGGCAAAACATCCACGAGAGCATCAAAAAGCTCCTGGACTATATCCAGTATAGCTGGACGTACTTTAACTTCCAGGGTAGTCGTATTCGCCGTATTGAGCGCAGGCTTCGTGAGAGCAAGTCGGACTTTGCGAATATTCGCGCTGGGCTTAATAAGCACATGGAGCACGGTAAGCACAGCGAGTATGTCACCGACATGGACGAATACATGAAGGCGTACCGTTACTTTACGGAAACCGCAGGTGCGTTTGTTACCGCCACAGCAGATCTCACCGAAGAAGACCTGGGTTCTGTACTCCGTTACTACAAAGAATATCTCTTTGGTGAACCGGAGACGTTCTTTCGTGATTAGTTTATGCAGCTCTCAAGGAACCTTAATAAGGCCAAAGCGGCTTTTAAGGGTAAGCGAACCGTAAGCACTGCGGCCTATGAAGAGTATGTCAGTGACGTGATGTTGGGTGTCTCTACGGCAGTCGTGCGTCTACCTAAGGAGAACTCCTATAAGCTGAGTGACTACGAATCGATCGTTGAAGCACAACGATACTTCTACATGTATATTCGGCGTGAAAAGAAAGTCGACGTTAAGAAACTTTTCACGGGTTCGATCAAACTCGATGTATCTCGCAAGAATGTCGAGGAGATCCTCAAGCTCTTGGATGCGCTTTTACACAAAGCCAACGAGCTCTTGAAGTTCTCAGTGATGTTTTCGCACTTCAACACGACACTTGAAGCCAATGTCAACAAACATCGAGAAATCGATGTCTCGGGCGATATCAGCGACACGATACGCGGGACTCGGATTTACTTGCGGATCTGCTCCATCATCTATGACAGCGTGAGCACGGGTTACACACTCTCACTGGGGAATATGAAACAGGCACTCACCATCTGTGAGAAGGCCGTTAAACAGTTTTAATCTACACTAGAGAGGGAGGCACAACGCCTCCCTCTCTATGTTCAAACATCCTAAATCTCATGGATCTTGACGTAAAGATAGGGTTAGGAATGCACAGTGTAGAAAAAGAGTGTGTTGAAAAATACCGTCTAGTTACCACCGAAGGAGAGATCTTTTTTACGCTTGGGACAGATACGATAGGTACGAACTTTAGGTTTGGTCGATTAACTTTAGATCTTAAGAAAAAGAGAATTTTCTTCCATCCTGACAAAAAAGGGATGGAGAGTCGGGTCGTAATGTTTTATCTAAACCGTGCCGACTATGTCCCTGAGACAAACAGAGAGCTCATTGAGCTTTATCGGTCTCTGAAAGTCATTCTTAAAAAACCACGATGGGTAATCATGCAACGCGGTCTTTTCTATTGTTCTTATAGCGAAGATTTTAAAAACGACAAAAACTATGAACAAAGTCATCGTCATTTTACATAAAGAATGTGGTCAGTGTGGCCGTGTTCTGGACAGTGAAAAAGAGTATTCTGAAGAGACGTGGGATAAATTCACACGCCATAATCCGACAGACAACTACACCGACAGTGAGGGTGTTAAACACCACCACATCTTCGACGTGTGTCAAGCGTGCTCATAAAAAGAGAGTTGGGTTTTTAGCCCAACTCTCTTCCATAGGTTTTCTTTTTAATCACGCTTAATCTTCTGGTAAACACACTCCACGATAAGGAAACATGTTGTGTATTTTGAAAAAGACTCGTATCAAAACTTGGTCGATCGTATTGATGTGGACGAACTTCTTGACCGGATAGAAAACGCCACCGATATCACGATCGTTCACGATAAAGACCCCGATGGTTTTTGTGCTGCCGCACTCATGAAGCTTTTTATCGAACACGCGAACTCGGTTGATACGCCTATCCGGCGTTTTCCGATTAGCCATGGTCGGCCGTTTCAGGAAGCCAATCTCTTTGAGACGGTTGGTCAGTGTGACCTCTTGATCATCCTTGATCATGCGTGCAATCGCGCTAAAATCTGTGATCTCAAAGCGCTCGCTAAGCATCTTCTTGTAATCGACCATCATCCTGAGAGCCTCGATGGTTTGGATGCGTCTGAAGGCTTTTACAACGGAACAGAGGGCGATGTAACGCGTATCGTCTCAACCCAATTCTCAAGCACCGCGCTTACTGATCTTCTCTTACGCGCCTACTACCCACTGGTCGATGTGTACTCTGAGGAACTCGCCAGTATCGTTAACCACTACGACATGTGGCTCTTTGGTGAAGACGAGCACTTTGATAAGCGCGTTAAGGCTTTTGCAGCGGCGTTCTTTCATTATGGCCATGCGTCGATTGAATGGGATAAGATCGTACATGATGGGGACGGCTACGTATATCTGTCACGTACGATTGACATGGGGCTGGCACTGCTTGAGTTTAAAAACAGGCAGATCGATACGATCCTTAAAAACCGCGTCATCACCACGAACTTTATGTTCGATGGGCTCCCTTACTGCGTAGCGATCGCGTACCATACCGACAGCTATGATGAACTGGGTTCCCGGATGGTGAAAGAGATCGAGGGAGTGGATTTTGCTATGATTGTGGCACCGATCGCAGGAGATGAACGAAACCATCGTCTTTACTTTAGGTCGGACAATCAGCATAAGGATTGTAGTGTGTTTGCGCGCTATCTGGGTGGCGGTGGACATCGCAATAGCTGTGGGGCCGTTGTCACGCCAAGAACCTACGTGACCTTTTTTAATCTTCTCTGAGTTAAAAATGAACATCGAGATCAACTCCAAGTTTTTGTGTTTTGTTGAACCGCTCTATCAAAGGCTGATCGACCTTAGTCTTAATGAATCGACGACTGAAACTGAACAGCCTGCCCGCCATCAACTGCATCTTAAGTTTAGCACGCCGGGCTGGCCGTGGCCTGAGTCTTATTACCAAGATAAGGTAAACCTTAAGAGCCCGCCTGATTGCGTCACCGCTGGGGCCAGTAACTACATTCTCACGCCACTGGAGGAACTGGTTTCCCGGCTCTATGGGCCGCATGAGAAAAGTCGTGAAGTGATCGCATCGATCGTTCCTTCTGAACACTACGACCATATCTTTAACCCCGGTGAGTCACAAGAGCATTATGTCCTGACGATCAATCAGATTGAGTTGATTGATGACGATATCTTCGTCGTCATCAATAGTCAATATAACAGGACTCGATTGCGCTTGACATTCTGGGACACGACAAAGCCGCTTTTTGAGCGTTTTAACTGGCAGTATCTTTTGGGTGCGGACGCAAGCTCGTTATACCGCTCTTCTTTTGAAGAGCTTTGGTCAGCACTTAGCACCAATGTCTATAGCCTTGAGCTTTATTTGACACCACACTTTGCTGTGGATAAGATGCGGATGGTCAGAAACTACACCGTCAAGCTCAATACCTGAACGTTATTCTGAGGTGTGGTCTTTAAAGACCACACCTTGACTATTTTAGGAGGTGATAAAAACAATGGACACGCCATCAGGAGTTAGAGAGTTTAACTTCTTAACCAGCGGAACGATCATCCCGTTCCTAGAACTACCCTACATTTGTCTTAAAGCAAGGATGTATCGCCTTTATTACAAAGCCAAGTTGGGTGGTGAACAGAATTACGCGGCACCCAGAATGCTTCATCCCTCAGTGTTAAATGAACGCTGGTGGATTAACTTCTTCTATCGTGATTTTGACTTTAGTCACTATCACAGGGGTATAAAAGAATATCGCAGTCATGTTGAGCTCAGGCACTTCTTTAATGAGCATAACCCTTACTCTGAAGTGGTATTAAGAAATCTTGACTTAAATGAAAAGATCGAAGCGCTTCCCGAAGGTAAAGGGTTTATCATTCACGCTGCGAACTTCGTTGTTGAAGAGGGTTACGTCAGTATAAAGTTTCATAAAGGGAGTAAGCTGGTTGACTGGCCCGTTAAGTTCTGGAATACCAAAGACGCAGAAGTTCTTTTAAAACCTCTGAGGGACTTTAATCGCACAGATGGATGGGCGGACGTTATTAACCATCTATTTAATCGCCAGCACACCCTACCTAAGGAGAGTGGTGATTCTCTTAAGATTCATCTCTCTCCATATTTTGCCATTAAAGCGATTGAGCGTGTATCCGCTTCGTAGAGACTGTTTCAAATAAATCTTGGTCACAGATATTTTACCTGAGTTTCCTGTTCTTATAAGCTTACTAAACGACTGAGAGGCCAAAACCTCTCAGTCGTGATTAATCCTAATTAATAAAAGAAAGCCTACGCATCGTGACCACCGATAAAAATCTATGCCTTCCGCGACCGATCATAGCGACTGTCTATGACCGCGCTAAAAAGGTCGTGAGGCGGTACCACTTTAAACGCCTCAAAACAGCCCTCCCACGCTGTCTTTATTACGCGATGGATCTTGAGCCCGGCTTTACGATCCAACTCAACCACGCCATGAATAATGCGTGGATTGGCGATATGGTGGTGAAGGTAGAAGGTAAGATCAACACACACTACGTCTGGGATGAAGAGTGAAAAATAATGCGCACTTCACAATAGGAGGTTAGATCATGCATCTCGAAGAAGTCAAGAGCAGAATGCTCCAATTCTACAAGGAGACCAAGCTTAACCCTTGGGAGGTCGCAATCGGCGCAGGTGCTGCACTGCTCTACCATGGTCTCCGAGAAGAGGCCAACGACATCGACATCTCAATCCCGAAGAAGCGTTTTGAGAAGTACCGCGATCAAGGTAACTTCCCCAAGGACAGCTACGTCGTTCCTTACGACGAAGCGATCGATCTACATGTACGGGAGAACATGGTCGGTTCCGTGCAGACGATCTGGGGTTCTTTCTACTCCCTTGAGGAGATTATCGATCAAAAAGAGACGCTCCTCAAACTTCCTCACAGAAGTCCTGAGAAGAAAGCTCAGGACAAAAAAGACATCGAAGCAGCGAAGAAGAAGCTGAAAACCATTCTGGAGAGGTGGTAGACCATGCGCAATATGCTCATCGTCACCGGCGTGGTCTCCGACAGCGGCGTCGACCATGAAGTCCAAGTAATTCTCAGTAATAAAGCCTATCTGGAAGATCTAAAGAAGGTCTTCAAGGTAGTCTCTCGAATTGAGTCAGCTATGGATTTCAACGAAAGCTACATCGTTTCCCGGTGCTCAAACAAAGACCTGAAGTGTATTTCAGGTGTGCGGCTTGGCGATCCTTGTGTCTGGACGATCCTCTATCCTAGAAGCGTCTCATCTACTTTGATGGTGCAGGCTTTCACGGGTGGGTTTTGGTCCACCCATGAGTTTGTCCTAATGACACCCCATGGAGCGGTCTCGTTCTTTTAAAACTACATGGAGGGTTTTTAGACCCTCCATGTTTTTCTTTGTTTTCCTTTTTCTAAACATTTTCAGTCATATATATTCTACTTGACGATACTCACACGAGTATCATTTTTCGCAGCATACTAACTTGATCAAGGAGTAAGATCATGAGCAACGCATCCGTCTTCGCCACCGCTTTTGCAACCATCTCCAAGGAGATTGAATACAATGCCGCCTGGGAAAATGGCACCGGGTATCTCGACCATATCTGCAGCGGTGCCGCAGCACCGGCCCTGAAGCCGGCTGAGATCGTAAAGACGATCGATCCGAATGGCCGTCGGATCATCGTCATTGGCACGCGCTTTGGGAACGTAGCGGTGTTTGACCGCTATGCTCCGCGTGCTGGTAACTCCAGCACGTTCGTCACGAACGCACCGGAGGGAAAGAAGATCTTCAAGTTCCTCCTCTCCGGCTCCGCAGTCGGAGAGCACGAGATGATCAACCTCCTCGGAGGGTGGAGTGATATCGATGATAACCTCGGTCGCAAGATCGAGGATATTATCGCCGTCCTCACTGAGGAAGAACTCCACGCAGTATTCCTTTATGAAGAGAACCGAACTCTCTAGAGAAGAAGTTCTAAAAACAACATCGGGTTAATCATGGACCTCGAGATCGAACACAGGGCTGACCTCTACGCCATTGAGAACGGTGCGGAGCCTGAGGTTCTTTTTCTGGGGTAAGAAAGATAGACTGGGGGTTTATGCCCCCAGTCTTTGTTTTTCTCTTTTTAAACATTTTCAGTCGTATATATACTACTTGACAACACTCATTCGAGTGCTTGCATCCACACGTCTAAGGAGACATTGACATGAAAGTCCGAGTTGAAAAATACACGTGGTCAGAAGTGAAGCCTCTGGCAACCAGTGAAAACATAGCCCTCCTTGCTGGAGGGTTCTTCACAGCCTGGACACCCAAGCTCGACGGACCTGGAGAAGAGCTCTGTATCTTCATGGATACAGAAGCGGCGGCACTCCTCACGGAGAAAGAACTTCATGCGGTGCTGCTGCATGAGGAAGGCCACGCCGTCTTCGACGGGGATCTCTTGAAGAACAGTGTCGGGGTCGTCGTTGATTTCGAGATCGAGCACAGGGCTGATCTTTACGCCATTGAGAACGGCGCACGCCCGGAAGACCTCTTTGCGGGAGCAAAAAAGACAGTCGAGGTCTTTTTCTCAAGAACAAAACTTCAGGAGGACCAAAAAGCGCTTGGTATAAAAAACACCATAGCGCTGATGCGGCAATATCCCTACTATCAGGGTATCGCAGCGTAGAAGACAGGAGGGGTTTGCGCCCCCCCTGTCTTCTTCTTTTTGTTTAACTACGTTCGTAATAAACGATGTCGTACCGATAGTCATCCCGCGGATCATCATCCGCCGTAACCCGATAGATCTCCCGAATCGATGGATCGTTCTTAAACTCAGGCATATAGGTGTCACCGTTGATTTCAGCATCGACCTCAGTAACCACGAGCCGACGCACATGTGGTAAAAGCTGGCTATAGATCTCACCACCCCCGATCACAAAAAGCTTCTCGTCAGGCGTCGTTAAACGAAAAAGCTCATCGATCGAGCGGGCCACGATTTCTCCGCGAGGTCTATAGCGCATATCCCGAGACAAAATGATGTTGCGTCGATCCGGTAGCGCTCTGCCAATCGATTCATAGGTACGCCGACCCATCACCACGGTACCCTTTAGCGTCAGTAGCTTAAAGTGATAGAGATCACTCGGCAATGACCACAAAAGCTTATTATCTTTTCCAATAGCGCCGGTTTTATCCATGGCAGCTACCAGCGTGATGTCGCGATCCAGCATACACTTACTCTTTATCGAACGCATAAGCGCGTGTCCTTTTTGGATGAACTTTAACTACGTCAGTTACCCCTTGATAGGGTAACTGACGTCTGATTGGGTACCCATTTTATAGGCTTTTTACACTCACCACACACCCCTTTTTACTACTCAATTTATTCACATGTCATTAAAATTTTGAAGGGGGCTCCGCCCCCTAATAAGTGTAGGAGTGTGTGGGTTTCTCTCCGCCTGTGGCTACGAGGCACACACTCCTACAGAGGGTGGGGCTCGTCTGCGCTCAGCTGTCTCCTTCCTTCACTCCTTCGCTCACCGCTCAGTCGTTCAGTCAGTCGCCATCCTCGCTACGTCTCGCTGCAAAATCTCACTTCAACTTATATACATTTTTGAAAAAGAAAATACCAACCCCATCACTGAAGCATACCGTTTGGTAGCTTTTGAGGCTACCAAACTACAGCAGCGTTAGAAGAGAAAAGACAACAGCAAAATCAAATTCCGATCGAACTAAATAATAACCGACGGAACGATAAGTGAAGGCGGAACAGCACGATGCACTTTAGAAATATATAGGCGCGCGCGCGAGGCCCGGCCCCCTCCCGAAAAGCTGTTCTGAGCGCTATCACGATCACGTACATTTTACTTGACACTAGACAGATTCTTTGTAAAAGAAAAAGGAGCACCATCATGCATGATCCTGAGTCAGCCGCTTTAAGAATACTCCACGCCAGGTTTTGTAATGTTATCCGTAACTGTGACAAAGCCTACTACGTAGACAGTCAACCCATGATGCCTGATAAAGAGTATGATATTATTTATCAACAACTCATTAAGCTTGAGGCAGCCTACCCCAACCTAGTCAGACCCGACTCACCCACACAAAGGCTCACAGGGGCGGTTAATTCGGCGTTTAAGCCACTTGAGCACCAAAGCCCGATGCTTTCCATCAAAACGGAAACGGACGTCTCTATAGCCTCTATAGAGCGTTTTGTGAGGGCATGCTCTAACGCAGGCGAGAAGTTCGAAGCCATCGCCGAGCTTAAATATGACGGCCTTGCCATTAACCTCATCTATCACGACGGCATCCTTATCAGTGCCGCAACACGAGGCAATGGTTTTGTTGGTGAAGACGTCACACTTAACGCAAAGGCGATTCCAAGTATTCCGCTTCGACTCGGACCGGTGGCTTTTCCGGACTTTGCTGAGATCCGTGGTGAAGTCGTTATGGAGTACAGCGCGTTTAATGAACTTAACGCCACACTCCTCGAAGGAGGACTCGAGCCGTACAAGAACCCACGTAACGCCGCCTCGGGTTCATTGAGGCAGTTAAACCCAGCGATCACGAAAAACAGACGTCTCACCTTTTACGCCTATGGGTTTGGTGACATCAGTGTCGATCCGGTGGGTCTAAAGATCAAAACCCAAAAGAAAACCCTTGACTTACTCAAAGAGTGGGGGTTTAAACTTGGGCACAACAGTGGCGTAGTCACTAAGCCTGAGAGCTTGATGGCGTTTTATGAAGAAGTTGAGAAAAACCGTTACCTTCTTCCGTTTGGTATCGATGGCGTGGTCTATAAGCTTAATCGATTCAGCGCACAGGAACGCATGGGGATATCGGGGCGTGAACCTAACTGGTGTATCGCACATAAGTTTAGACCCGAAGAAGAGATGACTCAGGTCTTAGCGATCGATGTGCAGGTAGGGCGCACGGGCGCTATCACGCCCGTGGCGCGGCTAACCCCCGTCAGCGTCGGGGGTGTCGTTGTCGCTAACGCAACACTTCACAACCAAGACGAAATTACACGCAAGGATATTCGTGTAGGTGACACCGTTGTGGTGAGGCGTGCCGGTGATGTGATCCCCGAGATCGTCAGGGTGGTGAATCGAGACCCGAATAGCACAAAACCCTACCGCCTGATCGAAGAACACCCGGTGTGTCCCGTGTGTGGATCGTCCATTGAAAAAGAAGAAAAAGAAAAGGTCTATCGCTGCACCGGGGGTGTAAAATGTGATGCCCAGAAAAAAGCGGTATTGAATCACTTTGCTTCACGCGCCGCGATGGATATTCGCGGCTTTGGTAAGGAGACGATTGAAACATTGGTCGACGATGGGATTCTCAATACGCAAGCTGATTTCTTTCATTTGAAACCTGGAACGCTTTTAGCCAGTTCACTGGGCTGCACCGAAGCCTATGCACATCGACTCATCGAGGCGGTCGAACAAGCGAAAGGACACACCCTAGGAAGGCTGTTATACGGACTAGGAATCCGTTACACAGGCGTAGGCACCGCAAAGCGACTCACCGAGGTCTATACGAGCCTTGAAGCGTTTTTAGATAAAACGCCAGCCGATTACCTAAGGATCAGGGATATCGGCCCTAGGACGGCTTTGAGCCTTCATGCGTTCTTTGTAGAGGACCCTTATACACGCGCGATCGCCGTAGAGTTATGTCGATTCTTTAAACCTGAGAAAAAGGAACACGTACAGAGCTTTCTGACAGGAAAGAAGATTTCTACGTCTGGATCTATTCCGGGCATCTCGAGATCTCAGCTGGGTGATCTTTTAGCCAAACACGGCGCATCACTTTGCACAGTGGGGCGTCAATCGACCCTTTTCATCGAAGGGGAAAACGCTTCGGTTGAGAAAGTGAATCGAGCCAAGTCTCTCGGGTTAGAGATCATCCGCGCAGATGAGTTTAACAAACGCCTTAAGGAGTAAGTGTAGTATGATTGAAAATATGCTCTACGTGACAATCGAGGGCATCGATGGGTGTGGTAAAACCACTCTCGCCGCTAAGTTGATCGATACCCTTAAACAAAAAGGGTATCGAGTTGGACACTTCTCCATGCTTCCACATGGACGATTGCGTGAAGCGGTACTCTGGGACAAAGACCTTACGCCACTTCAACGCGCAACGCTCTATAAGGTTGCTGCTGAGACGACCCGGCTTCAGATGCTTAAGAGCGCCAGCGATTTTGATATCGCTGTCGTTGAACGCGGGGTTGACACATTTATCGCGTATCAAGGCTTTGGAGACCGACTGCTTAGCGAAGTAAGTCGTTTAGGGGAACTCTACCCGAAGTTCCCAGAGCCCGACAGGACCTACTATCTCGACGTACCTGTCGAGCTGGCCCTTATCCGAACAGAGCAGCGAGGTAGCGCACTTGACCACTTCGAGCAGCAAGGAGAAGCGTTCTTCAGACGCATCCAGGAAGGCTTTCGACAGTGCATCCTGGCTGACCAAGACCACAGTGAAAAGTCTGGTCATCACGCTCGTTTTAAGCATGTGGACGGCACCCTTTCTAAGAATGCCGTTTTTACTCACGTTCTTAACGACGTTCTGGCTTTACTTAAAGAAAAGGAAAAAACCGTAACAAGCTAAGATAAGTTAGACGTTCCTTAACAGAGTTAAAAACATTCAAGAGGATTACCATGACCGACACCCAAGTACCTAGTCAAAACACCATTAAAGAAATCTTTTTTGGTGCTCAGCCGATCCAGGTTTCTCTCCGCAAACCCCGCAAACATACCACCATCCAGCCGGTAAAAGTCGACAACAAGAAGGACGCACTGTAATGAAGGTTTATCTCGATCTCCTGAAGGACATTCTCGAAAACGGTCACGATCACGAAGACCGCACCGGCACGGGTCGGCGCAGTGTCTTTTCTCGTGAAGTTCGCTTTAACCTGAAGGAAGGTTTTCCCTTGGTGACGACTCGCCGGATAAAGCCGGATGTCTTTATCGCGGAGAACCTGTTCTTTCTGTCTGGCCGTACCGACATCAAGTTCTTGAACGAGCGTGGGGTGAAGATCTGGGATGCGTGGGCCGTTAACGCTAACACGTTTAAAGGTTACGCGGATAAGATGCTCAAAAAGGGCATCATCAGCGAAGAAGAAGTGAATCTTCTTCTTGAAACCGTACCGCTGAACCTCCTGGGCGATATCGGTCCGATGTATGGCAACATGTGGCGGATGTGGCCTGTGGCTTCGCCCTCGGGTCAAGAATTCGGTATCCGTAAAGAAAACATGGTTCGCGCTTTCGAGGAGCTGCCCTCCGATATGCTTGCCGTCGCCAAAGAGGTGTACGACAACCTGGAAGACGACCAAAAGGAAGGGATGGACTTCGAGACCTTCGCACTGGTTTTTTACTACTCGTCGGTTGATCAGATCAACGAACTTATCTGGGAGCTCAAAAAGAACCCGTATAGCTCGCGTTTGGTTGTGACCGCGCTTAACCCCCAGTTCACGCCGACACCGGGTTTTAGCCCCGATGAAAACGTCCTTCTGGGTAAAGGCGCGCTCATGCCGTGCCACTTTGCTTTTCAGTGCTTCGTAAAACCCGCTGTTAAAGAAGGCGGTAAACTGCGTCTGTCGCTTAAAGCGATGATCCGCTCATGGGACGTGCCGGTCGGTGGTCCTTTTAACATCGCTGGTTACGCGCTGATCCTGAGTCTTTTGGCGCACTGCTGTGACATGGAGGTCGATGAACTGATTATTTCTGCAGGCGATGCCCACATTTATCTTAACCAGATCGATGAGGTTAAACGCCAGCTGGAGCGCGAACCCCAGCCCTTGCCGCTCCTGGCCCTTAGCTCCGAGAAAAAGGATCTCTTCGCTTTTACAATGGATGACATCAAGATCATCGATTACGTAACGCACCCTAAAGACGCACTTGAACCCATCAAGTACGCCGTCTCTATCTAACGCTCTTTTTCACGAATAAGCTCATGACCAAGCCCATTACCAAAAAACCGATTATTAAAATCGGTAACGCTCAGCCGAAAAATAAGCTGGAGCAATTTAAGACGCAGCTGGCCACCTCCGATAGCGTCGAGAACGAGGTTGTTCAACCTGTCGAAGAAGAAGAGATCGTTTATCTTCCGCCAGCGATGGTGCGTAAGGCGGCCCCGCCGCCCGCTAAGAAAAACGTGACCGCCACCGGCAAGCTCGACTTCTCTACGATCACACTGCCGGGCGAAGTCGAAGTTCAGCCTATCTTTGACGCCGCACGTTACCTTAAGAAGTAAGCCCTCTTTCACACATACCTGAGCTCCTAAAAGGCTCAGGTATGTACAACTCTTTCTAAAGGACATTCGGCAACATATATTTTTAATGCAGTACACCTTACTTTAGGAGGAAAAATGCCGTTATACCTTAAACTCCTTAACCTCGATGAGGTTTTTTCACGCGCACAAAACCCCGTCATCATCAATGAGCTTCCCAATCTCACAACCGAGGACAGAGAACGCTTCAGTGCGCTTGTACGAGAAACGTACACCAGTGACATGGTGTCCGTCATGCCAAAATGCGCCTGCGTCGGCGACGAAGGACTTCGAGGCGAACACTTGGTGGGCGAGACGTGCGATATCTGCAACACGACCGTCAAGCACTCGATCGAGGATGATATTGTTCCGACGCTCTGGTTTAGAAAGCCTAAAGGCGTCAAGGCACTCATTAATCCGATTGTCTGGATCATGCTCAATCAGCGGTTCTCAAAAAGCAAGTTCCGCGTACTTCAGTGGCTGACCGATCGACACTACGGTTCAAACTCGGGTCTCAAGACACCCGAGATCATCTATAAGCTTACCGCCGAAGGTATTCCGAGAGGATACAACGCCTTCGTTGAGAACTTCGATGAGATCACTCGGTTTTTATTCAGCCTCAAGGATTTTCAAGACAAGAAAGGCGCTACAAAGTCGATCATCGACATGCTCGGCCTCACGCATCCGTCAAAAGATCCTCTCCAGCAGTTGATCCAAGATCACCGAGACTCGATCTTCTGCGAACACATCCCGCTCCTAAATAAAACCCTTCTCGTGATCGAAAAGACCGCGATGGGCTATGACTACGGTGAGGCGACCATGTTTAGCATGGTCAACGTCACCAACACGATGCTCTCCATCGACAGGGATTACCACGATAAGAACCCCCTCTCGGTTGAAAACCGCACTGCCCGCATCCATGCGATGCTGGGGGATTACTACACGGACTTCTTTAAGAAGAACGTGGCACCCAAGGAGGGTTTGATACGTAAGCAGGTGTATAGTGGTCGAGGTAACCACAGCTTTCGGGCAGTGATTACCTCACACGAAGACCTTCATGATCATGATGAGATTCACATACCGTGGTGCGTAGCGGTCACGGTATGGCGTCAGCACATACTAAACGTGATGATGCGGGATGACCATCCATGCGGCGGCTATACGCTTAATAAAGCCGTCAGTCTCATGATGAGTCACATCTACAAATACCACCCACATCTTGACCAGATCTTTAAAGAGTTTATACAAGGCAGTGATAACGGCCGGGGTCCTTGCGTTTTAGTTCAACGAAATGAAGAAGGTTTGTATTCTTGAGCTATAAAGGAATGCGAATCTCGGTTTCCTTCTGTAGAAATACAGTCGACACAACACGCTTAATTGACGGGAACCCCATAAAACTCGATACACCAAACGTATGCTTCGAAAGACATGCGTGGCCGGAGTAATTAGCCGGGTAGGGTAAAAGAGATCGAGATGCGGCTTTTATAAAGCCAAAATTGGAAACCACGCAGCTGATCTCCTAAGGCCATGTGGCTATGGAGCGAGTTCAACGACTATAAACGCCAAGCTAATGGGCAGTGAATAGCGTGCATCTGACCGCGTTAAGGCGAAGATGAAGAGATAGTCTGTTCTATGATGAGAGTCGTAGCGGGTGCCAGGAATCGCACCGGGGTGATCTTGCAAGCCACCTGGACAAAAAGCCAACACTAATGCAAGGTTCAGCACAGCCGTGCTATATCACAAAAGTCAAACCTGATCCGAAGGACACAACGGTTTCAATCAGTGATCTAATCGCTATGTAGAATGGCCTCTTGATTAGAAATGGTCAAGTGAACTCTCTCTAATTGCTGGAAAACCCTGAAGGCTGCCTCACCACAAGCATCGCGAAAGCAGATGTTGATGGTTTAACAACGAGGCGGATGATCCGATAAAGTCGGTGAAAGGGGCAACCGTGGAGTGAAACACTCCCTTTAGCAGCGAAGACCCTAAGGCAAACGATATGGGTAACGTTCAACGATCATGGCGGGAGCCAGTAGAGCCTCAAGCGAGGCAGAAATGGGAGACACCTTACCGTGTGATGACGAAGGTGAAGATATGATCTGTTCCATGATGAAAGTCATAGCGGGTGCCAGGAATCGCACCGAGTGAAGAAAGTACGTCGTGATGACGGAGCGCCTTCACTGGACAATAAGACAGCGATGAATGCTTAATTAGGCCAGTTGGTTAGAAATAATCAACGAGTAACCCCTTGAATTGCTGGAAACCCCTAAAGCTGTCTCACCACTGCGAGCTGAAAAGCAAAGCCATGGTTTAAAAACGAGACGGATGCGGCGTAAGCCAAAATGGGCAACCGTGGGCTCTAAGAGCCCCTTTAGCAGCGAAGACCCTAAGGCTTCGGCTATGGGTAATGTTCAACGACCATGTCTCTCAAGTGAGAGTAGCGGGGGGCACCTGACCACGTAACGGTGAAGGTGATGATATGTTCTGTACTATGGCGAAAGTCATAGCGGGTGCCAGGAATCGCACCGGGATGGACCCACGACCCATCTGGACAATTAGGATTACGACGGTGAATAACATTGCCGTTCGATCCAGTAATGGATTGAATTATGAGTGCGGAATAAAGCATAGACCCTGAGATGGGGATGTGAACCGAAGGCTAGATGTAAAGATTTAGTCAGGGGCAGAGCATAGGAGGTGATCCTGCGTAAGCAGACTATAATCCTCCCACGAGTCCGCGCCACCCGACCGTTTTAAACGAGGGTGAAAACGTATGCCGAACTATAGCGAACCAAAGCCATAGAAGTAGAGGATAAAAAGCCTTTACGATAACATCTTGGATGAGATCATGTTTATACTGGCGCTTGACAAGAAGATGGAGCGGATGTTTTACCCGCTCAGTCCCTTCTTTAACTTGCTGCCCCTTAATAAACCCCTCGAGATCGGTCGAAATGCATCAATGACCGACTCAATCGTTGCATCTACTTCGGAATGGATCGAAGCACAAAGAAGAGACATTAAGAACAACCTTCAGTAAAACAAGGAGAAAGATCTTGCAGATAGCCGTTATCCACGGTTCTGATCCGAGCTTCTTTGGGAACAACCTCTTTCCTGAGGCACCGCCCGAAGCCAAGCAGTGGATCCAGAATCAATTCAACCAAGGTCTTAATCTACTCACCGATGTCGGTAATCGATTTCGGCAGCAGGCGGTAGACCTGTATCAAAAACTGCACGACCCGACGCTTGAGGCGCGGGCCCGTGCTTTTTATCGAAAGGCAAAAGGCATCACGCACCCGAACGCTATTCTTGCGTTTGACACCGTGGGTGAGATCCAGGCTGCTAAACCGCTCATGCAGCGCTTCATCATGGCTGAGCCCAGTATTCGTGAGCTCTATCACAAGCAGCTTTGTGATGGGTATAGCGACAGCTATGTTGATTATGAGCCAGGTAAGATCGGCGAAGCGCATTACGATTACCGCCGTGTTATGAACGGCATTATCACGGAATCCTTTTCCGACGATGCGGCCAACGACTATCAATGGAAGGTGGTGATGTACGCTGAGGATCTTCATGAAGGTGACAATGAGCTTCATATCGACCAACAGGCAGCGATTCTGAAAGTCCACAACTTGGCCTGCCAAGCGCTCTTTAATAAGATCGATCCGACCGACATCTTTAATGGTGAGATTGGTGGTTAACGGCTAAATACAACTTAGAGAGTGGGGTTTTAGCCCCACTCTCTAATGATCTTTTTCTTTTTAGTGATATCTTTCACAGGACGTAAGATAAGGTGACTGCCCTATTTGAGGAACCCTTTTATGACGTCTAAACACTTATTCCCCAGTCTCGATACCGACGGTTGGGTGGAGAGCCCCATCAAAGTTGCCGACTACATGCTCTCCCACTTCTTTTTGTCAGACTACAGTCAAACGGCCTTTTTCCGTAACAAGGTCGCCTCATTCGCCTGGCTCCTTCAACGCCACCAAGGAAACCTAACAGCGCTTTTTGATGAGACCCAGCAGATCCTTTCTTCGTATTTTTCTACCCAGTTTAGTAATGTAGAGGTCCAGGTTACCGAAGTACCCGATACGACAACTTCAAACAAGACCGGATTAAGTCTCTTTTTGGAGTTCGTTGACGCCGACGGAACCACGCACAACCTGTCACGACTGGTGAAGTATTCGGGCATGAAAGTCAGTGAAGTGCTCGCCGTAATCAATAGCTAAATAAGGAGTTTCTGAGCATGGATGAAAATAGCCGCAAACGTGAAATCGCTGAATCGTTTACCAAACAGATCAGCAAAATCGATCAAGAGACCGAACGGGCCTTTATTTCAGGCGTCTTAGAGGCGGTTCAGGCGCCTCCCAAGAAGATCCCCGAGCCCGTGTTTCGCGAGATCTTCATGCCGTACTTGGTGGGTGATAAAGTACCCAACGCTGAAAACGATGTCCTGGCGCACTGGATCGGGCTGGTGGGCAGCGCCACCGATCCGGCCGATATCGTTGACACCAAGGGCGACACGCTTTTCCAAGTACCGCCGGTCTATGACACATCGGACCTCTCTACGATCCGTTCCGAAAAAGGCATGGGGTTCGCCACCATCTTTGAGCAGTATCAAGAGCAATCGAAAGTACACGGCATGCTGGGCAAGCGCTTCTTGGTCGAAGAGCTCAGTAATAAAGCCGCTGCCAATATCCCTGAGGGCTCCTTAGAGGGCCGTGGCTGGCTTCCCGCACTCGAGTATTACGGATTGGTTAAACCGACCCATGACGCGACGCCTCTCTCCACCAAACACCTCCCTGGGGACGATGACCTTGACTTTGAAGATGCCGCTTCGTAGTTACTTGGTGATCTCTGACGTGCACTTAGGTGCACGTTCGACCACCGCTGAAGAGATCCTCGAACACCTCACCACTTTCTTTGAAGACTTTTCAGATCTCTCTGAACTTGCCCAGATCGATACACTCTTTATCGCTGGTGATCTCTGGGACGATACGTTACCCTTGGCGAGCGACGTCGTACCGCAGGTGATCTACTGGTTTAACCGTGTGGTGCGGTGGTGTGCGCGCAATCATATCCAACTAAGGATCTTGGAGGGGACGCCTCGGCACGATAGGCGTCAAGGCGTCTCTTTAAAAAGCATCGTTGAAGTGCTTGAGATCGATATCGATTTTAAATATGTCACACAGCTTTCAATCGAGAAGAACGAACGCCTAGGGTTGTCGGTCCTTTATGTGCCGGATGAATGTCGCCCTACCGCTGAAATTTGTCGGGCTGATGTTGAAACCCTCTTGGCTGAACACCAGCTTCAAAAAGTCGATATCGCCATCATGCATGGGGCGTTTAAGTATCAGTTAGGCTTAATGCCCATGACCCCGAAGGTCCATGACGAGGTCTGGTATCTCCAGCATGTTAAACACTACATCTCGATCGGCCACGTCCACACACCGAGCCAGTTTAACCGAATCGTTGCACAAGGCTCGTTCGACCGACTGAGCCACGGTGAAGAAGAGGCCAAAGGAGCCGTTCTCATTAAAGAGATTAAGCCAGATGAATGGATGCATTTCTTTATCGAAAACGTCCACGCCAAGCGCTATTTGACGATTGATGTCGATGGCCCTCTAGAAGATGTTCTTAAGAAGATCGATCGTTTGATCCGACCGCTTCCTTTTGGAAGTTATGTGCGTATTCGAGGTCTCAGTAACCATCCCGTCTTTCAGGGCTTTGAGACGCTGCGCGCGCGTTATCCCCTCTTTATCTTCAGTAAGAAGACACTGAGCCAGGAAGACACTGATAAACCCGCAGAGCTGACTAAGACGCTTGATTATAAACCCATCGTCTTAAATAAACAAACGCTTACCGACGCGATCTTGACTGAGGTCACGACGCGCCGCCCACTCACCCCGCTTGAAGAAGAGCGTCTTCACACACACCTGGAGGCGCTCCACTTTTAATGGAGTTTAAAGCATGGATTACGTAGCAGGAAGTAATCTAACAGGTCGAGCCGTCTCAGGCTTTCCTTTATCGATCGGGACATCTCTTGCGCTGGAGTCGATCTTTGCCCCTCAGCAGAATCCCTACGACCCGCTTCGCAAAATCCCTCAGCAGATCGATCTGACCAAGTACCATACCTTCTGGGTCAACATCACTACGCTTTACCGCAACATGATCGGGGCCGTCTCAAAAGAAGCCTATCAAAGCGTGGTGGCCGAAGAGCTATGCATGGCCCTCGAAGAAGAGATGGATGTCATCAATCTTCTTTTTCAAAACGAAGGGCAAAATCTTTGTAAGGTGAGCTATTATTATGGCGCCTACGAGAGCCTTGAAAAAGAAAAGACACCGGGTTTTGGTTTGCGTAAACCAACCACGCCCTCACAGATCCATTACCAGGGTCTTTTGGAGCATGTCTTAAAACTGCTCCAAAAGAGAACCGACACGATCCATGTCTTTAAAGATGCGGTAAAGCCAAAGCGCCGTGACCGCGCTTTAATCTTGACACATCAGCCCTACGACTTGGTGGATTTTAAACACTTTGACCGTCTGGATCTCCTGGAGAGTAACACAGGCGTGTTAAAGCCCCGTGCGCTATGGAGTACGAAATACAACCCCATGAGTGGTGTTTCGTTTTCAAATCTCCCGTTTACTCGCAAACTCCTGATGATCTTTGGTGATCGGTATCTTATTAAACCGATTGGTCCGGTTAGAAAGCTGATCTTGGACGTGGCTGAGAAAAATAAGTGGACCGCTGTCACCACTGAGGAAAAAGTTGACTTCGATGTTAATCGTAGTGTGAGAGATCCTTACGCGATCGCGGTCTTTAAAGCGCTTTAAATCACCCCCGGATGGCGAAACAAGGTATCCGCAGTGCGTTTAAAACGCACCGTCTTATGACTTACGGGTTCGAGTCCCGTTCCGGGGACCATCTTCTTTTACTAGGGATATCGCGATGGATATCGATAGAAAATACATAATCAGTGCGCTCAATCCGTGCTCAGGCTCTCACCATACTCAAGAAGATTCGGTGCTTTTCTTGGCAAAAGACAAAGCGTTTCTTGAAGGGGTGCTACCGGGTTATCGTGCAAAGTGTGTTGAGCTTGGTGCAAATTCGGCACATATCGAGTCGATTGATCTTTTGATCGATCGCGTCAAACTGTACCAAGAGAGCGTTGAAGTCAAAGTCCCTGATACTGACCTGCCGTGTGAAATCCGGCGCTGAATCGATGGAGAAGACCATGCCTGAACTTAAAAAGGCTGTCACTCGTGAAGATGTCGAAGCGGTCATCACCGGTGAAGAATATATCACACGCCCACCCGGTCTTACGATCTGCATCCTCAGTCTTAAAAACGGTTCAAAACAAGTGGGTGTGAACTATGGGCATATCGATCCTGCCCAGCATGACTGGCTGCTTGGCCAACGTGCTGCAAGAACTGCTGCCTTTGCAAAAGTCTGGGAAGCTGAAGCATATCTTTTGCGCGAGCGCATAATGTCTGGCTGCTCCCCGGCGTGTCTTGAAAAAGACACCTCCTGTTTCACCAGTGGCGTTAATCGTATCCAAGAATAACCTTTTCTTTTAAAAAGAGTCCCCTTATGTCCAATCAAGAAAACGAAGTCTTTAGCCGTCCTAACGCTGATGCCAAGATTTATGATCTCGAACAGTTCACGCTCTGGACTGATCCGGTTGAAAAGGGTGGCAAGCGTCCGCGCCTGGTGTTCGGTGAGCGTAACGGCGCACCGCGTATTACGGTGTATCCGGGTCAAGAAGCGGTCAAGGTGGTGTGGATCGGTTTTGGTCCTGGTGAGTTCGAGATGTTCCTCACGACGTTTGAGCGTCTCGCTGCGGGTGAAAACGACAAGGAGTGTTTTATCGACAACCTTGATCGTGATCCCAACGGCGATAAGCGGGACCCGAACCCTGCCAACAAAGTCGTGCGTAACCGCATGCAGTTTGGTAAAGATGCCAACGGTATTTGCTGGATGGGTTTCCAGCAAAAGAATCTGAAGCCGGTGCGCTTTAACATTGTCCCCAATGGTTGGCATAACTTCTATCGTGAAGGGGGCGCGAAACTCACCGAGTCCGAAGCATCGGCGCTTTACACGCGCGGTCTCATCAATATCTTGCGCCGAGTCTATGGACATTGGGCGACCCGCATCCGTCAACCGATGGAGCGTGGCCGCATGGGCGCGTCCAGCCCCGAGCAGCAACAACATGTTAATAAGGAACCCGCTGTGACCTCGATTTCGACATTTGACAACGACATTCAGTTCTAACTAAGAGCTGAACACACCCTAGGTGCAGGACTCTCCTTTGCGGGAGAGTCCTGCACCTAAACATAGGTCAATCACATATATCTTACCTGACCACAAAGCGATGGTTGTCACTTAACGGAGGCTTACAATAACATGAAGATGTATGCAGAGATTCAAAATGCTAAGCCTGAAGTCCACATTGAACACGCCGGGCGTATCATTGCCTTCTCGGCAAGTGTCTTCACAAAACGCTCTTTTGAAGGGACGTTCGACGTATTTGAAAACATCAACCGGTTCTGGGAAAGACTGCCTTTCAAGCAGCAGCAAGAGATCTTCGATGTGTACGACCAGGTCTACATCGGGATTGACCAGATTAGAAAGTCTAAGGATCTGCATGAGTTTCTGAACGAGCAGGTTAAAATAATCATCAAATATCATCCGCTTGATCGTTTAGAGGATTTTCTTTCACTCGAAACCAGCATTCATATTCCGAGCACATGTAAGGAAGAGTATTTCGACGACGTTAACGATAACAACACGCGCGATAAAACCTATACCGCCAAAGACTACAAACGCCTCTTGGCGTTCTCGCTCTTTTTAAGAACTTTGATTCCGGTCTGGGGCGAGTACATCAGCTCAACGCGTAAAGACACCGGAATGGAGTATAAGGAGTATGTCGCGCTTCAGCTCCTAACCGGAACTGGGATGCTCGAGTGCGAGGCGGCACGTAAGCTTCAAGTCTACATCGATCAAATTACACGAGAGAAGCATTATAATCTTGAGAAGATCTTGAACGGTGTGAGTAGTGAAGACATGGGGTTTTTGCTCTTTGCTCTGGTGTGTGTGCGTAAGCTGTGTGTAGGAGACCTTCGGGCTGAAGACGATAAAAGTCATCTGGTTGCTTTGGTTTATAAGTACCTCTATCAGAAGGTCTTTAATCCTTCTGAAGCGGGCAGTATGGTTCAAGAAAAGCGTTTTACTGAAGCAGGCTCAAGTTCTGATCAGAATAAACGCTCAATCATGGAAAGTTATAAGAAAAGAGCCGAGCTCTCTAAAGGCGAAGTCCAAGAGTTCGAATTTGCAATGCAGAACCTGTACGGCACTGCGCGTCGTCTAGCCCCATCGATCACTAAAGAAGAAATCGATGCGGCACTCGAAAGTACGTACGAGCATCGGCACGAGCGCCTAGGTAAGCCTCAGCTGGACCTGATGGCATGGACCTTTAAGACCGTGTTTCCTCCGCGATCACTTCAGTATGTCTTAAAAAGCTCTAACTTTAAACAACTGGCGGTATTAGAAGCTGTGTTATGGAACTGGGGACACAAGTACCTTTCGATTCTTGCTACCAGCCACATGGTCATTGGGCGTGATGAGATTCATATCACCTCAATCGACAGTCGTGGACAAATTCCAATTGAGCTGCAAGCAGAAATCTTCAAATATTACCCTTATACATGGAGCAGCTTTAAACGCAGTACCCAAACCACCACGCAAGAGCCCCATCCTGTTTTACAAGACATCGATCTGATGGTCGATGAGTTTGCAAAAAACTCATGGAGAAGTACCGCGCACGAAAGTAAACTGATCGAGGTGTTTGGCGATACACGTCGCCGTGTCCCCATTTTCTCAACTATTAAAAATGATCTAGCGCGATTGATCGTTGACATTGAGAATCGTCGTTAACTCCCCTTGTCCAAGGAGAAAAAAGAACTATGAACAGCCAGATCTTCGTTGCAAACATGCTCATCCAAGAGACGGGTACGTTTAATCAGCTCTATGCGCGCCCCTACGCAGCCCACACCACCAATGAATCGCTCGAGATTCTTTCTCGACGTCTTGAGTCGACGATGTACGGTGATCCGTCGTCCCGTGTGATGGGTTCTTTGATCGCGGGTATCTCAAGTGGTCTTGTGATGCCCGACGCGTCCTGGGAGCGTCGTCTCTCGATCCCGAATGGTTGGAATGAACGGCGCCTGCGCTTTATCATGGAAGTGCATGTTCAGGCGGCCTTTAACACACAGGTCTACTACCTACAAGGGTACTCGGATCACGTCGGCGTCTCTGCAACGGGTTTTATTGACCCCCAGATGCCGTTCTTCATCAACAGCTACGTACGCGTGGGTCGAAGCACCGATTATACCAACGTCGGCATGACGATTGACCGAGTCAGTGAAATGGCCCAAGTGATCAATGGTCAGTTCCACATCACGGACGCCATCTCGGGCCAGGTCTTTACGCTTCGGCCAGAAGACCTCATGGTCGGCATCCAGAGTAATTATTTCAACGACGCATTTGCAAGTAGCGGGAGTCCGTCTGTGGGTAACATGCTCGATACGCGCACACGAGGCTTGCCCTCTACGGTGCGCTCTAACCGCAGTAATGCCATCCCGAGTAACTTCATCGCTAATTACATCTCGGGGTATCGTCGTGCGGCGTATTCGGCTGAGTTTGGCCGGGGAGATGAAGATATCTACACGCGCACGATCCAAGACCTGCATGAGCCCTCGCCGTATGAGAATCCGTTTATTCGTGCACTGAGTCAGGTAACGGGGATCCCCAACACCACGACCTTTACGATGAGTGATCTGGTTTCGATTGATCCGGATGCGGTCAGTTCTGGACGCGTCAGCTATCAGCCTGCGCGTGATGTTTTCCAACTCCATCAGACAGGGCAGACTGAGGACTGGGGTGGTGCGAACCTTAAGACCCAGTTGGCGACGCTTTTGATCAACTCCGTCTCGGGTTTGATGATCGACTGCATGTTGAAATCGATCGCGCTTGACACAACCACGCTTACGGTAGATGGACAGCCGTATACGCGGATCATCAACGCACAAAGCTTCACCAATATGAATCTGTCTGCACACTTCGTGCGGTTCATTGAGCGGTTTAACTCCGAAATTCTTCCGGACGTTACCTACAACGGCAGCTTTGCGATCGACGCGGTCATCATGATCGATCTTCATGGCCAGAGTTCTGTCGATATCTCGGTTGATGGGGATGCTCGGATCCCCTATGCGGCACCGAGTTTCTGCGATTCGATCTTCACACCCGTGGTAACGACGGACACTAACCGCTATCACGATTTGATTAACGGCATGGAATACATTACCAAGGCGGTCGAGTCTGCTGTGCCTCGGCTCTTCACTGCGGGTGGTGACAACCTGGTTCACGACGTCTAAAAAGGAAAAAACGGCATGTCTAAACTGATTGAGCTGTATAAGAACATCCTTGAATACGCCACGATGCGCCCTAACGAAAATGGCGAACTCGACACGGTTCTGGATGATATAAAGAAACCTACGCTGATCGGTAATAAGCGTCTCATGATGCCTACTGAGAAAAATCTCAAGCATTATGATCCAGAAACACAGGTCATCTTCCATCCGCTGCAAGAGTTTGTTGATCGTGGTGAGTCGGATGTTGTTAAGCGACTTCGCTTGTCGCTTAACATCAGGATCAACTACGTTACGTTTGTAATCACGGCAGCGCTCTTTCGTATCGTGGCATCCCCTGCGATCCATAAAGAACTTACGCCTGAGCAGCGCGAACTTCTGCTGTCTTTGCCTAAGGTCGATGGAAACACGGAGAAGAACTATATCGACTTCGTGATTAAACACTATAAGGAGCATGAGAGTCGTTTCTTCACCAACATCTACCTGAAAAAATCCGGGACGTACCAAGGCGTTAAGCATCCGCGTATCGGCGTGGTGACCTTTCCGTTCTATGAGTTCGTTGAGAACCCTGAGCTCAAGGTCAGGAAAATTGATCGAGAAAGCTTCGCGGCGATGCTGCGTTTCGTCTTTCCTGAAAGTGAAACCGACGCGGAGGCGTTTAATTCATTCTCAGACAATCACGACGCACCATGGCTCAACGCGCTTCTTAAGACCAGCTATCGGCTAACCAGTCGTCTTAACGAACTGGTTGATCTTTACGCTGAACACATCCCTGACGCAGCCACACTTAAGTTCAACCTTAAGTGGCTTGAACCGATGGATGATTTGAAGCCGTACCGCGGAGAGATTCTCAAGATCCCGGCCCAGAAAGGCAATGGAGGTTCAGCAGTTGTCGAAGAAGTCGCTAAGGTTCCGTCACCCGCAGCTCTTGCACCCACAGCCGCTCCGGCGGCGATTCCGATGCCGACCCCGCAATACACCCAGACGCCGCCAGTGCCCATGCAAGCCCCGCCTCAGCAGCCGGTTTACTATCCCGGCTCTCCAGGCATCGCGCCGGGATACTACTATCCATACCAACTGCAACAGTTTATTCAACAACAACCCCAGCCGCCTCAGCAGCCTCCAGTACCAACCAAGACGGCTGACGGTAAGTTGAGTTTTCAAGCCGTTGAAAGGGCTAACCCGATGGTCGCAGCAAGCGGCAATATCCCATCGCCGCTTAATCCATGGGCAGGGCAGTATGCCACCCAGATGCCGCAGCAGATGGTTGCTCAAGGCCCCGGTATCCCTGCGCTCGCTCCAACCGGTCCGCAGATGTTCTATCAGCAGGTGCCTCAGCAGCAGTTTGTTCAGCAGCCGGGTTTGGTCTTACCCGGATATGTCCAACCCTTAACCCAGCAACAACTCATGCAAGAGCAGTACATGCAGAGCCAGCGGACACAACAGGCTTATGCTCAACCGGGTAGTGTGTACGCAGTCTAACCATTAAGCATACGTACAGGAGGGGTCTAAAAACCCCTCCTGTGTGCTTTTCTTTTTCTAATCTTCAAGACTGTCGTAGAGCTGGATGATCGCACTCGCTTCACTGATGTTAGGGATACGTAAAGAATCCCTCAGACCATCATAATCGCTTGAGGACACCATATCGTTCATCCGCATGACTAAGAAATGGTATTTTCTTTCAATACCCAGAAATAATAGTAGGCCATAGAGGTCACCCTTATATTTCTCTGCGTCAAGGCCGGTTATGGAAACCACATCGGTGGTGGTTTTATTTTTAAAGTATTCGACGTGCGTTTCTAAGTGAACGTAGAAGCGTGGATCGAGCACCATACTTTCAGGGATATCTAAACTAGCGAGAAGCGACATAGGTCACAAGCCTTTTAAATAAGGGGTTAACTTTTCATTCAATTTATTTCTTTCCAGGACACTTTTTCTAGAAAACCTTTGGTAATATATATCTTACTTGACAGTCGATGTCATTTTTAAACTCTCTCTGTCCAAGGAGCTCAGTCAATGGAAAATAAAAAAGCACTTTATCGACGCGTCAATGAACTTCACCCAGAGCTTCTGGGTGTGCACGCACTTAACTATGCGACCGCGTATAACGCGCCTGCCCGTGGCGTGATGTTTGCGGGACACTGGGCTCAGCGACTTGTCATCAAAGGCTCTGAGCCCAAGATTATCCAGACGGGCGCTGAAGAAGAGTTTGGGAAATACACACTCTCGATCAAGATGCCCAAGGACGGTGTGATTCTTCGGGTCATTGAGCGTTATTCAACCAATTCCCCCACGGATCAGATTGGTTTTAATCCTGAAACGCTGGTGATCTACCGGGCACACGAAACCGGCGAAGTAGACTGCTTTACCATCCCATACCATTCAAACTACCATCCGAACTTTGGCTTTAAATATGAGCCAAAGGAAGCCTACGAGGAACTAGTTGTTGGGCGTAGTTTTCCGAAGGACACGGTCATTGCGGACTCTCCTGCCGTAAAAGGAGAGTCGCACTACACCTACGGAAGGAATCTAAACGTCGTCTACATGAGTCACCCGAACGTTGGTTTGGACGGCTATGTCATTTCTCGAGATGTTCTCGATGAGTTTGAATTTCGTTTTTACGAGACACGCACTGTCGAGTTTGGTGCCAATGAGTTTCCACTCAACATCTACGGAACTGAGGAGATCTATAAGCCGTTTCCTGAGATCGGTGAATATATCCGTGAGGATGGGTTGGTGGCAGCACTACGGCGTTTCGAGTCCTCGCTATCACCTGCTTTGTTAAGTCGAAAAGACCTCATGGAGGTCGATCAGTATTTCGACAACCGAACATACTCCCGTCCTGGTGTGGGTCGTGTGGTCGACATGGTGGTGATCCACTCAGAAAACATCAACCGACAACTGCCTCCGCAGATGACGGATCAGCTCAATAAATACGCACGGGCATTGATCCGTTTTCATAAGGAGATCGTGAACTTTGACATCCATACTACGGTCGAACACCGTAAACAACACGGCGGCGCAAAACCACGCTACAGTGAACAGCTTCAACGTTTGATCGTTGAATCGCTGGCGATGGTCGAGAACGAAAACCCAAGGAGTCGTCAAAACCTCACGCTGGCTTATCGGAAAGAACCCTTAGATGGCTGGCGCGTCACTTTTACGATCGAATATTTGATAAAACCAGACCGCGGGTTCAAGATCACCTGCGAAAATGGTGGTTTGTACATAGTCACTACACACTAGCGGTTTTATATACTCTGTGGAACTCATACAACCACGGAGTATAGCCATGAAAATAGAAGCGTTTCGAGTAATACCGGGATTCGAGGAATGGTGCATCGCGCGGGATGGTAAGATCTATCACGCTAAGACTGGAAAAAGAATTCGCACCCATCAGTCGCACTGAAAACAAAGTATTCGGATCAACTCGAGACAGAAAAGTGTGCAGTAGATTAAAAACAAGCCTTACGTGCGGCGAAAGCCTACGTAATATCCCGAAGAATTGCTGGGACGTCCTAAGAGCCTCACTACCACAAGCATCGCGAAAGAAGATGTTGACGGTTTGAAAAGTGTGAGGATAGTGCAGTGGGCAATCAGCAGCCGTCTTGGCCTGTCGTAAGACGACCTCGAGGTTCAACGACTATCCCCTTACCAGGGAGTACACTTAAGTGAGTGGAAGTATCGGGTACCCAAACAGATCACGCTGTGGGTAAAGATATAGTCTCGCCTGCATGGAAAGCATGCAGCTGCACGTTATGGTGCGGGTGGTGTCTAACGAACACTGCTGAAGGTCGCGAAGGGTGTTATTTGTCGCATCGAAGAGCCGGAGAACATGCCAGTGGATGCAGATGGAAATCGCGCAGACATCATCTCAGGTCCTGACTCGATTCCGGGCCGGATGAACCTAGGGCGTCTTTATACGCCCTATTTTACTGGCGCAGCACGCGATGTTCGCAAACAGATGTTAGAAGAAATGGGTTTCGATCGAAACTTCAAAGGTCCGATCGAAACGTCCGCGTTACACACCATCGACCCCGTTCGATATCAACACGGTATCAAAACCTTACTTCTTTTCTATTCAATTGTTTCACCCCGAACCTACAAGGAATTCACGGAGATCCTGACAGACGAAGAGCGCCTAGAGTGGGTCGCGAAAATCATTAACGATAAGATCTATCTATACATCCCGATCGAGAGTGAACACATGCTCGACGAGATGGTGTTGATGATTGAGAAGAATTTTAAATTAGTCTATGGTCCGGTCTCATACGTGGGGCGAAGTGGCCAACGTGTCGTTACGCGTGATAAGTTTAGGATCGCGCCACTACCCATGATGCTTCTCGATAAGATCGCTGACACATGGCTTTCTGTGGATATCGGTAAGTATAACAACTTTGGTCTCGTGGCCGCCATGAATAAGGCCGATAAATATTCGGCACCTTGGAAAAAGACGCCTCCACGGGTACTGGGTGAAACCGAAAGTGGTCTCTATGTCTCTTATGGGGGTCGCGAAATGATCGCTGAGCTTCATGACCGAACCGGCGCCGTGGCCAGTCAAAAGGAGATTTCCAAAACCATCCTGGGTGCCGCCGATCCGATCAACATCGAAGAAGTGATTAACAGGGAGAAAGTTCCGTTGGGTAATTCTCGCCCGATCCAGATTTCGCAGCATCTGTTTAACTGCGCTGGTTTTTCGATTGTCTATAGTGAAGAGAAAGTATGATGTCTACAGACCGTCCCGTCTTTCACGTTAGAGAAATCATTCAGATGCGTAAGGACGAAGTGGTGTCCTTGCCACTTGTTCATTCTGTCGTCTTTGATGACGGGGAAACACTCACGAACGTACTTCAAAATGAAACGATCTATTCCTGGTTGTTCTGGAAGATCTTCCGTGTGTATAAAAACACACGCATTTTACCGAAGCACCATGTCGCAAGTGTGCTTAAAGGCAATGCGCTTAACACGGACACGCACGCGAAACTTTGCAGTGCAATCCTTAAATCCATCGTAGCGGACGAGAACCTTTTCTATCCGCAGCAAAAGGAGCCCGTCCTTAAACTGATCTATAAAACCATCAGTGACGCGATGAGTGAACTCTCGCTCTTAAGTGAAGCTAACGTCACATCGATCGATATCCTGGATTTCATCCAGGCGGCGCACCACCCGACCGTCACGCAGCTCAAGGATCAGGCACACCAGGATCATCGCGCGATCAAGTATGCATATGAGGAGACCGTCAAACTCATCCGCACGTCGAAGGATTTTGAGGAAAATGGTCTGGCTAAAGCCGTTAAAGCTGAAATGGTCAAGACCAATCAGGTTGTGCAGTGCGTGGTCTTCCGGGGCTTTGGTAGTGATGTGGATGGTGCAATCTATTCTGAACCGGTCTGGGGGAACTATACCTTCGGGAATACGCGCTTTTATGACTTCGTAGTGGATTCTCGAACGGCTGCAAAGAGTCACTTCTATTCTGACACGGCGCTTAAAGACTCCGAATACATGGCGCGTAAGTTTAGGTTGTTTGCCACGGTGCTTGAACGTATTAACTACACTGACTGCGGCTCAACCGACCACGTTCTATGGGAAGTCAAAGGAGAACAGCGCGATAGCTCTGGTACGGTGCTTTATCCGGGTGATCTGCCTTTCCTGATTGGCAAGAACTACCTTGATGAATCAACCGGCGGCTATCTCTCAATCGAAGGAGATGAGCGGCACCTCATCGGAAAGAAGATCAAGTTCCGTTCACTACTTCACTGCAAAGAGCCGGATCCTAAAGCAGTGTGTCATATGTGCGCGGGTCGTCTCTCCGAGAACATCTCGCGCTTTGCCAACCTAGGCCATCTGGGTAGTGTAACGACCACCAAGGAGATTACCCAAAACCTTCTCTCGATCAAGCACGTCAACACCAGTAGCACGCTGATCAAGATCTTGATGGGTGAACATGAACGCAAATACCTTAACACCGGCACCGCAGGCACCGCAATCTATCTGAATGAGCCTCTAAAGATGCTCAGGCCTAAGCTGGTGGTCTTGCGTGATGAGGCCACAGGCCTTATTGCGCTTAACAACGTGGAGGATCTAGAACAGATTACGCTCTCCCGTATCTCACAGGTGACGGTCGTTAAACTTATCGTTGAGGCGCACGGCGTTATCCAGGACACGACACTCACGGTCGAGCAAAAGAGCAAACCGGCTATGATGTCGGGCGATCTGATCCGTTACTTGAAACTTAAGTCATGGACCATCGACGAGCAGAACAACTTCATGATCGATATGTCGGGTTGGGATTACCGTCTACCGGTCTTCGTTATGCAGAATAGGGAGGAGAGCTACGTTGACTTGGCCAATCAAGTCAACGTGATGGTCCAGTCTAGCCAGAAGAACCTGCAAAAGCGTCAAGCCAAAGCCGCCGCCACACTCCTCTTGCAAGAGCTCTTTGATCTAGTGAACTCGAAGCTGCGCGTTAATATCCTGTCTTTTGAAATCATCATCTATGCTTTGATGGTGGAGTCAAAGAGCAGCTATGCGCTTGCACGCGGTGCCATGGACCCGGTGTTGGGTGTGTCAGAATTGTTGACAAAATACCGATCTCTTGGAGCAGCGATGGCTTTTGAAGACCAAGCTGAGACGATCACGGACCCGGCGAACTTCTACCAAGGACGCCGACCCGATAGTCCGCTCGATGTGTTCTTTGCACCCAACGAGGTTGTGAGGGCCTATCGAAACAAACACTTTACGGTAAACTAACACTAACACATCCGTAGGTAGGTGGGGCTCAAAACCCCACCTACCTAGTCTAAATGAGCTGTGGGTGTGTTTAGTTTTTCTATCTGTTCGAGTATAAAGATGCCTAAAACCACCATCCACGTCTATACCCATCACCTTGTCGTAAGGGATCCGTCTCAACGAATCCGAGATGCGCTTTATGCGCTAGCGAATAAGTACACCCAGTTTTCAATGGAATGGGACCGCTATCTGAGGCAACAGGTCTGGCGTCCCGTAAAGACCTTTGGTGTCTATGTGAACCCAGGCGACGAGTTTCGTTTCCATATTGGCCAGCTAGAACCCCTTTTTAGGGAGCTCAAGGGCTTTCACGTAGATCCGAGTGGGTATGACGTCGTCTATCATCCTGAGCCCGCGTGTGCCGCTGTAGAGCTTCCTGTAAAGAAAGGTTGGGTACTTCGCCGCGAACAGATCGCTGCTAAAGAATTCATCGTGAACAACACGGAACCCGGCCATAATCACCCGATCCTGATGATCCGCACCGGGGGTGGTAAAGCACAGCCGCTCGATGCGCTCATTAAAATACCCGGCGGCTGGACGACGATGCGTGACATTCAACCCGGTACCGTGATCACCGCGTGGGACGGCACCCCTACTAAAGTCAATGGCGTGTTCCCCCAGGGTAACACACGTGTCTATAAAGTCAAGTTTGAAGATACGCGAGAAACCAAGAGCGATGAGCAACATCTTTGGAAGATCTATAGATCCGCGACGACTCAGGATTTTGAGGTCCTTGAGACCTACAAAATCCTTGAACTCTTAAAAAGCGGCGAAGTCTATACGGACTTACCTCAGAGCGAAAAGGGCGGTGATGTAGAACTCACGATGGATCCGTTCGAATACGGAAAACATCTTGCAGAGACACTTAACCAAGCCACATACTACGAGATCAAACCTTATCTAAACGCCTCACATCGTCAAAGGGTAAGTTTCTTGCGTGGTCTTATTCATAAAGGCAGCGTTTCACATCAGGACGGCGTAATCTACAAAGACATCAAGGAGGTTCGTCTTTTTAATATCGTTCGGTTAGTGGTGCGTTCACTAGGCGGTAAGACAACCAGTGTGGAGATGGACGGGTTTTATTACACCGGCATCATCCTACCTAAGCCCTTCGAGGTGTTTTCCTTCCTACCACCAAAAACCTACAGGCTGCGCTTAAAGTTAACGAAACTTGAATACGCAGGGATCGAACAGACGCAGTGTATCGCGATTGATCACCCGAGTCATCTTTATGTCACGGATCAATTCATCGTCACGCACAACACCGTCACGGCGCTTGTAACGGCGTCCGAACTCGGTAAGCGCCTTGCGATCGTGGTCTTGGCGATGTATATCGACAAATGGGTCGGTGACTTGAAAAACGTCTACGACATCGATGACTCTGAGATCGGGATCATCAAGGGCGGAAACATCCTTCAGCGCACCACCCTTTACCCAAACTCAGGTAAACAGATCCCCAAGGTGTTTGTGATTTCGATCCCAACGCTTAATGCGTGGTATCGGATCTATGAGGACGATCCAACGAACCCCATACTTGACGCGTATGAGTGTAAGCCCTATGAGCTCTTTGAACATCTAGGGATCGGTACGGTGATCTTTGACGAAGTTCACCAACACCCTCACCCCGTCTTCAAAGTCTACACCTATCTTAATGTCCAAAAGACCATCAATCTTTCAGCCACACTGCTAACGAAGGAGCCAACACTTCGAAAAGTTCAGTCGATGATGTTTCCTTATTCGATGCGTTTTGACAAAGTCGAAGCCCCGCAGTACATTGAATGTCAGGCGTGTTCATACCAGATCCACGGCTTTAACCACAGCGGGATTCAGTTCATGATGAAAGCTCGCCAGAGCTATTCGCATGTCGAGTTTGAAAAGAGCATCCTCAAGCACAAAAAGCTCAGACCGCAGTATCTTGAGATGATCCTCTCGCTTTTTGAAGAAGCTTATCTTGATGATTATCTACGCGGTGATAAAGCCCTCATCTTTGTCTCAACGATCAAGATGGCGCGGGTTCTTGAAGACTTGATGAGAAAGAAGTACAAGAAATATAAAGTCATGACCTATGTGGAAGGCGAGCCACTTGAAAACGCAACCGAATCAGACATCTGTATTTCAACCATGATCTCGGCAGGCACAGCGATCGATATCCCTAAGTTAAGAGTTTCGATCATGACGATCTCGGTCGATAGCCCCATCTCAAACGTACAGGCACTGGGTCGGCTCCGCCAGCTCAATGATCGTGATACCCGCTTTTATTACTTTTACTGCACCAACATCCCCAAGCAGGTGGATTATCATCGAAACAAACTCGAGCTCTTTAAAGACCGTGTAAAAAGCCACAGCGTGCGTTTGTTTAGCACACTGTATGCATAAGCCCATTAAGAGGAGAGGGTTAAACCCTCTCCTCTATTTTTCTTTTTAAGATCGAGTGACATAACAGACATCGCTCCGTCACGAAGAGGAATAGACATGGATCGCCTGCAACCAAATGTTTTATCGTACATACTCATGATGCTTTTTGCGTTTTCAGCACTGGCACTCCTGTTAGTTAGTACCTACCTCAACCGCGCCATTCTCAACATGCGCGCTGTTTTTATCGTGGAGATTGGGTCGCTCTTTATTTTCTCGGAAGTGCTGGTGCTTTACATCTACGTCCTGGGTAAGACAATCGGATACTGGTTTTATAAACTAACATATACTGCCAACCAATCTATTGACACCGGGGCATTTCTAGCAGACCTCATTGTGGTTTTCCTTGGGTTCTTGCTCTTTGCCATTTCTTATTTCTTCTTTATTAAGGCTTAGTGTATTCATGCTCTATAGGCTTAACCGTGACCATATCGACATTTTTCTGGGTCTGTATATAAGAGCCACGCTCTTGGTATTTGTTTTTCTACTCATTCTTCAGATCAGTCAGCTCGTGGAGAAGTTTTGGCAGAGTTTTTTCTTACTGCTTCTAACAGGCTCGCTGGTACTCCAACTGGGCTTTGTGGCGTATGTCGAAATCGGTATAAAGGCCCTCAGAAAGAAAAAGATTTCCTATCTGGAACTCTCTATCATGGCGGGTTTAACTGTAGTCATGCTTTTTTTAACGCTGCTTTTACTGTACTATAATCAAAAAAGGATTTAATGCATCATGGCCATCGCTAAGAGAAAACCAGAGAGTCAGCCTCCCGCCAAACTTAATCTTGCTGAAGTCAAAGAAGAAACGTATCTTGGCATCGTTAACGACAACGATTCGATCGCCACGACGTCACTGCTGGCCTATATCGAGGGGATGCCGTGGTCCGTTCAGTATTACGCCCAGTTAATCGGCAAACACAACGATCTACGTGAACTCGATGCGCATCAAGACGCATCGTTTCAACAGTATCAAAAGATCAAAGATCTTGAACTCCGTGTTGATTCGGCTTTGCAAACAAGCTACGACAACACCAACGCACTGACTTCGGTGACCGGTAGTGCTAACGTTACCAGCTTTATCCCCAACGTCAACGATTACTTTATCGCTGAAGCGGGTTCAGCCAACACGGCGCTATTTCGCGTAACGAGCTCTGAGCGAAAAGTCTTTAATCGCCAAAGCGTCTATTTGATCAATTACACGCTGGTGCGTTACGTCACAAATGAAGACGACGCCTACAAGAACCTTGAAGCCAAGACGGTTCGGACATATCATTTCAGTAAAGACCGTTTGGTTGATGGTCTTTCTCCGATCCTCAGGGAAGATCAACATGCCCTAGGTCGTGAAATCTCACTCCTATACAGAAGCCTGGTTAAGTATTACTTCAAGACCTTTTTTAATCGCTCCTATAAGACTTTGGTTATACCGAGTCAGTCGTATTCGATCTATGATCCACTTTTGGTGGATTTTCTTAGACAGATCATGGATACGATGGATGCTGATGAAATACGCGATATCACTTACGCGCCGATCGACCAAGACCGTTTTATTAAAGACGGCTCTCTTTGGCGAGCCTTGCTTGAGCGCGATCACACCGCTTTGAGTTACGTGGCACATAAGGCAGTGGTGGTGAGTAAAGATTACTTTAATGGTTCAAGTTGGCTTAAGAGTGCCGCTTACTGGCCACTTGACTACTTTGTCTTTCCTCGCGCAAACGATCGAGCCAGGATCCCCGGAGATCCAAATGCGCCCACCGCCAGCATGGTTGAGCTCGCTGGGGATAAAGTCTTCACTGATCTGAAAGAACTTACCCTCTCTCGGCCCGATGGTGCCATCGCCCTAATACACCCTGTTCTGGTCGATGATTACTACCTTCTTTCAAAGTGGTTTTATACCGAAGTGGGTCAGGCCTCCGCGCTTGAAATCTTGCTGCGTGACTACCTTAAAGGAAGCACCTCCGATCTAGGCCTACTTCACCAGCTTGTAGTACGCTACCACACCTGGCCACTCCTTGAGCAATTTTATTATGGACCCCTTCTTTTTTTATTGATGAAGGATAGTGTGCGCGGGTTTTATCGATAGGTTATACTACAGCCTGTGCCTTAGTAGCACAGGCTGTTTTTATTGGAGTTTACAATGAAGCCTGCTGTTAATGATTTGTTTGACCGTTATTTTCTAGTTCAAATGAACTACCTAAACTCACGCTCAGTCGATCAGCTGCGTCGCTTTGGTCAACGTATCTCGGGTGTCGCTGAAATCGATCGCACGCTGGATAGACAAGAGATTGTCACGGAACTCTCAGTTAATGCGATGTTTGAAAAGTTTCGTTCTGGTGTCACCATTAAGCTCGTTCGGTATAGTGATGCCGCTGAAGTCTACCGGATCATTCACGCGCATTTGATTAAGTGGGCGGAGTATATCACATCAGGCATTAACGTTGGAAGTGCTCCATTAACAGACCTTGTAGAACTGGATCGTTTTGCTTCGGTCGTTTACGACAAAGCCGTCAACGTCTTTAGTGAACAGGAACGCACCAGCGCGCTGGCTGGAACCTTTAACCGTGTTCAAACTATCAACTTCAATAACATCTTGACGCGCGCACGTAAAACCGACTACCACACGGTCGAGACGACTCCAAATGGTGTTGAAGTTATGCGCGTTAAAGAGCTCGAGGGACCTAAGCTCGTTGAACGCACCAGTTTCAAGGAGCTTTTCTCAAGCCGTATTAGCGACCTGAAGGGTTGGAGGGGTGATGATGAGTAAAGAAAACGGGAGTTTTGAATCAAGCCCTATGTGGGCTGATGTCAAAGACATCTTAGAGAAATCAGGCACCAAGACCGTTTATGACTACAAGGGTGTTTTACACACCGAGAAAGAAGATCTCGCTGTCTGGGATATGAACTCCATCGAACTCTTACGGGATTACCTTAACGATATCGGTGAAGCGGCACGCGTGACCTTCAAAGTCGGTCTGGGTGATTACGTTAAGCGCATCTACCCCTATCGACACAACCTAGAGTTCTCGATCAAACGAACTCCGCTCAAAGAAGCGGGTTCGGGTAAAGAAAAGAATAAGAACGTCTTAACGACACGCTACAAGGCGATCTTCGATACATCGAAAAACCCTCAAGTCGGAGCCAGTGAGCTTGAAACACACGATCACCACTCTTTAAACACCGCCGATATCGCCGAAGTCTATCTTGAGCTTGTAGATCGCTCACTCGAACCCCTGCGAATAAAGACCGTCGGTGGCGTCTTTCAGAACGTTAAGATGGAAGATGCGATTCGTGCACTTCTTGGTGCAGAATCGGAAAAGGTCTTGGTCGACGGAAAACCCTCGATCGATGGCGTCGATTTGGTTCCTCCGGATAATAAAGAAATCGTCTCCCACATCGTCATCCCACATGGCACCAAGGTCGCGATGGTTCCGACGATCTTACAAAATCAAGTCGGCGGTGTGTATAGCCGAGGTTTAGGGACGTATTTTCAAACCTATAATGGAAAGAAGCTGTGGTTTGTTTATCCGACGTATGACACCGAACGCTTCAATCAAAAGGGGCGGAAGATCGTTTTTTATGCAGTGCCCCAGGAGCGCTTTCCTCACCTAGATCGAACATGGCATCAAGATGGTGATTTGATTAAAGTCTTAGTGACCGCGCAGCGTAAGTATTCCGATAGCGCGGAGCTTGCGATGATGAACGAAGGTTCAGGTTACCGCATGGCTGACGCAAAGGCGTTCATGAAAAAGCCCGTGGAGTTAACTGAGACAGGTCCACAAGCAAACCGAGCTAAGCTTAATCACGAAGTTGTAATTAAACAACGCGCCGATGGTCTTAACTATGCACCAGTGAGTCAAGACGGTCCAAGCAGCAACGCCTTTTTACAACGTTCAAAGGTACTGGCACGAAGCTTAGCGCAGCTGGATTTTGTCTGGGAGAACTCGGACCCTAACCTCATTTTCCCTGGCATGCCGTGTAAGTACAACTACCTCTCACAAGGTAAGGTCGTTTCTTTAAAAGGAACGATCCTTTTCGTGCATAGTTTTTCAGCACGGGTTGAGAAATACGAAGCCAGCGCCTACCGAGTGATCACACGAATCACAATTGCTTGCGAAGCGCAAACTAAAGTGCCAGATCTACCTAAACAAGGAGCAGTCGGTGAAAATCAGTAGAATAAGAAAAGCGGTAGCGTGGGTACGGTCTTTTTTCACTCGAAAAATGGTGGTGACTGGACAAGGTTTTACCACCGACGACAAAAGTATCCCGACTGAGGTTAACCTTAGAGAGCTTAAAGCGCCCACTAAAACAAAGCGTGACAATACGGCGCATCTAATCCGATACCGTTTAAAAGATCTTGATAACTTCGTTATGGTGGGCCTAAAGAGAAAACAAGATCGAGTGGTCTATCAGCTATATCACCCCGAATTACAAAAGACGATTTATTTAGATAAAGCGCTCTTTGATCTACTCTTTAAATCCCAGTAGGAGGTATTCCAGTATGTATGAGCTTGAAGAAACACATGACTACGCGCCCGAGGGTACCGTCGACGGTATGGTGGTTGAAAATGAAAACGTTTTAATTTTGCAAGACAGGGATTTTGAAGACGCCGACATCGATAAACTCGGTGAGTATATCGAAGAGTCCTTTAAAGATCTCGACACCCTCACGAAACTCAACAGCGTTGTCAAGGAAGCGATCGCTGAGCCCGTTAAAGCCACTCAGTGGCTCCTTAATCACGCCCAGGAGACGCGTATCCAGATGGCTCGGCACTATGGTGGCTCGGTGGCCATGGAGTCGTTCTACACGCCTTCTACGGTTGTGTTTGCGCTAGAAGAGGAAGAGAAAAAAGAAGTCGGAATCATTGGTCGGATTGTTGACAGTATCGTCAGAGCCTTTAAGTGGCTCTGGAAGAAGATCACTGGCGTATTTTCCAGCAAAGACCCTGAGAAAGAAGAAGCCAAGCTCGATGAGGCCGTGGCAAGTTCCGAGAAAGCCGAAGAAGCCGGCGTAAAGCCCGCTGAGGTTGATCAGATCGCTGAGGCTTCGTCAGACAAGAAAGAGGTGGTCGCTGAGAATAAAGAGACGATGAAAAAGCGGGAACCTCAGATCAAAAAGTTCAGTGCGCTTCTTGGCAGAATCGATCCGCCCATGTCAGCAGCTAAGCTCATCACCTACTACAAAAAGCTTCAGGACGAAACCCAGAAGCTCGAAGCGATGGTTACGGCAACCGTTAGCGCATATAACCTCTTTGAGAAAACCGCCTCTCAGCTCACTAAAGAGAACCTCAAAGACGCTATACCGGTCTTTGTTAATACCATCCCCGAGATGCTCATGGCGGGTGCTTCACGCTTTGAAGGTATTAACGGAACCATCGCTTCGCCGTACTTTAACCACGTTGACGCAGAGTCAATCGCTAAAGCGTATCGGCTCGAGCAGCTCTCATGGGGCAAGGATCTTTGTGTCGCACAGGTCAGTAAGGACGGCGGAACCGTTGTGCTGATCTCCTATATGGCACTCAGCAAGTACGAACCTAAGGATGTTTCTAAAGTCAACATCCTTTCTTCAACGGAACAAAAAGATCTGAGTGCTGCAATCAAGGCGTTTGGTAAAAAGATGGCGGCGCTTAACGAAACGATTGCTAAAGTCGCTGCTGTGGCTAAGGATCCCAATGGTCTTACAAGGATGGTGAAGGTTTTTGATACGCTTGAGGTGGGTGATGAAGCGCTAAGAAAACAGATTAAAGAAGGTGTCTCTGGCGTGGCGTCTCGTCTACTTTCAATCGTGAAGACGCTGGCTAATGCAGGGAACGAACTTAACAGCGTGCATAAGCTGGGCTTAGAGTGGGTAAAGGAGTGTTCCAGCATCCTCAATGAACTTGCACGTAACGCTAACAAAGCGACAAAAGAAGCCGAGAAGGAGTCTGAGTGATGGGTATCCTAGCCTACGAAGATCTTGACGATCTTGATGAGTCCGGCGCTGAACCTCTTTCTAGTGACGCGCTTGAAATTGCAACCGAGTCGATCGATTACGCTGTTGAGCAACTATCAACGCTGTTTGATACGCGTAGCTTTATTCAAAACCGCGACACGATTTCAACCGAAGCATTTAAACTTCTTCGTATCGTCCATGAGTCGATCGCGAAAGATCAGCGGCTCATGGAGCTTGCGGTTAAAGAAAACGTTGTGTTTGAAAGCATCGACGAGACCCAGTTTAAACGCATCATGGCTGCCGAAGCGGACGATGGTAAGAATCTGCTCGAAAGACTGATCGATACCGTCATCAAAGCCTTCGAGTGGCTCTGGGAGAAGATCAGCGGGATCTTTAAATCCCCTCCGGTTGAAATTGACGACACCCTTGAAGAAAAGATCGGTAAAGCGATCGATGCGGCAGGGGGTCTTAAAGAAGCCATCACCCTGACCGGTAAAGCGGCGCCCGCTGCATTTTCTTACATCGGCGAGACCGTTACCCTCTCGAATGTTCAAGAGGTGCTCAAGGCCCATAAGGAGCAGATAACCCAGCTTAGGAGTTTTACTGATAAACTCCTAAGCTCGATCGATCCTTTTAACAGTGTAGTCGTGAAGCTCACACCAGACAGTGACGTGGCAGAAGTCAAAGCATCGCTTGATCAATTCGCGGCTGACTTCCCAAATCACTTTAAAGAATACATGAAGCTGCCGTTCACGGTCGAACTTGCCAAAGAATACGGCGTTAAGACTTCGGGTGAGATCGATCTGAATAAATCCTACGCTTACGGTCCGATCCTCACTAATACCGGACCTGGCATTTTTGCCTATGTCACGCAAAAGGGCAGTAAGGGCACGCCGATCTTTACAGCTTCTCTTTCTAAAAAGAAGCTGGAGACTTCGGAGAAGTTCAAGATCGAAATGGGTCAAGACGCAAACGCCATCAAGAGCTTTGCTAAAGATCTCGTGGAATACTCCAAGAAACTTGGCGAAGAATGGTCCGACGTCTCCAGTAAAGAGAGTCGGATGAAATCGGTGATTAAGGACGCATCGGATGCGCTCACGAAAGTCAAGAAGACCGTTAGCGCCAAGGACTCTCCGGCCCTCACAGGTCTTTTGAAAGACATGGTTCAGCTTAGCAACGCGGTGGGTAAAGTTCCGGTGGGGCTTTTTGGTGCACTAAACGCACTTAAAGAATCCCTCTCTATTTTCGACAAACTGGTCCAGTCGACGATGAAAGTGATCTCTTCTAAGGCTAAGCCTGAAGAGGGTGAAAAACCTACTGAAGAAACCAAACCTGCCGAAGAAAAACCGGCCGAAGCCAAAACGTAAAGGAGGTGTGTTGTGGCGCTGATTACCGGGATACGAAAGAGTTGGTTTAATGGTCGTGACCCTATCGTGCATCGAACAGGCGTGGTTGTTTATACGTCAGATCAGCTCCACGATCTCGACCCTCGGCACATCTTGAGATCGATTCAATATTTCTCTCCCTACGAACTGCCTGAAGAGACACATTATCGCTTAGTGCCGTTGATAGGGTTTGTGGATAAAGAAAAGAACCGGTTGATGCGCTTTTACCTAAAGGACGATCAGCGCTGGACGATCTTTCACCAAGTCGATGAGATGGTTCTTGATCAACTTCCGACTAACGAAGCTGAGAACCGGATTTGTCTCACACAACAAATCCGGGCAAGCGTGGTTGAACGCTTTGGTGATTTGGATAAGGTGTTTAATCCACACGCCATGGCGCTGGCTTTATCGCTCAACCGCATCCAGTGCATGCTCGTTAACGAAGAGTATCCTGATACCGTCTTTTTGCCGTCATGGTTAATGGTGGATCGTAACTACGTCCTACCGGAACCCCCGGTTGAGCGTGTCGAGTGGCTTCAGCCTTTCGATGTTCAAAAAGAGATCATCATGGATCATCTTTCTTTTCATCCCCTGACCATCACCCATCTTTGCACTGAGTCAAAAACTTAAAAATCAGGCAGAGAAGGCTTCACGGCCTTCTCTGTCTTTTTTATTTTGAAATCGAATGGATAGTTTAAGAATTCAAACAGGCTTTTTGAGGAGTTTATATCATGCTAGGTTACGAAAGCGAACGCGAGTTCTTAAAAGGACTCGCTGTCTCCCATTTCAATGCTCAATATGCACGAAAGGTCGATAAGACCAAGTGCGCTATCCGCTCAATCCCGCCGACCTATAGCACCACCCACGGCTACGAGATCGAGACGGTTAAACAGACCGACTATGTGCGGATTCGGATGTATTTTAACCTGTCTGGTTATACGCACTTTAACAAGATCCGTATCGAAGTTGATAACACCCACGTCGAAAGCGCACTGGGGGACGAAGTCTATGTCATGCTGGGTGAGGTAGATCCCGTTTGGGTAGAGGACGGGATTTATAAGTTTCGCTGGCTTCCAGAGGACACGTCGGTTTACGAATACTTGAGTTTCGTTGAAGATAACTCTGTGATCCAGTTTATGGAGGGAGATTATCTTCGCCTTATGGAGCAGGCCGGTTAAGCTATGTCTAAGCTTATTCCGTATATCTCTACGGCTGCCATCGCCTCTGGTGATCTTCTAGCCTGGTCACGCGACCCGTATTCTACAATGGGTGATCTTACGCTTGCGGCAATACGGTTCTTTACATCGAGTCCCTATGGACACGTCGGGATCGCTTGGCGCTGTCACGACGGAATCGATGATGAACTTTTTGTCATTGAGGCAACCATGCCAAAGATTCGCATGGCTAGAGTAACGACCGACCGCCCCTTCTACTGCCTTCCAATGGGGATCAATTGGACTGAGCGAAACAAAGCATTCCTGCTCAGTAAGCTTGACTACCCCTACGGTACGCTTGATGCGTTTAGAGCGGGTCTTGGGATCCGTGTTAACCACGATATGAAATGGCAGTGCGCAGAGCTTGCTCATGGGTTTTTTGAAGCCAGCGGAATCCTTCTTAAGCCGCAATACACACCCGGTAAGTTGGTTGAGAATGCGTGTGGGTATGCTGGCAACGTCATGCATAAAGTCATTGGTCCTGGCCGAACTCTTGAGTGGTAATTAAAGTATAGATGTAGTGGAAGATCGACCAAAAATCGAAACTAGGCATTCTATCGAAAGTTAGACACGTGTAAGTTCACCCTATGGCAATAAGCCGCTTTACTTACATCGCATTGTTTAAACTAACGAGGATTGACCTACATGGTTGTAAGGTGGAGCCGTGTTCATAAAGTCCATCTAAAGATTCTTTTAATTAGGTGGTTGGGAAGCTCTTTTTTAGCCGCCTGTCGCTGTTTTCTCTCTCAAAGGAAGAACTCATGAGTCTGCATATCGTTCGTGTATCCGCTCTGCCGGATCCCCTGGTTGCCAACACCATCTACCTGCTGGCCGTCTCTGCCACTGAAGTCCAGGTCGTTACCGTTGGTAACAACATCAACAACCCGCGCAAGACCCAGCTCTCGAGCGAAGTCGCGACCCTGATCAACAACTCGGCGGCCAGCCTGACCGCTGATTACGACGCCAAGATCGCTGCCGCCGTTACCGCTGCCGGTGGTGACGTTGACGGCGCTTTGGCCGAAGCCAAGGCTTACACCGATACGGGTCTGGCTGCTGAAGTGGCCCGTGTCGATGCGAAGATCGCCGCTGACGACGCCGCTGGTCTGGCTGCTGCTAAGGCCTACACCGACGCCGAACTCACCGACGAAGTCACTCGCGTCGATGCCAAGATCGGTGCTGATGTGGCCGCTGAAGCTGCTCGCGCTGATGCTGCCCTGGCTGCTGGCGACTCCGCCACCCTGGACGCTGCCAAGCTCTACACCGACAACGAAGTGGGCGATGAAGCCACTCGCGTTGATGCCAAGATTGCTGCTGATGTGGCTAGCGAAGCTGCGCGTGCTGATGCTGCCCTGGCTGCTGGCGACTCCGCTACCCTGGCGGCTGCCAAGGTGTATGCTGATGGCCTGAGTACCTCCGAAGTGGCCCGCGTGGATGCCGCTATCGCTGCTGGCGATGCTGCTACCCTGGCGGCTGGTAAGGCCTACACCGACTCCAGCGTTGCTGCTGAAGTCACCCGTGTGGACGCCAAAATCGCTGCTGACATCGCTACTTCCGATGCCGCTGGTCAAACCGCGCTGAACAACGCCATCGCTGGTGAAGTGACTCGCGTCGACACCAAGATCGCTAACGACGTTGCTGCCAACTCGGCGGCTGACCGTGCCTACACCGACGCTGCTGTTGCCGGTGAAGTGACCCGTGTCGATGCCAAAATTGCTGCCGACATCTCTGGCGCAATCGGTAACCTGGACCTCTCCAACAGCGCCCAACTGGCTGCCAACATCGCTGAACGCGATGCCCTGGTCCTGACCAAGAACAGCTTCGTGCTGGTTTCTGACGCCACGGGCGACGCCACCGTTACCGCCGGCGCTGCGCTGTACTTCTACAACACGGGCGACAGCTCCTTCCTGAAGATCGCTGAATACGAGTCCCTGGACATCGTGATTCCGAACAAGGCGATCCTGGAACAGTTCTCCGACGTCGGCGGCCAGCTCGCCTACAAGGGCGCACTGGTGGGCACCGTCCAAGAAGGCACCCACACCTGGTAAGCTTGACTCAGCCGGGTTGATCTTGACCTAGCTGTTTGGCTAAGTGTTTAAGGGAGGAGGCTTCGGCCTCCTCCCTTATTAGTGTTAGTCATAAAACCAAACAGCAAATCGTCTGACTAGAGGTACATGTACATCTTCCCTAACAACCAATACTTTTTATAGGTTGATCATGCCTAACTTACTGACCCGAACCCCGCTCGCTGCGCCGCAAGAACTCGCTGAACTCTATGTCGTTTGGGATCGTAAAGATTACCGAATGACGCTTGCCACACTTCTTTCTTTGGTGACTAAAGAGAAGCTGGGTCTGGGGAATGTTGAGAACACAGCTGATGCTGACAAGGCTATTAGCACTGCAACGCAGGTCGAACTGGCTAAAAAAGCAGATGCCATCAGCGTCCCGACCAAAGAAGCATTTGACGCCTTGGCGGGTCAGCTTCAAGACTTTGTGTCGATCGATACGCTTAACACCGCTGTCGATGCGATCGTTAATCGTCTAAACGACTACACCACCAAGGTAGAGACAAACCAGGCCGTCTCAGCAGCACTCTCTCCAATCACGCTTGCGCTCTCGAACATCCAAAGCTCGATCCAAGCTCAGGAACAAGCGATTCAGAGCCTTCAAACTGCACAAGCGAATAACATCACGCTCACGCAGCTTAATGAAGGCCTGAGTCATCAAGCCGATGCGTTTAATCAGGGTTTGAACACCCTGGCTCAAGCAACCAGTGCGCAGATTACCGCCATCGGAAACCAGCTCACTGCATTCCAAACGGTCTTGACGAGCTTTGAGCTTCTTCTGAACGATAAAGCCGACCGGGTGCATCGTCATGCCATCGACGATATCGATGGCTTACGCCAGTATATCGAAGAGATCGCACTTATGGTTGAGCCGGAAGTTACCGCTAACGGCCATGAGTGGTAAGTGCGTACTTAATCTAAGGAGATAGAGATGTCCGAGATTAAGCGCGTCACTACCCTACCCACTACACTGGGTATGGGCGATATATTGATCCTAAAGGAAAATGAGACCGTCTCCCTGGCTGTGGTGGATCAGAGTGCCACCAAGGCGTATCGTCTAGGCGAGCGGGTGTGTCTGAGTGGTCCTTCGTCGATCTTTCATAAACAGGAAGGGCTGTGGCTTATTCAGGGCTACACGGACCGGGAGACCTACCAGTGTGCATCAAACGATGGCACAGTGTGGCAGGAGGGTGCGTATATCCACTTTGTGGTGAGTAACACGGCGCTATCGACCGCGTCTTTCACGGTCAATGAGCGCGTCTTTACGATCGCGCTCATGCCGGTTAGTGTTTCCCCACCCGTTATCGATGCCCCCACGGCCAACGCCATTAACGTAGCGGTGAGTGGGGCGCGAGTGATCGCCTCGGCCTTTACGCTAAACGACACTACGAGCGTGGATAGTCACGCCTCAACCGACTGGGAAGTGGCCACCGACAGTAACTTCACAACGATCGTGGCTTCGAGCTATGCTGACAAGGACAACCTTGTTGCATGGACGATCCCTTAACGTTTAAGGAGATAACGCCATGGGCGCTGTACTCACAGCAGAGATTTTAACGAATGGTCAGTTAAAACTGACCACCACTAACCTCTTAGGCCAGACCGTTCAGTTGTCCTTAGGTGAAAAGATTAAGAGCGAAAACGCACTTAACTGGGAAGTGGTGGTGGGGCTTAATGCGATATTCAAGGTCACGAATCATCACTTTACCGATCTTTACACGGTCAGTACGACAAACGGTACGGTGAGTGTCACTGACGGGGTGATCACCTACATCCCGTCAACCATCGGTCAAGGCGGCTTTATCATTAACGGCCAGAAAGTTAATGTGACGGTCGTTCAGGATAAGGTTGGAAAACCCAACGTTATCTTGCCTAAGAACCAGAGCACGGGAGTGAGTCGTTACGTTGAGGCGGCTTCGAGTGATTTTAAGGTCCAGAACACCACGATCACACACGCGTATTCACGTTGGCAGGTGGCCAGTGACGCAAGCTTCATACAGATCATTTATGACGGAGCCGATGTGTCTAACCTTACTCGACTTAAGCTGCCCAAGCTTAAAAATGGTCAAAAGTATTACGTACGTATTCAGCACTTTGGGAAAAAACCATAAGCGCTTGACAAGGAGATGGGTGTTAAGCCCATCTCCTTGTTTGGTGTGAATAGAAATCTCATGGACTACATTCTTTTAAGGAGAATCAACGATGACTACGCTTCATCGCTATGCGCTTGATCCATCGGGGATGAACCCGAACAACTTTATCTCAGGTGAAGTACATCTGCTCTCGGCGCGCGCCATCCGGGTCGCTGTTCCAAAGTACGCCCCTTTCTTTTCTGACTCCGTTGTCGTCTATGACGGTGTCTCGATGCGTCGGCTCGATCGAAATGTCGATTACCGTATCCCGACGATTAGCCAAGAGCTTACTTTGCGCTATGGTCAAGAGATCGCTGAAAGCATCTTGATCGAAAATCAAGATATCTCAAATAGTGTCCGGATAAGCTACCAAGCACTGGGTGGAGACCATCAGAACAACATCGATAACATCGTTCAAATCTACGAAGCCTGGGTTAACGATAATCGTTCGGTCGACTGGAACAGTGGTGTTTTTGGTAAACCTAATACGTTTCCACCAGGACCCCACCCACACTACCTAGCCGATGTCTTTGGGTTTGAACCGATCACCTTTGAGCTTGAACGGATTGCCCAGGCCATCGGTATGGCTAACGCCCAAGGCTATGAACTTCTCTACCAAGGCTTAAAGAACCACACGGTCACTGAGGACGATGTCGCTAACGGCATCGTCAGTGATAAATATGTGAGCTTTGAGCGCCTACTTCAAGCGCTTCAATGCTATAATTTCAATTCGATAAAACTCACACCTGAGCGTCAAACCATTTTTAATGGAAAGAGTTTTTGGGTAAAGGTCGAAGCCAGCAATGCGCCTCTCAGTGAGATCTACCACTGGAGTGTTGAACACATCGGCACAGAGAGTGCGGACTTTGTTGTTGGAAGTGGGATTGTGACGCTCACAAACGGCGTGGGTGAGTTTATGGTGCAGGCGGCAAGCACCAGTCAGTCCGAAAAAGACGAGCTCTTTAGGCTCGTCTTAAAGCGCCGTAATCAAGACGGCGTGATCCTGATGAGAAGTTTCCCGCTAACGCTGGTTCAACATCGCAGCGCGCGACGAAACCGCATCATCGAGGGCCTGATTTATCCTAACACACGCTCGCCCCGTACGCGACAAAGCGCGCGCGTACTCGCCGCCAACCGCGGTTTGTGGCACCATACATTCAGCTAAGAGAGGTGTATCTTGACGCGTAGAAATAGTCTTATTAGCGATGGCCAAAGCATCGTTGGGGGTGCACGCATCACCCAAGGTGGCACCGGCGCAAGTTCTTCTCAGGTGGCATTGAGTAACCTAGGAGGTGTGTCGGTCGATCTAATCGATCACGCACTTGGACCCATTCCACTTGATGAACACGGATTACCTTCGCCCTCGATTTTTACAGGGATCTCAGTGATTGACACCGCCATTGACGGCGAGCGTTTTATCGGGATTCGTGAAACCAAAGAGTATTTCATTACGACTTTTGATGCGTTTTTAAAGTACGTCGTGGAAGCTATCGATGGTGAAGTCGAAATAGAGGGTCATGTCATCCGCTACACGGCACCCTATCGCACCGGAAGCTCAGGTTTCACAGTCAATGGGCGTCTAATCTCCATCGCTGTAACTGGCGTAACGGTCGGAGAGCCCAGCATCACTTCGCCGACTGAGAATGCCGATAACCGTCCTTTGAGCCTCAGTGTTTTGTCGAGTCCGTTTTCCTTTAAGGGAGAAACGGACTCTCATAAATCAACCGACTGGGAAGTCTCACTTGACAGAGGTTTTGGAACACTCTCTGCCTCAAGTTACAACGACACGTTCCACTTAACGTTCTGGGAAATCATGGCTCTTAAAGAACTTACTACGCACTATGTGCGCTGTCGCTATCGCAGCCAGAGCGGCTCGGTGAGCGCGTGGTCAAACCCCAGGTCTTTTAAGACCGGGAACGACGGTTTGATTAACAATGAAAACCAAGTGATCCCTAACCCAACGGGGCTGCCTAATCAGTTCTTTGGCTGGCATGCTGTCTATGATGGTACGGGTAATACACTCTACATCACCAGCGACCGTAAACCACGAAACGGGCTTCAAAATGTAGGAGCGGTTTTTGTTTATAAGCGTGACTCGGCAGGTCTGTGGGCGTATTTGACGGAGATCAACATCCCTTCTGCCGATTTAGCCGCTAACGCTTATTTTGGAAACTCGATCTCAGTGAGTGCCGATGGGGCTCATTTGGTTGTGGGCACTTACTATGCTAGTGGTGCGGATGGGCGTGTGTACTATTTCACGCGCAGTGGCGACGTATGGACCCACCAGCAAACACTTTATCCTCCAGTTAGAAACACTGACGAATATTTTAGTTATTACAAAATAACTCTAAGTTCGGATGGAAACGAACTTATCGTGGGTTCCATTTACTATGAAGATTCTGCGGTAGTCAATACCGGCTGTATCTATCAATATCTGAGAAGTGGGGCGACATGGGCGCTAAACGCCCAGATTAAAAACAACCACCCCAAGATGGAAAATAACGATAACCTTGGGCACTATCAGGCTATGTCGACCGACCGCCAACATCTTTTGGTGGCGGCTATTTGTGGCAACTACAGCGGACAGACAAAAAGCGGGTATGTCAACTACTACACTAAGAGCGGCAATAACTGGGTCTATCAAAGCAGGATTGAACGGAGTGACCTTCCATTAGCGGCGATGTTTGGACACACGTTATCGATGAGTGCCGATGGCACTCGCGCGGTTATCTTTGCACCCTTAGTAAAAAAAGCGTATATTTATTTGCGCTCCGGTGTAACCTGGACGCTTGAAAAAGAACTGGTAGACACCAACACTAAGGCCTTCATCTCGGGGCGTGTTAATATTTCTAGTGACGGATTGACGGCATATTTTTCGACGGCGTATTCGGATTACCCCGGTGTACTCTACATCTACAGTAGAAGTTCTGGTTCGTGGGTGCTTACCAAGACTCTCACCCCAGTTAATTCTTTTAACGGCGATCTTTTTGGCCGAAGCACCATTGCCATTCATCCATCTCTTCAGGAGATTGCGGTAGCCTCGCTTGGGGGAAGTGGAAACATCGGCTCCGTTTCAATCTTCTCTTAAAAAACACCCACAGGAAGGGCCTTATAGCCCTTCCTGTGGTCTCTTTATCCTTCGCTTACATCCGTTGCCTTGAGACTGCCATCGACCGCTACATCGCCCTTCATGGTAATATTTCCCTCCATCGCCATGTCACCTTGAAGCACCATACCCGAGCCCCCTGACATCGCCACTCCGCCCTTCGTTGTCAGAGGTGCGTTGATCGTCATCTCTGCTGAATTGATCTCAACCGACTCCGAAGCGTTTAATGTAAAACGCTTCGTATTGACAATGACTTCATTTTCAGTCGTAGCGGTGAGTTTGCCCGCTTTTGAATCCAGTTCGAGTGTATTACCCAAACTATCCTTTACCACAAAGAGACCCGCGGTGGTATCGATATCGATGTCGTACTGGCACGCCTCACCGTTGTTATCCGACGTATGAAAAGCGACCTTCTTATTTAACGTGTCAACCAAAGCGTAATAGGACGTCTCAGGCGTCGCTGGCGCCTGACCCGAAGGTTGATTGCTCCAAAGGTAGCGGACACGCTCCAAACGCCTTAGTTCCGGTTCACGAAAGATCGTCGTCCAATAATAGTCTTGCGTATCTGCGTAAGAGAAAACGATGATCGTCTCACCCGCGACCACGTCAGGTGCGGTATCGCGGTTACTGTGACCAAAGGGGATCCACTTCGCTTTGAGTGAAGAGACCTTTTTCATCGATGCGGTTTTCTTCACGCCGTTTTGATTAGCGGTCGTCGCTTTGACTTCTTTAGAAGCTGAGATGTCTCCTAGATCCATCGACATGGATTCAATCGGATCGACTTCGACCCAAGGGTCATCAGGGATCTTGTTTTTCGTTACGATACCGAGAGAGTAGAGCTTAAGACCTGACGTTTTATCACTCATGTTTAGTTGCACCAAGAAAGTGGATGGGGTTCAATCGGAGATGGGGTTCAATCGGAGATGGGGTTCAATCGGAGATGGGGTTCAATGGATGAGGAACTCTGCAAAGAAAAGAAACCGTAGGCACACCAATTGAGTAGACCACTCTTAACGTATACGTCAAAATGAAGATCGTTAAACTCATCCTAGTTGGCTATCGTGGCTTTAGACTCCGTCAGATTAACCACTTTGAATATACTCCAGATAAAAAGACCCAGGTCATCCTTGGCACCAATGGTAGTGGTAAAAGTTCGCTTTTGAAGGAACTCTCTCCACTTCCAGCTAACTTTCAAGATTTTGAGAAACATGGACGTAAAGAAATCACGATCAATCACGATGGAAAACAATACGTTCTCCAGAGTCTTTTTGACGAAGAGGGTAAGCGCTATCCGTTTTTCTTAAATGGACGTAACCTGAATCCAGGCAATACACTTACCGTATATCGCGAGCTCGTTAAAGAACACTTTAACTATACCCCAGAGGTACAGCAGCTTTTGATCGGCTCTTTACGTTTTCATGAAATGAGTGCGGTGGATCGACGTAATTGGTTCATGAAGATCAGTGATGTCGATTACACCTACGCTTACAAGTATTTTGGAAAGCTTAAAGACAAAGTGCGCGACCTTCAAGGTGCGCTCAAACATAACCAAGCCCGCCTCACCGAAGAGACCGAGAAGTGTCTAAGCCAAAAAGATGAAGCGGCACTGCGTATCAAGATTGAGAGCTACCACCACATCCTGAATGATCTTCTTTTGATTCGGATTCCAAGACTTTCTAATAAGGAAGAGGTCGAAACTAAGGTCCGTCACACCGAAGAGCTCATCGTCAGTGATCTAAATGCTTTAGAATCGATTATAGCGTCTCCTGACGCATTAAAAAGCTTTACCCTCGCTGAGATACTAGAGAGCACTTTTATTTCGTTACAGAACGAAATAAGCAGTCTGAAGAGCATTCTTGTTTATCGCTGTGAAGTGGTTGAAAAACATCAAACGGCGATCAGTCTCGCGAGGGCTTCAAGTCAGACCTCTAAAGAAGACGTAGAGCGAACCATCGCCTCACTCGACAAAGAAAAAATGGAGACACTTGAAAGAGTGCGTCTACCTTTATGCTTTGAAGACCCTGTTAACGCCGAGAAAAGCCTGAGTGCACTCTTTGATGATTTACGCGATATCTTCACGCAGCTCTCAGGATTGCCTAAAACACGCTACGAGCGTGAGCATTTTCAAGAGCGTGTCAGTCAGCGCCCGGTCTTTACGCACCGACTCGATACGCTTAAGCGCACTGAGATTGCGTTATTTCAAGAAATCAAGCACCTCAAGGAACATCTGGCTAAGGGTGAGATTGACTGCCCGAAATGCCAGCATGTCTGGGTTCCTAACTTCGATCAGACGAAGCTTGATAAGTTTGTGATTCAAAGATCACACACGCTAGCAGAAATCGAGCGTCTAGAAAAAGAGTCGTCTCAAAACGAAGCCTCGATTCTTGAGCACCAAACCCATTTTGGTCTTCTAGATAGGCTCAATTACTACGTAAGGACTTTTCCAAGTCTGGGACCACTTTGGCTTCATGTTAAGCAGACCGACAAACTCTTTGCCGAGCCTGACAGCCTAAACCACGACTTACAGACGTTGCGCTCAGATCTTCAAGAGCATGTAAAAGCGATCCGTCTTGAAGAGCGCCTCATCGAACTCAGAAAAACCTATACATCCATTCTTAACGCCGGAGAGCTCGATCTTAATAAAATTGAAAAAGATCTCGTTGAAGAAAACGAAAAACTCCTCAAAGTACAAACCGAACTCCAGGCTAAAGAAGTGCAGCTGCGTGAGACCAAGGAGCTCATTGACTTACAGAGAAGTATCACAAACCTCTCAGGGCGGGTAAGAGGGAATCTGAAGTACCGAACCGAGGCGTATCAAAAACTCTTTGACACCGAACGGATGCGTCTACTTGACGAACTGATCTATCGCCTACGGGGTGAACTCAGTCACGCTGAGCGTGCGCTTTCACAGATCGATATTCAAAAGGGTTTGGTAACGGACCTAAAAAAGCAAGTCACAGCGATCGAAGATGATCTCTCAACACTTAAGCTTGCGATGCAGGTGCTCTCACCCTCAGAAGGTTTGATTGCTAAGGGGATGATGGGCTTTATCAACCACTTTGTTAATCAGGTCAACCAGTTCATCGCTAAGTTCTGGCTTTATCCCTTGGAGATAAAGCCTCTTAAGGTGATCGATGACGACAACATCCTTGATCTGGATTACAAGTTCCCGGTGTGTGTCAACAACGACACACGGATGTCTAAAGATGTCGCTGAGACCAGCGCGGGCATGCGTGAAGTGATCGATCTGGCGTTTGTAGCGGTCAGCATGCAGTATCTTGGGCTTTCTCACTCACCGATCTTTTTAGATGAGTTTGCTAAAACATTGGATCCAGCGCACCGGCAGATGGCCTATCAAGCCATTGATCATTTGATCGAATCCGACAACTATACTCAGGTGTTTTTGGTGAGTCACTACCAAGACGGATACACGGCGCTAGGAGAGTGCGATATCTCGGTACTCTGTGATAGTAATATCCAAATACCGAAGCATCTGGCGTATAACAAACACATTAAGTTTAAGTGAGGTGTGGACGATGGATGAACCCGTCAGTGATTTCAACCCCTTGATGAAGAGAGCGCTTAGTTACCTTCTATAAACGACTTTACGGTTGAGATGTGGATCTATCAGGACAGTTCAGTTAAGGGTGGTGTAGTTAAAAAGTAGATAGACTGCACGACGGGCTTTAAAGCCCGTCGTGCAGATGTGTTAAAGCGCGTGATTCTTAATGTAGTTTTCCAGCTGGGTGATGTGAGCCCGTAAAGCGGCCGCCTCTTCACGTAGTCGGTGGTTCTGTGCGTAAAGCGTGCCTTGTTCACTTACACGTAAGCTTCGGCGAAGCTGTGCGTCCTCATGCGCCTGGCTAGTAACCAAAACGGGCTTAGAAGTCTCTACCATCTTAACGACGACATCGACACCGAGCTGACCCTCGGCAAGTTCCTTCAGATCCTGCATGACCGCACTTAAATCCTGCGAAGACGGTAAGGCTGGCATCGCCAAACCCAGCATCACTGAGCGGTACTTAACTCCGTTTGGCGAAGGATAGGACAGGATAAAGCGATACGGAACATAGAGCCAGTGACCCGATTTCGATTGAAGTGAAACCACGTAGGCGTCGGACGCAACGTCGTCTTGATAGACGTCACCAATCGCGTACTTATCGTAAATCGCGACTTTGACATCTTCGTTATTCGCCAAGTAATCACTGATGCGCCGAACCGCTTTACACGTGTATTCGACCTTATCCATCACCAGCGCGTCAAATGGGCTCGCCAGCTCATAATAACCGGAGCTTCCCACAACCGGAAGAACGTAGTTCATAAAGCCCTCCTTAGGTGTTGGCCCGGACCGCGACGAGGTAGTTAACCTCGTTGATGATGCGCGTCACGTAAAGTAAACCATCGCGATATACCCGACGGATGGGGTTTTGGATAGAGCTGTATTCGGTGGCGGTTTCGGCGATCTGGATCAGCTCGACCATCTTAAGCACCCATTCGCGTGTCTGAACGCTCATGCGGTTAAAATCAACCGACGAAGTGGGCACCGGGATATAGTCGTGAAAGAGAGTTTTGATATCGGTCTTTCCTACCACGTTGGTGGTGCCATTGAGGACTACCGTCTGGATGGCTTTATAATCAAAAGGAAAGACTGACAGATTGGCACGGATCCACTCGCTTGACATACTGGGCCATTTAGCCAAAGCAAACTCATAGGTTTCAGCCGGATCAACAATGCTGCTATAGATTCCAGCCAGCTCAGTGAGGTTCGTGATGGCGAGTTTATCCCAGCGCGGATAAAGCAAAAATTCAGTGCGTTTAAAAAGATCTGGGAAGATCATTTTCCATTCGTCGAGCGTATGGGTGCTGTTTTGGAGCACGTAAGAGACGACGGCATCTTTAATGGCGTCGATATTATCGCCATTCTTACCATAGATGAGCACGCCCCAGTTAACCTTAACCTTTTGGGCGGTGTTCTGTGGGTTGATATAGTCAAACGCGTAAACGCGCGTGTAGCTCTCCGGAAGACCGTTCTTAAAGTCTTGGATGTGACTCACGGTGTCGGTGATCGTGATCGCGGAGAGTTCAGTGGCCAGTGCCCCGTAGTGACCAAAGAATCGATCTAGGTTATCGATTGGGGGAACGGTGACGATCTCATATTCCGTATACTGGTTTTCAAAAGCCTCATTGCTGATCCAGACTCGTACCGAAAGATCGATGTGCGTGACCGAGCGCCACTCAATCCACTCGGGCAGTGTGTGCTCCAAACCCACCTTGATGGTGCCAAACTGGAGTTGGCTGATCCGACCACCCATCTCGGCAAGCACACTGTTATAAAGATCCGTGACGTCGAAGGGAAAGACGTGACTACTCATGTACCCTACGGCCTTATCCACCACGCTCGAGATCTCATCGAGCTCAGACGCACCCAGGGTATAGTCCGTTTCACCGTCTTTGGTTACGAACGTGTGGACGATGTCGCCAGGATAACCCATGTATTGATACTCACCTTTTCTTTTGGAAAAGGTGAGTGCAAAGGGCGAGAGCTCAAAGAATTCGTTGACCTGACCCACCACGTTGTTGGTGTAGCTGGCTTTAGCTAAAAAAGCACGGATCGTTTTCATTATCGTCTTTCTTTAAAATGAGGGGTGTCGATGACACATATTGCAAAACTGATTTTCTATCTCCTGCGAGAACTCATCTTCGACACCAAGGATGAGTACAATTACAAGAGTCGAAAATTTAATACACGTAAGTTTCTGGTGCTGATCCTGTTTTGTCTATCGGTTAGCGTGAACGCTTGGATATTTTACCGCTACCTGCTCTTAGCGACTGAGCACCTCACACTCAAGGCAACGTGTGATAAAATAATAGGCGTAAAAAACCCACCGAACGTCTCATCTGATAGAGCGATAGATCAATCAAAATAAAGGTGTGCATGATGGGTGATAAAGCGGTTTACGATGGTGCGGTATTTTATACCGACGGTTCTGCACGACCTAATCCTGGCGCATATGGTTCAGGGGTGCATGGTTATGTCTATCTCTACCCGACTGAGAAACAGAAAGCGACTAAAGTCGAAGCGTATTTTGCCACCGACAAAGGCTACATTCTTCAAAAGGATCTAGCGGCAAGTCAGGCTAAAGAAGTCCATGTACTCAAATACATGGACGGCTTTCGTTCGAACATCGTTGAGGGTACGAACAACGTCGGTGAGATCTGCGCTGCGATCATGGCGTTGAAAGATTTCAAAGAGATCACCGACACCCTACCCAGGATCTATATCGCAGGTGACAGCGAATATGTCGTCAAGGGTGCCGTAGAATGGATCCCAACCTGGATTCGAAACGGCTGGAAATCCTCCACGGGCGCGCCCGTTAAAAACCAACGTGAATGGATTTTGTTTCACGATGCGATCTGTGCTTTTAAAGAACACGGTGAGTTTAACATCGGCTGGGTGCGAGGGCATAACAACGAGCTGGGGAATGTGAAGGCGGATTACCTGGCTGGGATTGCCACCAATCACTCACAGGCCGGTATCTCACACCTACACAAAGTGATCAGTGATGCGCAAGGCTATCATAAGAACACGGTGGATTTCGATCCTCTCTTTTCTTTAAAGCGTCTTTATTTCAACACCGAAAGAGAGCTCAATGTGCCCGGCCTGTATTATCAGACCGGCTACGCATCGAACGACTATATCACAGGAAAGCGAACCAGTGACGCATCGTTCTCAGTGATTCGGCTCTCGAGCCCCAGTCCCGTGTTAGAGGCAATCATCGACACTCAGTGCGGGGTAACCGGGGATCAAAATACCGTTGTTTTTGCAAAGCTTGAACGTGTTCGCTCGGTTGATCTGTATCCATATCTAAAGGAGTTTGGAAAGTACGCGATCATAAAAGATCCGCGTAACCACAGCGTAAACTTCCTGGACTTTAAACCGATCACACAAGAGGTGCGTCCGGGTGAACTGCAGCTCAGAACCATCGATGTTCTTTCACATCTAGAAGAACTGCTTTTAGACTTCGAAACGAACTACCTGGAAACTCAGGAGCTGGCCAACAGCGCTCTTTATTCCATCTATGATGTCACCTCTCATTTTTATGATTTTTCTGAAAAGAAAAAAGGGGGTGTGATCACTTCGGTGATGACTTTGAAAAAGGAGTTTGGTGTTGGTGCCAAATCCACCAAAGTCGATGTGACGAAAACTGTCGATGGCGTATTGAAAACATGGACGCTGCCCCTTCTTTTCTCTGACGATATCCCAACCCGAAATGCATTTAAGTCAATCGAGACGTTTGAGCCCTCTGTCTATGTTGTGACATGGCATGATGCGCCTACCGTCATCCGGTATGCCACGATCGTTAGGACCAACCAAGCGGTAAGTATCTGGTGTAACTATTTCGCTAACCAGGTCCTCTTTTAATCAAAAAGGATAGATGAGCACATGGCTGAGTTTACTCACATCAGTGCGGCTGGATCGTTTCTAACACGCTTTCTAAGAAGAAAGCTCAATCAGATTGCGCCCAGGCGGATCAAAAGGCTCTTTTTCATCAGCTCTTTGATCTGTCTGGTGTTAAACAACCGCTCGCCTGACCTAGGTCTTCTAAAAAAGATCAACGATGTTTTAAACCTCTCATACACCAGCACCGGTATGCTCTTTCCGGTGTATATGGGTTTTACCCACTGGGATGACCTCGATTTTAACCGAACACCCATGATCGTGGATGGCGTTGAGTGCAAGGTCACTGATCTATTCTGGGCAAGTTCTGACCATGATTTATGGAGAGTTGCTTACTTTTATACAACGCATGCACCTGACTGGCTTGTTTATGCAAGCCAGTCACTCATGACCACCGATGCGCACGATATGTTTAAACTCCTTAAAAAAGACCATTGTGCTCCATGATACATTTTCTAAAAGGTGATATCTTCGACTCAGGTACCGACGCGATCGTTAATCCCGTTAACTGCGTCGGTGTGATGGGCGCTGGGTTAGCTGAGAAGTTTAAAACCCGTTACCCGTACAATTACATCCATTATAAAGATGCGTGTAAAAACAGGGAGCTTAAGATCGGCACGGTCTTTACGGTTCTGGTTCCGGGTTCTGTTCCACGTTTCGTTGTGAACTTTCCGACCAAGGTACATTGGCGCGATGCAAGCTCCATGTACTACATCCAGAAGAGCTTGGCTGCGCTCGTGAAGGAGATCGATAAATACCATTTCAAATCGATCGCGATGCCTAAAGTAGGCTGTGGTTTAGGTGGGCTCGATTGGAACGACGTTAAGCTTCTCATCATTGAGACGCTAGGATCCTTGGAGCAGTGTGACGTTTTGGTTTATGAATAAACACAGTTAGACAGAGAGGCCTACAAAGCCTCTCTGTCTAGTTTGATCACTTATCCTTTAAAGAGTGCACCAAGCTGCTCAGCCATCGAATTGACCGAAGAGATCGCTGTCTCAACGTGATAGCCGTGGATTGACATCGATTCTACGAACTTAGCCACCTCGTAAGCGCCCTCGGAGATGTTTTTAGCCATCTGTGGTGAAGCAGCACCGATGTCTTCGGTTGCCATCCGGCTACGGATGAGCTCAAGCATACCCGTGGTTTTGTTCACCTCACTGACGATCTGAGTATAGTTCAGTTGACTGCGTAGCTGCACCAGTTTTTCAGTCAGTGCAAAGACACGCTCCATGTCACCAAAACGCTCAATGACTTGACCCACTGGGCGACGTGAGAGAGAAGGGTTGCGTTCATCGAAAAACTTAGCCACATCTTTACGCCAGTCTTCCCGGTCTTTGCGGATCTTCTTATAAAAGTCAGCGTGAGACTTCATCGATTGGCGAATATCGGCATTCGAGAGAAACATTGAAAGCTCAAGGTTATAGTTATCAAGGATGCTTTTTCCATCCTTGATTTCTTTTTCAGTGTGCTGCACCAAGAGCATCAGGTAGTTAATAAGTTTACCATTAAAGCCTTCCGGAACCTGTACAAGCGTTGCGTCGTAGGCAAGGTAATTGAAATCTTTGCTTTTATGCAAAACATCTTTAAACAAAGCTGAGGAGAGCTGGCTCTCAGCACCTTTTTCAGACAACTGAGTCAGGTTCGGCAAGAACGAGGAGATCACCTTGACGCTCTTGGGTACAATGCGTTTAAAAAGTCCAAGGACATCCGCCCCCACAGCCGACTCAACCACCATACGGTTCATAAGTGAGTCAAAACTCACATCGTCAACAGATTCTTGAATAAGCATAGCGTTTCCTTCATTAACTAAAACAGGGAGAGAGTCATTTTCGATCACAGGTTAGTAAAAACATCAACAGCGCTGTCATACTATGTCGAAGGCTTCGTGTTTATAAGTCTCAAATTTTAGCTGTATCTGACCTCTTTGGAGATCCTTCAATATGCGTCCTCAGTTCCGTCTTCCGCCCCCTGTGATGATGTCAATTAATACGGGTGCGCTTCTCGATATCCCAACAGGCAAGTTTATCAAAGGCACGCATGACCAGCGTGTGCTTTTAGCGGGCATTGGAAACATTACGGGTTTGGTTGGTCCGGGCAACTGCTTTAAGACGACGGTCATGCGGTATATGATCCTCTCGGCGCTGGCTAAACTCTACGGGACCGTGCCTGAGATCTTTTATAACTCCTACGACACTGAAGTTAATACCCAAGAAGAACGCGCCCGTCACCTCTCACACCAGATCCCAGGCTTTGAGAATATCAACCTTCATGACGAAGGGATCTGGCAGATGACTAACCGCGCTGTTTACTCTGGGAATGAATGGTTTACGGAACTTAAAAAATATCTCTCTGAAAAGGCTTCTGATAAAAAGGCAGCACGCTTTGAGACCGCTTATCTTGATAGAGATGGTGTCTCACCCTTAAAGGTGATGACACCCTCCTTCACTGACATCGACTCATTGACGCACTTCATGACCTCTGATGTTGAGAAGATCTTGGATACCGTAGAACTGGGGGATTCTGCGGGCAACACGATGTATATGCGCCAAGGTCTTGCCAAAGCAAAGCTCCTGATGGAGATGCCTTCGGTTGCCGCATCGTCTCTGAATTACTTTTTGTTTACGGCACACATCGGCAAAGAGATTTCGATGCCCTCGGCGCCCGGCACACCGCCTCCGCGTAAACAACTTCAACACATGACGGGTGGTGAAGTGATCAAGGGCGTCACCAATAACTTCTTTTACCTGCTTCACAACTGCTGGTTGATCAATAGCGCACGTCCGTACACTAACCAAACTACCAAAGCGCCCGAGTACCCCCGCTCACAGGGCGATGAGCGCGCAGGCGATCTTGATCTCTTTATTGTCACGATGCGGCAACTTCGTGGTAAGAACGGTACCAGTGGGTTTAACATCGAACTGCTCGTCTCTCAAGCGGATGGTGTGCTCGCTTCGCTCTCTGAATTCCATTATGTGAAGAAGTCCAACCGCTTTGGCTTAGAAGGCAATGACCGCAGTTATTCGTTGGCACTCTACCCTGAAGTGGCGATGAGTCGAACAACGGTTCGGCAAAAGCTTCGTGAGGACAAGAAGCTTGCGCGGGCCATGGAGATCACCAGCCAGCTTTGTCAGATGTATGAATATCAGCGTGATCTTCTGGATACGCTGATGGAACCTGAAGCGCTGCGTAAAGCACTCGAAGCGAAAGGTTACGACTGGGATTGGCTTTTCGAGAATACCCGAAGCTGGCATACACTTAACGACGAAGTCCATCCGCTTTACCCGCTCTCAACGCTTGATCTGTGCCGCATTGCCCGTGGTGAGTACCACCCATATTGGTTATGTGTTGATAACAAAACCGTTAAACCCGAATACGCTAAGAAAAAACGTCAACTCACGTAAGGACATCAGTCATGGAACCGAACATTCAGCAGGACGAAGCGTCCGAAAAGATCGTCGAACTCTTTAAAGGTCCGATGCGCTTTTATAACACGGATCGACAAAGTGACGAACTCGATCTCGTTAAAGAGGTGCGTCAACGTCTTCTTTCCCTGGGCCTTGAAGATAAGCTCCAAGAAGGTTTTGATACCAACCGCTTCATTTTGGAAGCGGTCGATAAAAACTCCCATGTGCAGCAGTTTTTGTTAAACCGCTACCTCACCATTCAGTTTATGGCCTCTCAGGAAGACACTGCCGTTGAACGCTATGCGCTCATGAACGAAGTCAATCCCAGTGACTGGCTTACCGTTTTTGAACAACGTATCCTGCCGGCAGTGGTTAATCTTGATTTGCCAGTTAAGATCTGAGAGACGCCATGCCTAAAAACCGTCAGAAGGCCGAAGCCTTCATCCTTAAGTGCTTAGAAGAAATCCTTCCCGGAAACAGTGACGTCGAGAATTACAAAAACTACTTTGCATCTTTGTCCGATAAGGCGTTTGACGCCTACATGGAAGGGCTTAAAAGTGGTGAAAAGTTCTTGACACTCACAGCGCCTAACTTTGGTAAGACCAATCTTTCTCTGGAGAGAAACTTTGCCATCGCCGATAAACTAGGCCACAACTTCTTTCAACGCCTCTGGATTAAAGGTGAGGGTGAGGTGCCCACACACCTCACCCCGATCCCTTATTTGGTTGTACTGATGCCCTTTCGGGTGGCCTCACAAAGACTGGATAAGAAAAAATCGATCCCTAAGACTTCGCGTGTCATTAACGCCTTGACAGGTCAGGCAACCGGTGAATCCAAGGGCGCCAGTATCTCATACCCAGAAATCCGTGTATGTGCCGCTATGGGTTTAGAGTCAACCATGGTCGAGCTCATGAAGTATCGCGGCGGGGACGTACGAGGTAACGCAGCTTTTAACGCGTCGCTCATGCGTTCAGGTCGGGCCAACATGGACACCCTCAAACATTTTGCCAGTGGTGTCGAATCCACCTCGAGGCTCAAAACCTTTCTGACTGCGTGCCATTTATCCAACACCCTTTAAATGACCATGGCTGAATTTGAAACCGCCACGCTTTATGTCGAACTGGATGCGCTTTTTGATACGCGTATGGTTGTCTTAAAGAGCTTTGGTTTAGACGCGATCGAAACGCATGTACCCCGTGGCTACTACACCCGCGTGATCGATAGCTTTGGGGACATCACGCTCGAAGCCTTTGAAGAACGCTACGCTAAACGAAACATCAACACCCTGCGTGAGGCGCTCATCACACCGGTGGCGGGCCATATCTACGACTTTGCCAGAAGGACGTTGATCGCGTTGGTGTCGTCTCCATTTAGACGACAACCTAAAGTCTTCGTTAACACCTACCCCTACCAGCTTGACGAAGTCTCAGCAGCCTCTATTGTTGAGGGGTTAAAGATCGTGACGAAAAACACGATCGACATCGAAGTCGCGTATCTGCCACTTGAAAAGATCACTCCGCAGTATGTGAAGGACAACTACATCCAGATGGTGATGTATTCATACTGGGAGTGGTTAGAGACCCATGCCAAAAACAAAAACTGGGAGACCACACGCTGTCCAGAGATAACCCTCATTGGTCCCCGCGTGATAAGGTCAATGAGTGCGCTTCGAGACGCTAAGGTGCGCGATGTCTTTGGTGTGGTTGAAACATACAGCCGTGTATTTGTTAAACTTCAGTTGTACCCGGTTAACTTTTTCAGTGCGGATGTCACACGCATCAAGGAGCGTTTAAAAGAAAAAAGTGCTACGTAGATCAATGATGACGACTGAGCCTTTGAGAGCTCAGTCGTCATCAGGTCGTTATTCACGTTTGAGTAATATCCTCGATCGTCAAGGGAAGCATCCCCACGTCCATCTCACCCGGCACCACATTGCTCGGCTTAATCGAACCAGGAAGCTGGCGCTTATCACTTGCAACAGGAACATGTTCCGCAGGGCGATAAGAAGCCAGCGCTTTACCGACCAGGGTGGTAAGGTTGGTGAGGCCCTGTTCGGTCTTAGAGGCGACCTTGATCTTAGCGCGCGTGAGCACTTCGCCGTCGAGATCTTTCATTAACGCCAGCGCTAACTTTTGATCCTCATTAGTAACGGGGGGTTTTCCGTCCTTGATAAGGCTGGTGAGCATCATGGTTCGGATTCGGCGATTGTTTAAAAGGATGCTGGTGTCTTCACTATTAAAGACAGTGTCCTCTTCAGCATTTAAGTTGGCGTGTCCCATTTCCTATAGTCCTGTTTTAATGTTAGTCTTAACCACATATATCTAACATGAGCCCTTATCTATAAGGAGAATAAAAAGCATGTTTAAAGGACTCTTCGCACGACTTTTCTCTAAGGAGCCCGAGCTCAGTCCGATCGAAGAAAGTGTTGAACGCTTTAAAAAGTATTACCATCTTGAGCGTTCGATCTATCGAGATATCCGTGAAATCCAAGTCCTCTATCCCAGTATTACGGACTACATCAAGGAGTTAGAAAAGCTCATCTACGCATTCATTGAGCATAAACACTACACCGGACAGATCGGTGAAATCACCCTCATTAGACGCAGAAACTTTTACACTGACCAGAAAGGCTTCTTTGTTTCACCGCAGGATTACCACCGACGCTTTATCGATCTTGCGATTGAGGTTTTAACGTACTACCATGCTGCCGAGAGCAGCGAGCATCAAGATGGACTCACGCAGTCCAATCTTTACCGTGCACTACCACTGATCAATAACCTGATCGTGCTCAGCCAGACACTTGAGGTCTTAGAAGCCTAATAGACCGTCCCCACTACCCCTCAAAGATCGACGCGAGGAGGATATACACCGTGCAACATCGCAAACATCGACTCATACCGTATGGGCAGCGAATCAAATCAGGTCCCGTAGGCAGTGTTTTATGCAATCTCTTTAGGGGACTTCTTGCAAGCGCAGGTGTCGATCAAGACAGCTATTCGCGTCTTGTCGAGCGTTCTGCCCAGCGTCCTATGAAGGGTGAGAGTCCCTCGAGTATCGTTGGGCTGGGAAAAGAACTGATGAGAGAGAGTATCACTTGGAAGACCTTTTTAAGAGGTCTGGAGTTCGTTAAGATTAAGAAGTTCGAATTCATTATCGCGCTTTACCTCGAAGATGGACGTGAACTTCACTTTGCTGAAGCCTATATGCTCAACCAGATCACTTCACAGGGCGTGATCTTGTCCAATATCTTTAAAGCCTTAATTGGTTCAGGGGTGATGGATATTACCAAACACAGTGATCTGATGGCGCGCTATTTAGGGAACGCGTGTGCCAACATGGATCGCACGAAGCGCTCAGCAGCTAGAGCAAGTCTCACCAAAGAACTTTTCAAACCCACGATGACGTGGAAGAGTTTTGTAAAGGGGATGGTTTATCTTTCCGCCGTGCGTGTTGAGATTACCTTAAAAGCCTACCCGCTCTTTGGTCGTCAAGCAGAAGTGCTTGGTGCTAGAGAGGTGATTAACCTGTCTGACTTTAAGGACGATATCGATGAAGCCTCAGAATAAGGCGCTGCCTGCTGTGATCTACTCGGCTTTTATGGCCGAGTACGATACACTTTCAGATGAAAACAAAACACTCATTAAAAACTGGCTTACTGAGCTTAAGCTGGTAGGCATCTCGAACTATTTTACCAATGAGTGTCAGGCGATCTTGGTTAAGCAAATCGCCGAGAACCAGCTCCTCAGGACCTTTTTGTTAAACCACACCGAACGGGTGCACGTGCTCAGTCTTTTTGCTGAGGAGGTTGACCAAGACTGGTTTAACCAAGTTATGGAGACGGTCACTAAGTTCCGTCTCCAACTTTCACTAAACTGCGTTTTGCCTGAAGCCGCCTCAGAGAGTCTTTACATACCCACGAGCGAGCTGAGGACGTTGATTAACAATAATCCATGGATCCTGGATCTCTACCTCATGCTCATCACGGATGGGGTCTTCGATCACATGGAAGAAGTTCAAAACAAATCCGCTTAATACGACGAGATAGACATGGAAAAAAAGAACCTGCGTGATCAACTGACCGAGATCAAAGCCCATACGTACCGTTTTCCAGCCAATCCCAATATGCGTAAAGAAGAAGGGGTTGATCACATCAACCTCTACTGGAACAGTCAGCATGAGCTGGGCCGCTTTCTCTCTCTTTCGGAACAAGGTTATTTTAGCACCCCGGTGCTCGGTAGCTTTAAATCGCTCTCAACAGTCATCCAGTTCTTAGGTGCCGAGAAACGCGACGACAGAATTCGTCGCCTTGGGGGCAATCAGCTTCGCAACTATGTGAAACATCACTGCGGTGGTTTTAATCGTGCTCGTATTCCGAATGGGCGTGCGGTACTGATGCATACGGCGTATCTGCGTCTCATTCAGAATAAAAAGATGTTTAAGCTTTTCAAAGAATGCGAGCTGGCTTTCGATAGCTACCATGTCATTGAGAGCGGTCTTCGTATCCGAGAAGACGATGCGGTGTGGCTCTCCAAGGGCTATGAAGAAATCCGTCAGGCGGTTAAAGAAAACCGAGAGCCCGACTTTCAGTTTCTCTTCGACAAAGGTGAGCGTTCGGTTTATGAGAGCGTGGTTAAGCTACTCTCCGAGGGTAAGACCGAGGTTCGTATTCCTGATCTGGCGGAGTTCATCGCCACCTATCGTCCGCTTGAGATCGGCACGACGGCGTTTGATCCATCCATGGTGGGTAATATCGACATGCTCGAAGAACCTAATAATGTGGAGACTTCTCCCACCTCTTTCTCCCCCGATCGTGAAGAGGGTGTGTTAGCTAACACACCCGTGGGTGATACGCTCCAGCCTCTGGCATGAGTTTTCTCCTTGTGGTTAGTTAGGGTAATGCTGCGTTTAGCTAGGGGGTTACGGCCCCCTAGCTATCTTTTTTGTTTGTTGTTTAAAAATAAGGTGACAAGACTTTATACGGAGTTTATGCGCCATGGCAACCGCTACGAAACGTTTTACCTCATACGACCGCGAAACCAACGTCTCAACCGCTGCGTTTGACTCCACGGTCGATGGTTCGATTTTCAATAGTCCTGAGAATGCGCTTAAAACTGCAAACAAAAACCTCGAGGATCTCATCGCCTCATCGATGAGTGAGATCGAAGATCAGAAGGCGGCCATGGAAGCGGCCTTCTCTGATGAAATCCGCAGCGTTAAGGATATCACCTCTCAGGTTTCTGATCTCAGTAAGTTACCCAAAGCGAAGCTCGATGAGTTCTTGGGGGGTTTAGCAGGAGGGAATGCTTTCTTGCAAAAATCCCTCAATGGACTTTTGCAAAAGTGTTCAACTAAAGGACTTAGCGCCGGACTTCCGGGCAAACCTTTTGATACGTCGATCAACTGTGGATCTGGGAAACTGGGTCTTGGCGCAACGGGTGGAACAAAAAGCTGTAACGCTGGCTCCTATAGCGATGTCCTAAATAAGCTCACCGGGGGTGAATATGTCTCGGGCTATAAGGACATCAATAGTGCGCTTCGGAATCTGATGTCTTTATCGGGCCTTGGCTACGATTTAGGCATGTGTGGTGTCTTTGGTGCTCTGGCAGGCAATCTACCGACTGACGCCCTTTCTAGGGCCTCTGCGGGGCTTTTAAGCTCACTGGGCGCAGCAGGAAACCTAAACGGCTTTCTTGACGTTGCAAAAAGCTCAGTGGGGCTCTCACCCCTGCTCGTTAACCCCGGTGTCCTGACGGGTTTCGTAGATAACTTTACCCTACCGGGTAATGTGGGCGCAAATAAGTTTCTAGAAACAGCGGAGCGCTCCTTAGGCGGTATGGAACTTCTCAACGAGTCATGGTTTAACAACCCAGAGAGTGGGGCACTCTCATGGGGCGTGATGAACGAGAAGTCCGAAGACCTCTACAGCTGTTTCGATACAAAACTCACCGACAACAGTTTCTCGGAAGCGGATCTGGATATCGTCTTGGGTGACGATATGGATTTCATGATGGGGAGTTATTTGATGGCGTAAAAGACCAAGAGGAGGGCCGTAAAGCCCTCCTCTTGGATTTATTGGCGTGTTCCGTCGATAACAGACGCACCTTTAACCAACGTGTTTGCAGCACCATAAAGCGCGCCTGACAAACCAAATGTCAGGTCGTTAATAAAGCCGTCAGTAACGGCGTTTTTAAAGACCGCTGTGTGGTACGCAGGACTGGTGCTAAATTGTTTAAACTTCAGAATCTGTTTAGTCATCCGAAGCTGTGCCATCGGCAGCGGGTAGATTTGACTATAGATATCCATGCCAGCCAATACGTTTAAATAATCGGCTGCGATGTTATCGTCGTCCATCGTCATGTCTTTACTGAACATCCCACTGATCCCGCCGCTTGACATGGGCATGTGCATGATGGTTGAAAGATCCACGATGTTAATACTCACATCCAGCGCCAGTGCTTGACCTTGCGTATCGAACGCAAGGTTAGACGTTCCGCGTGTAATGCTGATGGATTCAATCATTGCAAGCTTTGACTGAAGACGACCACGGTCAAAGATCTGGCAATAGAACGGTGACGTATAGGATTGCTTGCCGGTTGATCGAGGGATCGATCCCGCTAAAAGCATGTAAAAAGGAATCCAGATATTAATCAACCGAGAGACAGGGTTGTTGTAAGGGCTGATCAACTGAATTTTGTAGCTCGCTCTTGGAAGCGACGCCGAAGAGCTTTGCCAGTGCTTAGGGATGTCCATATAGCCGGAGCCACCCAGACCTGCCACAAGGCCCGAAAAGCCCAGCGTCACCCCATCGATGGCACCCGTGACAAGGTTGGCTGCCGCGCCGACCATGTTTTGAATTGTCTCACCAAGCACATTGCCATCGGCAAGACTAAAGCGCGCTTCTTTAAACTGCGAAGAGATCCCGTTCAGTTTCTGAGAGATTTCAGATTCACCCACAGTGTTACCGAAGGACTCACTCATCGAGCCCGTGTGATCGACCCGAAACACAGCAAACTGAGAGCCGTCACGAAATTCCGCGTCAGCGTATTTCTTAAGGCTGTCCATGTAACTGCCTTCGGTTTTTTGTACACCGGGTTTCTCGGAAGTCAAATCGACACGAGGATCGAGCTCTTGTTTAACTTCGTCAGACTCTTTTCTAAAGTAATCTCCTACCGTCATCATTTCGTTTAAAAACGCCATGAGGGTTGGTTCGCCTCGATTGTCACTGACCCAGCTTGTGTGGGTGCCTTCGCCCGTGTTGTCACGGCGCAGATAGCCCTCGAAGTCCGTTGCGGTCCCGTTGTTTAAGTGGGAGAAATCACTCATAAAGAGTTCGTTGGCCATGCGTTGGGCTCTGTTAGCCAACGCATACACATCGAAATAACTGGCGCCTCGGAAGATATCCGGCATCAAGGCTGAGATCTCTTCTAACTGATCTTTATCGATCTGATAGGGTTGACCCAGTCTTTGTTGATCTTCGCTTGAGAGAAACTTCTTAAAGACCCCCGTGTTTACCGCGTGGTTATTAACCAGTAGGTTCACCATTGACCAGTACATGTGCATCGCGGGTTTAAGCGTAAAGAATTTGCTGCTCTCACGCCCCATGAGCCATCCGATCGCTTTGCCGATCGCCACACCAACCGTGACGACCGGGAACGCTACCAGCGCCAGAACACTGCCCGCGATCTTACCGGCCGTGAACCATGCGTCGGGTGCTCGGCCCGTTCTAGCCATGATGATCTGTTCGTGATCAAAGGCTTTAAATAAAAAAGAAAGCAGCGAGTTAAACTTAGGGACACCAAAGCGTAAAAAGATGCGCTGAGAAGGATCGTCGATTCCTTCACTATAGGCCCGACCCATCCCATAGTTGCCTGAAACGTTTGTGAGTGAAACGGCATTTCTGGCTTCACGCATATTGTTACCCACGCGACGTCCGGGCACACGGATGTCGCTGTAGCGTGTCCATTGAGGGCGTGGGTTGATTCCGATATTGCACCCTAGGCGACCATCGGTGAATTTAGAAGAAGCACTCGACCAATAGCGGTTCTTAATATCGCTACTGATGCCGAGCTCGCCATCTGGAACCATGAACGCAACTTTCAACCAGCTTTTATCGAGCGGTTCATTGTCATCGGTGGTGTGATCCGTTGGGGCGATGGGTCGTCCGTTATACTCCATGTAGCTGGGGTCGATCTTTGTGGTGAGGCTTGCCATTCTTTTCTCCAATCATTAAAACCGTGAGGAGGGGTCTAAAACCCCTCCTCACGTGCTCGTTTACATCGTTCTTCGCATATCAAGGGCGGATGAGCCAGACTTATCCTTGCGACCCAGGTTGATTCTGTCCTGTTCTTTCGGAGAAGCTTTTTCATCGCCTGCTTTAGCAGCCTTAGTGGTGGCACTTACAACCGTAGCCATCATCTCAGCCACCTTTTCAACCTTGACATTACTCAGGATCTCACGCAGCACTACCAACGATTCTTGTTGGATACCAACAGATTTGTCTAGCGCTGTACTTAATGACCCAAATCCAGCGGCCATGCCTTCGCCCGACTCAGTGCGTCCGGTGCTAACGACCCCCGGTGTGCGGTTGTCTAAGAAAAGCCCAGAGCTAGAACTCTTAGGTTCTGGCGCCTTCTTTTGCCCCGCTGCGGGTCCGGCATTAGCAACCGCTGCTTTTTGAGCCGATACCTTTTCACCTGCCATCGGTGTACTGATCGGACTCTGAGCTGGATCGATATCAAGACCAGGTCCTTTACTTGGCGCCGCGGAGAGACCTAGCGAGCCAGTGGGTGCTTTGACACCGTAGCGGCTTGATTTCTCATTAAGCTTGGCGCTTAAGTTATCGTAGACCTGTTTAACGGTGAGGGGTTTACCATCTTTGTAAAAGATGTTTTGATTCTTCGAGGCCGGGCCTGGAAAACGATTCGCTGCAATCGCGTCAGGCGGCATGGAAAGAAATGCTTTTGCGCCACTGGCCCCTAAGAAATGCGCCAGGTAAAGGTCAGTCAAATTTGGATTTGACTTGACCGGTGCGATGACTTTCTTATTCTCCTTAATGTATTCAGCGGCCATCAAACTTGACGCTTCAACACTAAACGGAGACGCCGTCTTCTCTAAGCCATACTTAGAAGAATACTTAGAAACCATCGAATCCCAGGTTGACCGAATGAACTGAAAGAGTCCCGCGGCGGAGCTTGTTGAAGCTTTGGCTTGGGGATTCATGTCTGATTCAACCGCAGCAAACGCCTGCATGAGAGCCGGGTCCTCACCTGCACGTTTGGCGTGCGATGCGATCTGGGCTTTGATGTCGCCACTTGCGCCATTTTCAGCGCTGGCGGTAGTTGCTTTCCCGCCGGTGGAGGCGGGTTTCTCTTCAGCGTCAGGTGGAGGAAGATCGTTGGTCGTTGAGTTAGCGGCAGCGGTATTTTGCGCCATTGACAGTTTAGCATCTTTGGAAGGAGGCGTTCCTGCTTTGGCGTTTTGATCCGAGGCTTTCTTAACCGCAACGGCAGTATCGACCGTGTTGGTCGAAGTCGTTTCAGCTTTTACCGCTTCGCTAAATTTAGGCGGAGGGAGCACCTGATCTTTTGCGGTTTGCTGTAGATTAGACGCTACGGGCGAGGGCGGGGCATTGAGTAGACCCAGTGCAACGTCTTTGTTACGCCGACCCTTTGCGCTGTTAGCCATGCTACCGTATCCGGCGCCACCACGCATGACACCCGCGCTGATCATGGCGTCTCGCAACTGACCATTAGTTTTCGCTTCCGAAGGGTTCTTTTGGATCCCTGCGGGCTCTACGTGCCAAGGTTCTTGCCCCACGGGTCTGGTGAAACCATACTTCTTCATCAAGCCCAGTTTGTCAAGCTCGTCAGCGATCTTTGAATCGATGTCGAGCGCTAAACCAAACTCATGAAGCGAGTTGCCTGGCGCCGCAGCTCTATCGCCATACTTACGCTTCATCTCGACTTGTTCTTCGTAGGTGCGTACACCCGAAGTGACAAGGATGCTCTTGCCTGTATTCTTTCCATACTCCTCAGCCATCCCTAAGAAGAGCTTGAGCATGGTTGGATTAAGGCTATCGATGTTGATACCCTTTTTCTCAAACTTAACGAACTGGCGACCTGCTGTACCCTCCAAGGGTGCGCCTGGCGCCATCGCGACTTTACCCGCTCCGCCTACAAGACTCTTTTCTTCACTGCCTTGCTCGCGCGCTGTGGTGCTGGCTGGTGCCGCACCACCATCTTCACTCTGGGTGGCCGTCTGTACCTGGGCTTTATTCTGCTCAGCGTTCTTACGGCGCTCCTCTTCGACCTTCGCTTTTTGAGCTTGGTCGATCTGACTCTCTTTTTCTTTGTCTTTAAAGACGCCGAAGGTGAGTTTGTCAAAGAGCGTTTTAGCAACCGATGTCGCGGTTGTTTCACCGAGCTTTGCAGGAGGCAGCGTTGCTTTGGTGTCTTTCGGTTTATCCGCTTTCGCCTTAGCGATCAACGCTTCGATGCTGTCCTTGACAAACTTGTTGTCCAAAGAGAGCTGGCTTAATGCTTTAACCGGAGAGGTGTCTTCATCATAGGGGCCACTTTCAAAACCAACGAGTTCGAGATACTTGATCCGATCGTCCGGTTTAAACTTAGCCACCTCTTTGAGCTTGGCTTTGTTATTGACCGCATAGAGCGCGGTCATGTGTGTCAAGAAGAATGGCTTAAAGCGTTTATCGAACCAACGGCTAAACTTCTCGCCTTGCTCAGTATCTTCCTTGTCAATCTTAAAGAGCTCAAGGAGTTCTTCAGATTTGACTTTCTTATCATTGATATAGGCTTTACCGTTATCGTAACCGACACGCCCATCTTCAAGATACGCTTCCAACATGAACGGGTAGTAGTTATACTGATCCACGCTCTGATTGTAACCAAAGCCATATTGGTTTAAGCGGATGCGTTCAAACTCATCCGCGTTGTTACGCGTCGCGTATTGGTAGAGTTTATAAAGTCCATAGCCGGCACCTGCTATCGCTGCCGCACCTAAAATCACTGGGCTGCTGATCACGGAAGCAACGGCCCCTATTGCACCACCGGCTACGTTTAACGCACCCATGGCAAGGCCAGGTAGGGCGCGTGTCAACGCAAAGCGCCCTAGTCCTAATGCACCCTTGCCGGCAAGCTTAGCGGCACCCCACGCGCCTTTACCAGCAAGCTTGGCTACGCCTCCCACTCCCTTAACCAGTGCACCTGGCGTCATCGCGAGAAGTTTACCCGCTAAACCCATCACGCCGCCAAGACCTTTAGTGATCAAGGAGAAGAGTCCACCAAAGCCCGTCATCGCCATTTTGAGGCCATTTCCAAGCAAATCCATCAGTCCTGTACCGCCCTTATAGCGTGCGGTCAGATCTGCTTGAGCGCCTTCTTTTTGGCGAGATGCTTTGAGTTCAGCTAACTTTTCTTCACGCTCTTCAATACTTCCGTCACGTGTACCACTTCCATCGGTGTCGTTCCAAGCACGCTTGGCCGAATCGATCTTTTGCTTAACACGTTTAAGAAGAGAAGGTTTCTTTTCAACTTGAGGTTGATTTTCGGGTGTGGCTGCCGCAGCACCTTTTTCTCCACCCTTTAAAAACCCGCCAATACTACTTGCAAGTCCACCCGCCATAGCGGCACCGGTCCCTAATAGACCGCGTGCCTTACCCTGCGCTAACTTAAAGCGACTTGGTTTGGCAGGACCCATCTGGTCTGGAAGTCTAGGCCCCACGAAATCACCTGGACTCTGAGCCTTAGGGGTCGACCAACTCGGTTGCTTGAATCGATCCTTGGCAGCTTGAATCATCGCATCGATACGGTCCTGATACGTCTCGTTGGGTTGTAAGTCCGATATCCCTCTGTCAATCGCATCTTTTTGTCGAGCACCGGGATATATCGGTCCAACAAACTCATCTGGTCTCTGGGTCTTGGTAGCGGTGTGTTTTGTTTTTAGCGCGCTGTACTGGTATTTGGCTTTATTGAACAAGCCTTTCTTTTTGTCACCCGGCTGCATCGGACCCACAAAGTCTTCCGGTGTTCTACCCAAAAGCTTGTCTCCGAGTTCGCGTCCCTTGCCTTTTAGGTCAGTGAAGTTTTCTTTATTCTTAAAGAAATCCATTCCACGAGAGAGAAGTGAGCCTGAGCTTGTTCCGATTGCAGCAGTGCTGACTCCAGGCTGCATCGGACCCACAAAGTCCTTTGCGACCTCTTCACTGACAGCACCACCTTTACCAAAACCAAAGAAACCCTTGATCTTGTTCTTGAGCTCTGCGGTCTTTTCTTTGATCTCAGCCGACTTGATGGCTACTTCGTCCTTAGCTTCCTTTAAAACCTCGTTCAGGTTCTTAGGCGCTTTGTCGACAGGACCGCCAGGCGGCGTTACCTTGAGCTTGGCAGATTCACGCTTCTTAATGCGTTTTAACACATTCACACGCTGGTTAAGCATGATGTCGCGGATATCGAGCAAGACCTCGTAAGTATCCTTGGCGTATTTATTTTCACCAAAGTTGATACCAAACTGACCCCAGTCGGTGGGTTGATCCCACCACTCTTTGATCTTTCCACCCATTGAGAGCGACTTATCGGTCAGGACATTAAATCCTTTTCTAGCTTTATCTCCTACCCACGCAGCCGCCTTGGTCGCTAGACGGATGACGTTGGTGACGTTTCCACGGATCTTATCACCATAGCGATCATAGAGACCCTTGGAGCGTTCTTCAAGACTCAGGATGATGTTACCCACCGAGTCAACGATATCGCCCTTAGCCTTATTGAGCTTATCCATCGTGTCAAGCACTTCGCCCGTGACCGCGTCACGATAAAAACCCGCCTTGAGTTTAACGGCACGAATAACGGGTTCTACGCCATCAGGCAAGTACAGGTCTTTGGCTTCATTAAGCTTATCCCCAACCCAACCAAAGACTTTACTCACCTTGTCTTTGATGAACTTTAAACCATTGGGAAGTCCTTCGGTTAGAAAAGACTTCGCGCTATCGAAGACGGTGCTTGAAAAAGATGCTGCTTTTTCATAGAGCGTGCTAAACGCTTTACGCGTACCGCTCTCTTTATCGGTGAGTTGGTCTTTAAGAAAGTCTTTTGCTGAGGTGAAAAGACCCTTGGCTTTCTCGGTTTTCTCACCCGGTGTAAAGAATTCTTTAAGCGCCTCGATTGTGCTTGAACCGGCTTTAAATCCTAGGTCCATCGTGCCGCGCATGATCGAAGTAATCATGCCGCGGAAAGTGCCATCGTGAACAAGTTGGTTTGGAATAAAGCCACCCGCACCCTGGCCACCGCTTTGCACAAGCTCACTGGCCAGCTTTTGCTGTTCGGTAAGCAGCTTTACCGTGTCAGCGGTATCTTTTTGGATCTTAGCGAGGAGCTCGTTGGTGAGCTCCTCTGCGCTCTTACCCTTGGTACGGTGACGTGAAGAGCTCTTGGGTGTGGTTTCCGGCGGTGCGGCGTCACGTTTAAAAAGACCTTCGACCTTCTCACCCAAATGTTGAATGGAAGCCATCAAGGCGCCATTCATACTTTGCAGATCGATCATCTTGCCCTTTGGTGCAACCTCTTCACCTAGGTTCTTACGCACCTCCTGAGCCATGGGTCCTGAGTGCTCTTGATCATCGCCCTTACCCGCCTGATAGTTCCAGTTAAAGAGCTTGGTCTTTTTAATACCTTCGTAGGCTTCCCTTGGATTAAAACGCTTAACCTTGTCAAAGAAACCCTCTTCTTTGTCGGGTTTAGACTTCTGTCCAAAGTAGCGTGCCGCCAAGTCTTTATAATCCTGACTCCCAGGCGCACCCTTAAAGCGATCACTGACCGCCTGGAGGAGTTCTTTTGGGTTAAGCTCTTTGATCGCTTCTTTAACGTTGATGTCCGAACGAATAAAGGCGCTGTCTTCCATGAACTTGGCGTAAGCTTCTTCATCGATGTCGTACTTGCCGTCATCACGCTTTTTCGCTAAACCTTTCTTAGCGATTAGATCGCCATAGCCCGCCTTTTCAAACCCAGCGATGGTTTTATCAGACGAAGGTGTCCTCTTACGGATGTCCTTGATGGCTTTAGTCAGTGTGTTAGCATCGCGGTTTTTAGTATCGCTTTGCTCGCTTGAGCGAAGCTTATATTCAATTAAGTCTTGGAGTTCATCTGAGAGCTGTCCGAACGAAGGGGACGAGAGGATCGAATCAGGATCAAGTGGGTTATTACTATCCCGACTCAGCCTTGATAAGAATCGTTTAAGCTCGATGATTTGGTCTTCGTCGAGGTTTTCATTTTCGGTAAAGAGTTCGACGGCTTTTTCGACTATGTAGTTATAGCCGGATCTCTGGATATGGGAGGCAAGGTCTTTTTCAACCCGCGCCCCCATGTCCGTTTCACTGGTGAATTCCTTACGCTTAAAATCGTATACCTGCCGGTCGGCTTGATTTCGCCCGGTTCTTAACATGACGATTTCGCGGTGAATGTTCGCCAGGTGCCCAGGGATAATGTCGGTTAGACTGATGTGTGCTTTGGCATCAAAACCCATCGTAGGGTTATCGAGCTCATCGAGATTCGTCTCAGAACCAATACTTCGACCCGGATCCCTGTCCGTGAAGTTATCCATGAGCATGTCAAGGGCACGGAAGAACTTACCCTTAGCACCAACCTCGTTGGTTTTGTCAACCCAGTTTTGAGACTGCCTTAGTTTCTCGATAGCGCCTGCTGGGTTGTTAGCAATATTGGCAAGGCCGGCAAACTTCTCCTGGATGACCGAGTCATCACCACCGATCTGTTTGATCCGTTTAGCCATCACGTCGCGAAACCATTCCGCGATGTTGGCACCCGCCGTTGCGCCAAGCATCTCGGCTTTTGACATGGGTTCCATACCCATGTCAACCATCGATGCGTTCATTCCATCCAGCATCTCTTTAGCGTCAATGGCGCTGTCAAGCTGCATGTCGGCCGTATCGAGCGCCGAAGTAAAGCCAGAAACTGTCTGACGCGCAGTTTCTTTAAGGCGGTCCATACCTTTTTTCAGGAAGGACTTATCGCCATAGAGCGACTCAATAAACTTTTTCTTACTGACTTCTTTAAAGCGCTCGCTTTCGGTGATCTTTACGTACTCTGGCATCGCGGTGTTTTTAACCACCGCTTCCAGTTGCGTTTGGAAAACTTTGAAACTGGCCTGAGCTTTTGAGAAGTGTTCTTTTTGTGCAAGCAGCGAACGAATCTGAAGTTCAAGCGACTTGCGTTGAAAGCGCTGGTTGGTGTTAACCGTATATTGCGTCTGAATGGAGAGGCTACGCTCCATCGAGCGTTGCAGATCGAAGTTGGCATTAAAGCGCTTAGCACCGATGCGGTCTCGAATCAGGTCTTTGGCGTTATCGAGCTTACCTTGTTCTTGCTGCTGCTCAAAGACCCCTGCAAGCGACATCGCTACCGCTTGTTCTTCTTGGTTAGGGACTGTGTTCTGCTCACCACCGATGTCTATGCCACCCCAGCGTGCGATTTTCTCAGTCAGGCTTTTAAGGCGCTTAGCACTCTCTGGAACAAGCTGGTTAATCTTGGCGGTAACACGCCCGACACGGGGCTTTATTTCTCTTACCGTCTCATCGTATAGTTCGTACATCCCGGTGGTGAGCTCACCGGTTGCATCTGCCACTTCCCCGTAGCTATCAGGGAGCGTTTTGCGAAGGGTGTCCTTTACAAACTCTGGGCTAACCACCGCGTCTTTAACGCCAGACACGGTACCCATAAAGACGTTGCCAATGACACCACGCGCTTTTTTCTTACCCGTGGCTTCCTGATTAAGCTCGCCATCAATTTCATTCTCGAAGTCGAAATTAAAATCTGTATCAAACTCCGGAATATCCGAAACCAGCTCCTTCTTGGCCATTTTTAGATAGCCTCCCATAATGTAAAGTTTAGCATCCAAAGGATCTTCGCTATGAACCTTTTAGATACGGTCCCATTTAACCTGAGTCTTCTAATTCTCACGCCCGAGAATACACGTGGACTTGGGCAAGTCAAAGTGCTCGATGTTTTCTCAGCGGCCAGTAAGAACTTTCACAGTGACGGTCTTTTTAGTATCGAGACCTTTGGTAAGGTAGGGGGTGAACGCCGTAGCCGCCTCTATGGTTACATTAACCTTAATGTGCCAATCTTTCACCCTGTGCTCTATAAGAGCTTGATTGGGCTAAAGGAGCTCTACGCGCAGATCATGGCGGGTTCTGCCTACGCCAAATTTGATCCAGTAACAAAAGACTTTGAAGCAGCCTCAATCACCGACGGTGAAACAGGCTACGCGTTCTTTGTCAGGCATTTCCAAGCGCTTCAGTTTGAGGAGCGTAAAAGTACGTCGCGTGAGTTCGCGATCAAGCTCATTAATAAATACCGCGATAAGGCTTTTATTGATAAACTCATTGTGCTTCCTGCTGGATTACGTGACTACACGATCCAGCCCAACGGTAAGCCTGAGGAAGATGAGATCAATACCCTGTATCGCAAGGTGCTCTCCAATGCTACGGTCATTGGGACTCAGTCAAAGAGCGATCTGACCCATATTGACTCAACCCGTTATGGGCTTCAGAATGCGGTACAGGAGGTCTTTAGTTACATCGTGAACTTGCTTGAGGGGAAGGGTAAGTTGATCCAAGGCTGGTGGACTAACCGAAACGTTCACAACAGCACACGCAATGTGATCACAGCGATCGTCCCCAAGTCTAATGAACTGGGGGACGAACACACCATTTCCCCAAACCACACCGTCGTGGGGATCTATCAGCAGATTCGTGCGATTTTTCCGATCTCGATCAATCTGATCCGTGAGATGGCGGGTATGGTTTTTTCAGGTCCTAATAACCCAGCGCGGCTAATCGATCCAAAAACACTTCTAGGTGAGACGGTCTCGATTGATCCGGTTCATTTTGATGAGTGGATGACCCAGGAAGGGATCGAGTCCATTTTAAACCGTTTTGAGATCGAGGCGCTTCGACACGACGAAGTTAAGGTGGGTGGACATTACTTCGCTCTGCTTTACAATGACGGTAAACGCGTCAAACTCTTTCACGGCTTGCAAGAGCTGCCAGATGGGTTTGACAAGGCATTCGTTAAACCGGTTAGCTATGCAGAGCTGTTCTACTTAGCGGTCTATAAACGTGTCAGGGAGATCCCTGCGTTTGTGACACGTTACCCCGTGATCGGCTATGGTGGTATCTACCCAAGCTTCGTCTATATGAAAACGACCACGCACAGTCAATCTTTGCGTGTTTTAGATGACGCGTGGCAAGAAAGTGGCGATGTCGCTAATGAGTTCCCAATTCGCGGTGTACCTTTCGTTAATTCACTGAGTGTCTCCGGAGCCCACTTAGGCCGGCTCGGGGCTGATTGACAACGAGTGTAATAATTGATGCTAGAGTTTAGCATCTCGTTGTTTGTCCGATTTTGTAGAAATGCAAAATTGATCCTCCTTTAACTGCTGGAACCCACTAAAGCTGTGTCACCACATGCGTCACGAAAGTAGACGTAGACGGTTTAAAAACGACATGGATGATCCGATTGACTCGGTGAAATGGGGAACCGTGGAGTGAAACACTCCCTTTAGCAGCCAAGCTCCTAAGGCGTAAGCTATGGAGAAGGTTCAACGATCAGCCCTTAAGCAAGGGGTAGGCTCAAGCGAGCCGAAACGGGGAGCACCTGACCGGTTGATGCCGAAGGTGAAGATATGATCTGTTCTGCATGCAAAACATGCAGCGTATGCGGGTAATGCTGCGGGGAGAAGGGTAGCGTCTTTTCTTGAACAACAAGTTCGACGGGGATGTCATGTCGTTTGTACCGGTGATGACCGATGAGTCTATCGCAGAAGTTACGAAACTCTTGGCCAGTCGCGACTACTATGTGGGTGTCGATGGCAAGATGGTATTTAGCTCTTCTAACGATGTCTCTGAGTTGGTTTTCTCAGAGATGACCAGTTAAGGAAAAGTGGTTAAAATGAACCCAGTTGTTTTAAAGAACACACTTTGGAATGCGCTGGCAAAGTTTCTTCTTAGAAAGAAACTTGCCGCCATCACCAGTAATCGAGGTATTGAACTTGATCGTGACGAGAAGATCGTCATTCGGTCGTTTGAAGGCACCGCTATTAAAGGTCCTGATAAAGGGTTTTTTAACAAGTTGATCTGGACCTTCTTTTTAAATGAACTTGACGGAGTCATTGGGGATGCTCGGTGGAACCCTGAGCGTAAAGACACACTTCTGATCCGTCTTAAATGGTGGTTTAGAAATCCGTGCCATAACTTCACGTGGCATGTAATCGGATTTGCCCAGAAGCTGAGCACTCGGGTCGACTTCCAAGCCGAAGACGGACCTGGGTGGAATTACGCGATGACCCTCATCAAAGGTCTGGATGATAAGTTTACACTCTACCCCTACTTTCTTTATCTTTCTTCTAAGATAAAGTTTTACATCGGGTGGCGTGGCCGTGGAACCTTCGGAATTAAGTTCAACATTAAGACAGGTGAGTAAATTATGAAACCTATTTTTAAGGTACTTTATCGGGCAGAGGGTATTCGCTACAGCGATCGGCTTTTGAACCTCCCGCAGTATAAGCTGACGCAGTTTCCACGAGGGTCTCTTTTTCACAGCGTCGATTACACGCATCTACACCCAGACGTAGAGGCTGCTCAGCCCTATTTCACGGGTTATAGCAAGAAGATCTTGGTTGATCATCTTACGCACTATGAGGCTCTTAAAGGCCCCGCTCGCCAAATCACCTTCAACATCAATCAAGCCACACGGACGTGGCGTCAAAGCCACCGTGCTCTCTGGAGTGAGCTTGAAGCGCCGTATCGTACAGAGCAAAATCCTGACGCACTCATTGTCGTAAACTACGGTTATCTGGACAAAGCCCACATTTACCAAAAGGTGCAGTTGGCAGAATATTACCGCTGGTACAATCTCTTTGATACGCTTTACCGAAAAGTCAACGAGATCGCCGCCGTAAGTGATCGTCATCAGTTCTTGTTTTATCCTTTGCCAAAACTATTACAAGGCCGGGCAATCCTTCAGAAGTTTGAAAAAGAAGGCGAAGGCTCAATTCGAACGGTGTCGTTCTTTGGCCAAGGTGGAGATGCCAGTTATCTCTTTTTGGACCTTTGGAAATGGTTAGGTGTTAAGCACCGCGCTAATAGCCTTTTATCACATATCTATCCGAAACATTACGCCAAAGTCAACTTGATCTTCCAGGGTAGTTCAGGTAATCAAGTTTGGATTAACTTGGGGTATCTGAACAGTTGGATCAAGGGTCAAGAAAACGCAACCGAATTTAACAGTGTCACGCAGTTTGATGCGGAGTTGATCCAAAAACTCTACCTTCGAATGGCGATGAGTTTGAACTCGGTGGTGACTGAGCCTGAAGTGCTGCCCGATGAAGCGGTTGAAATCAACCAAAGTGTCCCTGTGCCGAAGGTTTCTGAAGAACCTTCGGCAGGTAGCGTTGACGAAACCAGTCTTGACACCGAGAGCGCGGCGCTTCCCAGTGACGAAGAAGAGAACCCCAACGCAGGACAATCACTCCTTCGAGTCAACCTTAAAGCAGGCGCTAAAACCGAGGTGGCGGCGCTGGATAAAAAGAGCGATGAGCTTCCCGTTGAGGACCTCACCAAACTCATGCTCGATGAGCTTGAAAAAGACATGGAGGCACTGGATCGCATCAGTCTTGTTCACCTTAAGAATAGTGGTGAAAAAATGGATGCGACAGGCGGTCCGGCGGTTGAAATCACGCTGGATAGCCGTAGTGTAAGAGAAGAAGTTTATAAGACACTGAGCGCTGAAGAAGCGCTTAAGAGCCGTATCCGTGAAGACGCTGAGGCGAATCTCATTACCGCTTCGGATTACCGTAAGTATGAAGAGGCGATCAAAGCGTACCAAGAAAGCCCTGATCCTTACGGTGGAAAAGAGCCGCGCATTAAAGCGATGGTGATTAAACCCGAAGAACTCATCATCACTCCCGAAGAAAGTAAGATCGTCTTGACGAGCGCAACGCCTGACACCACAATGGGTGAAAGCACGCTGAAGACGTTCGATAAGAAATACATTCGAACGGTTCACCGTAAGGACATCTTACAAGCGATCGACGCGATCCAAGGAACCGGTGTGGTGATCCGTAACCACGAGGTGGAAATCCGGCATAGCGTCCTAGGTGTGTATGAGCACCACCGACTTGAAATCAAACCGATCGATGGTGCGCCGTCCACGCTTCAGTTTACGCTTCCTGTGGTCGAGGAGGACGGCACCTTTACAGCAGGAGGAAACAAATACCTTCTGCGTCGTCAACGGGTCGACAACGTTATTCGTAAGATCGCGCCTCAGATCGTCTCGCTCTCGACCTATTACGGTAAGACGTTTATTCAAACGTCGCCTAAGATGTCAAGCAGCAGTCTAGTCTGGCTCTTTAGACAGATTAACCTACAGGCGCTCTCGGGTGAAGGCCTTATCAGAGACGTTAACCCAGGCAATGCGTTTGATAACGATTACACCGCACCGTACATCTATAACGCACTTGCCAGTGAGTTTGAATCGATGAGCGTCGGAGACATTAAGCTCATCTTCGATCACAAAGCCGCAAGGAAGCTTCTTAACGAAGGCCAAGGGTATCCGCGATCTTTGTTTGCAGATGGGGCTGTGTTTTGCGGTGTGGACAGCAAGGGGAATTATATCCGGGTTGACCGCGATAATCACTTTCAGCGCTTTAGTGACAAAGGGGTGGAGGAGCTCGGTGATTTTGCCAGCTTGGCTAAGCTGGATGTCGAAAAAGCACCGATCGATTTTGCTGAGATGCGGGTGTTTTCCAAGTATGTGCCTGTGGGGCTCATCCTTGGCTACTATGTGGGCTTTAAACGCCTTATCGCGCTTCTGGACGAGCCGTACCGTGTGGTTGAGGGGCGTAAGAATAAAGGCTTGGCGCCTAACGAATACGCGGTAAGTTTCCAGGATGTGAGCTACATCTTTAAAACGACAGACCGCGTTAGCACACTGATCCTCTCAGGCTTTATGGAGTATGAAAAGATCATCAAGATGTTTGAGGCTAAGGAGTTTGACCATAAAGAAGTCTATCTCAACGTCTTAATGGCGAAGAAGATGAGTGCCATCTATGTGCGTGAGCTCGACATGATGGAGTCGGCCTTTATTGATCCGATTAGTCGTGAGATCTTGGCTGAGATGAAAGAGCCGACCAGCTTTATTCCGCTGCTGGTAAGAGCCGTAGAACTCCTCACTACGTTTGAACACCCTGCATCGCAAGACCGCTCTGCTATGCGTGACCGGGGCTATGAGCGTTTTGCAGGCACGATCTACAAAGAACTGACCCAGGCGGTTCGGCAGTTTAGGAATAAGAATCTCGTAGGGCGCTCTAAGGTCGATATGAGTCCGTTCCAGATCTGGAACGCCTTAATGAAGGACAATTCCTTAAAGATCGTTGAGGACACCAACCCGATCCAGAGTTTAAAAGAACAGGAGGTCATCACCTTTACCGGCACAGGAGGTCGTAATAAAGACACGATGACCAAAGAGACGCGCGCGTATCACCCGAACGATGTGGGTATTCTGTCTGAGTCGACTGTCGACAGCACCTCTGTGGGGACCATCGCGTACCTCTCTGCAAACCCGAACATCAAAAATGTTCGGGGTATCGCAAAAGATGAGAAGGTCTTTAACCCGACGACGATCCTCTCAACCAGCGCACTTTTATCACCCGCCGCAATGAACGACAATCCCAAGCGTGTTATGTTTATCACCACGCAGCATTCGCATACGATCGGCTCAAGTGGCTATAAGCAACCTCGACTCCGAACAGGGTATGAGTTTGTGATTGGGAAACGGACTCCGAAGCTCTTCTCTAGCGCGGCTGAAGAAGACGGTGTTGTGCTGAGTATTGCGGAAAAAGGCATGGTGGTGCGTTATGCCTCAGGTAAAGAAGTAGGTCTTGAATTAGGTCGACTTCACGGTAAAGCAGAAGGAACGGTGTACCCTCATGATCTCGTCACCTCTTTAGCAGTCGGTGCTAAGTTTAAAGCAGGCGATATTCTTAGCTATAACACCAAGTTCTTTGAGCCTGATTTTATAAACCCCAAAGAAGTGGTGCTAAAAGTGAACGATGTCGTCAGAACCGCGTTCATGGAAAACAACTTAACACATGAAGACTCGTGCTCGATTTCTCAGAGCCTGGGTAAGCGTTTTGAAACCGAGGTGATGAAGGTTAAGTCATACGTGGTGAAGTTCCAACAAAACCTTCTCGAAGTCATTAAGCTGGGTGCTCGGGTAGACCCAAAGACCGTCTTGATGATCATTGAGGATGAGATCACCGCGAACACCGGTGCGTTTAGCGAAGACAGCTTAGCGACACTTAAACGCCTTTCAAATGCTGCGCCTAAGGCTGGCGTGATGGGTATCGTTGAAAAGATCGAAGTGTTCTATCATGGCGACAAACGTGACATGACGGCGTCGATCAAAAAGCTCGCCGATAAATCCGATCAAGACATGGCTCAAGCGGCTAAGAGTGTCGGTAAGCCCGTTGTTTCGGGGCGTGTTACCGACGAATATCGCGTGGCGGGTTCTCCGCTTGAACTCGATTACGCTGAAGTGAAAATCTACATCTCCGTTAAAGCGGGTACGGGCGTAGGTGATAAAGCGGTCTTTGGTCATCAGATGAAGTCGACGATCGCCGAAGTGATGGCCGAACCGATCCATACCGAAGCGGGTGAGATCGTAGAGGCGACGTTTGGTTACCGCTCTGTGGCTAACCGCGGTGTTCTCTCTCCTTCAATCATTGGCACCACCATCACGCTTCTGGATGTGGTGGGTAAGAAAGCGGTTGAGCTTTACGAAGCATAAAACCTAGACTAGGATGGGCCTAAACCCATCCTAGTCTAAATCTGATGAAGACTGCGCTTATCTATTTAAGAAAGGCGTACTTGAACCCTGTTTTATTTCTTTAAAATGGAGAGATGCTAAAATGGCAACTGTTAATGAGAAAACGCATGAGACGGCCTTGATCCTGGCCAACGTCGGTGCTGTCGCAACTGGTATCGTTAAAAAGATCAGCGGCAACGATATCAGCACTGCGGTAAATGGCTCGCCGGTGACGGCCGAACTGATCCAGAACCTGGTTTATCGCCGTGTGGCTATCGCGGCTGAAAAAGAACTCAACGCCTAAAAGAAGGAGCATCAAGACATGATTAAACGCGAAGTTTATCTGGGCGCAGTTCCTGTTGCCAACGAACTTAAAGAAAAGAACATCCACGTGATCGCGGTCGATGGCTCGCCTTTGGCTGAGCTGCTCGATCTGTCAACGAGCATCGTTTCTGTTCAAACGACGGATTTGCCGCGGGTGCTAGCCAATCCGAGTACCCGTAGTGACAATCAAATCTTCAGCGACGAGCAGCGGGCAGGTGAAGTTGAATCGGTCACGGCTAACTTCGATGGCCAAAGCCAACACTCTTTGAAAGTGGCGGCGCTGGTTGACGACATTGCGCCGTATGTCACGAGCCATATTTCTTTGGCACGTAACACGGTGGTGCCGATCATCACGGATCTCTCTAACAAACTTCAAAAGTTTATCGAGACGGCTCGTCCGATCGATCCGTCCAGTCTTTTCAAGATCAATAAACGCAGCCTGCCAGCTATTTTGCAAGACGAGTCCTTCATGGGTGAAGGACTTGAAAACTACGCCTCGAGTCAACATGGCTGGGTGAACTTTAACCTGCGTTTGGAGGTTGTTGAGGATGAGAACTTCTATCTCTCTTTGATGAACCTCTCGAACGATCGGCTTAACACGCTCTTGGGCGACTGGATCCGTACGCTCGATAAAGACTTTTTGAAAAACGTCTTCTCGGTTAACTTCGGTAACAACGCCATCACTGCTGGGTCAATCGTTCAATACGCGCTGGGTGAGCCGGGCGCTACGCTTGATGCGTATAACGCTGTGGATATCGCTTTGGCTGTTTACATCATGGGTAACCGCATGATGGTCGATGTCCAGCCGACGCAAGGCGTGCCTTTGACGAAGTATAAGAGTGAACTACGCGGCGTCATTGATTACGCCGGTACGATCATTCATAAAGCGATGCGTACGATCAAGCGTCAGTTTGAATCGAACGTGATGGTCTCTCGACTCGTGATGAGTGAGCGCTCGGTGACGGTTAACGCCGCGCTCTATACGTCGTGGTTAGAAAGTGGTGGGTGCCCAGAAGCGATTCTCGGGATGGTGGCTTCGGGTCAAGTCCAGTACGAAGTCTCTGCGATCGAAGAGAAAAAAGAAGAGCTGTGTCGCTACTGGGAGAATTACGTGATGCTCTCCCAGACCAATATTCGTGAAGAACTGCGTAAGCGTTTTGCCGCTTACGCAGAGAGCGAAGTGCTTCAGGGTCTCAGTGAACTCACCGAGGTGGAAAAAGAATACGTCTCCACGCACTCAAGCCATATGGCCAAGGTCGCTGAAAACGTCAAAGCGGAACTGGCGCACTTTAGCCATCGTTTGATGGACGATGTGCCGCATTTGGCGCTACATCTGATCGCACGGGCACGCTTTTACTTCACCTCGAGCTATCTGATCCTTAACGAAATGGTCGAGGTCTCCAAAGCCAACCCGGACATTGAGCCGCGTGAAGCGGCATTGTTGGCGGTGATCGCCTATATCACCGAATACATGACGACGCAGGTGCGTTTCGTTCGGTAATGAAACTCATCCGTAACGCCGGGAAGGTTCTTAACGCACTAACGGATCTTCCCGGTAAACCCGTTATCGCCAAGGAGGCGATCACGATCCAGCTTCCAGTGCGCTTTAAAGAAGTGGATCTCTGTAAGATAGGTGAGCAGACCTATGCTTATGGGCTATTTGTGATGATCCTTGACTCTGGGGATTACGCGCTCATGAACGTGAACGCGTATCTTGAGCTAGGTCCGTCACACGTCGAAATCTCAAAAGTCGATGAGACGGAGTATTACAACTTTCGTTTTGAGGCAGGCGATGTGCTCTTTAGGACTAAGGAGCTCGTGTGCCGGGCTAACCTGATCTATAAGGCTATCGAGGAGTTTGTCTTCAAAGGTAAGGCGCCGTGGTACGTTGAATATGAAGACATGGGTAAGATCTTCGATACCGCCAAGCATCACGCGAAAACCACCGCAAACATCATGCCAACGGTCGTGGAGTTTATGGCGGCTTATATTGCGCGAAAGAAAGACGATCGAGTGAAGTTTATTCGAGAAGGCGCAGAGAGCTACGATGATTTTACACGCAAATATCTTGAATGGGTGCCTATGCGTAGCGTCTATTGGTCAGCACCTGGCACCGTTAATAAACTAGCAGGCGCCTACTTCTCAGACGGTGTCGTGAGTGCGTTGGTTAATCCAAGCACTAAGACCGAGAATATCGAGGGTATCTTGAGGGCTTAAATGATGAACGGAAAAGTTTACTTCACGGCAACGAAGTTGTCGATCTTTAAAAAGGAAGGTAAGTTACTTCCTGATGAAAACGGCTACTACGAACTGGTGGTAGGTGGGCTTAATACCTACAACAACACTGGGGCGTGGTATTACACCATCGAGGGCGTGCGGGAACTCTTTGGTCCAGGCAGCATCTTGCACCGACGTATCGCCAATGGTTGTCTTAGGGCGGAAGTGAATCACCCTAAGCAAAAGCCAGGTGAGTCCGCCGAAGCATTCTTTAATCGGATGCTTGACATCGATCTCAATAACACCTGCGCTCACTTTAAGGAAATCTGGCTTGATGAGGAGTTCGGTAAGAAGAACCCTCAGTACAAGAACCCGAACCTGGTGGCGATCATGGCGAAGGTGAAGCCAGCGGGCCCCAAGGGCCAGATGCTTCAAGAATCGCTTGATAACCCCAGTGAGAATGTCTGCTTCAGTATCCGTGCTCTGGCTGATGAGGGCTATGTTGGTGGTAAGCGTCTGAGGGTATTAAAGGAAGTCGTCACCATCGATTACGTCAATGAAGGTGGAATCGTGGTCGCCTCCAAGTGGGATTCTCCCGCCATGGAAAGCATCGATGACAGCGCACTTCTTGAGATCACACTTAAGACCATTGAGAAAGCTAAGGTAGGTGAATCATGTCTTGCTACCGAGGCTTCTCGTGAACTCGTTGAGTATGTAGAAAAGAAGTATTTCAAAGCGACAAAACCCGCGGTCTGGGCAAACTGGTGATGATGTGGAGTGACCTAACGTCACTCCACATCACGCTGCTCTTTTTAACTTTACCGGGATAACCCTATGAGTGCGCTCACGATTGTTCGTGTTAATGCGCTTCCGCTCCAAACGGAAGCGAACACGCTCTATCTCGTAAAGAAAACGGATACCTTATTCGATCTTTACGTCACAAGTTCTGACGGACTCTCTGTTCGTCACGTTGCAACCCAAGAAGACGTTCTTACCCAAAGCGTTCTCTTTTCTCAAACGCCACCTGCTCTTCCACAGGCTTCCCGTTTGTGGTGGAACACGGTCGAAGGTGTTCTTTACATTCAGTACGATGATGGCGATAGCGTAAACTGGGTTGAAGCTAATCCTGCTCCTCTTTACCCGGAATTTGGTGGTACGGGCTCATCGAACACGATGGCGCGTGCTGATCACAACCACGACGAGACGTATGTCACGATCGGCATCCATCAGTGGTGATCAAAGATGCTTAAATTTCCAGTTTCCCCCATTGAAGGTCAGATCTACACGTACGACAATGTGCGTAAGTACATTTATTCGGCAGGGCGTTGGAAGGTCTACTCTAACAACTACGTCTTGGCGGTGGAAAACGTTAACTTTGCCAATGAGCCCTATGTAGACGCTAAGGTGGGTGCCGAAGCACAGCGGGCTAACCAAGCCATTGCTGAAGGCGATACGGCAACGCTAACCAGTGCCAAAGCCTATGCCGACACTAAGATTGTCAACGACCCGAGTGTTTATGAGGCGTTGATTTCTCAAGGTGACGCTGCTACACTGGCGAGCGCTAATGCTCACTCAGATACGCAAGCGGCCAATGCACTTCAAGCGGCCCAAACCTACTCGGATGCCCTGGTTGCGGGTCAAGACATCAAGAAATCGGTCACGGTTGCAACGACGCAGAACATCGCTTTGTCTGGTGTGCAAACGATCGACGGCTACGCGTTGTCTGTCGGCAACACGGTCTTGGTTAAAGACCAGGCCAACGGCGCACAAAACGGCATTTATGTCGTGGCTGCCGGTGCGTGGGCGCGCAGAAATGATGCCGACACCTCTGACAAAGTCACCACGGGTCTTACTGTCACCTCTGAGCAAGGCAGCAGCAATCATGACACCACCTGGGTCCTCACGACCAAGGATGTCGTGCTTGGCACTTCACCCCTCTCCTTTACGATCTTTGGCTCGTCGGTCTCGGTTGACAACATCACTTTGCGTAAAACCGACAACGTTGTGTCGGTGAGTCCTTCGGTTACACCGTACGACATCGGTGCGTATGTGAATGGTAAGCCTAACGCGGCGGATGTCATCACGCGCATCATTTGTGTTCGGCCCTTCAATCTTCCGGCTAACCTAACGGGTAGTCACGCCAACGCAAGTACCCCGCCCAGTTTTCCCGCTGTCTTTACCATCAAGAAAAACGGAGTTTCGATCGGGTCGTTCCAGTTTGCGGCAGGCGCCGGTAGCGCTTCATTTACTTTTGCTGCCCCGGTTTTCTTTGCCACAAACGATCTGATCACCGTCCACTCTCCTGACACACAAGACGCTACCCTTGCGGATATCGCCTTTACGTTCATGGGGAATCTTCAGTAAGGGGGAGGTATGCTCTTTGGAAACTCAAAGCTCGCCAATAGTCTTCTAAACGCCATCTTAACGGAAGGTGCTTTGTCGACGATGGGTCAGTGCTCCATCTTGGTGTATAAAAACACCATCCCGACTGATCAAGCAGCACTTAGTTTCGATCCAGCAACACGAAGCGCCGATCTCCTGGGCACGTTTACGAACTCTACGTTCAGTGTTACGGGTAACGCCATCTCACTTAAACAGCCGCCCAGCGCCATCACGACGCCTGTGGCCGGCACGGTGACATGGGCGTATATCAAAGGTGCTAATAGCGTTGGCTTTATTGTGGATGTGGGGTTGGCTGGAAGCTACTCGCCGCTTATCTTAGACAAGCTTGTTTGTACTGCGGGTGGATCTCTAACCGTGGTTGAAGCGGGCATGAGTCTTGTGTTCTAAGAAGGAGATGTGCTATGTCAGTGATAAAGATAACGGGGTTGTCTAGCGCACTTTTGAATAGTGCGCTCAGACAAAGTCTGGGGATAAACGTGAACGGCTATGCTGCGTTTACGGGCATCTACCAAGGCAGCCCGCCCAACATTGTCGATGTGGTTAACAACGTCACCACCTTTAGGGCGAGTGACCTACTCTGGTCTTCTGAGGGCAGCGCTAACACTGTTCTGCCGCTTGGCTACCAGTTGAATGGTGATGGTTTTTTTTACCCGAAGAAACCCGGTATCGCCGGATGGTTTCTTTGTGCGGGGATTGATAAAGCGACGCGCAACATCATGTCGTTTATCACTGGGCGTGTTTCTGAAAGCGGTGGTGATGGGGATCTTATACTTTCGAGCACAACACTCGAAAGTAATAATAAGTATCGTATCCATCAACTCAAACTCAATATCCCGTACTCCTTTACCTACTAGGGGGTGTTTTTAATGGCAGTGATTTCAAAATCGCTAACCGCCGCGTACCTCATATCGCTTAGAAATAAGCTTTTGTTTCCGGTTAATGCGGCGGGTATTAAGCTGTGTATTGGGGAGATGCCGACAGACGCTGAGATTGAAACCCTCACTCAGTCAAGTAGCCGCATCACCGACAATGTCGCAGTGACGATCAACACCACGGGCCTCACCTCGAAGTTAAAGGATACGGCGTGGCCGCCCACTTACGCTTCGGACACACTTCCAAGTAACCCCAAGGCGTTGTCTACCAAAGTTGGAAAAATTGGATGGTGTGTTTTTTACCACACCAACCCCAGCGTGGTAGTTATCGGTGACGTCACGTTAACGAACGGCACCGGACTTGTTAGTGTCGATGCGCTTGACGTGGTTGTAGGCACGCCTGTTACTCTTACCAACATCGCCATTCAGGTTAAGAGGTGGAACAGTGAAGCTTAAATATAATACCGCAGCTTTTACGGATTTACTCACCTATGCAACTGAAGGGGGTGAGGTCAGTGTGGCGGGAGTTCCTGCGAAATATTTCTGTGGACTTAACGGAGGTTTCTATATCGGAACCAACGGCACGGCTGTGGGTTTTGTTAAATCACTTATCGGAACCGGATGGGGTTGGATAACCTCGGTACGGGGTCTTTGGATCTATAAAGGTGTCCCACCCACGCTCGGTGAACTTGAAACGTACATCGCAGCGGCGCCAGTGAAAGTGACAGCGACGGACATCTTCCGGTATAGCGACCTTCTTATCAAATACACACCCCTTACGCAGTCTGTTACAAACACGTCGCTGATTCATAGTTTTAGTCCAAGCACAGCGACAGCATCAGGCCAAGCATCGTGGTTTATTATCGGTGTCTATGCTGATAATTCGAGCGGTGTTGCTCTTCCCTCATATCTGATCATGGGTACCATAACGGAAAGTGCGGGGGGTGGCGACATTGAACTGGCTGATTTAAATATCGTCTCCGGCACGCAGTACCGCCTTCCTCCCTACGAACTTAAATTCCCTTCTAAACTCTCAAGCTAACAAAGGAAGTAAAAAATGATCACCTCTAAAGGCATGGCCTGCTCGCTGCTTCAGTCGTACCTGATGTCTCTTCGCACCGTTCAAAGTGCATCAGGGCTTCTTTTGTGTGTCGGAACGCCTCCGACTGACGCCGAAGTCGATACGCTGACCGCTGCTTCCACGATCGTCACGAGTAATCTGGCATGCACGTTCGATATGACCGGGTTTACCTATGCGCTTAACAACACTACGGAGTTTCCGCCACGTTATGTGCTCTCGGGCTATCCCTACACCAACACAAAAACTTCCGCCAAAGCCGGCACGATCACCTGGGGTGTCCTCTCAAATGCGGCATGGGGTATTGCAGTGATTGACGTCACGCCTACTAATGGCGGCGGCATCGTCGAAATCAACACTCCGACTGTCATCGTAGGTACGCCGGTCACGCTCACCAACTGGTCGGTTAAGATCGATCGTTAATCTTTTTAAGGAGAAATATATGTCTGCTCGTTTTCCTCTTGCTACGTTGAACTACCTGCTCCGTACTGCGGGCGCTCCTTCTTCCACGATGGGGGGTCTTGCAGCGCCGTCTAAGGGCGTCAATAGCGACATCATCCGGATTTATAATGCGGCAGTCCCGGTGCGTGGTCTCTTTATCTTCAAAGGCGTTCCGCCCACTAAAACGGAGCTTGATGCTATCGACAACACCGTCTATACGACGGTTGCCACTTCGTTCCGTTACGCTGACCTGCTGCTTCAGTTTGCACCAAGTGTTGCACCCCAGTACGTTGAGGATAAAGCGCTCTTTTCGATGCCGCCGGCTACGCCGATTCGCTCGGGTACGGCCTCGTGGTTTATCTTCGGTGCCTTTAATAACAGTGGCGTCACGGAAACCCACTCATACATCATGGGTACTGTGGCAATGGACGGAAGTGGCGATCTGAACATCCTTGACACCAATATCGATTCGACGAAGCTGTATCGATTCCCTCAGTTTGCGTTCCAGGCTCCGAAGAAGTTTGTCTTTTAACCTAAACCACTGAGGTGATCTGTATGCCACTCATCACAGTGGTGCCACAGAGTCGATATAAAACAATCGACTTAATAAACCAGGGTGAGATAACACTCACCCCTTCGTTTACTAACTACCGCTATACCAACCTGTTTCCTGTGTCGCTCTCCAAAGACGCAGTGGTAAACTATCTGGCGTTAAATAGCCAAGACACACTGGTTAAAAACGTCAGTATGGGTTCGGGCAGCAGTTATAGCCTAGGTAGTGATATTGCCACGCTTTCGAGCTTAGCAACACTACGTAATGGTGATGTCTTTACCCAGTCGAGTGAGATCGTTCTCAATAAACCCAGTGCGCTGATGGGAAATGCCGATGTGTTTAGTTTTACAAACGACATCGTTCTCAATAAATCAAACGCAATCATGGGGGGTGGAGGTGTTTTTAATCTTACCAGCGACATAACGCCAGGATCTCCATTTGTGGTCTCAGGGGGTGCGGGAGAGTACAGTCTTTCGTCACCTGGGATAGCGGTTGCGCCTGCGGTCTTGATGGACGATGCACCCACGTCGTATCCGGCTGATCGAGACACCACTGATCCGTATCTTTACACCAACAACGTTCTTTTGACTGACTTTGAAGGTGCGAACGGAAGCACAAGTCTCACTGATGCGTATGGAAAGTTATTTTCCAATAGGACTGGCTTTAGCCTAAGCACAACCAAATCAAAGTTTGGCTCGAGTAGTGGGTACTTTAACGGCGCCACCTATCTTGAAACTCCGCAATCAGCACAAGACTATGCTTTTGGAGTCGGGGATTTTACCATCGAGTTCTGGTTTAACACCCCGGCATTACCTGCGTCTGTAGCATGCTTAGTCGATGCGCGAGACGACAGAACCGGAACGAACGGCTTTTTTGCATACTACCAGTCTAATGGTGTATTCGGTGTATCAGTCGATGGTGGCGCTACTGTTTATCCCACCGCTATTATTACGGCTAATAAATGGTACCACCTCGCGGTGGTGAGAAACGGAGGGGTTTTACACACATATATTAACGGCAATTCGATTGGGTCTATTGAGTATAAATCCAACATGACAGCGCGATCGATGGTGTTTGGAACAGTAATGACCATCAAGACCGGAGGGAGCGGCTGGGAGTTCTACGGCTACATGGATGCACTGCGTGTTACCAAGGGCGTTGCGCGCTATGTTCATGCGTTCACGCCACCGACGGTTCCATATCCACTTCCTTAATTTGTAATTGCACTTATCATCACAGACAGGAGGGCCGCAAAGCCCTCCTGTCTGACTGTGTTTTTAAAACACTTCAGTCATATATATTCTACTTGACTACATAACGCAAGTAGATTTCTTACTCTGATCTAAGGAGACATGGATCATGCGGCCTATTGTGTTTGTGGAAGTCTTTAGTGAATGCATTGATCTATTCACTGAGGATGAGGTTGTTGAGCTTCAGCGTTTTGTCGCTGAAGCTCGTGACATCCGCGTCGTGATGACGCTAAAGGCGTTGGTGACAACCCACCGTCTTGGTGTTGAGAAGGCCATCGCTGGCCTTAAAGAAACTGTCTGTATCTAAAAGAAAAGACCATGGACGATTTCATTACCTTTATCTACGTTACGAGCATGCTCGTAACAGCTGTTCTCACCACTCTTGGCACCACCGAGGGAGAACTTAAAATAAAGAAAAAATACCCGGATATTAAAGATAAGGCGGTAACGCGCCTTGTCATTCTGTCAAACGCAGTTACGGTGTTCATGCCGGTTTTTAACACCGGCATGGTGTTCTTTGCTGCCTGGCTTGTCCTTAAGAAAGTAAAAGAAAGGAGTTAACCGTGTCGTACGTCGCAGTAAAAAGTCTTTAAATGTGTTTTCTGCGGCGTAGAAGAGGCGGAGCAGATCGACCAGTGAAGCTCGATCTGGGATCAGTTGGTCCACGAGACACCTGACATGGCAGTGCTCGAAGAAAACGGCACTAATCTCTGGAGGCTCGGTAAGGTGTGTGACGCCTGCTGTGAGCGAGGCAAGCCGTACAAAAAAGACGAAATCGCTGAAAGCTTTTTCGATCAACTCATCAACAAAGACTTTTTATTGATCAAGGAGAAACTGATCATGCGTAATCTTCTCAAGAACGGGAACGGTTTTATCCGTTCCGTAGTTATCATCATTGCAGCTGGAGTGGTCTGGACCTACCAGATCGCTCAGTTGATCGGGGGCTGATATAAAGCCCCCGTGGACTTGTTTAAAGGCCCTACAGGCGATTTAAATAAGGAGGGGCTGCATACCCCCTCCTCGCTTTTATTTTTTATCTAGGACTGTTTCTAAACCTTCTATGGCGATATATATCTTAACTGAATCATAGTGTAATGGTTGCACTTCTTTAGAGTCTCTTCCAAGCTTGAGAGATTTAAAGGAAGATTTTATTTTACAACCTTAACATTGTGGTCAAGCTGACCTTTTTATAAACACTTAAGGAGTCCCGTATGTCCAAGCATGAAGTGAATCAAGACGCTGTCGCTTTGATCAAAAAAGCCATCGCTGGTGTTGAAACCGGTGTCTTTGCCGAAACCGAAAAAGGCTCCGCAGCGACCCAGGTCATGGATCTGTACGAAGTGACCGATCACATGCTCAATCAGACCAACAAGTTCTTGACCGGCTTTAACGCCGCGGCAACCCAAGCTGTGGGTGAAGCTGCCATCAGCGCCATGGAAAGCGATGCGGACCTGAAGACCGTGTCTGGTGACCTGCATGTGCCGCACATGGGTTCGATCTCGATCTCGGTCGAGCGTGAGCGTCCCAACACGATCAAACCGGAGCTGGGTCCCACGAAAGGCTCTGTCATCAACAAGATGGAGTTCACTTCCAACAAGGCCAACGCAGGTCAACTCAAAGTGGCCCGCGAAGCGATCAAGAGCCTCGCCAAAGAAAAGCTCTAAGCTTTTTGATGTAAAAAGATGATATTAGAGAGGAGGGCGTTAAGCCCTCCTCTCTTTTCTTTTTTGATCTAAATTAGATCACGTTTCCAACTTTCTTATCTGCCACACTGGTTACCGACTCGGAATACCCGCGGGTCACGGCTCCCACATCGGCTGCCACAGACTTGATGAAGGACTCACGAATCTGCGGGTTGGCAAAGGTCGTGTTGATCCCGTCGAGGATCTCTTGGCCATAGGCGCGCGTACCTTCGTTGATGAAGGTAAGCGACGTGAACTCCAAGGAGAGCTCTTTAATGGACAGCGACGAAGTCTTGTCCATCTTGCCTTCGATCGGGCCCGTGCCTTGCGGCCACACGTTGGTCGAGATCCAGGTACGGATTACGCGCTTACCCGTGGGGTCCGGCTCGATAAAGGCGATCGTGCCGCCATACCAGTCAGCCAGGTTATCCGACGGACCGCCTCCTTCAAGGGTGGCGGTCAACGGGATCTTGGTCTCAGGATGCATCAGACCATACATGATCCAACGCTCCAGGAACTGCTGGAAGACGTTGCCGTATTTATCCACCAGGCCAAACGAGAGCGTCGAGCGCTCACGCTTTACATCGGTGAACTCTTGGAACATTTCACCTGCACCGCCAAAGGCATGTTCTGCCACATCGACCGTCAGGCCAGCCTTGAGGCCCTCGATAGTACGTGCATGTTTTTCGACCATGCACTTCCAGGCCGCGACCCATTTGGCCGGATCAGGCATTTTCTGGAAGAACTCAGGTGATTCGAGAACGATCGGAATCAGGTTACGCGGAACGTAAGCTTGGGCAGAAACCCACTCAGACGGATTAGTAGCCCAGCCGAACTGACCACCAAAGGTCGGGTCGAGCTGGGGATTATCATTCCCCGTAGACCAAGCCTTAGCGCCCAACAGGGCTTCGGTAAGACGTGCCATAGTGTATTACTCCTTGATCTTGTTGATGGGTTTATTTGCCAGCGTAGTCTTCCATGCGACGGGCGACCACGTAGGCGGTCATTACCGTCTTCATGCCGTTGGCGTAGATATCCACCGGAACCGTCCAGGAGTAGTTACGCACTTCATCGAGACTCGTGAAATACGCACGCGGAACAATCACGAAGCGTGCATCGAAACGACCCCGCACTTGCTCAGAGATGTAATCGTTCACCCGCTTGGTAAACTGCGCTGCCGTCAGGTGAGAAACACCCGAGAACGTCCGGTGTGCCTTATGCAGGATCTTGTTCAGCTGGATGATCGCGCAGGCCGTCAGGTAGCTGGTCAAGACCGACGTGTCGTCGCCATAGACCGTTTTCACCGCTGGGAAATAGAAGCTGGTCCGATCGTAACGCGATACCCAGTTGAGGCCGGCGTCCCAGTTGCGGTTACGAACGCTATCGGGCACCCAACGGGTTGAGATATCGGTCTGTGCTTCCACGATCGAGCCCGGATAGCCGTCAAAGTTCTGACCGTTTTTCCAGACACCGTTACCCGCGCCCATGTAGGTCGAGGATTTCAGCAACAGCTCATAGGTCAGCGGCACCGCCTGAGCCACCTGCGAGCCACGCACCGTGCCCACCGAGCCTTGGATCACACCGCGGAACACCGGCGTACCAAAGTAGGTCGACTCCGGATGCAGGGCCAGGCGCGATTGCAGGGCGGCCGACACAGAGTATTCTTCCGAGGCACTCAAGGCACGCTCACCGAACTCATTGGGCGAGAGAACCACGAAGGTGTCCTTACGCTCAGCCAAGAAGTTGATCAGCTTGTACTTGGTCTCCAGAGGGAAACCCGAGTCGTAGATGTGGCTCTCGACGTGATAAGCCAGATCGTTCAGCTCGTCGTTCGGGTTCGTGTAGCGCTCCATGTACGCACCGACCAAGTCAGCCAGCACTTGGTTGGTCATGGTGCCGTCCGAGCCACCTTGTGCGTATACGTTGGTCGAGGTGGAAAAACGCACCGTGTTAACCGCATCGGTAAAGATGTAGCTGTGATACGGCACACCTTGACTCGACACACCGGTCACGAAGTTAAAGAGGTGCTTATCGCTTTCGTCGGAACCAAAGTCGCTATCACCGTCGATAAACGGTGCTTCGGCGGCTTGGAACTGGGTCAAGAGCAGATCGATGTTATCCTGATAGACCTTCATCCGACCAAATTCACCATACGCTTTGGCATAGTTGAGATCGGTCAGGTTCTCGTAGGCCTTGATGGCCCGCTCGCCGATGTAAAGGCGTGCGGTCGTGAGCGGATCTTTGACCCCTTCTTTAAACGTAACGGTGATCTGTTGTTCGCCAAAGAGGGTTTCCACAGGTTCAGCGGAACCCGTCACCGCGTTTTTACGCACGACGGAGAAGGAGTAGGGGTAAGCCTTTTCCCGCGCCATCAGCTTCGTGGGAAGCTGAGGCGTGTTATCAGCCGTCTGTGCCCAGAGGCGAATACCAGCCAGATTACCGCTCTTGCCCACAAAGTTGTGCTCAAGCTCAAAGATCGGATAGCGCTGGGATTGAACGCCCGTGGCCGGATCGACCTGATCACCCGGTGTAATCGACAACGCACCAAAGTTATCTTGCGCCGCTTGGTTGGCGTAGTTGTCAACCACAAACTTAACCCGGTAGCCCGGAGTCTGACCCAGTACGATCGGGTCATTGGCAACGTCGAGCTTGATCGAACCGTCGCTGTTTCTTTCGTACAGATCGACTTGGGTCGGCAGTACGTCGAGCCATGCACGCAAAGTGGGCTTGGGACCCGCATCAAGCGGGACCATGCGCACAAACATCGCGGCGTTACCTTTCGAGTTTGCACCATTGGCAAACAGCGTTTGGTGGGTGAAGTACGGCGAGAGCTCGGCAAAAGTCTCATCACCATACATGAGCTTACGCTCGTTACCAACCAGAAGTTCTTCGGTCACAGGCCCTTTCTGGGCGAAGATAAAGAACTTCGGAAGATGTTGTGGAATTTCTTCAGGTGCACGGGCATACGGCAGGGTACTTTGATCCTGAGTGCCGTAATCCACGACCCCTGGCGCGCCGTTGACAATCGTCTTCATGAAACAATCCTCTCTTTAGAAGAAGTGGAGAACAAGAATGAGTTACTACAGAACAAGCTATGAAACAAGTGTCGGCAAGATCTTCAACATGAAAGAACTTGATCGATCCCTTCGTGAAGCATTGATTACCGGCGGTCTGAGCAGCCGGTCGTTTGGTGTGGAGAGAGTCGGAACTCAAAAAGCGGTCTTTGTCATCGGGGGTTCTGCTGACGAAAACCAAATCCCGCCCTTCGTTCACCCCTACTTGATCGAGAATTTTAAAGGTGAAGACATTCTGGTGACAGATATCCGCCTTTTCCGCTCTACGAATCAAGAGTACATTTCGGAGCGTGAGTTTGAGGCAGCGGTTCGTAATAAGACCGAATACGCTCTCTCGAAGGCGCGCGCCATATTGAGCCTGCTCTGGCTCGATCCGGCCGAGTTTGAAAGACTGCGTGCTCGCTTTCAGTTCGCTGGGACGGTTTACGCCTCCTGGCTCTCTCAGGCCATCACGCGTGCTTATGCCCTCGACTTTCAAGACCAGACCACGATCACTGCGGTGGGGATCTACTTTTACCACACCCTCTTTAGCAAAGAAAACCGACTTACCGAGAGAGCGCTCGAAATAGCAGTCATCCATACCATTAAAGCAACAAAATTACCAGCCCAAGAAGTTTACACACTTTTTGAGAGTTTGGGTGATATTCGCGATATCTCAGAATACTGCGTGAAAGTGCAAAAGGTTGTTGAGAATATCCGCTTGAAAGATTTTAATCTAGCGATGCTTCTCACACTGGTGAGAAATACGTGGTATGGTACCAACGCCAAAGACCTTCTCTCAGTGGCGCTTGAGCACCCACCGACCTGGATCGCGATCGTCTTCTCCACCCTGACCGAACGCAGCTACAAAGGCTCGACGCTCTTTAAAGTGATTGAGTTTAGTGCGCGGCGTGGTAATTCAGATGAGTTCCGAATGAACTTCCTGGAGCTCTTGAAAAGTAGTGCGCTCGCACTTGAAACCATCGACGAGGAACTCGTTTTTCCCGAGTTTGAATAAACCATGTTTAGCTACCTCAGAGATCACGCCGTAGCCAATGTGTGGTGCTCTCCTGAGCAAGATAATCAGATCATTGTCAGTGCTCAGCGTATCACACGCCATGGGGGTGAGCTTGTCTCATTTCCGATCATGACCAGCCGGATCGCCTTACCCAAAAAAGACCGGCGCTTTCACGTGTATCAAATTGGTCAAGCGCATCCGTCGATCCTTGGGCTATTGCCCAAGAATCCAAGTTGGGCACTCCAAGAATGGAAGCCTTTCTCGGAGGCGGTTGAAAACCTACCGCTGTTTTGTGAGCTCTATACGGACGATGGCGCACGCATTGCGCTACACCGTTCGTACTACATGTATACGAACCAAAGAGCGCTGATCTTTGCGGTCGATATCTCCGGCACGAGCTGGACCGATTACGACGTCGATAAAATCTATCTACGACTTTACACCAATGCGTTTTATGAAGCGCTTGAGAGTGATCAGCTTCTTGATAACACCCGGTGTGAAGGCGGTCAGATCTATCAGCTTAGTGATATCCTTCACTACCAGTCACGCGTAGGGTACTTTCGAAATAAAGCCGAAGGACAGACCTTATGTTTTGTAAACGGCGTTCATGTTGATGCGATCGATCTCATCACCACCCAAATTGGTGATGAGGTTGAGATTGTTTACGATGCATCGATTAAGCGCGTGGTCGATTTAAAGGTGAGTTCACTTAACACTTTTCAAAGTGAGCTTGACTCGGAGTATAAATATCTGGTTCATTACCCAGGTGGTGATGAGCAGATTATCGAGTTTAGTGACGATCTTGACATTTACATTGTCAAGAAAGAAGGGGTTCGTTTTAAAGGTCGAATCTACCATAAGAACCGATCGAACGCAGTCAGGATGGTGACTCACCACGACTATAGTGTCTCCGTGAGTCACTTTCGCCATATCGCTGAACGTTTAAGTGAAGAGGTGCTGGGCGAAGTATTTGATCTCGATGCGTTGACACTCAGGCTTTATATCCGTAGAAGTGGGTTTTCAAGACCCCTTGTGTTTGATCACAATCGCATCTTTGAGCTTTATAAACTCCCTGAGGCAGAACGCCTTCGCGCCATGGTTGGGGTGAATAGCTTAGTGCCGGAGTGGACAGCGACCCAGCTTGAAAACTCTGCGTATGTGAAACTGATGCGAGCCTCTTACAATGAAATCGACATCTCGTTGATCGAAGACGCGTATGGCTATAATGCCATCGCGAAGATCTTGGGGGATGGACCCATTGCTGTTAAAACGCAAGGTCAAGCCCGCTACGCCCCGCTTCCAATGGGTGCGTATGAAAGCTCTACGATCTTTGAGTATGACGTCGACGGCTACCTCTTAGGGTTTAACCATCACCCGATCGGCACGAACTATTACCCGATCTATCTTGGCGCCACCCATATTGAGCCGGTGGTGGGCCTTGGCGCTAAAGAGACCTCGGTCTATGTGGGTCAGAACAACCTTCCGATTCCCGATAAGTTTAGCTATCGGGTCTACATGTGTTATCTGGTTGACGGCCTAATCAACAATGAATGGCGTGATATCACAGGAAGTGAGCTTTATACGGTTGAGAACAACCGACTCATCTGGCAAAACCTTGAGCGTGACCAATGGCTTATGGTCAGAACGGATGAAAAGTTCTTGGCGTACGGGTTCGCTTTAAACCAAACCGATGGTCTTTTGTATTTTGATCTCTCGGAAGTGGTGGGGGGTCTTGAACAAGCGATGCGCGTTCCGATGGGAGACCTCGACATCTGGCTAAATGGTCGCTCTTTAATCAGAGATCTCGATTACACCGTTGAGATGCCACGGGTCCATATTTTTAATAAGCAGTATCTTGCCCAGCCGGCTTCGAGCACCCCTCAGCATGTTGCAGTGCGTTTTACGGGCTTTGCTTCCAAGGACCTTAAGCTAAAAGACGCTGAGGACTATGGGTTTGTTGAACACGGCGTGTTGTCGAACAACCGGCGTTTTGATGTACGGGATGATAAGGTTTTAAGAATCACGTTAGATGGGGCGCTAAAGAGTCGTGAGGCGCTTAAGTTTTCCGAGACCACGTTAGGTGTAAGTGTGGTTAACGCGTTTAATGGTGCACCGTATCAGATCAAAGACGTCGTTGTTCCGCTGCGTGGCTATACGGAAGATGAAACCTACGCGCTTCGAAGTAAAAGTGAGGCGGTTGACAAACGGGTGGAGGATTACCTGAGTATCCTCCTACCCGAGCCCGTTCGAAACGCAGTCAGTGCGGTGCCTCACCGCCATGTGCTGTTCAGTCCCTTTATCAGCCACTGGGTCTCGATCCTGCGTTCTGGGGAGTTTGATAAAACGCTGATTGAAAAAGAACTCAGTGAGATGGACGTGATTGAGCTGTGTCAACCGTTTGAGTATTTGCTTAAAAACGATCCCCTCAACGAAGCGCTACAGATGCAATATGGGTATGTTACGATACATCCCACGCTTGACGCTACGCACCTGAGTGTCGATCTTTACACCTATCGCTTCTTAAAACAGGTGGTCTCTCTTTATGGTCGTGGGCATGTCGAACTCTCCACGCACCTTGTCATTAATCTAGGAGGTTAAACGCTATGGCGGTACTAGGTACAGACGGGGTTGCCCCGGTCTATAGTCCAGATGAAGTCTGGAAAATGTGGAGTATCAACGACATTTGGCAGGGGATTGATAACGTAGGGCGAAGCCGTTATGTTCCAAAGCTCAAAGACTACGTGGTGGACCCCGACACCTTCGAGACATGGATCGTTGATGCGCTCGATCCTGTTACGCTTAAACCCACGCTGCGTCAGATCCGTCCGTATGGGATGGCGTTTGATTTGTCTGAGGACGATGTGCTCTTTGGCGTGGGTCCTGGACCCGACGCGGAAACCTATCGGGCGTTCTTAAACGACAGCGTGTTTCCTCATACGCTGTGTATCGATCAGCGTTTAAAGATCAACGGAACCATGAGTAGTTATGCCAAGGTCTTTCTGGGGTCAAACACCAGTGAGACAGGCGAGGTGATTTCCAAGATCTACGACGCCAGTGGTAACTTTATCTCTGAAAACGTTCCTCTTGAGCTGGTGGCGATCAGTAATATCGCCACCAATCACTCCGTTAAATCCGTTAGACGTTTTAACGTGACCAAAAAGATCCCGAACAATGAACGCGTCACCGTCGTCATCTACGCGGACGATGGACATGTCGTCTCACGCCGACAGCTGCTTATCGAAAACACCGACACCATTCAAGACCTGAACCGTTCCAGTAAATACATCACGGACATCTCGCTCGAATGTATCTGGCTGTCTCGCACGAATGTCGATCAGATTGAATATCCGCTCAACATTCCGATGGATGCTCTGAACATGGTGGGGGTGGTGCATTACTCCGATGGCACGAGCCTGCGTCTACCGGTGGATGGTGGTAAGTTTGCGATGCTGGGTCTTGAGGGGCGTCTCTCGACAATCCTAGGTCAACCCCATGACTTGGTTTTGCGCTACCTAATGAGTGACGGTGAACTGGCGTTCGCGTCAACCGGGGTCAATGGACGCTATATCACCAAGCCCTTTAAGATCGTTACGACCAACCCGAACAACTCAATCGCGGTGAAGTTGTTTGGCTATCCCTTCTGGGAGGGTGCGAACTTTGGCTATCGGATGCGGTTCTGGCTGCTTAATGTGGCACGGAACATTAAGTTCGAGGTGACGCCCTACGTGCGCTTTAGTGAAAACACAGGCGCCTATGACCCTAAGCTCTATGGCTACTTACAGCGAAAGTCCGTCTCAATTAACCTGCGTGATGTCTCGGGCGCCTTTATCCCGTTTAACCACACGCAAGTGATCGACATCGTTTTGAATAACCCACCGAGCGATGAAAAAACCCCGGACTGGATCGTCGCCACCGAAGGCGGGGACAGCTATCCTCGCTACGGTACTGGTGTCTATGGCACACGAATCGGTCAGCAGGTAAATTTCAAGGGGGATTATACCGAACTTAGCCAGTGGCTTAACGCCTACTACTGGCTGACTAAACCCTTGGTCAACACACTGACTGAAAACGAAGCCCCAACACCCACGCACTTCTCAGTGATCTACGGAGACCGTGTAACGGAATGGGCGATGGCGCAGTGGGATCAAAACCTCAACATCACTGAAACACTCAGTACGCCCTCAACGGCGGTGATCCGTTTCTTTAAACGCACTTCTCAAGGCGATCAACACCTGAGCTTTGCGGCTGTCCCCATTAAGACCGTTCTATAATCAATCATAGAGAGAGGGGGCTAAAACCCCCTCTCTCTTTTGAAAACTTTTCAATCACACACATATTACCTGACACTAACGTCAAAAAGATTAGTCTTATATTAAGGAGAAACAAAATGGACATCCGTAACATTTTGCCGTTTTTACGTAGAGAGCAAGCAGTACAGCCTATTAATAAGGTCGCCGTAGTGATCAACGTTGCCAATCACGCCAGCCTCATCGCTGGCGTGCTTTACGTGCTTCTGGCAAAGAAGCACTCCGGCAAGGAAGTGACATTAATCGATGTGCGTGACCCGATCGCGTCGGACCAAGACCTCTATGTCTGGATGAACTCCGGTACGTTGAGCCAGTTCAAAGAATACCACCAGAGTGCGTTGGGTGTGAGCCAGGACCTTGAAGAAGACAAAACCTGGTACAAATACATCAGCGCTAAAAGTATCTTCTTGCTTCCGAATCTTTCCAAGGATCGCGACATCGATAAAAACACCGTGGGTATCGCGCTTACGCATGGTTTTAAGGAGGGGTTCTTTCCACAGGAAGAATACGAAGCCTATATGCGCTACGCTGTGTTAACCGAGAAGTTTGATTCAGACAACATGGATCAAACTGAGGCCTGTTTGTACTACGATACGCTTCAGCAGGCATATTACCCCTACATGGGGTATGAAGTTAAGATTGAGGAAATTCGGCTCTGTGATCCGAGTAAGGAAGAGGTTGAGCTTTTTACAGCTCAACAATCTGAAATCAATCGGGCGATCGCCCGGAAATACCGCGTGATTAATCTGGGTGGTAAGTCGTTTTACTACATCACGACCATGGGTAAAGACGTCCATGGCCTGATCCGAAGGATTCGTCTGGCTAAGAAGGACTTCATCCACGTCTCTGCGGGTAGCTACGGAAACGTCATCTACGCATCAAGTAACCTACCACTAGGCTTTAACACGGGCAAAGGTGTACTGAGTCTCACTCCGGTTAATGAGCCCTTGCGTCAATATAAGTGATTTAGATAGAGGGGGGTTTGAGACCCCCCTCTATCTTTTTTTCTTTAAAGTGCTAAAAAAGCCTGATGGTGCATATAGTGCATGCAGGCTTCACGTTTATAAAAGGCTCGCATCTCAACAGTCCTTCTATCTAAGTCACCTGTGTCAAACAGCATATTCATGGCGTTAGTTACATCGCCAAGCTCAATTTCAAGTAACTCTCGATTTGTTGGACTTTCGACATAGCTTGGGTCTTTTCCACCATAGCCGTGTCTAAGGATGTTGCCGATCGCCTGGACGGCCTCACCCAGCTCTCCGACTAGATACGCCAGGCGTTCTGCTTCGCTGACACTTAAGCGATTAAAAGGTTTTTCGTCATCCACGAAAAGACTACCTCAATAAAGATATTGGTTAAAGTTACCGAACTCTTGTGCGTAAATGTCTTGCACCGTGTTCTTACGGGTGTTTCTGTTTCTTTCTTCACGCAACTTATGGATCAGGTCATCGGCTGAAATGACCTTACGGTCAGTCTCACTTAACTGGGATAAGGCGCGTTCCAGATCAAATTCTAATCGCTTTGCCACGTATTCGTCACGTTCCTCCTTAAGCACCAAAGAAAGTCTTTCTACATCAAGCCGAGCTTTATTAAAGACTTCTTGATCGTAGCTTGAGACCGCTTTTAAATCCATCCGGTATGTCGGATTATCTGTCAAGATTCGATTTGGTTCGATCCCGTAGTGTTTGAGGTTTTTACCCAGGGAGAGAAGCCAATACGATAAGAGCCAAGCGATCACCAAGTCATCGTGCTCACCTTCACCATGATCAACCCGGCCATTACGGATCTCTAAGCCAAGGATCTGTAAAATCAATGCTCTGTCTCGTGTTAACGAGCCGGTCATGCGTGCCGCCGCACTGAGCGTACGTGAGTATAGATCGGTTCTGCTCGTCGAACCAGAGCCGCTTGTCGCCCAGCCAAACTGCTTCTTGTACTTAATGAATAAGTTTTCTCTTGAAGAAAATGGGTTCTGGATCTCTTTAAAGCGCTCGGGATACTCATCGGCCAACTGGACCACTTGGTTAAAGATCCGTCTAAATGGATCCACACCCTCGTTAGTCAAAAAGAGAATGATGTAGTCAAGAATCGCCGCACCCATAGATCGACGTTCACAGATTAGAAGAACATTCAAGTGCTTCATCAGAAAGTTAGCAACCCACTTAGCGAAAACGATCAAGTTTCCCTCAGAGATATCGGCCGCCATCGCGACTTCACCGGTGTAAACGTTTCTTAAAACCACACCGACCGAGTCTTGACCCACTTGTTCAGAAGGGTCCACAGAAAGAATATGGGGCGCCTGGAGCAACTTACCGACCAGTTCAAGTTCTTTGTAATACCAGCGAAACGCGTAAGCATCATCGCTGTCGATATGGATATACGGGTCAAGTATTTCGCTATTACGGATGCCTTCTGCCGTTTCTTGAGAAAACGGCGAGAAGGTCGAACCCGAAGGCCAGCGATTTAGAAAGTCCGCCTCAATCTGAACTTGATCTTCTTGGGCAGATTCACGCAACCGGTCACGTAGCCATGCGTCTGATTTACCGAGCTGTCGGTGATTAAGGGTGCAGTTCACCCGTAGGTCTCGACCATTACCCGCTTTACGCACCAAGTCGTGTAGCGCATGCTCATTTAAAGCATCAAAGAACCCTTCGTTCCATTCAGCGCACGATTGCATGAAGTTGTAGGCATAGCGTCCTTCGGGTGTGTCGCGCTTTCCTGAAGTCGTCATAAAGATGTTCCCATAAGGGTCACCTTTCATCTGCGCCACTTCACGCGCAGCCAGGGTAGCGGCCAGCATCACAGGAACCGTGATGGATGAGTTTGCAAGATAAGCAAACTCATCCGCAATCGTAATCGGGGACGTCATGCCTCGACCCACGAGGTCAGCGAGCTTAGGTGAGCGGTTGGGTACGTAAAGTTTGATCGAGTTATCAAGCGAACCGATTTTAAAGACTTCGGTGTTGCCTGGATCTCTAAACGTTCTTTGTTTTAAGTAATCGGGCAATGAAAGCTCGATCGCTTTTAGGCGATCGACCTCGCGGCCACGAAGCTTCTCGTCTTTTGTGAGATAGGATATTTCGGTTTTCGTTAAACGGATATTGATAAGATACGTCAAAAGGTGGTCAACACCGAACGTTTTACCGGTCTGACGAATCATGATCAGCAGCACGAGCACGTGGTTAAAGAACAACCAGAATGTCGCCATCACACCACGGTTAGCTTGAAAAAGGATCGGGAACTCGTTTGAGCCCGCAGGATCTCGCGCCAATTCCCGGATATGGTAAAAGAAGTTTCTCTTACTCTCTAGTGCAACCCGAATCGCCATCTCAGGGGTGATGTTTGGATCAAACGGATCAACCCCTTGTAAACCCGCGTCATGGAGTTGAAGAGGCCACAGATGGTTCTTTACCCCCATCTCACGTAAAAGTGCCGAATAGCGAACGAAAGACTGGTTCTTTGTTTCATAGTCAACGATCACGCCTTGATTCTCAGGCTTTTCCCAATCGCTTGCAAAAAGTATCGTCATGATAAAGTTAGGTAGGTTGAGCACTCACTCTATACATAGGTCTAAAAAGCTTTTAAACGCGTTTTGAGCAGACTAGGGTGCTGGACGAACCAGCACCCTAGTCTAAGTATTAATGTGCTCTTACATAGCTTCTAAGCACGTCTATAAAGACCTCGATGATCACCTCCGGTTCTCGGCTCTCATCCTTCAATCGATTAAAACGGCCATTGATGAAGAAAAGCTTTCCGTTTAAAAGATTGATTTCTTTTTGAGTCTCACCGGCGTGCGTAGCCACCTTAGCCACGTAGCTCACATAGGCGTCGGGTGTTAGCGTACCTTTTTTCAAAACGAAATCCATACACTCGAGCCGATACAGCGAAATGGTGCTCTCAGTCCACCCAAAAAGACGCACATTCACTTCTTTAACCAAGACCGCTCTTTCTAAGTGCTCCGCATCATAAAAACGAATGCCGTTCAGATAAAGACGGAGGCGAAACAAAAGCTCTCTAAAAAACACCATCATTTCCTTACCCGCCTCCCTAGAAACTTTTATAGCATAAGCCATACTCCACTTCACCACATCTAAGAAAACGCTAGTGTTTAGAGGACAGCGTGAGTGCTCGCAAAGTCACATAAAGAATGACGGCGGTGCGGGTTGCCATACCGAGTGAGTTATTCGTCTTTCCGTTTGCGGCCTTAATGATCGCTTCGCCTTCCTTACGGATCTCTAAAAGTTCTCTGTCACTTGAACGGGTCGAGAGGTAAAGATTCTTTAACGTGGTTAAAACACTCGGGTAGTCTTTAAGCTCACTACTTCCTGTTTCATTAAGAAGATGGAAACTGTGAACGACCACCAGACTTAAAAAAGTGTCGATTCGGTTGTGCCACTTTGGATCGTTGTAGCTCTCAGAGATCCAGCCCAGCGTATGAGTCAGCATTCGGTTGCTGGTGTTGGCGTTGATGTCGATAACGACACTCACGAGCTCAGGCTTTACAAAACTGAGTTTATCCATCACACACTGGCGCGTTAACGTGACGTATTTTTCAACAGAGTTGATTTTCTCACGCATCACCTCTTCGCCTTCGACGTCGAGCATGGTTGCCGAAGTTGAACTTACGCGAGAGCCTTCTGTATAGGTCTTGTGAAAGACCGCGTAGTAGTTCTTATACAGATCGCGGATGCGATTCTCACTGTCGGAGATCGCATACGTGACACCCATGTCGTCCTTAAAAAGAAGAAGGGTGTTGTAATGGATCCCCTTGGGGTCTATAAGCTCCTTGGCGCGATATTCCATCACCGCCTTCCATGAGCCTACCCGTTTGATCAAAAACTTGTTAGAGAGCTCGCCATAGGCCGCCTGAGCGATCCGTGGATCGGCTGGGAAATGGAAGTAATCACTCTGACGAATCGCGATACAGCGATAGAAAAAGACCAACGCTAAATCATAAACACCCCGGTCTTTTTGACTGGGTGTCAGTTTTGAGCTCGTCAAAACCCGATGGATCATGTACATCAGCGTTAAGTTTAACGCATCCGAGGTGATCTTGAATTCTTGTACGATGGTCGTGACGGTCTTAAGTGCCCTTTCAAGCTCCGTATAATCAACGTCCGCTACGTCTTTGTAGAATTTAAGCGTATCCGCTACCCGAAAGCGGATCGCGTGAACACCAATTAAGTTACTTCCAAAGAACTCTAGGTGTTCACTGTTTCGATTCACAAACGCGACCTGGTATTTATATACACGGTCAATAAAGCGTTTATCAAAGACGGTCTCTTTAAACTGCTCATCCAAGACCTCTTGTAGCGTGATCATTTCAACTTCCCTCTCAGGTGATCGAGCGCAAGGTCCGTGGTGTAAAAGACCCTGGTGCCACCGTTCTTTGCCAGATCTTCCAGCAAAGCTAAACGCCGGATCGATTCGGTGGTAAGCGTTCGTCCATACACCCCTTCGATCGCGATGATATAATCTTGGTTGGTGTGGCGAATAATCTCGTTAGAGATCTTGACGATCTCTTCGGTATTAAGAAGGTCAACCGATCCGCTATAGACGCCGATTTGGATATCGGCGTGATCGCTTTCATCGTGCTCAGCGTGCTTAACCAGCTCGTCCGCATTAATCATCGCCGCAAAGCCTTCAATTGCAAGCATCTGGTTGAGTGCGTCGGTAAAGACTTTACCCACCGGTCCGTCGATCTTAACGACGATGTCTTTCCCAGCATGCGCTGACATCGTCGTGCTCTCATCGGGATTCGCGGCATCGACGGGCTTCGCGGTGGCCTCGGCAGACACGGGCTCGGGCGATTCGGCCTCGCGCGCGCCTATATGTTTCTCAAATGCTTCGTGTTGTTCCGCCTTCACTGTCGTTTCGTCGGAGATACTTTGATTCTCATCCGTGATTTTCGTTAATTGCTTTTTACTGATTTTAAAGATACTCATGGTTTTTCTCTTTCAGTCATGTAAGGTGCGTTTCTCATTCGATCTCACCTTTAGCTTAAATACTACCGATCAATCGAGAGAGGATAGCTCCAAAGGCTATCCTCTCTCGTGTTAGATGCGTGTTTAGCTGTCTTTTTAATGGTAAATTTATTTTTATCATACTAATACTATGGAAGTTTTGGTTTATATAGCACTTAAGGGGCTCCGCCCCTTAAGTGCTTAAGTTTATCTCTGTCATGACTCTCTTCCTGTGGGGAAGCTCGTCCTGAGAGTGGTATCTAGAGTCATGGCACTTATCTCTAAACCCCTGCCTACGCTCGCTACGCTCGCCTACTAACTACTGTCCAAATTATATACAAAATGTGAGAACTTTTTTACTCACCCTAAAAAGTCGATGGGCGCATCCTCTTTCAAGGTTAAAAATAATCACATACATCATTCTTGTAGAGCACGTAAAAGAACAACAAGGAAGACACTTATAAATGTTAAGGAACATACACCATGGAACACCTCCATTTCTTCTTCCGGAACCAACCGGTTGAACTTACGCCAAGCGCTCGAAGTCAGATCGCTTCATCGATGTCACTGACCCGTGTCATCCATAACCACTTTGTGTTGAAGTATCAGCACACTCATTTCAAAGACCTCGATCAGATCGACTTTAGTGTCGAGAGTATTGAGGAGTACCTTGGCATCTTAGGGGAGCTTGAAAACTTTGAGATGCTCCAGTATCAAAGTAAAGAGACCCTTAAAAACATCGCGGTCCTGATAAGCCTGACGTGGGAAGATGCCGTTGTACGTAAAAAGATCCCTCGCTTTCAAAAGCACCGGGATGAAGGCTACCTTCTTTATTCGTCCATGGATGACTTTCGCATCGAGGCAGACACCCTCAGTGTTTTTGGACTTGAACCCATCGAACTCCCCAAGGCTTCGATCAAGCTTGCCGGTGAGCCGACCCTCGTTCTTTTCCGAAGACAAAAGAACGAGGAGTATTGGGTGACCATTCTGTATGAGCGTCCAAGACCCTTTACCCAGGATTACGCGCCTCTAGAAGTTCAGGAATCTGGTGAGGAGATCCGTTCGCGCTTGCAAGAGGCTCAGATCACACGAGCCCAGTTGTGGCGAATCTCTGGAAAAAGTAAGAGCCGGGCAAACTGGCCAACTGAGGGTAAAGTGAGTCAGTTAAGACTTAGGGTCCTTAAGACTATCACGCGTACCCGATCGCCTGTCAAAACAGAATCGGAACCTAAACCCTATGACAACCGAGAGTACGAACGAAAAGGCGTCACTGAAAGCAGATGTCGATTTAGAACTGCTGCATAGAACGGATGTGGTTCGTAATAATCTAAGGGAACTTCATCAAGTCTCAGATTTAAAGCTTGATATGTCTCCCGAGGAGGTAGGTATCTATCTCTCGAAGATCTTACGCATCGCCAGTGCAGCCAAACAACTCTATTACATGCCGGAGCGCTTTGAGAAGCCGATCGAGACGCTCTGTAACATCGCCGATGTGCTTAGCTTGATCTCTAAGCACATCGGTAGTAGTGTCGTTAGACTCATTAGAACAAAAGAAGACACACTTCAATTTACGGTTGAGTTGATTTATAAACTCATGACGTATGAAGAGCGTAAGGTGCTACGCGACCTTACGCATCTAAGTGTGCGTGAAGAAAAACTCCCTGACACCTCTTTACGTTTTACGATTGAGACTTTTTTACTTGACCCCCTGACGTTTACGGATGAGGTCAGTAAGGTGTTAAAGCTTTTAGTATGGCTCGATGAGAAAGAAAAAGATTCTGAACATCAAACGGTGGTTAAACGGTCTATTGATGAGTTTTTGACAATGATCGAAAATTCTAACATGATCGAAAACAATCTTTATAGTAAAACCAATCTACGCTATGTCCAACCCCTTCCGCCTGAGAGATCTGTGTGGGAGTTTGACGGAGAACGTTTTGTAGTGGTGTGCGTCGCTATGCTTTTTAAAGCCCCAAAAGAGAGTCAGCGCACCTTGATCGTTTTTCAAGGAAAAGACGGCGTGATCGCTGCCGTCTCAGTGACGTATTGGAATGAGCACTTTGTGCGCGTTGCTGTTGAGGTGCCGCACGAAGAACCTGGCGAGCCTCCTAAGTCAGGTGAGGAATATATTGGACCTGAGGGTGAGTTCGTACATATCTATGACGTTGTCACTCGGCGTAGTGGTGAGCGTGTTGTCATCCACGGGGGGCGTGAGGGTGAGCCCCAAAGAACGACCCCGATCCATGAGTTTTTAGGGTTTAAGAAGGTGTAGTCTTTTTTAATGTAAGAAGGAAAGTTAAGATGAGTGAAAAGAAGACGGTTCGGCTTTATGCGTGCGGCGGGGCAGCTGTCAATATCGCTAAACCGCTTTATGTGACCAGTCAAGGCACGGAAGCAGGTTTCGCTGAGTTTAGCGTGACGTACGTCGATACGTCACGCTCGAACATCGGTAACCATGCCGAGGATGCTTTTTATTTGATTCAGGGTCAAGGCGATACGGTCGTGGATGGCTCCGGGAAGGTGCGTGAAACGAACTACGCGGCTTCATCACTTGCCGTTCCTGATATCCTGCATCAGTTTAAGCCCGCTGATTTGAATATCGTGCTGCATTCGGCATCGGGTGGCAGTGGCAGTATCCTGGGCCCTATCCTTGCCTCTGAGTTAATCGCCCAAGGTAAGAACGTCATCGTGATGATGATCGGTTCAACGACCTGCGAGCAAGAGATCCGTAACACGATCAACACGGTGCTCTCGTATCAGGGCATCAGTCAAAAGCGCAGTAAGCCCGTTAACGTTTTTTACTTTGAAAACGGCCATACGGGCTCGATGCGTGAAAATGACTCAACTGTTCTCATTTACCTGATGATTTTGGCGGCAGCCTGGTCGGGTAAGAACCTGGGCCTCGACTCCAAAGACCTGGAGAACTTCCTTAACTACGATCGGGTCTCAAAGTACCCGGCAGCGCTCACCGGCCTTATCATTCGCAGTAAAGGCGAGAAGATCGAGTTTCAAAAAGGTCAAGCGATCTCGAGCGTGGTGTCTTTGATTCGCGATAGTGAAGATCCGCACCCTGGTATGGTGGTAGGCTATCACTCGTACGGCATCCTTTCGGAAGCGGCCTCGATGGCAATCAAGCTTCCCAGCCCGATCCATCTTTGTACGCTGCAAGGTTTCTTTGCCGAAATCATTTCTCGATTGCAAGCCGCGCTTGCTTCAGCGGAAGAGCTTTACCGCGTCAATCAGGTTGCTCAGGTTAAGGTGACCAACGCGCAGGACGACGGTCTCGTTCTTTAAAATCAGTAAGAAGGAGGGCCCATGTCCACCCTCCTTCGTAACTAACGGAGTGTTTATCATGCGGCTTGAAGTTATTCGTGAAACGTTTCCTGGTTTTTATACCGAGGAGGTTGAAGTGCTTAAAGAAGATCGAGAACCGTTTGGACGGATCTATTTTTATGATCGTGCCGCTAAATGCGAAAGCTACGGTTCAGTTTTAACCCACCACACCAATGGAAGCCTGACCGTTATTGACACGCAAGGCTTTTTCCATGTGTTGACCGAATCCCACACGCTCTCTGAGACGAACAGACTTCTTTACGTAACCGCATGCTCAACCGAAAGTAAAGCACGTGCTGGATACAACCCACACGCCGCATCCATTAAACACGACACCTCGCTACTCGAGATGCTCGACGCTGGGCTCTGACTAGAAGTTGGTTCTTTAGCGATGATTAATTTAAACGATATACGGCTAGGGCATCAAAAAGAAATCTGGCACCCCTGCGTAAGGCAGGTTGGTTTTCGATCATTTCCTTCTGCTAAACGCCTAAGTGTGCTGGAAGTCGTTGTAGACGAAAACTTTTACATCCTAAAGGTTTTTGATGACGTTGCAGGTAAGTACACGCTTGCTTTAGATACGGCCAGTGGCATGGTGGATGACTTTTATTACACCGAAGATGCGGCGCTCAAGATTTCAACGATAGGTTTTTATGAGAAGCGCTTTGAAGCGGAAAGACGCCCTCTTCCCTATCTGGGTCTGAGTGTGCTCGGTCTTTTAATTGTCATGAGCCTTTTAGCGTTGACAAAGTGATTAAGAGAGGAGGGCTAAAACCCTCCTCTCTCAGTATGTCTTTTAAAAGCCTATAGAGGCTGTTAGACGCATTATTTTAAGCTTTCTGATACATAGCCTACCATCAGAGACTTTTTCCCACAGAAAGGCTTTTCCTATGGAAGCTTCGGTCACTTAAATCTTACATGTTATACGCCTAGGAGAAGTTCTGTGTTTAACCCTCACCAAACGCTGGAATATAAGTCACTCTCAGATGTGATCTCTGAGGTGCGTGATGTCTTTATTCTCGACATCACCCAGTATTGTTATTACCTCCCAACTCACTTTACCGACATCCTTAATCCTGAGCCGTTGGGTGTTTACGCACCGAATCGATTAAAGCCGGTCTTCTCGTTTGAAAATGGGCAAGCGTACTATACAGCAAACGCCTATAAGGCAAGACAGGCGCCCGATATCTGGAACTTTGAGACGTTTATCAAATCGAGCTCACCGATCTACTCACCACAAGGAAAGTTTCTTTGCCAAGCACCCTCGCTTGCCCCTTACTTCTTTCAACAGAAATGTTCGTATAATTACGCAGCGATGCACGTGGCTTTTATTTTGATCTACGAGATGTTTAGCCATCTACACAGCCAGACCTATATCGGAATAAATCTACCCATGAGCGCACTTAGGCTAGAGCGTTATGTTAAGCCTGAGTACCTGCAAGCCGTTTTAGATGAACGGATAAGTCATCCAGGTCACGCCACCATCGCTGCTGAGGCGTATAACTTCATTGGACGCGATCGCTACTCCAATTACCGCTTGAAGTTCGAAAACACAACACTCATCATAGAAAAAGGAAATGATTACCGTGTTGTCGAATATTATCGGAGACTCTTCGATGAGCTGGAATCACAAGGTTATTGAGAAACCACCTGCCGCAATCATTGTTGATTTCTCGGAAATCATTTATCGATACACACCCCAGACCTCGTTTAAGTCATATCTTTTTAACCGAGTGGTACCGCTGGTAAACCTGATGCGGGTCTTCGGGGTAAAGGATATCATTGAATCTGTCCTCATTTTAGATTACGATAATCCAGAGTGTCGCTTTGCTGTCTGGGAAGTTCTGGAACATAAATACTGGAATACTAACATGGACTTCTGGGATCACACGGAATCCGTCGAAACACTCAGTATCATAGTGGACCTTGTTGTCGAAGAGGTCGATACGCACATACGGGACACCTTGACCCCACATAACCTCTCGTCGGAGTACGCGAGCTATCTTTTTCACCAGTGGGTTGGGGCAGGCGCGGCCTTACTTACACACCGCTACGCTGAAACGACTCTCTAATAACGGAAAATAAGGACATGCTCTCCTATCTTCTAGCTCGTCTAAACCTCACGGTGAGTTCACTTGCTCTGGTGGACATCATGAAGCAAAATGGCTTAGATCTTGAGCATGTCTCCCAAGACCTAACCGAAATCGTTCAAAACGATGCGTGGTGCAAAGCTTTTGAAGAATCGTTTCTCTTTGACCTAAGTGAGCTTGTTTTACTGAGTGAGTTTGAATATGATCTTCTTACCCTTAGAGAAGAGTTTAGAATTCTTCTCGATGAAATTCGCCATGCATTAAAACTCCACAACGTCAAACAGATCGGAAAGATCGTTTCGATCCATCTGCAACTTCCCGACACGATTATCGTAGAGATCTTTACTGTAGAAAGAACATATGCCACGCGTCATCGTAGGTCTCGATTACTACGGAACTCATTTCTATAACGACGTTGTCCAATATTGCTACCGCACAGGACAGCCTCAGAGTCAAGAGTCGTTTAGTCGAATCTATAAAGAATGCATCAGCCAGGTTACTGCTCGCCTTAGCGTGGACTTCGAGACCTTCTTAGTCAATCTAATGGAACTGCCTTATTGGAAACTTATTAATTACACACCGAAGGAAGAGTGTGTGGTTTTTGATGAGGTTTTTAAAAATGCCGTGCGTGCCTTTGGTATTTGTTTGTGGAACAGCATGTACACAAACAAGGTTCTTTACCCCAATTCACACTTTCATCTAGAGTCCTGTTCTCAGATCCTGGTGATCATTGTGATTCACACTGACGCGGATTATGTTTAAGGAAAAATACATATGTATAACCTTGGTGTTACGTATTCGTTTAACACACGCAGCCCGGTCTTTCTGAGTGCGCGTATTGAGCGCGCTAAGCTCAAATCGATCGTAGATGTGGACATCGCACGTAAGTTTGCACCGATCGATCAGATGCATGCTCAGGTCTACCCGTCCCTTCCGCCGGGTACGCCCAATAACCCCGCGGCTACGGAATATCTGGTCTTTGAAGCGTTGAATAAGTCGACCATCGTTTTTGCTAAGACGTGGATCGAAGAGAGCTCACTCCAAGTCATCGAGTATGTCTCGATCCATGTCGAGATCCCTCGAGCGAACATCACCGACGTTGAACTCGTCAGGCGTGCTCTCTCAGCGGCCAACATCAAAGATTTTGTTATCACATCAAACTAAACGAGGAGTGTGGTCTAAAGCCACACTCCTCGTATGAGGCACCCACCATGGACTGTGTGCGCTACATCATTTTTGACGCCGGACCTGTTTTAAAAGGAGACCCTGTCTACGGATTGATCCGTGTTCAAGACATTCTCTCGAGTTCGATTCATTTACGAAACTTTCTAGAACTTTATCCCGTTAACTTCGTCCTGGAGTCTGTTTTTGTTTCGATCTTTCTACACACTCCGTGCGTAGTAGAAGACCTTATCGACCGAATGACAGACGAAGAACATTACGAAGCGGTTCTTTTGATTGAGCAGCATCCCAGTCTTCTTCATGAACTTGAAAAATACACCGACGCCCTCAAAACAAACGTGATCACGACACTTGTTCAGACACTTAAACCCTACGGCTTAGAAGGAGAATATCACTTCTACACCGTGAAAGCCTGGGTGAGCGCCACACTCATTCAGCTTGAATACTATAAATAAAAATCTTCAGAGACAGGCTTTTACGAGCCTGTCTCTATGGTTTTTGTTGCCAAATGTGGTATCGGTTAGAACTAACCAAGAGGTATTTTTTTATATGAGTCAGAACAGCTTTCTACTGCCAGAAGAGGCCTACACACGCGCCATCAACCCCGTTGCCGATTGGGTTAAACAAATCGCGTTTTACGCCTCACGCATGACGGGCAAGCCTTTCGAAGCCTGCCGCCAGCATTTGATCAAGAAACTTAAGAGCGGAGCGATCCCGTTTAAAAACCCAACTGTCGTGCATTTTAAACGCGCTGAAAATGGTGACACAGAGAAAACCACCACGCCCCTCACGCAATATATCCAGGGAACGATCAAGGACAATGAGGTTCTCGCACCGACCTTTACGACATACCTACACCCCAGCGTCAAGCGCTCGGTGATCGTTGAATACCTCGACATCAACGTGGCCCAGCGCAAGGTCTATAAAAAAGCTTCTCAGAAATTTGAAGCCGAGGGCGATATCGGTAAGTTTAAATACTACCACAACGCTCAGGATTCAGCAAAACGAAGAAATAACTCGGTCTCTGGCGGCTTTGTTGCTAAAGGAAGTGTGATTGAAAATAAAAGTGCACACTCTACGCTTACTTCCACGACACGCTCCATCGCGTCTCTTTCAAACGCATCGAACGAACGACTCATCGAAGGTAACCGACATTACTTTACGTTTCAGATCGCGCTAAACAACATCATCTCGATTGCCACCGAGGCAGACAAAGAATGTGTTCAAAACGCCGTCGAGACCTTTGGTCTTGTTTACCCGAGCATAAAGGACGTGATGGCGTGCATAAAACGCTCCACCGACTTATATTGGCGGGACACGAAGGCGCTCTTAGAAATCGAGAAGTTTGTTAGTGTACTGACACCGGTTGAGCGGGCTGCGGTGGTCTACACGGGCGATCTGTACCATATCCGTGTCTTTAACGATGCTTTTGCTAGGCAGTTTTTAACAGACCTTTCAAAGAAAGGTGACACCACACCCGTTGACGACCCTGTCGGAAAGATACATAAGACTGACGAGCAGATCGTTAACTACGCGCATCAAATCTATATCTCAGGTTTAGAGGGGGTGGGTAAAGATTACAGTAAGATCTCTGAGGACGATCGCTACATTGTTGTAAACACGTGTCTAAACATCGAGCAGACCATTGAGCGGTATAAGCTCTTTTTAGAAGCTTTCTTTTTAACGAAGAACTCTCCGTGTACGATCGCAACGATCCCAAGTATGATTCGTCGTAGCGTCGTGTTATCGGACACCGACTCGACGATGTTTTCTGTCGATAACTGGGTCGATTGGTACTTCGGGACGCTGCGTTTTGATGACGCAGCGTACGCGCTCTCTGGTGCGATCATGTTTATGGCAACCCAGGCGATTGCGCATATCCTTGCGATCTTTTCTGCGAACATGAACGTTGAGCGTTCTCGCCTCTTTACCTTAGCGATGAAGCCGGAGTATGTCTTCCCGGTCTTTGCGCAGACCTCCGTTGCAAAGCATTATTACACCGCCATTAAGGTTAAAGAAGGATCGGTCTATAAGGGGATTAAGATGGAGATCAAAGGCGTCCATATGAAGGACTCCTCGGTACCCACGACCATCATTAAATCCGCTGCCGAAGAAATGCGTGCCATTATCGATTCGGTAATGCGTAATGAAAAGCTTAGCTTGAAAGCGATGCTTGCTAAGGCTTCAGATATTGAAAGGGAGATCACACGCTCTATCGATGCCGGTGAAGTGACGTACCTAAAGAAAATCAAGATCAAAGAAAAGACCGCCTACAAAGATACAGAAGAGCGCTCTCCGTACCAGTATTACGTAATGTGGCAAAAATGCTTTGCGTCAAGCTATGGTGATGCGCCCAAGCCTCCGTATCAAGCAGTGCGCCTTCCGCTTAACATCGCCAGCCAGACTGCACTAAGGGAGTGGATCGTTCAGATCGAGAATCCCGCGGTTAAAGAAGCGTTGGGCCACTATTTTAAAGACACGGGAAAAGGGCCTGTGCGGTCTTTCCCTGTGCCGATTGCGCATTGTTCGATGCATGGTTTTCCGCCTGAGCTAAAAGCTGTGCTAGATACACGTAAGATCATTTTGACACTGACTAAGTCATACCGGAACATTTTGGAATCACTAGGCTTTTTCTCAAAACGTGACATGCTTTTAATCGAACAAGGATATTAGAGAAAGGGGAATAAAAATGTCAGGTTCCAAAAAGAACCTGATCAACTACGGTTTTAAGTATCGCTTGTATCCAAGCCATCGCCAGCGCGATCAGATCGAAACCCTCTTTGCGGGTGTGCGTCGAGTCCATAATGACTACGTCACACATACCAAAGAGAGCACTGGTCTAGATCACGAAGCCGTCAAACAGTCACGCCGCCTCACGATCAGGAGTCTGGCGCAGCTCCCTAAGCGCGTGCTTGAAAAGACCCACCAGCTTTTGCAAAATGCTTACGCTAAAGCTGTAAAGCGTAAAAGACATCTTCCCCAGTTAAAGTCTTGGAGAAGTTTTCAAAGCGCACACTTTGACAAAGGACTCTACGCCATCCATAACGATGGCGTAGAGTTTAGTGGGATCGAAGGACGGGTTCGTACGTGTTTTCATCGAGAGATGCTGCCGGGAAAGATCCGCGACTGCTGCTTAAAACGAGACAAGCTTGGCCGATACTTCGTGAGTTTTAAGCTCACGGTAAGACCGTTTAAACGATCAGGTAATAACGCAGTGGGTGTTGACTTAGGTCTTAAGAGCTTCGCCGTGTGTTCGGATGGGTTTGTATTTGAAAACCTAAAACTCAAAAAACGAGCTCAACCTCACCTTCAAAAACGATATGAAACACTAAGGGGAAAGACCGCCGGTTCAAAGAACTTCAATAAAACACTCCAAAGCATCCGTAAGCTAGAAGAAAAGGTCGCACAACGTCGACGTCATTATTTTCATGTTTTAACCGCAAAACTCATCCGTGAGAATTGTGTGATCGGGCTCGAAGCGCTCGATATCGCCAGAATGATGACTAAGGACGGGAAGCGTAAACTTAAAATCGAAGACGCGGGCTGGGGTTTGTTTAGGAAAATGACGGTTGAAAAAGCCCGTATCTCAACAGGCACCGCGGTGGTTTTGGCACCACCTGAGTATCCGTCGACTCAGACGTGTTCAGTCTGTGAGAACAAGAGTCCCACTAAGATCGCACTGGGTGTGAGTCAATGGCGGTGTCCGTTTTGCGGAACCCACCACGATCGTGACATGAACGCAGCGAATAATCTACGCACCATGGCAGTTCGCTGGAACACACATCTCAGAAGCAGTATGAAGGGGGTGCGGGTTCTTATAGGTGACCCAAATAGATGGGCAGTCGATTACCACTCTATGGATTACTACAACGCCACGTACTGAGTAAGACCTACCGGCGCTCACCGGGAAGAACGCCTTGAGGCAGCACCATCGCCGATAGGAACCAATGAGTCTCTGTGCGCAAAGCACAGCGTAGGGATGGGGCACCAACCCCATCCCTACATATTCCTAAGCGCAAAGCACGTCTCCAATAGATGGAGATGCCTGCGTAGTTTTTACCACGTAAGGAGGTGTGGTAAGGTAGCAAACAACACGTTATACTTACCGGCGCTCACCGGAACCGTTAAGAACGCCTTGAGGCAGCACCATCGCCGATAGGAACCAATGAGTCTCTGTGCGCAAAGCACAGCGTAGGGATGGGGTTGGTGCCCCATCCCTACATATTCCTAAGCGCAAAGCAGTGTAGCACCTGATCTAGGCGTCCGAACATTTTTTTTACCACCATCGATAAGTGTTGAACTAGCGGACACCGGTTATACCTACCGGCGCTCACCGGGAAGAACGCCTTGAGGCAGCACCATCGCCGATAGGAACCAATGAGTCTCTGTGTGTACAACACAGCGTAGGGATGGGGCTGAAACCCCATCCCTACATATTCCTAAGTGTACAACACGTCTCCAATAGATGGAGGTAGCTGCATAATTTTTACTACCCCTTCTAAAACTCTATGACCACATAGATCTTTCTTGGCAACACAACATCAATAAAGCTTTTACCTTATACGGAGGTAGATATGGACAGCACCATTCATAACCGCACTATAAACAAACGGATCGTGGTCGATCCGGCGTTTGTCGTCTCGATGATTGAAGTCACGTACGATTTCTCCAAGTTCCGTTCGGTGGTAACAGAGATGGCAGAAATCTTTACCACACAACTCAGCCTCGATAAAAAAGAGGCTTTTAATTTCTCCGCAGAGCTTATCGAACAGGCCGGCAAGCTTTCAGTGCTTTTTGAAAAAGCAGCTACGCTCTGGACCGTGGAGGACATCTATGCGTTTTCCATGTATTTTGAAAGACGCTTTGGGACTGGTGTTTCGATGATCGCCTCCTACGTCATCGTAGATGAGTTCATTATGCGGCTTGCTAAGATCGTGGTCGAGAAGAAAATGGAGGCCCGCGATACCTGGCCCAATTGGTTTAGGGTATATATAACCACGTCAGTCAAATCTTAAAAAGGATATCTAAAATGCAGCAACCCACTCTGGTAAATAAAGGACGTGAATCTACGTCAGCTTGTAAAAGCAGAATTGAGTATTTGATTGGTTGCATTGAGAGGTCTCTCACAGCCGAGTGGGTTAAACCCTTCTTGCCTAGATCTGAACCACCTTTCGCCGTCGTTAGGATCAGTTATGACGCTGGTCACTCAACGCTTCGAATAACCGTCAACGCAAAACAATACCGCCTTGAATACTGGCGTGAAGACCAAGCAGATTCTCGACATATCCTGCTCGTCTTGGTAGGCGCTTCCGGTGAAGAAGCGAAGATTGCCATCACATATGACGCGTCGTACTTCAAAGAAAATTTCTATGCGTTTTTCCAAAAGCTTTTGTCTGAGCAACTAAACCGGAGTAAAGAAATGAACAAAAACATAACCGCACCGCAAACACGCCTTGATTACCTTTTTTACCTTATCACCAGCAGCAAGGATTTTCATTCGAAAGTCACACCCATGGGACGCACCATCAAAAAGGCAATAGGGTGTGATCAAGAGACCGGAACGCTGCACTTTCTCTATGGGGATGTGATCTATAAACTCAGTCAGTGGGAATGTCTTGGCAACAAAAGCTCGATCAGGATGTACTGGGAATCAAGAACAGCTTCTTCTTTCGATGTCGAGTTCACCTACGATTCGAGTATTTTCAAGCAGGATTTTCTGGAATTCCTGACCTTCGTTAAGGCGGAACTTAATAAACCGACTCAACCGTCCAGTGATACATTTTCTACGCCACACCATACGCCTCAATGCACAGCGCCAGCTTTCTTTAACCAGTGCTTTGATCAATTTTCCACACCACCGCAAGGCGCTATGGGCTTTGCCGCACCACGTAATCCCAGCCCCAGGTCCTTTTCCCCAAGCGTGATCTATCCTGCGAATGCATGGGGATCTCCCATGTCGACGCGTAGTGCATTGGCGCAGCCCAAGGTCTTGGTGGAGTTGATTGAACTTAAGTACAATTTGAGTCAGCTCCGTCAACTCTCCAAAGCGCTTATTCCGGTTCTTTCAACGGAACTTAAGCTTAGTGAAGACGATGCGTTCGGTGTGGCAACCAGCCTGCTTCAGACCGCGGTTAACCTGTATCCGCTTTTTCAAGAAGCTCTTGCTCAGTGGGGTGTTCAGGAGATTCTGAGCTTCTGCGATGATCTCGACAAGGCTCACGCTGGGAGTATCGGTCCACTCTTCGCGCTCCAGGAGGTTAATCTCTTTATCTCACATCTGGCTAAGCGCGTCATGAATGATGCTGATCCGGAGAGCCGTAACCTACCGTGGCCTAAGTGGCTACATCGCTACATGCTGTATGTTGAACAAACAACGTGTCTGATGGTGCCGCCTGCCGGCCCGATCCAGCGTTAAGCGCATGTAAACACGAGACAGGAGGGGGTTTAAGACCCCTCCTGTCTTTTTTCTTTGTTTTCCTCTTCCTAAACATTTTCAGTCATATATATCCTACTTGACCGATACTTACACAAGTATCACTTTTCTGTAGTATAACCCGCATGTAAAGGAGAAAAACTCATGCAAAACGAAATCGATATCTTCTACCCAATGAGCGCAACCATGCAGAGCAGTGGTTTTGTATGGGAGATCCAGATGATCCTCAAGCTTGAGGATCATCTCCGTGCCGCCATGGCAGGCGACCGCGAAAGGGAGTCGAAACTCATCAACCGTCTGGGTCAGATCAGGCGGAACATTCCGCACTTCTCGGATCTTCTTGACAACCTCCAGGATGTAATCAAGAGATCGGTAGAGTGGCTCAGGAGTATCGGCCGGAAGGTCGATTTCCAGCACCCTAATCCGGCGATGTGGATCTCGGCCCGCGATGGGAAGAGTCCGCGTTGGTAGGTGTGTTTCCGAAAGACCTCCGGTGTCCTGGAGGTCTTTTTTTTTTTTGCATAGGAAAGAGGAGACGGGGCTAAAACCCCGTCTCTCTTGTTTTTATAAACCTGGGTCTATTTGGAGTTTGAGAATATCCTCATAGACTAAGCGATCGTTCATGTTGCCGATTG